GATGTACAGTTAGCTGCTGTTCAGAAGACTGGACATGCAATCGGCTACATCAAGAACCCTGATAAGGATATACAGTTAGCCGCGGTTAAAGAGGATGGGCGTGCAATTGAATATATTGAAAATGCGGATAAGGAGATTCAACTAACCGCCGTTAAAGAGGATGGGTTTGCAATCAAATACATCAAGAATCCTGATAAGGAGATTCAACTAGCTGCCGTTACACAAAATGGGCATTCAATTCAATACATCAAGAACCCCGATAAAGATGTACAGTTAGCTGCTGTTGAAGAGGATGGATATGCAATTCAATATATCGAAAATCCAAGTAAAGATGTACAGTTAGCTGCTGTTACACAACGTGGGCGTGCAATTAAATACATCAAAACCCCCGATAGGGATGTACAATTAGCCGCTGTTAAACAAAACGGGCATATAGTCGTACACATTCAGAATCCCGACAAAGAGATACAGTTAGCTGCCGTTCAACAAAATGGATATGCAATTCAATACATCAAGAACCCCGATAAAGATGTACAGTTAGCTGCTGTTAAATACTGTGGGCGTACAATTCAATTCATTGAAACCCCTGATAGAGAGATTCGACTAGCCGCGGTTACGGAAAATGGATATGCAATTGATTATATCAAGAATCCGGATAAGGATGTTCAGTTAGCCGCGGTGACGGTGGAGGGTTGTGCAATCCAATTCATTCAAACCCCAGATAAAGATATTCAATTAGCCGCTGTTACACAAGATGGATACGCAATTCAATATATTGAAAATCCGGATAAGGAGATTCAACTAGCCGCCGTTAGAGAGGGTGGGTTTGCAATCAGATACATTGATAATCCGGATAAGGAGATTCAACTAGCTGCCGTTAAAGAGGATGGGTTTGCAATCAGATACATCAAGAATCCTGATAGAGATGTACAATTAGCCGCGGTTACGGAAAATGGATATGTAATTAAATATATCGAAAATCCCAGTAAAGAGGTCCAATTAGCTGCTGTTACACAAAACGGATATGCAATCGAATATATTGAAAATCCTGATAAGGAGATTCAACTAGCCGCGGTTAGACAACGTTGGTATGCAATTTATTACATCAAGAACCCCGATAAGGATATACAGTTAGCTGCTGTTACACAAAACGGATATGCAATTGAATATATTGAAAATCCTGATAAGGATGTACAGTTAGCTGCTGTTACACAACGTGGGCGTGCAATTCAATACATCAAGAATCCTGATAAGGATATACAGTTAGCCGCAGTTACGGAAAATGGGTATGCAATCCGTTTCATTCAGAATCCCGATAAGAATGTTCAACTAGCCGCAGTTGAAGAGGATGGGTATGCAATCGAATGCATTGAAAATCCTGATAAGGATATACAGTTAGCCGCAGTTACGGAAAATGGGTATGCAATCCGTTTCATTCAGAACCCCAATAAGGATGCTCAGTTAGCCGCAGTTACGGAAAATGGGTATGCAATCCGTTTCATTCAGAACCCCAATAAGGATGCTCAGTTAGCCGCAGTTAAACGATCGCCAACTTCCCTAAAGTATATCAAAAATATTCATCCAGTTGTAACTCAGTATATCAAAGATCGGTATTAAAATCAAAAGCGTCGTTTCTCTCCTATCGGGTTATATATTATAACTCAGAAGAATGACCACTAAACTTACTGAGGGAGTGTATTTGGATGCTATCAGGTAAACACGTTATGATTGCTGCACAACTATTGAGTGGGGCAGCTATTGGGTTATTAATTGGACGTCGGGCCGCCAAGAAGAAGGCCGAAAAGGAATCTTTGCAAGGCGTGTCCACAGATAAGAAATAAGAAAGTTATGGAGGAGTGCGTATCCCGCACTCTTCTTTTTTTTGACTAACGCCTAATCAAACCACGAAAACAGTTTCATATATCCGTAGGAGGTGTATACGAAGAAATGGCTAAATCGAATGTTAGATCTTATATTTCAAATCTTGGGAAGTCCTTATCATTCACAGCTAAACTTGCTGTTGCGGATGCAATGCCGTCGTTAGATAATACAATTTCTCAGAATAGAGAAATTGTACAAAGCGGGTTGAGCTATACCAAAAACTTTATGACTAAAAATGGGCGTAAGAGTGGAGGCGTCAATCAGCAGATTGACAAATTCCTAAAAGACGTCAAGGAGATCAAGACCAATGCAATAAAGGATTTGAGGACTGGTAAATTCGTCAACTTCGACCGACAATCTGATTTTATGATGGATGGATTCGGGTTGGGTGATGATTTTGCAATTGATTGGGGGGATGGATCGAATGATGATCCATTCGCAGATCCGTCCACAGAACCAGATCCATTTGCTTCGGTGAATGCAATCAAATCATCTACTAAAGTCAGTGAGATGGGTTCGAATGCAAGAAATCGAGCATTGATGGAAACCATTACAGATTCAGCCGAAGCGTCCGCTGATTACTTGGCAAAGACACAAACCAAACTGCAATCGATAAGTCTTAATATGTATGCACAAATGCATACAGAGACAGTTGCAATGCTCAATAATACCAATACACTTTTAACATCGGTTGTCGAGTTTCAAAATAGTCAAATCGTAGATCACATGAATAAGCAACTGAGTTTTTACGATAATGTATTGCTCGAATTGCGCGAGCTTAAAGAAATCAGCAAACGTACGATTGAAGAACGTCCTACTCGTAAGACAGCTGTCGAAGAAGTATTCGGTATTGATGGATCGATTGATCTAAAAGCGTACGGGAAGCAGATCAAGCAAAACTTCGAAAACATGTTCCCTATGCTTGGTATGATGAAAACGATGTCATCCATTGGTGGCGGACCGATGGCTCAGTTGAAAGAAAGCCCATTGTCATTTGTGGCTAGTTTGATGATGACCGGGTTAATGCCAAGATCCGTGAAAGACGCAATGGGTAAATTTGATGTATCATTCTCTGGTCTACTTTCTTCTTTAGTTCTAAAGTTGAATAGTATGAAGAATGATATAACAAAACCTCGGTTCTCTCTATTGGCTTCTATCTTGGGTTTGGATATAAATCAAAAACCTGAAGTTGATATATCCAACTTCCACCGTGGTGCAATGTCATACAACGGTCGAGCCGATAAGGCATTAACAGAGGTTATCCCGACAATCTTGTCCCATATCTTGGCCGCTATAAACGGATCTAATAAGGTTGCGTTATACGATTATTCCACAGGTAGATTTACGAAGAGTTCAAACGTGGTGGATGATCATAAAACGAGAATTCGCAATAACCAAAGATCTGATATGTTTGATGTCGAGTATGAAATGCGACAATCCCTCGGGCGAGTAAAGGGTGGAAACTCCAAGCAGATGAATAAGGATCTTCAAAGCTTTATCGATTTCCTTATTGATCATGATGGGTTCTTCAATCCTTTAACTGATATTGACCCTGAAGAAATGGCGCGTAAAGGTTTAAAACTCAGTGATCCTAGGGTTTATAATGCACTAAGAGCTGCTTTCATGAATATGCCGAAGCATCTCCAAACTTCTGTGTCCAGGAAGATTCTCTCTGCTAGAACCAGTGGCGACCGTTCGGCTAGAAGTATTGAAAGAGAGCTTCAAGAAAGTGGACTATCTGCCGCATATAGTGGATTGGGCTCGTTTTATGGTCCGGACGCGAAAGATGCTGGAGGCATGAATGAATCAGTATCCATCCTAAAGGATATCAAGAAGATTCTTATAGATGGTATTCTGGTTTATACGCAAGGTTCAAAATCTAGTGGAACAAAAGATGTCTTAAAACGGAGATCATCGTTTAAGGATAGTCAAATTCGTGCGTCCACTACAAGTGCTGTGGGTAAAGCGAGTGAGTCCATAGCAGAGGGCTTTGGTGGTGGTAGCAATGAAAAAATGGACGAACTAATATCCATGCCATTTGAAGCTGTACGTACTGCTATGGCAACCTATGAACAACCGTGGGAAGTTCAAGAAAAAACAATATCATCAGGTTTCTTGAAATCTTTGCTCTCTGAGAAGAGTATGGTCAAGAGACTTAAGATGATAAAAGGGAAGATTACCTCTCCGGGTCAGCTCCTTGCTGGGCTAATTGGTCGTATGGATAATCTGATCTATCGGATTATCTACGGTAAGGAAGATAAGGGCGATGGCGAAGGCTCAGATGGAGATCCATCCAAGCCGAAGGGATTTAAATTCAAGGGGCTACTTGGACGGATAACCAACTTCATGCGGGATGGAATGGATAGATCCATCACGTGGTTAGATAAATCAATCCTGTCCCCTATGCATAGTCGTTTCTTCGGCGAAGATGGGCTGTTTACAAAATTCGCGAAACAATTTGAGCCTTTCCTTGATAAGATGAAAGAAGCCGCCGGACGAGGATTTGGTCGGGTAAAGAAATTCTTCATGGGTGAAAAGACCGCAGAAGGATTTTACACCGGAGGCGCACTCTCTGACATCGGAAATATGTTTGTGGATTTCGGTAACTCTACTCGGAACCTGTTGACTGGTGGTGCCTACACCAAATCTGATGGTACAAAAGTAGAGAAAAACGAGAATAACGTTTTCTCTTATATCAAGACCTACTCCAAAGCTTTATTTGAGAATATTAAAACTGGCCTATTTGGTGAGAAGAAAGAGATTGTAAAAGAAGATGGAACCGTTGTAATTGAACGAGATCGAAAAGGTCTTCTAACCAGCGTAGTTGATTCACTGAAAAGAATGACTAGTTCAATGTCTAGCCTTTTCCAATCCAAGGAAGGCGAGTCTCCAGATGCCGCAAGGGATACAATCAATAAGTGGAAAACCGAGTTGAAAGGTTTTCTCCCTAAAGGTGTCGCGGGTGGCGTGGCAGGTATGGCAGCGAGTTTGGTATTACCGGGTGGTCCTATCCTCGGTGCAATGCTTGGATCAACTCTAGCTTTTGCTTCACACTCTAAGGAATTCCGGGATTACATCTTCGGTAATGAAGAGTTAGGTAAAAAGGGTGTTATCCCTAAGCAATATGTGGATGGATTTAAGAAATATTTCCCGTCTATGGCAGGTGGTGGCCTACTTGGTATGCTTGGAAGTATCATACTTCCGGGTGGACCACTATTAGGACTCACCGTTGGTTCCGCAATTGGGTATGCCGCCAAGTCTGAACGTGCACAAGAATTCCTATTCGGTGGCGTGGATAAGGATGGAAATACCAAGGAAGGTTTGCTGGGTCGGGAGTTTAAAGATAAATTTAAAAAGATATTCCCCAATATGGCAGCTGGTGGATTATTGGGTATGGCCGGAAGTATTATACTTCCCGGTGGGCCATTGCTTGGGTTGACAATAGGTTCGGCAATTGGATTTGCTACAAAATCTGAACGTGCACAAGAAATGCTCTTTGGTAAAACGGATGAGCATGGGAATGAAATCAAGAAGGGTTTAATCCCCCCGGAAATCAGAGAGAAAATTAAGAAGAATTTGCCCAAGGGGATGACAGGTGCCCTAGCAGGCGCTTTATCCGGCTCTATTGGTTTCTTAACACCTGGTGGTCCGCTTGTGGGCGCAATGATTGGTGCCACACTGGCAGTTGCAGGAACCAGTGAGAAATTCAAAGATATCCTATTCGGTAAAATGGACCCGGATGAAGAGAAACGTAAAGGTGGTCTCTTCGGAAAAGTAAGAGATTTCATGAACACAGAAATCTTCGAACCGTTTAAAGCATGGCGGCAGAAGAAGAAGGTTCAAATCGCCGATTGGTTCCAAGAATCTATACGCAAACCATTCGAGGCTGCTCTCGGGCCGTTCAGAGAAGCAATGAGCCTTGTGGGTAAGAAATTCAAAGATTCATTTGCAGACTTGAAAGAAAGTTTCAAGAATGCATTCAACCGGGTATTTGAGAAGAGTGTTGGTGCACCACTCGGCGAGTTAGTCAAGAAGCATATCACCGACCCATTGAAGAACATTTTGAATCGTTTGTTTAATGCTATTGGTCGTGGGTTGTCGTATATCCTGACGTCCCCCATTAAGTTCATGACTACTTTTGCTAATTCAGTTCTACAAGAAGAAGAAAAGAAGAAAGCCAAAGAGGAGAGGAATTCGCTAAGAGAGACTTTATCTGATGCACTGAAGAATGTCTTTTCTTCGAATAAACCTAAAGAAACCCCGGTGGAACCCACGGGTAAACCGGAGAAAAAGAACACCGTTAAGTCGTGGTTTACGGATCTATTCAATAATATGATTAACGCCAATGTTAAGGTGGACGCATCCTCCAATAGTGATGAAGCTAAACGGAATAGAAAGAATTTCCGCCAATGGTTTAGAAATCTGTTTAGCGATATCATAACGGCAGACGTCAAAGATGATGGTGAATTGTCGTCTAAGCCGAAAGATGAAAAACCTGTCGATACACCAAAAGCACCAAAGAAACCCGACGAACCGATTATACAAACACCTAGTGCACCTAAGAGTGGTATGGACGCAATCAATGAGGTCGTCCATAAGCCGGAATCCGATAAGAAAGAGCCGGATGCGACCACTCATACAACGTCTAGCTCGTCTTCGGCTAATACTGGTGGAGCTACAGGTCATATTAATCTAACGAAATTGATGTCGCATGTGAATAAGATAGAAGATCATCTGAGAGTCATTCGTGACGAAATTAAAGGTCAATTGAATGGCGTAGGTTGGAACCTTGAATACATTGCGAACATCTTGACCGATCAGTTCGGAAAGCCAACAATGATGCCGACCGAGATTGCGAAAAGAGGGAACTTCAGACGCAGAGGACTTATCGGTACAATCATGAATGTAATCACCAGTCCTATCAGAGGATTGGGTAAGTTGGCCCACATGCTTGTGGTAGAACCCTTGAAGAAAGTTGGGGATGTTGCATCTTCAGTGGTTAAAACTGTTGGAGATGTGATGATCAACGTTGTAAAGCTTCCGTTAAAAATTGCACGGGGTATTTTCCAAACCGTTAGAATCGCAGCAGATGGTTTATTACAAGGGGTCAAAATGGTTGGCCCGGCAATTGGTCAACTCCTTCTTGCACCCTTCAAAGTTCTTAATACGGTAATACATGCAACAGGACAAGCGTTTGGAACACTTGTAAAGGGATTTGGTATTGCAATAACGGGTGCAGTGCGAAGTGCAGTTGACTTAGGAACCTCACTGGTTTCTATGACGACCCATGCAATTCCAAAGGTTGTAAAAGGATTAATTGATCTCTCATCTATATTGGGTAGCACCGTATTAAAACTTGCCAATTTCGCCAAAAACCTAGTATTCGGCGGGTTGAAAATGGCAGGTAGATTTGTTGGAATTGGAAAAGTAAAAGAAGCTGAAGGATTTGCGTCCGCTGCCGGAGGTATCCACCGTGTTGAAGTTGTCGGTGGGACACTGGAAAAAGTAGAAACAGTTGAAAAGGTCGTTAAGATTGTTGATTGTGTCGGGTTTGTAGGATGTAGTGAAGGACCACTTTCCGAAGGGGCGAAAGGTTCAAGATTCAATGCCCGTAGGAGAGCTTTGCGGTTGGTTAAGGGTGTACCATCTGAGGATGAAGTTAAAGCTTCGGGCAGAAAGAATGGTGCACAAGTTGCAACGGAAACCGAAACTAATGAACCGGGAGTTACCAGTGAACGAAAGGTCAAAGGTTTCTGGAGGACGATAGGACGTGGAATGAGATCGCTCATTCGAAGCGTCAAGCATGGTGTCCTTGCTCGGGTTGATTTGATCGGCAAAACGGTACAGAGAGTGGATAGTTCGCACGCCTATGATGAAGCTACATTGGGAATGGCACATCAAACAGCGGTCAATACAACGCTAATTGCGGATGGTATTTCTGCAATGGGCAAACAAAGTAGCATTTGGGATAAGTTATTAGGTGGTCTCCTTCCATTATTGGCAGGGCTCGCCTCATTATTTACAAATCCCAAAAAGTTGCTGTCCAGACTTGCCTCTCGATTAGGACTTAGGACTATTTTCGGTCTAGGCGGTCGTATCGCTAAAGCAATAGCTAAAATCACAGGTGCAAAAGTTGTCGGTGAAGTTGCCGAAGAGGCGTTGGAAAAAGGCGCTAAAAATGCTGTCAAGTCGTCGGCATCTGGTGTGGTCGATATTGCCGAACGGAGAGCAGCAAAAGAAGCGGCGGCTAAACTTGGAGTAGAGGTGTTAGAAGAGAGCGGCACAGCGGCGGCTAGAGAGGTGAGCGATAATCTAGTTAAAGGCTCAGCATCCAATGTCGTTAGTCTTGCCGAGCGGAAAGCTGCTAAGGAAGCAGCCACCAAAATAGGCGTCGACGTACTAAAAGACGGAGAAGCCAAAGCGATTGATGTAGTAAAGAATGATGGATCTAAGGTTATGACTGCACTACGAAACTTCTTTCAGAAAGTATTTAGTAGTGCACCGATCCAAAAGCTTGGTGGGCCCGGCGTTAGAAATGCTGTAGATAAAATCTTAACGAACATCGGGAAGTTTGCAAAGAACCCGTCATTCATTGCCAAAATGTTAAACGGTATGACGAAGGGTAGTATTAAAGTATCGGCATCGCTTGCAACCCTTGGATTAGCCGAAATTGGGTTTGCAATCTGGAACTCAACAACAGCACTTATCCATAAAGGTGATGCAGCATTTCTCTTTAACGTCTATGAAGGAAATGTAACACCTAAGATGCGTCTTGTATCTTCAATTATGAAGACACTCTTAGGCGTAAGCTATGTTTTTATCCTTGAATTATTGAACGCCGTTTTGGTCGAATTAACGGGTGGAAGATATAACGTTCTTCTCATGATCGCCAATGCTATCTATGAGTCGATATCTGACAAAGATGCATATGATGATCTTAGAAACGCACAAATGCAGTTTGAAGCCGATGCTGCTGCGGCCGGTAAGAGTAAGTCTGATTGGAACCATGAAAAGAATGCTAGATTTGAAGAAAAGCTGTGGAGAAAAACTAAAGCATTATGGAATGATATTTCCGGTCCTGCTTCCAAAGCTTTAGATGCACTTACGCCGGTTGGTACATTCAAAGCTGTCAGATCTGCAACAAGCACCGATAGGGTGCGTGACGCACTTGGTATGCATGATGGTCAACGGGTTAATATCTGGGATCGTGCATCTGTGCTCGGTGGAAGTCTTGTCGGTAATATGTCATTTGGTCTTATTGATTCTAAATGGTTATCGAAAGGTATTCGTGATCTACCGAGTGATATATTGAATAGTGCACCTGTTGAAACGGTTCGAAACATTACCGCAGGTTTATTCAATGCCACCGTATCAATGGGTTCGGCTGTTGGTGGCGCGATGTACGATATTGGCGCAGCTATCAACCACCGAAGAAAAGAAACGATGAGCGGTATTGCAGACTTAATAGTCTCACCTGTACGCAAACTATTCACTTCTGTTGGTAAATCATTTGATGAACTCGGTCTTCTTTTCGGGGATAAATGGTCCGATTGGGTAGGAACATCGTTCGGTGGTTTCATAGAACTAGTCGGCGATGGTTTCAAATTCCTCGGAGACGAGTTTAAAGGTGCTTGGAAAACACATGTCGCGAAACCTATGGGCGATCTCATAAGCGATATGAAAAAGGGTATCACAAATCTATTCGACTTTGATCTTGGCAAATCCATCAATGATGCATGGAATAAAACGACGGAAAAAACCAAGGATATCGGAAATAGTATTGCTGATGGTTGGGATAGACTCTGGGGTGGAAGAGGTAGAGGAACCAGAGCTAAAATGGAGGCCGATTCTAGCAATGCTTCAGACGATATCAAAAGTTTAGGTAATCGTATTTCGGGCTTTATACGAGGTGATACACGGACAAGTCACGCATCAGGTTTGGATGCTGTGCCATATGATAACTATCCGGCATTCCTCCACAGGGGTGAGATGGTTATCCCGGCTGATCAGGCAAACTTCTTGCGTATCATTTCCGGGTTACCTCCAGTTCAACCATCAAATGCAACAGGTCCAGTAAATGCATCAAATCAATTGGTTAATAGCATACCGGCTGCTCCACAGGTTGATACTGTAGTTCGTTTGCAAAATAACGTAACAACCACCGCTAAGGCTACAACTAGTTCCAAACCTACTACAACGTCGACTCAAAGTTCGGAACCTGTAGATACAGTCGTTAGGTTGGCAAATCCAACTACGGGGTTAACACAAACCAAAGTTGAAGATCTATTGAGATTGACACCATATCAGAAAAAGTTTGCAGATGCACCAATTGGAACTAATCCAATTCTGGAATCGCTCCAAAGACAAAAGAACGTTTCTTCCATGTGGACAAAAGGTGGAACGTTAAGCTACAGTATGCTTCATAAAGATGATAGTGATGAAGCAATCATAAGAGAATTCGGGTATGCACTTAGAGCACCACAGTCGGATATGACGGTTGATGATATCCGAATGATCAAACAGCTCTGCGTGCAATATGGGTTAGACCCACACTTATGGTTAGCATTGGTAGAAGTTGAGAGTGGATATAACTCGAAAGCCAGAAGTAAGAAGTCGACTGCCAGCGGATGGGGTCAAGTCCTTAAGGCCACCGGAAAATGGTTGTTCGAAGAGAAACTTAAGCTTGGTGTCTATGACCATGATCTTATGGGAACGGATAAGCACATCAATGCACGGATGTCGATTTACTATCTTGCAAGCCACATAAGAACTTATGGGGGTAATATCCGAAAGGCACTTATCCGCTATAACGGAAGTGAGCTTGGGGAAGAATATGCTAACCGCGTTGAGCGGAATCTGTTCAAGAATACTGGGCGGATGCTGTCTCAGGTTGTGGCATTGAACGGAACCGGTGTGAATACGTATATCGATGATGGAATTTTAACCAGTTCCATCCTATACGGAACCGATACCGGACCAAAGAGCATGTCGGAATTCTTAAGCATTGTGGGTAAAGCATATACGGAAAATATCAATGAGCGGTATGGTGGAACGGATATAACCTCCATGTTGACAGGTGCAAGTTCAGCGTTCTCATTTGCTGATCCGTTCTACACTGGAGAGGTTAATAACAACGATGCCTTGAATAAGATTTTGGGTCAAGGTACTTTCGAAGGTACAGTCTACAATACAACTGCTACTGATGCGTACTATACTCAATTTGCAAATCAAGGTACACTTGATGCCTATTCAGGCTCGCTGAAGCAGAAGTATTCTGGTCTATCTGGGAAGACAAACGTCCACGACTTCTTTGCCGACCGGTTGAATCGTTTAGCCGCGGCTTACAAGAAAACTGTTGGTATAAGTAGTGGTTGGAGAAGTGACTCGGAACAGCAACGACTGATTAATGAATGGCGAGCAAAACATCCGGGTGCATCCGAAACTGAACGTAGGAAATGGGTAGCTGATGTTGGTAAGGGTAATCACAGCATTGGTATGGCCGCTGACGTTCAGGATTGGGTACGGAATTTGTCAAATGCACAGTTGCAAAGCTATGGATTGTGGAAACCGTTAGCGCATGAAAACTGGCACGTAGAACCGATCGAAACTAAGGTATACGGTCGGGATGTTAGCCGATTAAGATCCATGTTTGGACTCCCGCACAATCCAGCAGCTGGGTTTGCAGGATATATCAAACCGGGTTATGGAAGTGGTAGTAGCTATTATACCACAAACTCCATGATACCGGCTGCCGCACAGGCTCCAACAGTCGGGAATGGTATAGGTGAATCTGACACGGAAGCTTATCCGGGTGGCGTAACGGGTGCACCAAGTCCGACTACATTCGTTGAACGTGTTGACACAATGATCAAGAGTCTTAATTCCAAAGCAACAGCTGAAGATTCCGATATGGTTACATTGCTGAAAATTATTGCATCAGGCATTGGTAAGATGGTCGATAATTCCGATGAGTTCAATGAACTTATGCGCGCATATCTTTCTAAGCGTACAACATCATCAGAAGCATCGAGTCCGTCGTCTGTTGCAATAATCAGCTCTCCTAACTCGGACCGATCCCCAAATCCTTTTACTGGTGGTAACAATAATCGAGCAAAGAAGGTTGATAAGAGTAGAACGATTGCAGAAATAGCCGCTGGGACAATGTATTAATAGAGACATCTTACGGAGGGTTAATTCCCTCCGTAAGTTTGTCACAAAGTAGAGGTGAAATTAATGGCAATTGTAGATATCACGTATAAAGTGGTGGCATCGGCATTAAACGTCCGGGTATCACCGGATGCTTCGGCGAAACTTGCCGGGGCCTCGATTCCAAACGGTACAAATGTCAGGGTTACGGAAACCCAAAAAGATACACAAGGGAATACATGGGGTAAACATTCCACTGGTTGGTCTGCAATCAGCTACGGGAAAAATATTTACTTGGAGCAAGTATCCACAACGAGTGCCCCAGCCACTAATACAACGGACTCAAAGACAATCAATGATGGCAGTATTTATACCAAAGAAGAAGTTGCTCAGATTAGAAACACAATTACCGAAACGTATAAAGTAATATCTGACGTTCAGTTTAAACTCCAAACTGCCAGATCAATTATGGGTATGCCGCACCAATTTCTAGAAACTGCGGACGAGCGTATACCGGGTTCGAAATTTGGCAGACTATTCACCGAGAATATTCTGATGGATATGCCGATTTGTACAGTGATCCCAGGTGGTCCGAGGTTTTTAGCAGGTAAAGGTATCAATGATAAAGACCGGTCATCTCTGGCTCAAGTATTAGCCAATGCAGCCAGTGCACCAGCGGAAACCATGGGTAATCTGTTAGAAGATGTCCTTGGTGGTAAGAATGCCAGATACTATAGCTTTGAGACACAGTTTGCCGAATATATGAAATACGTCAACACTCTCAACCGGATCACTTCTCTCTATCTGGGCATTCGGAAGTCTACCCTGCGTAAGGGGATGAAGACTTATGAGAATATGACATGGGATGCTGAAGCAATAGAAGTAAACGCACAGAATATCTTCAACCTGATAGGCGCTCACGGTGCATTGACCTTTTATTTCGACAAAGGCGGTTCATCCATGAGTGAGTCATCTTCAAACAGTACCGATAAATCCATGCTGGAAGGTGCAATGAATAATGCATCTAATATGGCAAAGGAAGCCGAATTCCTATTCGGGGTTGGTGCTGGTCGAGTTATGGATTCAATGAATGAGCAGTTAGCTGAGCAAAGGATTGATACCCTTACCAATAGCATTGCAGGTAGTAAAGGCATAATGAATACATTGTGGAATAATCTCAAGAGTGGAGTAACTACCACCTTTGCCGGTGCAAATATGCTCCTCCCGGAGATATGGCGGGATTCAAACTTTTCTCGTTCATATTCCTTGGATGTTCATTTAGCAACACCATATGGCATTCCGGAAGCGTTCTTCTTGGATGTAGCAGTTCCATTGAATTTCCTACTGGCATTATCACTCCCCCGCCAATTTGGGGCAAATGCATTTTATGCACCATTCTTAATACAAGCATTTTCAAACGGCATATTCAACTGTAGCCTTGGAATGGTTGACCAAATCAGTATCACACGGTTTGGCTCTGGTGATTCCATTAGCCGGATTGGACTTCCACTGGAGATTAAGGTATCTATTACGTTCAAAGATCTATATGGTGCAATGGCATTATCAAAATCGGATAGCTATACGAATCTGATGAATAATACAGCATTGCTAGATTTCATTGCAAACCTAACAGCATTGAACCTTAACCAGCCGGATCTGACACGCAAACTTCAAGTATTCTTAACGGGTAAAATTGATAAGATCATGAATATTCCCGGAAACTTTAAGAATATTATCTTTGATTCCATACGCAATGAGCTTATGCGTACAATCAAATATTAATACCAAGAGATAGTTCCTTTAATTGGGAACTATCTTTTTTCACCGGGTATTTGACATGTCCATAACCGGACATAGAGGGGCGGACGGGCGGGATCTGTGAAGTGCAAGGAAGAAGAAAACTAGAAATCCCTAGATAGCCCCGATAGGGGGAACCAGAACTAGCCTGAAAGTGAAAGAGGAGAAACAATTCGGGAACGGGGATCTTAAGAAGGGGTAGGGCAGAGGACGAGCGAAGGCGAGACCCCCGTGTAGAGGGAGAGTACGTGTTTAGTATCCATTAGACTTATATATTATCAACGTAGACGTTAATATAAAAGGAGCTGTGGATATGAGGATTATTAAAGGCGTAGACTTCGAAGTCTATGTAGACATGGGTGAACCGGGTCTCTACAAACTACTCGCATTTGAGATTAACGCCAGCGTCCTATACTCGGTTGATCGACCTACTACCGGCAATCTCTATTTCAAAGATAAACAGGGTGAGCTATATCCAATGAGATATGAGATCGACTATTACACGCTTCATTCATCTTTCCACGATTTCACAATTTCGAAAAGAGATCGGGATGAAATGGCTAGTAAATTAGTTGACCTTGGAATAAACATAAGTCGTTTGCCATTATATCTTAAGAGATCTCAAAGGAAAGAAGCTCAATAAGAGCTTCTTTTTTTCCGTACTTTTAACTGATTGTACTTATATATCATAAATTAGAATAAGAGAAGAAGGAGGAATTAGCATGCAGTTGAAGGTAAGTGCCATAAAGGCACAGGGAGATGGAGTTGCAAAACTGTATAACGTTATAGGAGACGTCGTTGATCTGCCAAGTTTTGATTTATTCATTTCTCAAAATGACGCAGAACTCTCCAGACTTTCGAAAGAGACAGAAACCTTACAGTGGGGTAACGAACCACTGGTTATAAAGAAAGATCTTGGACGGAGTACCTATGATGTCACAACACCCGACAACGAAATGATACATATTGACCTGGCAAAGGGTGAGATGAAATTTCAAGCCAATGAATTTACTTTGAATCAAGTCCTGCTTGAAGTTTCATTATTGAATATTCATATACCTATTTATGTAATAACTCAAGTGGGTCTGATGAGTGTTGCCAATCAAGATGATCTTCATATTTTAATAAATACAATTTGCATTCCCAATAAACCACTATAGGAGGAATTTACAATGGAAAATTTAAAGAACACTTCGGACAATGCAGTGATTCAATTGAGGGACATATTCGAAAAGAAATTGGAACGTCGGGCACCTATGATTATCTCTCGTGTTAGAGAGCAATTGATCGAGATGAATTCAGTCATCCATTCTACGTGGATCATATGGTTAGATGGTGATAATAACCCGTCGATAAAATACAAGTGGGTTGAAGGACATTCTAACTTCGAACATGTTTCCGTAACGCTTCGAAATGTTGAAGGTATGCGAGTTGATGCAATCTACCAGTTCGAAGATTCCATACGTCAAACCGGCGTATTCTTCATTCCGGAAAACGATCTGGTTGCACTTAGGTTTCCGGTTGGTGTAACGGCATTGAAACGGGCAGGCGTATACAGAACAGCAGCTGGACTTCCCAAGTATACAGCCCATAGCAATTATACGCTAACGAAAGAGGAGCTTGACAGTCGAAAGACGGAAATTTCAGCTGTATGGACAAATATGCTACGTTCGACTTGGATGAGCGTTGCATCCGTTTATAACTCTCTACCACTGTCTTACGAAATGATTAGGGAGAAAGAGAGTTTTCTGAATTGGTACAATATTCATGCACCATTTGAAGATGGTTTACAGGTTGAGATAGATGAAGATGGCGGTATTCTAACTTTTGCATTGATTACCGGTTGTAAAATCACGATTCTTGATGAAGATAATGATTTGCCGGGGTTACTTGTTATCCACCCAGCGAAGAACGAGAGTGGACAGTCATTGGTTCGTGCTGTTATCGCGTGGTTGTCTCACATCAGGGTGGTTTCCACCATAACCAACGCTAGAGGTGATCAATTTACAACGGAGACGTTTCTGGAAATGTGTCCACTGGAAGAAGAGTAAAATAAAGAAGGCATCCGGGATATCCCGGATGCTTTTCTTTTTTGAAATCGATTATAGGTATATATCATCCTATTGAAGGAGAGAGGAGAAGTGGTACATAATGGATAGGTAATTATTTTTGGATCTACATGAGATTAATACGATGACCCCCGGAGGTGTATGTGTTTTGACTATTAAACATGATACATCGGAACTGAAGCCTAGTGCAATTAAATTCTTCTTAGATGGATATAAACCCGCACTGGCATTCGATGTGAAGACTCAAGAGGAAGGTATACGATATCTAAGGAAATTGGAATACCCTTACACCAAGGCTATTCAAAGTAATATGATATTCTTTCAGACGAAAGAAGCTATGGAGGAATTTGAGAAAGCCGTGCGACGTGGAAGAGGGAATAGTAAATATTTTGACCCCTTCCCGCTATTAGCAGATGCACTTGGATTACCACCCAGTGCAATCGAAGCCACACGAACACCCGGTAAGAAATGCTTATTTACAATTGACTACTTCGGTATTGCATTCCGTACATCGGAAGAACTTGTCCATGAGAATCTTGTATGGTTGAAACGACGATATCCAATCCCGAAAAACTATCCGGGTAAGATCGAGGTTGTGGATGCTCGGGAGCGTGTATTTCGGGTAAAATCATCTGATATCAATACATTTAAGCCCTTATCCGGCGATTACTTATTCGCCAATCGGTCAGCACCCATATTTCTAATAACCACCAATTCTTCAACCACAGGAATCCCGATGATCCTGTATAATGGGAATGATATACGAAAAGCTTCCCATATCATATCCCGGAATAAAGAAATTGATCTTTATATTGAAGTGTGGAGTAATGATAAATTCATTAAATCCTACACAAATGAAACTATACATCTATTGAAACAGAAGTACGGGATAAGGAAGAACCAAGAAGAAGAGGAGAGTATGTAATATGGTACAATTATATCAATGGACTGCATCTATTGCGCGCGGCAAGAACAGTGGCGATGGGGAAGTTCAAAAGGTAATAGTGAAGGCTGTGGCCGAGGACGCCCAAGAAGCTACCACATTCGCGTTAGGAGAACTTCATGCAATGTGGATGTATGACAAAATCAAATCGGTTTCACTATATTTATGGATTAAATCACTCATAAGAACCGTTACACCCACCATGCAAAAGTATGTTACAGATAAATATATACATGAAGGAGAACGCGCTAAGATACTACTCATCATTGATGGGAATCAAGACAAATCAGCGAAAGAAAATGCTTTCATACCTAATGTACAAAGCGTAAAGAAAATGGTCTCATATAGAGGCTATAACGTATTTGTAACTTATACAGTACAGGAAGCAGAATCCAAATATAAGCATATATTGGCAATACATGCGGACGAGGCTGAGGAACATCTTCTTCACGCGGGAACTACAATAGTCGAATCGTCCTATCTTCCTAATTTTCCTAACATACTTAAATCCATAATGGATAGAGTGATTTATCAAATCTGGGATTTTAAAAAATTTGAAGAATGGGACGGAATTCTGGATCTTGTAGATCCTGAAGAAGGCCCGATGGAAGATGAGATCGTTGAAAAAGAGATTGGACAGACCGGCGATCTGGATATCACGCGCGATTTAGTTAAAGAGAGATTGGTGCGCTACTTCAGGGATACAAACGATCCAATTAAACGAGCAGCCGCTGTATGCGGTTTAATGATGTTTGGTGTTGACATGAAAAAACTCGCTATTGAACTCAATGATAAAGAGTTCGTTGAAGGGTTTGAGAAATCTACATGGCATATGATGAATGATGACTCTTTAAAACCCATGTTCATTGATGCACTCAAAGAAGTTTATGTAATCATAGAGCTTTATTCCAGAAACTTGTAAGGGAGAATTGTAGGGTGTCTATATATAACTTAAATTATGGTGAATTTGAAAAAGATCGTGATCATTATGTGCTTTGGTCTGGAGGGTTAGACTCCACATTTTTATTGGCACAAATTGCTCAAAAGCATGGGCTTGAGACTAAACCCGTTAATGCGGTCTATATTAACCACTTCCAACTGGGTAGAAAACCAGTAAAAGAAATACAAGCAAGAGATGAGATCTTGCCTATACTGACTAGCCGCGGTTTGCATATCAGAGATAACTTTATCAAGGTTTCGGCATCTGACCACATCTATCATAGACAACAAAAATGCGGGCAACCACAATTAATGATGTGGGCATCCAATCTCCTACCTTATGTAACAAAGGATGCCGTTATTTACATCGCCGCTGTTAGAGATGACGATGTGTCAGATAAAACGGTAGAACTTATTAAGGAATTCGTTGATGCGTCCAATAAATTCTTGGGCTATGCAGTAGATGTCGTATTCCCTCTGAGGAATCTTGACAAGAGATATATATTTGAATGGTATGAAGAGTCACATAACCGCGAAGTATATGAGAAACTTTGGTATTGTGAGAAGGTGGCTAGTGTACCCACATTTGCGGTAGATGTATTTACTCCTTGTGGACATTGTAGACCATGTCGGATACACATTGACGCACTTTTAGGTCTGGCAGGGTTTAATGTATCATCTCGTGGTAATAAAGTGAACTGGTATAATGAGCAATTAAAGAAATTTAACCTATCAGTCGAATGGAGAGATGACGATGAAATCAAACTCAAGGAATAGGGCTTATTTGCACATCTTCGTAGATATCATCAGAATGGCGGCGGAAAGACCTGAAAATTCGGGTCTTTCCCCTTCTATTACATTTACAATTATGTCGAAATGGATTAAAGCTGGTTTGGCAACTAAAGACATTCGGGTTGCATATGAGGCAGTGGCCAAGAGTATGTATAAGATGAATGATTACTTCTCAGTAAGGTCATCCAAAAAACCTTGTGTATACCTTGCTCACTCGTATTACACCAATACCGAATGGGAGATTGATTTGGCACATCTCATACGTCTCAGCGTTATTCCATCATTAATTCAATCAAATTTACAATATTTGATTGACGAATCGAGACTCCACGGAGAGAGTATAGTGATAGATGAAGATGAACTGTTATCCATCTTAATCGACGAGCCGGTTATACCTAAAGGTGGTATTGAAGTTGTCGAGCAACCAACAAAAACTCCAATATCACCTATGGAACATCCGCCAGAAATTCCGGCTGCCACATTTACGGATACACGAGTAGATGTGAGTCAACCAACACCTGCACCAGAGAGAAGAAAATTGACAAGGCCATCTTCTCCGGATGAAACGTACGAGCAATATGTGGAAAGATGCATGCGAAAAAAAGTAAAGCCGCTCGAAGCAGATCGTTGGCATGCAATTTGTAAAGGCGATTCATTTCAGAGTGCTGCATTTCGTCAACATCTATCACATACCCTTGTGAACGTGGTTGCAATGAAAAGCAAGTAATAACAAATTTGTGTATTATAACCGATAAAGAGGTGTATTCACAATGTCTGCTGTTAAAGACATCGAAATCGACCAACTATATGTAGAGAACTCCAGAATTGAAATGGCAGCAATGGAAATCGGGGTTGGACCTAACGAACTGACCGTAATAAAATTGTTTAACTCCAATACCTATATAGAACTTTGTATGACAACGATTGAACAACGCATCTATCAACTTCGCCAGTTCAATCGACCAGTTATGCTCAGTACCATCATTCCTCATAATTGGAGTGTGATGACTGAGTTTGATCGAATGATCTTAAGGTCTCGATTGAAGTCTTTGATTCAAAGTGGTCATATTGAAGTTGCAGAGATTGATGATATAGACCATACAAGTGACTTAAGGATGAAAATGAAATGAGCGTGTTACACTGTCATTCCCAAGGAGATAAGAGATTTAGTGCATTCTATGCCTACGTTGATTTCCTTGGGATGAGAGACACCATAGAGAAATTTTATCAACTCTCCAAGCGCATAGAGTCTTTTGCGCCCTCTACAATTATGGAAGGGAAGGGTAAGAAACCTACCCATTTCTGTGTCAGAGGGATCACATTTGATGCATCCTACGCGCTTCTTTTTTACCAGACGTTATGGGTGATGTATTTTAGGCAAAATCCCGATTTGTATGAATACGCGCGTCAGTTTGATGATTTCCATGATAGATTTAAAGGTAAGTCAAAAATTAATCAGGAAAACACAATAAGACGTATTGTGAGAATCGGGCTAGATGAGGCGTCAAAGGAATGTGTTCCATTTGTATTATATTTAAAGAGACAGGTAAATAAGTAGTTTGTACGCAACTATCTAAAAACCAAAAGGAAGAGAAGGTGTTCAAAATGTTAGATACAGTTGAGACGAAAATGAATTATCCGAGCGTAAGTGTTGCTTTTGGGTTTCATGTGGATCAATTACCTGATAATACGTTAGCTCCTCTTTGCGACATAATGACTATTAGCCTATACAATCTAACAGACGAGAGAATAGACATATCCTTAAAGTTGCAATTCTCTGAATCTGCACAAGCGTTAATTGCATTAGAGCATAAGGAGATTACAAGATTATACGAAGAGGTCAGAACAACTAAACTTTTAAATTCTGGAAACTCAATTCCAGTAAGATTCAAGTATATTAATATTCAGGAATTTATTCCTGTGATTCGACGAGCTATAATATCTAAACTATCTTCAATGATGTGGTTGAATTCTGAAAAAATGGTTCATGATACCGCGGCCACATCCCAAGAGACTTTGAACTACGCAATGCGTATGGGTATGGATAATAGTAGTCATCAATACCCGAATGCGTTATATATCCACACTGAAGCTAATTTCATATTTACACCTGCTGAGATTAGTCATATCATCGACGCTGCGAGTATGTCGGGTAATCTTACTACCGCATTCTTATCCAGCTGGATCAGCGCGTTCATCCGCTTTTTCTATGGTGTAGAAGTTGAGTTGAGTGATGTTTGCAGTAATACAGATCAACTTGCAGAATTTGTATCACTTCGTACCAATAATGATAATGATCGTTCCGTTCGAGTTCCGGACCGATCTCATTGGGTTAGAATTCTTGACAGCAATTATGCCACACCAGCATATGATAACCCACCATCCGAACTCTCGGAATTACCCGTAAACACACTGGCTCCAATATTTGATATTGTCGATAATCAAGTTACGCCGGTCATGTTTGTAGCTAATGGTCCATTCCATTACAGTGACAAACTACCACTTGCATTAGTATTTAGACCCGTGAAAAAGAAAGAGAAGAAAGGTTACTTTACACCCGAACAACTCTCTGCCAGCCGACCCATTCAAATGCATTTCTCGGGATAAACAAACCAATAATCTAATGATGTTAGGAGTGTATATAGGAGGATGCTAAATACATCAATATTGGCTACGACTCCCCTTCCTGCTAGTGAATCATTTACAGGGGGGAAACAAAGTCGTCTTCGTCAGCTGATGGCAGAATGGGTAAAACTAGCCGCGTTCGCAGATCAAGACGGCACAATAATTTTCCAAACCAGCAATGATGCTGAAACGTGGACGGATGAAAAAACACTGTCAGTAACGGCCAATGAATTATTCATATCCGAGTGGTTTTCGGCTGGAAAGCAACGTTATTTTCGCGTGAAGTTCACAAACAGCTCGGCGAATGACCAAACGTTTTTGTACCTTGCTCAGGTTTTAGGAATAGATGCCGATGTTGCTGCTACTAAAGCAGCCAACCAACCAGAATAAATAAAGGGAGGTGTGCTAAAGTGGCAGAGTTGGATCTCCGAACTAAGATACAACTTATTCGAGAAGGTGTCGAATATGAAAACCTGAATGAGGTTGGGGCAGTGCTTGCGGGTGTTGGAATACTCGCAGCACTTGCTACCACAATAGGGTTCAATATCTCGGATGCGAAGAAGAAAAAAGAAGCTAATGAATCGGAGAAGAAAAAGGATGCCGATCGCGCCGAAAAGCGAAGGAAGCACGATGAATGGATAGGTAAAAACTCCAAAGAGAAACTTGTCCAGAATATAAAGACAGACATCAAGAAAATGGTCGCCAAATTGAAAGCTGATCCCAAGATCAAGAAAGAGATCGAAAAGGATCTGAAAAATGCCGACAGTGACCATTACAAATTGATCTTCAAGGATAATGGAGACCATGTCCAAATCATCGAAGGCGACCAAGAGGTTATGGGGTTGCTCAGGTGGGTTCTTAGGGACATCAAAAAAGTTATCGACCTCAAATATGCGGAACCAATTGGTCTGGGTGTGACCCACATTACAACTGGTGACGGAGATGAAGGTTCGATACACATTTCAGTATAGCTTCATAGAGGAGAGACGCCGAGGTCTCTCCTCTTCTAATTAAAAATAATATAGTTTACAATATTTAGATAAGTGAGGAGTTAATACATGCCTGCAATTGCTGTCAATATGCGCAACTCAGAGTACGACATAAGGATCGATCGGAAGACTGAATGGGGAAACCCATTTCGAAAGGAAGATGTATCCCCAGCAGAGAAGCATCGGGTTTGTACATTGTATCGAGACAATTATTTTTGGCATACACAGCTTCCCTTTAAACTTCATGAGTTGATCGGGAAACGCTTAGGGTGTCATTGTGCACCAAGGGAATGTCATGGAGATTTTCTGGCAAAGGAAGCTAATATGCTTGAACGGATGGTTAAATTTAATCCGGGTATGTCTATTGTAGATGCTCGGAAAATGGTTAATAGAACGGTCAAACTCTATTGGAAGAATAGGGATAATAGAAAACCGGTTGTTCAAATCGGGCAACTCCATGCAGTTACAGAAGAAGATGAATCGGTAGTAATTCAATTTGTGTTTGTTCTACCGATAATGGTAACAAAGATTCGCCGACACTTTATTCCACTCCATTCTGTATATGGGTATGAAGAAATCTACTAATAATCATGGGAGGGCTAACTTTGATGAATGGGAAAGCACATGTCGATCCGCAGACAATTGTAGAGAAATATACTGAATTGAAGGTTAACCCGACTACGCAAAGTTATATCTATCGGGATGCAGATGGCGATCTTTTCGTCCATCCCATAACTCTCCTATATGCAATGGAGAGTAACACATCATTGGACGTCTTGGTTGGACTGGAAATTCAGCTCATCCGGTCCAAAGTGTGGTTTTATCTTCATCGGGAGTACGACACTATCTTTCTATTCGGGCTGAAAGATGCGCTCGAACAGAAATCTCCATCGCTTCAACTCACACCCAAGATTATATCCAAGCGAAATCCTAACTGGGTTGATGGATATAAGATTGGATTGGAACTGCGGAAGTTATTGAGTCTATAAGTCTCCACTGGGACCAAGGGGGAACTATCCTCTTGGTTCTTTTTTTTTTGATTGACATCGAGTTATTTTTAATCTTTTTCCAAACCAAGAATAAGAAAGGTGGGTCGTAATTCCACAATGGGGAAGAAAAGAAAGATTAAATCAAGGAAAGATAGACTATCCCTATATAAAGAGAAAACTAAAGGAATTCCTAGACATGATCCAGTTGAACGTTTGATGTACTGCTTAGGGGATAAACTAACGTTAGAGAAAGTCCAATCTGCCATAACGAGAAAGGAGAAGATTTTAAGTGAGATAACGTACTCATATTTTAAGATTACGTATTATGAATACCCGGTTGGTTCTGAGCGGCCGAGGTCTCGGTTGGCTAAAGGGTTCGTTACAAACTATGTACCCAATGCAAAAGACAATCGGAAATACCTCGAAGGATTAATCGAGGATATCAAGGAAGATATTAAAGTTATCCATACACCCATATATATAACTTGCCATGCTTATCATCAAATGCCGGAAGATGCATCCGTGGAAGAAAAAATCCTGTTTGAAGCAGGACTTTTACCACCGGTTGTCACACCGGATTATGATAATATGGTTAAGGCATATACAGATATGATGCTTGAGCAGATTATCTTGGATGACGATTTGGTATATAAAGCAAAGATCGAAAAGGGATATTCGTTTTTACCCCGCGTAGAACTCTGCGTATATTATCAGGATCAGTTTACTTCTAAGTACGTATACAACCGAATTCGAAAGCGGGAAAGCTTTAAGCGTTTAGTACGACATATGGATATGTCGACGATCATATAGGAGGGAATAGGATGGAAATCCAGCTTCAGCTAACTAATAACGAGCAGACTTGGTTGGCGTTATGTATCATCCTTTTATTTATTCCAATGATTATATGGTTTACTGCAAGTACCGCTTCGTATAATAAACGTAAGAAACCTATCATCATTGCAATCGAAGGTCTAGATGGTAGTGGAAAGCAAACCATCACAAATAAACTATGGCAAGAGTTATTGACTCGACAAGAAGAGAGTCAAAATCCAGTCCATATTGCTTTCTGGTCATTTCCCATGTATGACAAGTGGCATTCTTTATTGGTTAAATGGTATTTAAATGGGAAATTTGGCAAAGATCCGATGAAAGTCAGTCCTTACCTTTCATCTTTAACCTATTCAATCGACAGGTTGTTTGCGTGGTTCAAATTGAAGATTGACTATCATAAATACGATTACATGATATTTGACCGCTATACGACGAGTAGTATCTACTATCAAGCAGTGAAGGCAGATACTTATAGTAAGAAAAATCGGATTTCAAAGTTCATTACTTTTATTGAATATACAATCTTTCGTATACCTAGACCTGATTATGTCATCGTCTTGAATACATCTGTGGCTAGATGCATATCTAATATGCAAAAGTCCAGAGATAAGTTAGACATCCACGAAACCGAGTACTTCTTGTCAGAGGTCAGTGCTTCCATGGCACATTTCACGGAGAAGTTCGGCTGGATGTCTGTAGATACAGAAGATGAAAATGGAGATCTTAGAACCCCACAAGAAATCGCAAAATATATCGTAGATCGAATCTACGAGGAAGAGAAAAAAAGGGAGGATAATCATACATGACAACAATTGAAACGCAAATCGCATTGAGGGAGCTTATCCTGTATAATGTATCACTCAACGATATTATCAAAGATGCGGTGGGCCAAGAACCACACCGTATGCAAATTGAAGAATCGCCAGATTGTGACTCCCACATCTATATTCAACTCACGGACTCCTCGGTTGATGCAGATGAACTCAAATCTATTATACTACGTAGCTTCTCAACCTATGCAGCAACGCTAGATGAGGATATGCTTAAAGAAGACCTGCGTATCGATCGCGACCAAGCTATGCGCATCATTGGAAATGCTGACTCGGAGTTATTCTTCCATTTGGAACGGTCGTTGAAGGCGGTAGAGACGCCGTACGCATTCTATTATGTAGAACGATGGAGAATATAAGAAAGGTGGAAATAGGATGTTTTCAAAAAACAAAACTCACTTATTTTCAATAGACGTAGAAACTGACGACTTATATGGTGATACATTTGCATGGGGAGTTTCCGTCTGGGACATGGGAACAAAGGAAATCGTTAGAACCGTCGGAGGATTTGCCGAGCTTGATCGAGTCGTATCCCCGTGGTGTAATGCAAACATCGTCCCTCCTATCTCCGAACAATTTCGTGGTGATTTTGTAAAATTTAATACGCGAAAAGAGATGCGCGATGCGTTCTGGACGCTTTATATGCAGTATCGGGAATCATCTATTATTCTCGCTGATTTTCAATACCCATGTGAAAGTGGATTCTTCACTAAGTGCGTATTGGATAATCTGAAAGAGAGAGAATGGTTGGGTCCATACCCTATCATAGATCTCGGCACAGTGCTTGCGTGTGCAGACTTTGACCCTGATCTCGATAGGTTTAAGTTCACCAACTGCAATAACTTGGTGAAACATAATCCCATCCATGACACGATCACTGCTGCAAAAACATATTTCGAAGTTGTTAATATATTGGATGGTATGCATGATGCCTATGCCGTCTCCTAGAAAAAATACAGTAAACCCGGTAGCCAAACGGCTACCGGATCTTTTTGTTACAATTTACCGTAATAGTAATCGTTCATCAATTTATTTTGTTTACCCATTGTATATTTCTCAAAGCCAAGTACGTTGAAAGTTTCATGGATCGTAAAGAGAACCAAGGATTCTGCTTGGATGGTTTCTTTACGTCCCAGGATATCAAACTTATCACCGTTCTGCGTAGATTCTTGGATGTATTTCTTAGACCGGTTCATCACGATAGCCTCGAACAGAGATTCCGGTGCGTTCAACCCCTGTTTACCAATGCTGATCGGAGAACCCGCATTTTCGTTCATAGTGTTCTTCAGGTTTTCAATATCATCAGGACTCATTCGGTTGAGGATGTCTTGCTCCTCTTGTTCGCGTTTACGAGCCCGTTCTTCCTCGGATTCGATAACGGCAATAACCTTTGTCTTGATGATATCTACAGCTCGCCCTTTACCATTTACATTCGCAATGGAGTCAACCAAATCTTTTTCTTCGTCATCCAGATAATCATCTTCCGAGGGAAGTTGACCTTCCAATAGACGCTTGTGAGCAGATTCGGTTAATCCTTCGGGTGAACCGAAGTGGATGGATTCATATAGCGCAGCTTCTATGCAATTACACTGCGTTACGAGATCCGATTCCTGTACTGTTTCTTGTCCACAGGTTTCGCAACGTACAGTCTTAAGGAGAAGTTCACGATCCTCTACCGAATCATCAGCGGATTCAATCACTGCTTCGAACATGGTGGTCAGATCTTCAACTGTAACTTCATACACCAGAAGATACTGGGCCATCTCCATAGCAGATTCAACCAAATCCTCCAATGGCATATCATTCTCTCTCATAAACTTGATTCTTTTCTTCCGGGTGTCATCTCGATATTCGCAGATAAAGGAATCTAGCCGTTTGTATTGACGTTCAAGTTTACGAGCATTTGCATGATCATTAAGCTTATGCAATCTTCTGATTTGCTGCTCCAATGTAGCCAAGAATGTCTCGGCTTCTTTTACAGCTTGAGTTGCCATCGCTGGTGAAACTTTAGAAGAATTTGTAATGCTCATTGCTACATAGATAAACGGCCCAACTAACGGAATCGCGCCGTATGTCGCAGCGTTGAAGTTATCGATCATGATTTCGTTAACCATTCTCAATCCTTCAAGACCGGTATATGGGTTGAAGAGTTCAATAACTTCCCGGAGTTTCTGTTTGATCTTGGCAAAGGCAAATTTGATTTTTTGATCATCGTTTTCTGCGGTAGCAGCATGAACTTCGGTGATCAGTTCCATGAAGGATGTCTCTGCCAGTTGAACAGGTTTTTCAATCGTCGCCAAGATGGTATTGATACGACTAATGATCGATTGTAACCGTGTATCGTGTACCGATTCCGCATATTTCGCCTTCACCATTGCCAATATTTCAGAGCGAATGGCGATGAGATGTTTCTTATACGTAGGCAGATATTTCGTGTGACGTGGGTCGCCGATCACGCCTTCTACACATGCCAAGTAACTATTCACGTGTAGGATTTGAGTGATCCCTACTTGGTTTGCTTTATTACACAGGATGAGAAGTTGTTTTACATGCTCGCCGATTTTCAACTCGGTACTGGAATCATAGGTGTTGAGTTCTTGCATAATTGTCGTACCCAACTTATTCAGTGCTTCCTTCTTGTCGTCTGCCGAATCATCAGCAGATATTGTTTTATAAGCTTCCAAGATCGCTCTATTCGCCGTTGTATGGTTATATTGCGTCTTCAAAAGCTCCGAATAGATATTCGCACTATTTGTAACGAAAGACTTTACCGACTCTGTGATTGTCTGGAGAATAGGATGACCATTTTTCAGGTGAGCCTGAAAATCTTTCAGAGTGTTTACACCATTCTCCTTGAGCACCGCATTAAACTTTTCGTTGAATAAGTTTTTGAAAACGCCTTGATACAATCCTTTATGGGATTCGTCTATGAGCAATGCAGATTCGAAGATCCTATAAAGAGTATCGCGAACGCCATGGATGGTTGCCGACTCGATAATTTGAAACCGGTCAATGACACTTTCAATCGCCGGGTTTCTCATCGCTTGATATTGTTGGGTCAAAGTTTCAACGAAGAGTTTAATAACTTTCCTGTCATCCTCTTCTTTTTGTCTTTGAGCCTCCAATAGCCTAGCGTTATGGGCTTTACGCAATGATTCATTCAGTTTTAACGTATCTGTATCGAACATGTCGTGTTACTCCTTTCGAATGAGTCGTTTTTAATTGGATGTTTCGAAGACTGAATTAAACTGGGATAATCTGAATATTGATCTTATCGATATCCAGCTTAACAAATTCCGCCACATATTCGAGAAGTTCGGTTTTGGTCATCAAGGTAAGCGGTTTTGTTGTATTAACGATTGACTGATACAACGTACTGTAATCGTTAATCTTCGCAAGTTCGAAAGATAGTATCCGACCTTGTGCATATTTGAACTCATTCTCAACTTGTGTGATGATATTCGAGAAATAGATACTCTTGTTTGATTCCAGTGTATTGATTTCTTCCACGAGTGGCTTGATCAATGCCCGGATATCATTGACGATTGTCGGATCACTTCTAGAAGCCAGGATACGTACTTTAAAGTTAAGACTAATATTCAGCCGATCCAGACGAGTTGCGGTATTTTCCATGGTAAAGTATCTGGATCTTCCGTAGGTTGCATAAAACTTGTAGTCAATTGACGAGTTATTCTTAATCAGTTTCAGCATTGACGTTATCGTGGTATTTGTATTGTAAATAATATCCGAGATCCGAGCAATTTGGGACCGGAGATCGCTGTAGCGAACGAGTGGGATTTGTTTAAGATCGAACGAAATATCTCCGCCACCCTCGTCTATGAACGAGACTACACAGTTAACCATCTTACTCATATCCATTAATAGGATAGACCGATCCAACCGGTTGGAGTAGACGTTAACTAAGCCATAGTCATCCATACCCGGTACAATATTTTCATAATCTCCCTTATCCGTGAAAGTTGGACTTTTGAAATAGACGCCGAATCCTAACCGAACATCTGTGATACTCGTGATGTGGTTATACGTTACAGATTCACCACTCAGATATACCGAGTTGATAATTCTCAGCTTATCTTCAAGCGTGATATAATCATCCGTCTCCAGCAATGCTTCAACGACAAAATAGTTATCCGTCTTATTATAGGAAGTGATTGTCGTGTCAAAGTATCCGAAAACTGTTTCTTCGGTCTCGTCAGAATATACATATCCGTAAACCTTGATGGCGGTGTTGTCAATAATATTTCCATTAGCATCAACGATACCATCCGGGAGTTCACTTGCAGGCGTCAAATTCACGACCACTTTATATGCGTCTTCGCCGATGATTGCATTTCTCGTTAGCGACATCTTGTTTATGATGAACTGAAGAGGTGCATCTTCGTTCGCATAATCAAGAAGTGCAATGTTCGAGTTATTGACACTATTTAAATAGAAAGAGGTCGATGGCGGATCTTCATTGATTACAATTAGATACGGACAGCTGAATAGGAACTTGGATGTATCATTTTCTAATGTCTGAATCACCGCAGGGTTCAGCGTTGTTGTGTTCTTTACAACTAAGAATTCCTCCCCGGCCTTTAGTGAGTATGCGGCATTAGGTTTGATCACCCGTCGTTTCGTCTGTACATAATAGACGTCGATATCATCTTCGGTCAAATGCATATTGAGCGAGTTGGTCGGAATGATATTGGAATTCTCATCCCGCATGATCATGAATGCTGTATATTGCTTCTCGAAGACGTCGATTCGTTTCTTGATGAACACCATGTTATCGATTTTATCTGTCTCGGTAAAGAAGTTATTCAAGTCCTGTTCGGTATCTACACTTCGAAGTGTAGACTTATAGTTGATAACCATATTCCGAATCTGATCCGTCGTCAGAAGATCAGAACCTCCGGTTGCATCGGACACCACAATCGGGTAGAAATATGAACCGGTATAATCATGCTGGTCCTCGTAAGATACAGGGAGGATTAACACATCACCTGTCCGATAAGTGAAATTTCCTTTTGCTCCATTTGTCGTATAGATATCCAACCGAAGTTCGGAGTTAAAGGTAAATCCAAAGGTATTCGGAATATGAAGTCTGAGTACCCCGTCTGTTGCATCGTTGAATCGGACATATCTTCCACCCGGATCAAGCTTGGAGAAGTAATCGACTTTATCAATCAGTATATACTGGGAAGTACCCGTCTCTTTATAGAAAACGTTGAAGTAGGCCAACTGTCCGGTATACTTGAAATCAATGCCATCCAACATTACTGAATCTGTCTCGATGATATTGTAGTATTGATAACTCTTTTCGAGTTGTGTTACCGCTACATTTATCATGATATACTCCTCGTTATTGATCAACCGAGGAGAAGTGATAAGGTACGGATTCACGTTTGGATTAAGTGGGTTCTCTTTGGTCAGAATATACTGTGCACTATAACTAAACTTACCATTGATCAACCGACCAATCACCTTTATGTCGTAATCCAACAGGAACTTTACATCCGAGATTGAGATCACCGTATCAGATTCTAGTATAAACTCAATTGCAGACAGGTTCACCATGAAATTAGACTTCAGGTAGTTGGTTGGTATACCGATAAACAAATTAATCTTAGAAGGCATCGCATGAGGAATCGTCAATTCCGGATAAGACGCAGCTTCTTGGATCAGTGTTTCACGAGATGCTGTTATCGTTAAACGTTCTCTGGACTTTATTGCATTATTAATGGTGGAATTCTCAAATATCGTACCCATCGTCTCGGATATTACTCCGAAAAGACCTGTACGAGATTTTGTAATCTCCGAGTATTCGTCCGCGTCAAAAAACTTCGGTGCAATCTCGTTGATAACCTTTTCAACCAAGTCTGTTTTGATAATCATATACCTTACTCCTCCTTCTTTAAATCCATCTGAGATAGAAGCGGCCTTTTACATATTCGATTTTAGGGCCGTTTACCAATGGGGAACCAATACGATTATTGACATGATCATACGTTGGGAAATAGGTGTTTTGATCTTTTAGGATTGTACCTGCCGATGTATTTCGGTCAAGCTTCGTATATCCGGCCAAGGTATTCATCTCGGATAAAATCATTGGATCTAACACACCACCCTTAGACTGAATCGAGTATTCGAATGTGACACTGTATTCAGGATGGGTGAGTGCATCTTTAGTTGTGGCAAATGCACTATCTGGGCGTGTCTTGGGAAAGACGCCAACCTTCTTGTCCCAATAGACAATTTCCGCTGCATCCGCCTTTGTGACGATATAATACATAGACACTGCATAATCCAATATGCCCTGTTTGAGATAGTATTCCTTCGGGGCCATATCTCCCATGAATACCATTTCGATATAATCTGTCCATACAGCTAATGCCTTATATATAGGTAGAAACTTGCTATCGGAGAAATTTAGGGTAAACGAACCCGCCGATCTTGAATGGATCGCATGTTTCCCGTATTTCACCTTAGCGCCATGGTGGGTTTCTCCTTTTTCCAATACATCAAGCGTTTGATCCTCGGGTGAGAATCCAGAACAAAGATTTGTGAATACGGGCATATAAGCGGACGGAAACCCGGTATCCTTTTGTAGCATGGACATTGTTTCCTTATCAATCACTGTACCATTGGTGATCAATTCCCGTAATGCAAGCTTGGAGGCACTTTGTTCCCCCAGTTTAAGACTTAATAGATTATCTTGATTATAAATATTTAAATCTGGTCTGGTCATGAAGATATATCCTCGTAACCCACCCATGAATAGGAAACCTTCCGGTAGATTAAACCGGTTGAATTTCGTCAGATGATACATGTTCCCTTCTGTATTTGAAGAGTCCGTAGAAGATAGCTGTTTGCCCGGATGTAGCATAGCAAAGCCATCTTCATTGTCGGAGAAGTTAGAAAGAGAACCTGTGAACTTCGTCGGATTCTTTTCTGACATTGGCATAGGGGTTTACTCACCTCTCTCGTTAGGATACCGTTTATGGTATGTCTTTTAGTGTAAGAAGTATCGATTTTATAATCAAATATATATTATTTTCGTGAATCTCACTTACTATAAGGAGGTTGAGTCGTATAGTTAAACTCGTATTTAAAAAAGAGTTTCTGAGAGATAGGCGAAAAAGACGGATTAAATCCACTGTAATCAAGACCACGGATAAAGTGCTGGAAACAGCAGAAATCCTTGCTCCTGGTAAAGGTGGGAAAGCCGCTAAACTTCTTCGCGAAATCTTACAGATATTCTCCAAACGTTGACTTATTATTCTCTGCCCAGCCCACCTTTAAACGTGCTGACGACAGCAAATAAACTACGCTGCTCGGGGGAGAACTAATATAGCTTCGTATACGATTATACACTATATGTGTGAATCCATACGTCATTACTCCCTCGACTGTGTAAATAACATGGTGGAGGGCTTACTATGGGCGCAATTTTCGTATTCTTCAATATGATTCGAGGAAAGAAGAAACTGAAGAAGATTTACTACCATGTCTAATGGTAGGGATAGGTCAAGGGACAATCCCCTTGACCTATTTTTTTCCTGTAAACGAAGAATTTAGGCTTGTATTTTCACCCCTTAAACAGTGTAATATACTTAATCGTCAATGGGAGGCCGGAATATATGATTATTGAGGAAATCGTCACATTAGGAAAAATGATCAAAAAGGAACGGAAATTTCTCGGAAAAAGGCTCACTGTTGGTGGCGGGCGTGCAAAGTCCTTATCGTCCATTGCCAATGATAGCACTTATTTTTTTCCAGTCGTGGCTTCAGAATATATGGCATCTGAAGAGTTAGTTATGGTCATACGCGCATTGGAAAGGGCGTATGCCGTTTTTGCAAGAACTGCTTTCGCACTAATTCCGGCAGTTGAGGTAGATTCATTCTCGTCGTCTACTGTACGGGATTATCTGAGTCAATTCCACACCAATATCGGTATCCGACCTAATGCGGGGGTGACCCTAACGTTTGAGTCGGCAGGTAGCGATAAGGATTTCAATATGCTACCACTGAATGAAGCGGATAAACCGTATATGCCGAAAACCGAACCATTGGATTCGCTGAACAAAACGGGTGCGGAATTTTCTACGGTATCCAATGATGTTTCGCAGTTTAAGTCTACTTCGAAGTCGTTATTTTCAGATTTGGACTGGAAGAAAGCTAACGAGCTTTTGCCAACGACATTGCAAATTCCTGTACGGTTCGTAACACGGAATGCACAGGATGCCATCGTGGCTACGAACACCGTGGAGATTATGGTCAATATCAAGGCGACTATGCACAAGACATCTTCCAATGAATTGGTTCGTGATATTGCAAATACGGTTAATGCCAAGAAAGGGTTTCTTGGGTTCGTCAAGTTTATTTCTCGGGAAGAAAAATCAGCCGCTGATTTCCTATTCGGCATCTCCCAGATGAAATTCGACCTGCTGAACCAAAAGGCAAATCCATGGATTGAGGCATTCAAACGTCGTCAACGGTTGGCGGATCTGGCTAAGGGAACACTGGTTAATAGCTTTAAGCCGATCGCTACAATCTGCTTGACGGTGAACGAGGTTAACTTACTGAAGACCAAGTATGGTATCGACGTGTTTAAACAGGCTGAGAAGATTATGAAAGCTTATTATCTTCTGGGTCTGGTCATTGTGGATCAGGTGAATGAGATTGTATATACACAATTCGACTCTCAACCTGGCTTCCAAGAATACCCCTACAAAACACTGGAGAGAGAGGCTGCAAATCAGGATCGTGTATTGAAAGATATGATCAAGGCAATGGGTGTCGGCCGTTAACCATCTCAACCGAATAGGAGGAAATATCGATGAACTCTAATGATCAACTTTTACTTTTTGAATGCATCAAGGAGCACTATGAAACACCGAGCCGCACAAGGTTCATGCAATTAACGGAGGCCGAAAAGATTTCGGTTAGTCGAAACTTGATTGACCGTATCTATGTGGCAATCGCGGAGAAATACAATATGATTGATTTCTCCTCCATACCAGATTCCAAGGGCTATATCATTAATATGGACGAGTATAAAAACCTGAAGGCATCAATCGAGATGCTGAAGGATATTGCTTCGAGTTCGAATCAAACTATCCCGGAAGTTGAAATTCTGAGTCGAGCACTTGCCAATATCGAAATGCTCGGCCCGAAATTCTACACCGGATTTATCAAGAAAAATGCGACGGCTATCATGATGTATAATATCCTGACCATGTCTCTCTTCTGTGGGGCATCACTCATGATCTCCACAGTAGTTGACTTCGTTCATGCTGGGAATACGGATACTGTCCAAGTTATTATGAATAAGAAATATAGCAAGAGTAACTCGTACCTCATGATCGACTCGCTCAATCATTTCAATAAGCAAGTTGCCGATGGATCATTCAGTAAAACATTGGAAGCGACCAACCGGCCAAGTACGATTCATGAAGGCGTCGGAGCTTCAGTTGTGCCAGTCTTGGTTATCATTGGTGCAATCATGGGTATCTTTAAGATTATCCCATTGACCAAAGAATTGATCTTCCTGTTCTACTATAGCCGACTGAAACTTAGTGATGCTGCTGAAGTTCAAGCAAGCCTGATTAAGGCAAACGTTGAAACGTTACAAGCAACGAGAGGATCTTCGGCGTCCAAGACAATCCGTATTCAATCTTGGATTGCAGATCGTCTGAGTCAAATCTCGCAAGTCTTTGCGTTCAAATATGAAAAGAGCGAGAAGCAGGCGGAGAGAGAAGCAAAAGAGAAGGTACAACAGTCCGACGTCGTTCTCTTTTGAGGGGTGAAGTCACATGTTCAATGAAATTATCATCAAGAGTAATATGTTTGTATTCCTTGGTGGTACAACAGCAGGGGCAGAGAAGAATAATTGGAGAGATCAGCTCATCCCCAAATTGAAAATCAAATATTTTAACCCGGTCGTTAAAGATTGGACACCAGCGCATAAGAAGCTGGAGCTACAAATGCGAGATAATGCTGCGTTTGTATTGTATGTGATTTCGCCAACCATGACCGGCGTCTATTCCATTGCGGAAGTTATCGATGATAGTAATAAACGCCCGGAATCCACCATCTTCTGTTTCTTACCTGCTGACGGGGATAAGAAATTTGACGAAAGTCAAACTCGATCCATGAAAGCCGTTGGTGAAATGGTGATTCGGAATGGTGCAAAATGGGTTGATACGTTAGATGATGTAGCAACTCTCCTTAACACTGGTCGTTACATTCCTTCTAAGTTTGCTAAGCTTGGTAAGGAATGAGACTTGTCTATAAAAGAAACCATCCCTAAACCGCAGAGGGATGGTTTTCTACGTGTGAAGTTAATTCTGTATTGTAGAACAATTTAAAAAGCATTGTGAAAATCGCTCAAGAAAGGGGAATTCCCGGAATGTTTAATGATATTATCCAAGAATCTCAGAGGTTGAACTTTGCGGAACTGATCCAAGAGTCGGTGGGGGAGTTAAGATTCAATCAATCCCATTTTTTTCTGGAATCATCCATCGTCTCATTGTACGAAACAACACCTTCTCATGGAATGATCATAACCGAAGCTGACACCGAAGGAGAGCGGAAGGGTATCATCACCCGACTGATCGAAGTATTCAAGAAGATGATCACAAAGATCAAAGATTTCTTCGATCGTACGTTCAAAATCACGCAAACTCGGCTTAACCGGTATCAGAAGATACTCCGTAAAGTCGATTATAGTAAAATCGAGGTTGAAACGTACTCGAATATCAACTCGTTCGGTTCTGTATTGGATAGACTTAAGAAAGCTAGTGCAGAACTTAAGAACCACCGTATCAACAGTTTAGACGAATTACTTTCCTCGATGAGCACTCTCCAAAAAGGCGTCGAGGTAACCAAAGCTATCGCAACCAAAGGGAAATCCCTTGCAAAGAGATTCGAAGGCTATGTCCCATCCCTATCTCAATTCAACCATCGTTCGGCTGATGAAATTCGGGCTGAATTGATTGGAGAAAAGAAAGTGATGAAAGGTGTACATGTTGACAAGTTCTATGATGTATTCCTCAAGACGGGTGAGTTCAAAACTGAATTCGACGAGTTCTCGAAGGAATATACCAAGATTCTCAATACGTTGAACACAGCGACGAAGGTAACGGACAAGTTGAATATGCTTGGACCAAACCCTCAACACATGTTCAATACTGTCGTTCATTACTTTACGTCATTCTTCAACCGAAATGTACACCTGATTGCAAATACAGCACTTCAAATTATGTCTTCTATTGTATCCACCGCATCTGCAATGGTTATCCATGCTAAGGTCAGGAAGGGAGTAGGTTGACAATGTATGATCATCTGATATATGAAAACGGTCTAATTGTACCTAGCAGAGAAAGTGTTAAACCGATTACCTTCCACGAGGCTGTTATGAGTATTCGAGAGGCTTCCTATGTTTATATCATGGAAGCTGCAAATGAAGATGGTGGCAATTGGTTGGAAAGAGGTAAGAAATTTATCCGCATGATCATTGAAAAGGTCATCGCTGTATTGAAAAAATGGATTGCTTGGATAAAGGGTGACAAGAAGCAGAAGACGAACTGGGTCATAAAGAATAGAGCGGCTATCATCCGTTTCCCAATCGATAATACAACACAAGTAAATCTTCCGGAGAAGATTCTATCTCCTACAAGTGATATTAGTCTGACCAGTGTCATAGCTTACATCCATAAATTCCAAGATGAAGTATCGATGAATATTATATCTGGCTCTGCATCTACCAGTAAGAAAACTCCTAATGGTGTTCCAACTTCCGCCGAATTGTCCGAAACGTTGATGCGAACGATATTGGCAAATGCAAGTGTCGCACTGGGTGATGCCGAAAGGGTTGATGCAATTCTTGCGTATATCTACGGTGAAGTGAAGCCGATTCCTTTGTCATCAATTGATAAGCAGAAACTCTTCTCTAAATTTACTGAGTTATCTGACTCGATTGATTACATCGAACGGTTCAAATCAGATATGAATGTAAGCTTGACAGGATTGTTAACGGATTATGAGAAGAAGATGAAGGAAGCACCGGAATCGAATACAGCCATCAGTTACATCGCAAACTCCATTATGGCAATTCTGGATGTCTCCACAACCTTCCTATCCGTTTATTCGAAAGTATACTATATGCTATTCGGTGTACTATCCTATATGATCAAAGCTAATAAAGGGCTAAAGGAGGCTCTTTAATGTTTGATTTGAACACTCGCATTCAGTTTATTCGAGAGGGTATGGTGGAACTGGATGGGCGGATAGAAGAATCACATGTCTATCACATGCTCATGAAAGAATGTAGCCAATACCTTATCGAAACGGATTTACTAACTGAAACCTCAGCAATAGATATTATCAAAAAAGCGATTGAGTTCATGCGAAAGAAAGTTATCGACTTCTTCAATTGGTTATTGAACAAACTCAGTCTTACCAGAGGTAAGAGGAGTCGGACGATGACAAACGCCATTGCTAACTACAATGGTAATGACATCGTTAGAATTCCTGAGAAATTATTCCTGCTCACCCCGGACAATAAAGCACTTGACCGTCGGATCGGTGAGTATATGACCGAAATTGGTATGTTTGCCAGAGATGGACTTAACCCTGAAGGTATGAATAAGTATGTGGGTATCGCCATGTATATGGATGATTTGGAAGGCTTGAAAAATAAGATAGCTGCCGATATTGTCACATCCATGTATGATATTGATGAGAAAAACTTAGACAGTGAAGATTTGGTTTCCGAAGTATATGGTCAATCGATAGATGTGAATCTCGGTACAGTCGGAGGTCGCACAGTCAATCAGAAACTTGACCATTATAGTTTGGTGGTTGAAACGGTTTCCACATTAAGAACGTATGTGAATACTGGCTTAAATAACTTTATGCAGACTAGACGATTGAAAGAACAGGATCTAAGGTCTGCAAATAAGTTGGCCAATCTTATCATCGTCGTTCTTGATGGAATCATAGCGGGATTGACCAAAGTATATGCATTGGTTCTGTCTGCTTATTCAACACTTATTCGGGTTGCGAATACAATGGCGCGCGTTGAAGGCGCTTAAGAGGATTGCGAGGTGAGTCAATTTGTTCCCACCTATACGACACTTTCAATTGCAAGAATGTGAAATTGTTACCTTCTATGAATCATTGAAGGACATGAACTTATTGGCGGAGCATAGGTCTTTAGTTCTGGTCGAAGCCCAAGATCAGTCAAGAATTAAAGCATTCATTCGCTATCTTCAAGAAAAGATCGTGGCTTTCATTCAGTGGATTCGGAGACGACTAGGGATGGTCAAAGCAAAAAATGTCCAATCTCTACTGGCAATGAGGAACCGTATTCTTTCCTATGACGGAGCGCATAAGATGGAAATGCCGGTTCGGCTATTTAAAGCGGATATTGATTTTGATGATATCGAAAAAGCGGTTAATAGCTGGTTGGAGGATATCGATGAGTTGGAGAGAGGCGCGAATGATGATAAAGTCCTTCAGCGCTTCCCTCAGCTATTAACTTATCGAAACAATCTTCCAGATCTTACAAATAAGATCCAAACAACCATTATCAAGGATTCATTCGGTGTTCCCTTCCGAGGAACTGATGGGCGGATATCCTTGTATACCATGGTATATGGGTCATTTGATTATGTACAATTGAACACTTTACCAACGGCAACCGTTATCAAGCGTCTGATCGAATTCGATAGGTTCCTTTCCGTCATCGACAAGGTGTTAAAGGGTATTAACGATCGAATGGGACGAGTCGCTAAGAAATACGGATTAGCCGAAATGACTATGAGTGACAATGATATTCCTCTGACCCTTAAAATCATCTCTGCATTATTCGAGGGGATACTCAGGGGTGTAACACTTATCCATTCGGTAATTTTGTATGGGTATGACCGGATGTTTAAAGTTGCTTCTTTCATGGCACATCCAAATTAACCAAGGAGGTTTAAATATGTTTAATGATATCAAAGGTAAAATTCATCGTGACCACAATCCAAGAACGTCTATCCAAGAAGCGGTGGATCAATTAAACCATGCAATGATTGAATCCAACCATATTACATCGATGAAAGTTAAGCTATATGGCGGACTTCTGTCTGAAGCACTGAGTAAGAATGACGGTGTATATGATGAATCTGTAACTACCATCCTGACAGAAGCGTCCAAGGATATTATCGAGGATGTCATCAATGATGCAAACGAAACAATCAGCGGATTTGAAAAAATTCGCAGTAGCGTTAAGATGACATTGGATACATTGAAGAAAGCAAACTCCGATGTCACTCATCGCTATCAACCACTTCTGAAGCAGGTGGATGTAAGCAAGGTATCTTATACCGTACCTCGGTATAATTTGGATACACTTTCAACCAGCGAGCTTCTATCCAGAGCAAAAGCGGTTATTGAGGATGTATTGGAGTTAGACACCAAAAATGTCACCAAGCCGATTGATGAAATCGAACGCATCAACGATGCCTACTATAAATGTGGGATGGGTAATATCACCGAGACGTTGAAAAAAGCGCTCTTGGGCGTTCCCTCGACGATAACCGTTGGAGATAGTATGTATACAAGAGTTCGTGACAGCTTGGTTGATCCAACGGCAACCGAAACTCGCTATTTCACAGATGAAGTTTTTGCAACGTTACTGAGTGTAGATAGCTATATTAATATCGACGAAATCAATGCCATCATCTTGGAGTTGGAGAATGAAATCATCAACTGCCAAGAAAGCAAAAAGATTTTCCTCGATGAAGGAAATGAATATGCCGGGTCGATCATCACCAAATTTTTCGTCAATCGGAAGATGGCTATGTGTTACACACTCTCCCTGATTGTCGAAGTCATCCGGATAAAATCTGAAATTTTGGAAGAATTGAGCGTCAACTATCGTAGGATTGTTATCAACACCTACGACACAGTTCAGAACAGGGCTGATCCGTTCAATAAACTCAATGAGAGCTATCTGCCTCATGCAGATTCCGAAATCGGCATCTTGTATACCGAATGTGCAATTCCTGACCAATTATTCAAGACAAATAGTGTTTATCCCAAGTAACATTTCATTGATATATGTAAGTAGTACAAACATAGGATAAATCTTATAATCCATCCTTTAGGAGGTAGAAACATGTTTGATTTCACCAGCACAAAAGAATCCCAACCGAACGTTTTAGCTCTTGAGGCTACGACGTTCAATTTCGACAGCAGCGATTTCACCAGTATGATCACCGAGGCAGACGACGCTATCACTAAGCGCATGAGCGGCTTCCGCTCGCTTATGAGCGAAGTCTTGACGGAAAGTGCCGGTGTGTTGAACGAAGATGCTGAGCTGGTCATGGAAAACGCAAATGAAACCATCGGCCAACGCATCGTCAAACTCTTGACAGCCATCAAAAACTGGCTGATCAAAACGGCGCAAACGATCATCCTGAAAGTTCAAACGTTCATGGTTACCAACAAAAAGGTCATTGACAAAATCAAACCGGAAGTGGCCAAGAAACTTAACAACGGCGAACTGAAAGGTTTGAAAGCCGAGGTTCATGAATACGATCTTGGTGTAATCAAAATCGAAAATATCGTCGGCAAATGGAACGATCAGTACAAAGCTTCGGCGTATGATTTGACTCCGGACTATACAGATTCCAGCCGCGAAAAGCTCGACGAGTCCGTTAAAGCGGTCGAGTCGACTTCCCGCGAAGACATCGCACTCCGTGCGGTTCGCAGTATGTATACTGGCAATGCAAAATCGATGAAAGACGTCGGCGTGGAAGCACGCAAGTTGCTCCGCAAAGGCGGCGAACGCAAAGCGAAGGAATTCAGCATGGACTATGCTGCCGTTGTCGAGAACTTCCAAAAGGTTAAGGAGCCAATCGACAAGGCGTTCAAGGGTATGGTCAAGGAAGTGGATGACATGATCAAAGAGATCAAATCCAAGGTCAAGGAATCCAAAACTTCCACCAGCAGCTCCATCAAAACCGATCCGAAAAACAAAGACCATGTGACGGCTGCTAAGTCGTTCCACTCCGGTCAAGTTGCATACTTCAACGCAAAGCGCAAAATTCTGAGCGTTGCTTTGGATACGGCTATCCTGCTGAACAACATCAAGCTGCAAGCAGCGGTTGAACAAGCCCGCGAAGCAAAGCAGTTCGTTGTCAAAGCGTATCACTACAAGGCACCGAAGAACATCAACGAAGCGGCAGAAGATCTATACGAACCATACCTCGATGTGGATTCGGACGAAGTTGCCGATACTCCGTATCCGTTTAACGAATCCGCTAACGACGCGTGGTAAGTTAAACACTGGCCGGCCTATCACATAATAGGAGGGTTTCCACCATGTTTGATTTTGAAGCGCAAATGGGTGATCCCGTCAAAGTAGTTGGTCTGGATAGCAGGCTCGACTTTGATACAAGCGACTTCGAAATCCTGGTGACAGAGGCTGACCGCAGTTTAAATACTGCGGTCAGTTTTTATCGTCAACGGATGACTGAAGTGCTTAATGAGACGGGTGGGATAATTAACGAGCAAGCAGATTTGATTATGGAAGGCGCAGTCGATGGTGTCTATAAGAAACTCTTAAAGATCCTCGACGCAATCAAAAATTGGATCGTCAAATTCTTCAATATGATCATAGCAAAGATTCAAACTAAGTTGCTATCTGACAAAAAGATTTTCCAAGAAATGCGTCCTGTACTTACCGAGTTATACAATAACCCGCGTAGTGTAATTAGGACATTGAAAGCCGAGATGCATGAGTACAACTTCCGCGCAATCGATCTAACAAAGATCGAAGGTAGCTGGGGAACGCTCTACTCTGATTTCAAGTATGACCTGACGGAAGAATTCAGCGACACATTACCCGACGACAAAAAGAAACATTTATCGGATAATGTAAAAACCGTCGAAAAGATTGATGACGGCTACCTGATCAATAAGGCAGCTAACATCATCTTCGCTACAAATGCAAAATCGCTTGACGATCTCCAAGATAGTGCAAATAAAGCACTTCGGAATAATAGTAAACGTAAGCCGGTATTATTCACGCCGGATCTGTTTACAATCGTGGAGAATGTCTCACGGGCTCAAGCGGATATCAATCGGGTACATGGTGAGCTTGTACGCCAAGTCCATGAACTCCAGTCAAATCTCATGAATGCAATATCGATCGATAATCGATCCAAGAATATTTATAACGGAAATCCTCGTATATTGGCAACTGAGCGAATCGCTTATCACCGAGCACGGATTAGGATTATAAACACCGCCATGCTGGTGTATACACGATTGACTCAAGTAAAGATCAATGCAATTCTTGAGCAATATACCGAAGCTAGACGATTTATCGTCTATGCCTATCGATATAAGAATAATGCGTTGACAAACCCAGTGAATGAGAACGCGGAAGAAGTAACCGAAAATGCATTCATTGAACCTTACACCGCCTACTTGGACTTGGATGATCATACAATAAAAGGTGTAGGGTTGATCGGAATTATTTAACGGATACACACTACCTTCCAGAGGTAGTGTGTTCTATTTCGATAAATAAAACATTGCATTAACATGCAAGTTGGGAGGCTTGAATATGTTTGGTTATCATCCAAGTGAACCGGTGTTGAATGAATCCTTGAATCTGACAGATCTCCTTAGAGAATCTTACGAAGAGTATACATTAGGGGTCCAATGCTTCAACGAAACCGGACGTATCGCAATTCTTCATGAAACTTCCTTTATTAAACAAAAGTTTATCCAGATGATTGACGCTATCATATACTATATCAAATCTACCTATGAAAGAATTACCGCACTTCTGGATGTGACGGTACGGACGACGGAATCGCTCTTGAAGAAATATGAACCTCTTCTTCAGAAGATGGATGACAAAAAGATTGAATCCATCCGATATCGTAAGGTAGAATACAATCTTACCAATACCGTACCAGCCACGATTAGCTTAGATGTTATTACGTCAGCCATGGCTGTTATGGGTGGGAAGGTTGATTCTAAGGCATTGAAAGACCTCAAGGATCAAATACAGGATAACCTCCCACTCATTCGAGCACAAATCATGGGTGTAAACGGTCCCGTTGCCGAGGGACAATTCGATGATGTGCTCAAGAAGGTATTCAAACCATCATCTGCTGAATACGAAACCAAATTGACCAGAGAAGATTTGATGGCACAAATTGCAGATCTTCGTACTTATGAGGTAGCCAAGAAAGCTGTTCGATCCTCCCATCGGATGATCAATAGTATTCTTATAGACTATAAAGCACAAATCGGTCGCATCTACTCTTTAGAGTTTAGCTCTGGATCGTATGATGTAACGGTAAAGCCATCGACCAATGCGCCATTTACAGTAAACGTGGTGGAAGGCGGAATGTACCGAGAGTATCAATCGGTACTCACAAATTTCATCATGGATATTGTAAAGATATATTCCTCAGTATTTGACGCTAAGATCGCTGCTCTGAAGGAAAAGTACGAGCGTCAACGAGACACAATCCGACAGATTATCTACCTAATTCAAGGATGAAAGGAAGTTGATTTACTGTGTTCGCAGACATTGTGAATAATTCTCCAGTCGGAGAACATCACCCAGTATTCGTCGTTATGAGCCGTTCAGGCTCCACAGTTTCAAACATCATAAGACGAGTCACAGGTGAAACCTATTCACATGTATCGATCTCGTTTGATTCATCGCTAAAGAATATGTATAGCTTTGGATCAGGCAAACTTTCGCAGATTAATCGATTGGTTGGTGGATTTGCGAAAGAGAATTTCACAGACATTGATTTATTCTCTCCGGGTACAAATTATGCGCTATACGTTTCGTTTATACCTAAGCAAGAGCGAGATGCGATGTTAGACAGACTAATGGATTTAACCGAGGAAAATACATCTAGAGAAATGAAATACAACTTTATCGGGTTACTCTATAATGCATTCAAAATTCCTCACAAGAGAGGCGAAGATGGAGAATCTTATTTCTGCTCTCAATTCGTGGATACAATCTTAAAGGTTGGAAATGCCGGAACGAGCAAGAAATCTACACTGGTTAGACCGAGTGACATTGCAAAGATTAAGACGTTCTACTTTGTTATTAAAGGTATCAGCGCACACTACGACGAACGGAAAGTGGTTGAGAAAATAAAATCCTTAGCAGAAAAAGTTCCACAGAATGTAATCATCGATGCAGGGTTATTCTATAGCGGTGGATACTTGGAGGGCCTTACCTAAACTTTGGAAGGGGAGTTACATTAATGGATAACTTGGCAGAACGTATCCAACTGATACGGGAAGGCCAGCTCGAAACTGAGCTGGCTTTTTTCGAAAGCACTGTCGATGTGTGTGATATTTACGAAGCGATCTCACTGATCAGTACGACGGCTAAACAGCTGCTCACTGAATCAGCGGCGGAAGAGGCCTCAGATGGTTTGGCCGCTAAAATCAAAGCATTCTTCAAACGGATTATCAATATCGTCAAGGCATTCTTCCGCAATCTGGTCGAGAAAATCCGTGGTAGAAAAGAAGATAATATGGCTTATATCATGAAAAATAGACACTTGATTCAAAGCTACCAAGAACGAGGGAAGACAGACCCGCATATTATCTACATCTCTGCACCCAGTGTTCTCGATAAACCAGCAATCAACTTCAAACGGTTCTACGAAGCAATCGACCGTATCCTCAGATACTGTGATTCAATTGCCGAAGGTAGACCCGGAAACTATCCTTTCAACCAAGAGTTTACCTTGGGTGGTCAAAACGTTGTCCACATTGTCAATGGCGCTTTAACCTTTATCTTTGGTAATAAATCGTACATGATAAATGGGCATAGTCTTGAAGCGACAATCTTTGGGCAGCTCCGGAAAGTATCCATTGCTTCTCTGGATCTTAACCATATGACCGAATACTATATAAAGGGCATCGGTTCCGAGATTAATCAGATACAAACACTGGCTAACCAAATTGCCAGTAAGATGGATGACACCTCTAACCGATTCCACAATGCAGTAAAATCCGGGCCGGTGGATGCAGGAGACATCAATAAACGTCTTGGCTTCCTACAAGATATGTATAACGGCATCATTCAATTGTGTCATAAATTCCTTGGCGCAATCTTATACGGCCATCACCAGATGTTTAACATCTTAGATTTGGCCATACAGCACGAAAAGTCCTTAAATAATAAGTAAAGAGGTGTTTCGGATGTTTAGTAATCTGCTACGTGAAGCAAAAGAACTTCCTACTAAACGTAATAAGGCTGGGAAGATTCCTGTATTGGAAGACGCATTTAAGAATGACCCAATTGGAAAAGCAGTTGCTTACGGCGTTGCGACAAGTCACGAATACGATGAGCCCAACGTAGAAGCTGCACTGAGTTTTGCCAAGAATTATAAATGGTCGGAAGCAACGATGGATGTTGAAAATATCGAGGGTATTGATAAACCGGTCAATAACACCAAGGTATTCGAAATTGCTTCTACGATAAAACAAGAAGGTGGAGACAATAATTACCCATTGGTAGTCGTTGATAAACTCCACGGCATTACACCTCAATCTGATGGGAAAGCTATTCTGATCGATGGTCATCATCGTAAAGAAGCACTCTCTTTCATCGGGTCGAAGAAGACTAAAGTTTACAAGGGTGTATACACAGGAGCCGCCGAGAAAGAGTTTAACGATTTATCCGTTTTGGAAAGTATCATTGGTTCCGAACGGGTAGAGTTAATCCAAGAGGCCACCCGCCGTAAGAAGCGTAAGCGCGAAATTGTACCTCTGACACCAGATGAAAGAGAAGCAGTTAAAGCAAAGTATGGCGAAACGGAGTGTTCCTTCGGTAAGAATGCTGAGACCGGAAAATACTTCTGCTATACTCATCGTGCTGGCTCCAAAGAATTTGACTCACCTACTGCTATACCTGTATCTACAGTCAAATTTATTTCCAGCACATCTTAAGCGTAGGGAGAGATTGATATGCATATGGTACTCGACTTCCCAGCTACCTCATTGGAGGAGTCTTACTCCTCCTTTGAGCTTGAATTTGCTTACATGGATGTCATACGGGAAGCTTATATGTTAGAAATCAAAGGTTCTGCATTGTCATGTGTAAATATCATAATGGAAACTCAACTCCTGACTGAAGACGCGGCTAAGATCAGAACTAACCTGTCAAATGCACTCAAACGGATTGTTGAGATCATTGAGAAGCTGACACGGAAGTTTGAACACTTGGTCGCATCATTAACAGGGAGAAATAAGAAATGGGTTACAAGGGTTAAGTCTCAGTTAGCAGATGCGAATGTAGCCGATAACTTCAAATACGAAATGTATCCATACTGGACGAACCTATCTAAACTTGTCTCGTACCAAATCCCGGAATTTCAAGAATCGAATGAGGAGTTTATGAACTCTCTTTCATCCGAATCCACCTTTCAGGAAAAATACTTCAAAGAGTTCTATATTCAGGTAGACGGCAAAACAGTCTATGATCCTAAGACCTATTTCCGGGGGAAATCCAGTAAAATCATCGTAGACAAAAAGACATTATTGAGTCATATGGCTGGTATGATTCAGTATGTGGAAAACTACGAACAGAATGCAAATAAGGTAATTGCTCAGAATAAAAAGCTAATTGAAATCATTGGTAGGGCTGCCGGTAAGGTGAAGACTGCACCCATCAATGAAACGAGCTTCATTATGGAATCCATCATGCTTATGCTGGAGGATACTGAGGACAAACCTGCCACGTCAGGTGATGTGGAGAAAGAAGAAAACAAATCGGATGATCCAGCTAAATCAGGTGGTAATGAAGGAGAAAAGACAGCTACGGGTGTCAAGAATTTGGCCAATAGTCGTCAGGTGTATGCCCGAGCATGCTATGAGGTTAACGGTGCACGAATGTTAACCATGGAGACAGCATATAACGATTATGTTAGATGTCTGTCAGCAGCGTTAAGATCACAAAAAAAGAAAGGCTGAGAGGGGAGATTCCCTCTCAGCTTTACTGTAGTTTCATAAACATCGCGCTACACTGAAGCACGAAATCACTATCTGTCTCTTTATTCATTATGATCGTAGCTTCATTCAATCTGTACTTCCCACTAATGGGATTTGCAGACTGAAACTTCGAGTGAGCAGTGATCGTATATAGAAGATTAGGGGCAATTGCTGTGATATCAATATCGTTAAGGTTTACAGCAATGATGTGCAGTTTCTCTTTGGTATTGTACTGTAACTGCCGGAAGATTTTTTTATTATACCCCATTACCATCCGGTCTAACCCATTCTCTTGTCCCTCTAATCGTGTGATATCACCCTCTGTATTTACCCCGATGATATTTGTACCTTCGACATATTCACTGTGAGTGTCAATCTTATTGATAACGGGTGGTTGCTCCAAGTTAATAACAAATGCTCCATTATGGATTGTCGATCCGGAATCTGCTGACTCCACAGATGAAAACTCCTCTAGATACATATTCACAGTTGAAGGTTTCCCTTCCCGAACTGCTTTTCCTAAAGAGGTTTTATCCAGCAGATAATTTTCAGTCATATCCATGTAGAAGATGTACTCTGTATTGAAGATGCCATACATATTATTCAGATATTCCAGAGAGCCATATAGATTATATGATGGAATAAATATCGGCTGCTGCTTATCCTCAGGAACTTTATTCATCAGTAACGACTTAAATCCTCTTGATGCAAATAACGCACCAATGGTATCTGTAATGGTAGATGACTTGGCCGAGAGAGATCGGACAACTCGATAGCGTGTCAATACGTCAGTATCAACCAGATAGAAAGAAGAACTCATTAGTTGCTGAGTGGTTGATCCATCTATCGACCCATCGGATTGTTCCTCATCCCCGTACAAGGTCTTCATCTCGTCCGGTTGGAAATCACTCTCGTTGAATACAGAGAAAGTCTTAGAGAGTACAAGCTCCTTTGCCTTTGAGGTTGAATCTTTTGCATACTTATGGATAATAATAAGCATGGATATCTCTTTATCCGATGAGGATAGGAGCGTATACAAATTCTTCTCAACTGCTGCCGTCACCTGTATTGTAGGAATAATATTGTTTTTATACTGATGGGATATCAAGATTGATCGTACATTCTGGGATAGAATAACCGGATTCTCATTCGATCCTTTGACAGTAACCTTGATATCTGAGATTGTATAACGATAGCTATACAACTCACCAACCGGTCGTAGCATTTATTCTCCTCCTACCATGATAATGTATCGAACTTCCCTACATTTATGAAAAGTTCTTGAAGCATTAATGAATTCTCCCCCGTATAGTATTTCTGGTTCAGCCCGAGAAGATCTTTCCGGTTGTATCGATACACAATACAACTATTAAGCTTCTCTTTCTGAGCAGAGGTTAATTCATTCATCTGAAACCTCAGATCGATAGCCTTGAAGGTGTTGATAAGTGTCTCTTGATCTGGTCCAGAGTAGATTTCATCTAATATATTTTTGATATGGGTATAGCCCGGTGTTATTCGGTGTCGATCAATAGCCATGTCTAACATTTTGCAGATCTTGACATAGCCGTATCCCGGAACTCCCTTTATATCTCTGGATGAGATCCCGCTAAAAGAGAAGACAATCGATAGCATATCGGGGAGGATATACTTGACCTCATATGCAGTTCCTTTGGGGAATAATACTTGATAGAGATTTCTGACTGTCACAAGATAGGAATCATCTCGTTTTAGTCGTAAGATTACCGTAGGTGATAAAACATTAACACACTGGAACCAGTATGGATCTTTTGTGATAACAACGTTAGGTTCGTTGTATTTCATCATGAAATGAGTTGCCGCCACAATCGGCTCAATATTCTGACAATCGATGTAGTATGCGCCCGGTATGTAAGGCATTATTGCTTTACACAATTTCAGATTCCCAAACACTTCATGGTTGACAGGTTTAAACTTCTCGTTGTCTTTCCGATACTTGTCAAAGAATAGACTGCCATAGTCGGGCAGATATTCTGCATTATTTCGAGGAATTTCATCTGCAAAATAGAAGAATACACGCACAGATGCCCTGTAGTGTTTATGAAAGAAGAGACGGTAGTGGGCTACGAGGTTAATAATACAAGATGATATAGCCACTGTATTATTTGTATCTAGCCAATTACTCTCTTCGTAATTATCAGCCCTATATAGATCAGCCAAAATGCTGTGTAAATCGATATGAATATTAACCATCCGATGGTGCTGCAATGGTGTCAAGATTTCATTCAATACATCGAACTTGATTCGATGCATGTTGATAATTTTATGAAGCATCTCTGATTCTCCTTTATAAAAAATAAAGGTAAGACGGGAGAATTACCTCCGTCTTACCAATTTGATATGACCACTCTCTGTTCGCGCGTAAGGCTTATCCTCTAGATCCAATGACATCATGAGTTGGCTGATATCCACCTCATCTTCATCGGATGGGACATCATCTTTAGAATTCTTTTGTCTCTGTGAAATATGATTTTGAATCAATTGAATTGCCATATCTGGGTCATATTCGATGTCTTCGCTCCCCAAAAGCCTGTAGATCAACTGTGTTGTCTCCTCGAAGCTTAGGGAGATACCCTTAAGAAGCATCCCATCTACAATATTCTGGTGACGAATATTTACCTTTTCATCCCCATCGTTCCATGAGACAATGGCGACCACCGGCTGTTTATTGCTATTATCTGGCTCGCCGAGCGTGCCAATCATTTTACGAATATCACATTTAATTTTGGCCATCTTTTTTATCCCTCAACACTTCGTCAGGTGCCCCGAGTGTCGAATCCTTGTCTCTTAGTTGTGCTGTAAGTCTAAATGGTAGAGCACCTTTTAACCATGCCATCATGGCACCATAAATGCCCGGTTTGTCAAGGCTAAGATACTCCGGAAGTTCCATTATCATTATCACAGCAAGCGCATCGGCAATTTTAGGCACAGGCTGTGTTCTCATGAAATAGTTGCCAACCACATGACCCCTAATACACACTTTGCAGTGATCGAGTAATGTGGCATAATCCATGTCTGGACGCACCGGTAAAATCATTTTCAATAGAGCCAAATTAAACTGATAGAGATGTTGACCATACTCTCCTTCACCGAATGCTTTCGAACCAAATCGTGTTTCATAATATCTATAGCGTGCATACACATCCTGTAACATCCTTAATGTAAAACTCAGATACAATAGTTGGTCGGCTGAATAGCTCCATTCAGGATGTAGTTTTTGCTTTATTTTCCGCATACTTGAAGCCATCATTTGAGTATCCGAGGATGTTGTGAAGAAATTGAGATCAACCAACTGTTTAACTGCATTCCTGAAACGTTCAGTGGCAAATACATCGAGCAACCTCGTCATGAAATGAGCGTTATCCCACACGCCAGGATTTTCATCCAAGTCGCGGATGAGATTGGAATACGACTGTGCAAATATCCCATCCGTATCGTAGAATTGCATGAAGTATAGCAGGTGGTTATACTGTATCATTCTAGCTGGTGGGGGATTTTTCGAATTAGGCATCATTTCGCTTAGTATGTGTTTTGAATATTTGGAGCTGAGTAAGTATTCGTACGTTTCTACCGTTGGATACCAGTTACGATATCTTCTAATACCCATATCTTTTTCGCTCATTGTAAACTCTCCTCAATTTTTAAAAAATGAATATCTTACAAACGAAAGGAATAGTGGCATCACGCCACTATTCCCCTGATTCGAAACAGATCAATCTTCATCATCGTCGTCTTCGTCATCCAGTGGTTCTCCAGTGTGGAACCGTTGAACCTGCTCCGGATCATAGAAGCCGTCGGCTTGATAGCTCCGGTATACCCGGGCGAAGACCGCTGTTTTCTTTTTGCCTTTGAATTTCTTTCTTTCGTATTTCTTTTTGTATACAACCTCTTCGGAGGCGTCAATCGAGAAATACTGATCGGTAAAATCGCTGTTGGTGATGATGGCCATGGTGACTTCCGTGTCAAACTCGATTTCGACGCTTTTCTTGCTTTTCGCAAGCGTCACGAGGTATATACCCCGGTCACCATCGTCTTCGTCTTCATCCGGTTGATAGTAATAACCGAACTCGCGAAGTGCCATTTTGGCCTTCCGGTTCATCGTCAGTTCTTTCGACTGATTGAACCCGAGCAAGGACAGATTGCTGTGGAACTCTTCTTCACGGCTGAAGATTTCCGAGTCTTTGTCAATCACAGCTGCAATACGCAATTTCTTGCGCTCGTGCGTTACCATGATGTGGCGAATATCATTCGGCATCGCACCCATGACAACCAGAAGTCTGGAGATGAACTCATCTACCGCCTCCGGACCGATTTTGAAGATTTCGATATCCGGTTGCGAAACCGAACCTTTCAGTTGATCTAACACGTCTCCCATTGATAAAAATCTCCTTTCAGGATATGGTTATCAATCACACATTATTCAGATGACTAAATAATGTATAATCCATTAATTACATGTAGGACGTATAATATAATACTATATAGTCCGACATGTTCACAGCTATAATATATAGCCAAAAATATAAATGATACTAGTTGACGTATGCGAGTGAATATCGCATTGCACGATTGATTCCATATCTAAGTTCCTTCCGTGATTCCTTATCCGATTTCTTAAGGTCTTGCAATAAGTCAACAGTGATGTCATCCATCACCTCAAGGAAATTATCATCATCCTCTTGTGCGATAACACTGATATTGCCTTCGGTCTTCAATAAGAAGTATCCCAGTGTCTGTACACGAGCGGCTACGTAGTCAAGTAACTCGACACTATACTTTGCGTGCATATCATCCGCTGGCCAATGTCTCAGAATCGTCTGCTTAAGGGTATTGCAGAAGTTTACGAGATAGCCGGGGTTGTCCAAGAAGTTTATGACGTAATCGACATTGTAGTTGTTTAGGTGGACCGGAAGTTCCCAAGTATCAGTGTTTAAGATTTTTATTTCGTAGTCGTATAATCCCTCAACATTTTTCTTGCGGTAAACTTGGATGATATCTTCTTTCATTCTATATAGACGATCTATCTGTTTAACGACATATCCATACATTTCGAAATTCATCTAAATAACCCCCTAAATAAGTGGACTTACCGTTGTGCGTAAACAACCTTTTTTATCAGCATATCTCACGCAATGTGCTGTCCCACCTTGTTTGTCCCCGTTCCACGTAGCAATGATATGATCTGCATGGTCTACCATGTACTCGTTACGTATTAAAAGCTTATCTTTATGATATGCGCCATGTGGAACATCCTTACATCGATCATATTTTTCCAACGTATCTACATACACAATCTCGTCAGCGAGTAGCAGATGTTTCCGATATCGATTTCGATCTTGTTGATCATTCCATTTGATTGGTTGATCTTTAAACGGTATAGCCAATTGGATTTTTATCTTATATTTAGATGAAAGTTTCGTCCTCAGTTCCGTCAGAATATGAAATGCCATTTGGTCGATGCCCAATGCACCGCCACAGATAAATAAAAATTCCGTATGCCCACTGTCTCTCATACAGTTAAGGATAGCAACTGTAAGACGGTTCATAATAATTTTATTACCCGGTGTATCCCATTGGTATCCATATAATTTATTAGGCCGATGACCCGTAAAGGTAATAACTGTTCTAGTCTTTCTTCGTAGCTTATACATATCCGACCTCCTTTATAAATAAACCAATATGGGGATATCCCCATATTGGTTATCGTCAGATAATTAATGCCTTAAGTACCTTCTTAACACCACTAACCTGTGTCCGTGATACCTTTAAGACACTCGCATATGGTGAGTTTTCATAGTAATGCATGAAGTTGAAGTTATCCTCGTTTTGGAGGACAAACTCCAAGTTCATCTTGAACGTACTCAGTACATTCGCCCTTAGGTCCGCATATTGTTTATACTTGGATCTTTCCTCCTCTGTCATGTGTTGGTTGAAGATGTACTTCGTTTCGATCAGTTCGTTGATGAAGTAAATCTTCGCCAATTCCGCTTTCAACTCATCAAGTTTCATCTGCCGTTTATAAAGCTTCATGAGTCTGTTTGCACCTTTATAATATCTAATTAGATCTGCTTGATAGTTTTTCTTGATTAAGATCGTACCTTCTTCATCCACATCGAAGGTATAACGTTTCGGACTCAGTTTCGCTTTAATCCGTTTAATACCTTCTTTGATAGATTCCGAAAGCTCAATCGGAAAATCAGGAATGTCTACCTGCTGGAATGATTCTGTGATTACGTCGTCATCCCACTCTTGGACCATGTTTGTGACCTTTAGCTTGAATTTCTCCAACTGTTTTAGGTTGAAATCTACAATCCGAGGGTCTCTCGGGTCGAACGCCGGATTCCAGAGAATATCAGAGAGCATTTGCTCGTAGCATATTTTCTCGATTAAAGATTCGGCCGTCCGATAGCGTTCATACCACTCTAACAACTTACGCTCCCAAGTGTCGATCAATTCATCGTTATCATACGGATTTCTCTCTTGCTCGATCGTCTTACTAATAGACATAAAGTTTAGAATATAGGCATATGCAAACCGTTGGAGTTCTCGAATTACCATTGCATGATTCAAGTAGAATCTTGCAAGTTCCTGTATCTTATAATCGTCGAACTTGTCCGTTATCCATGATAAAGACCGAAGATGAGTAACAAGTTCATCTTCAGCCTCAACCTTGGCTCGAACACCATAGAGGCCGTTCCACCCGAACGCAGTTGTAGACCGAACACGATTTACGTTGAGATAGCAAGGATAGAATTTGGGGTTAGTCGATTGCTGATCTTCTGACCGAGTGGTCGTAGTAGCTTGTATCTGCATTTCTATCCCCCTTCATTACCATATTCAACGTAATAGCCTTCGAATAGATATCCGACATCTGTTCTTCATCAAAATCCATGTCGGGCAGATCAGATGGGTATCCAAGTTCAATTGCTTTATCATTGATACTGAACTGGAATCCATGGCGAGTTTTAACGTAACCGATATCTGCAAGTTTCTGCTCAAGTTCGCTGGATGGTATATTTGAATGGTTATCCATCAGGGTTTGTGCATATTCAGTCCAGCTTTCAATCATCAAGCGATCGTAATACAGATCTCGGTGTCCATTTACATACAACTCATTCCATTCCCTGAGGATTGCAGAGAATTGGATATGATCACGGTCTACAACAGGGTTCAGAGCGGCTGTTTCGTTCAATGAACCGTCATAGACAAGCAGGATAGGAGCCGAGGATTCGGTTATCCCGCCATTATTTGCATTCATGAGGTTAGTATTGGCATTATAGTCACGGTACATCAATACATAGTCACAATCCTCTTCCTCATCTTCATTGATGATCACACTCTTCAGTGTACCGAGGAATTTTTCACGGGATGCATAAGTCTCCGGAACAGCCGAATCCAGATCATCCACGGTCGTGATACCGTCTTGTTTTAGTAATGCCTCCAAGATCTGCCTACTCTCTTCGTTCAAAATACCTTTCAGCAGATTTACAGTCGCTTCACTCATTAACTTGGAGGATTCCTGTTCTTTCCTCATATTCGGAGGGACATACTTGAACAGTGGATTCTTTTTAGAGATACGTACACCGGATTTCAGTTGCTTATGCCGACGAACGATGTTGTTTGCAAGCTCTCTACGATCTTTTGACTTAGCCGTATAGAAATAGGCAATTGCTGATCGAAGATGTCTTTCATCTTGCATGGGGAACTTGCGAGCACTGGGTAGACCAAAATGCTTGGCCGGGATTTTCATTAACTCTGCTTTTTTCATGGTAATTACCTCCTTAATGTACGTCTACAAAGGATAAGAGATCAACATCATCGTTACGACCATCCATGCCCTTATTTCTTCTAAGCTCTCTGTATTTCACAAAATCCGGACTCAAGGCAATATCCATTGGGGTATAATGAGCCTTTTTGTCAAATAGGATTTTGAATACATGGGCAATTGCATTTACGTCATCCGGCTCTTTTAGTACCGTCTTATTCTTAATCATATCTTTCAATGTATTGATTTCCTTCGTGACGTCTAAGTCTCCATTATACCTAAACGTAGAGAGGAATGTTTTCTTTAGTTCATTTACTTTATCTTTTGAGATGTAAAAGAATCTTTCCCCGTCATAGTGAATCATATTCGTAAAACTGTCTTGAAGTGTGATCGTTATCGTAACGTGCCCGACTCCAGTGGGTAGGATATGGGCAAAGAAGTGGAAGAATAGACCCTTAGAGTCATCATTCCCAAACATCTTATTCGCATATCTGGTCATGTCATGCATCCACACATCCATCGGATCAATAGCTTCAAGTAGTGGAGTTTCATCGTATAGGATAGGTTCGAGATCCATGAGTTCTTGACCCTGAATATCTCGAACACGCCCATATCCGATAACCAACCCTGCTAAAACATTTTCGTTAATAACCACATAACGTTCTTTCCGTCCGTTTTGTTCATTCTCTGTAAGTTTAAATAGAAGTTTTATAAACGGAGCAAAGTTATTATCTGTGATCTTGATATAGTTGTGTGTCGTTGTGGTCCTGATCGCCATTTCTTTTGCCTTATCCTTTGCAACATCCACTGCTTGGATCTTTGGATGTGTATTCGGGTTATCTCCACCATGTTTGATCTCTACGATGAGATCTAAGATATCATTATAGAAATCGGGTGTGTGAGATAACATTTCCCCATTGTACTCATAATAGATTGTAATTGGACAGGGGGAGTGAATCGTTGACGGAGAAAACGAAAGGAAATTATCCAGAAACTCCAAAAACCGCTTCTCATAAGATCCCACATAAGGAATTTTGGTATGACCATCACTCCACAGATATTCTCCTGATATTTTCCGTTTGGACAGCATATACATTTGATGTGTCTGAGAATTCAATAGATGAGGGACACCGAATTTCTTCATGTTTCTCTCCGATGCCATAACGGAAAATGCTGTCTTACATTTTTCACTCCCACATAAGACCCTTACTCTTCCAGTGGGTTCATCAAATTCTGTAGGCGAGTTGCAGATACGGCATTTACCTGTAGTTTCACCTGCGTGATTCAATGCATAGTAGTATTTTGAAGCAGACATTTCTTTTGGGATTTGATCAAAATGGCGCGCATCCATATGATGAAGAACATCTCTTTTGGATGGCATATACTTACGACATATCGGACATTTCATATTGATTCCCCTTTCGAACATGGGTGCGTTAATGTAATGTCCTAGGGTTAAATAAACCCTAAAAAACAATCCATTAATAATCCAAGGGTAGGAGAGGATAAAATGAAAGACGTCACACTGGAGTTAGACGATTTCTCCCGTAATCGAATTATATCAGGTGCTATGGCAATGGCCCAGCAGTTATATATTCTATTGACCATGGTTCCTGGTGATACACCTGATGATCCAGAGAAAGGTATAAACATGCTCCAGTACCGAATCGGAGATGCAGACGATAATGCATATAAATTAAAGACGGCTATCGAGTCTCAGGTATCCAAATACTGCGACTTTGATACGTCTGACGTGGAAGTTATGTATCGCAATTCAGAACTCATCGTCGGAGTTACATCTCCATCTTTCTCAGAAATCGCTATTTTTAGAACCGATCAAGATAACGTATTGGTATCTATTATGAACTCTTAAAAAATATCCTTTAAACAATCAAGAAATCCCATCATTATAGTAGGAGGATTAAAATGTCCGAGAAAAAGAGTACGAAAAAACTCTCCGAAATTATGGAGCAGTTGGAACACAATACCTCACAATCTGAAAATAAGGAAGAATACGAACAAACGGTTGAACCACATGTCATCCCACCGTCAGTTAGCTCTGGACTTGAGGACAATGCGGTGTATCGTTCATTGACAAACGAACAAAAAGAACGATTGCTGAGTGGTCGGGTTGACCCCGACGCTGATGAGTTTGACAGTGCGCTCCAGAATACACAAATGAGCGCATTGGAGGAAATAAACAGTCTTCGTGAATCTCGGGGATTGGGCACCGTAAAAACTCTTACGGAGGCCAGCGAGCAGCTCCGGGATGAAGCAGACGATGATGAAGATGTAGTTTCTTTCCGCCGACAGATGGATCGGATCGGCGGGGATGAAACCGATGAAGACGAAGCTCCTACCACCGATGAAGAAGATCAAGAGGTTACGGAAGAGGAACGAATCAAGCGGCTGAAAAAGTTCGAACGCCAGCTTGAGAACTCTATCCCAATCTTCTTCGACGAGCCCGGAGTAAACCAGTCGAAAACTGCCCCCACACAATTCACGATTGATCATCGTACTGAATATGTCGAAACCGTTAAGTCTGTATTGGATGCTAACGGGATCAAATTCAATACGAAGAAAAAGGGCGGCCTTAAAAAAGGTCTCATGAGAAGTTTCATCCAACGGCACCCTCATGTCACAATGCCGTTGATCAACTCCGGCTTCCATGTTACGCTATCTGGGGCACCAATCCCGGAAATCATCCAGATGAATAACATGACTGCCAAGAAACGCTCAGAAGCAGAGATGAAGAAACTTGGCTTCATCAAGAAGCATCTGGTTGATACATCGCTGGGACGTCATATGAGTCTGTCTCAGTTTGCACAGCTCGTATATTACAAAGACATACAAACGTTGTACTTCAACCTCTTCATTGGGTCTTTCCCGGAGAATAACGAGTTCCCGGTGACCTGTGAAGATACGAAGTGTGGTCAGGATCTCAAGCTGAATATCCATGCGGCGGATATGGTTCTTAACGCGGATCAGTTTAGAGATCAGTCAGACTATATCCTGTATAAAAACACGGACATCAGTCAAGTGTTAGCACAATCCGCAGTCAGCAAAGAAAAGCGCGTTTTACTTCCAAACGGTCTTGTCGTTGGATTCCGAAACCCAACGATCTGGGATTTCATCGTGTTGAATGACACTTTGGAAGAAATGGCCGCTAAAACAGATCTCACGAAATACAGTTCCTCGGTTGGATACTTGCTGTATATCAACTACATTGCCATCCCGGATGAAGATGGCTTGTACGTGAAATACGACAGCATTGAAGAAATGTTGGAACTGCTGTCAATGGATGAAGACTCCTTGGATGTTATCGATGAGCAGATCGACGAGTATGCAAACAAGGATACAGTGCGCTACGGCCTCCGGGCTTACAAATGTCCGAAATGCGGTAAGCAGCATAAAGAAAAAGAGATTGACATGGCTAACTTCCTTTTTATTTTATCCCAGTCCTATCTAGCGATGAGGGAGATCAGCAAACTGAAGAAGAAAGAGGAAGTATCCTTGAGCAGCGGAAGATCGCTGAACGACGAATAGAGGACTACCGTTCGCTCTTGGATAGTGCAGACGAAATACTCGGTCAAATCATGTCTCATGAAGAGATCATAACCATGCCATATCGGGAAGTGATTTACGCACTTGAACGTAGGCGACTATTTCTGGAAAAGAATAAATCACAGATGGAATCCAAGGAATTAGAAAAGCAACTCACTGGGAATAAAAAATCGCAAAATAGATGACTCGCGGTGGATGAGGGGCGGTGTATGGATTGAATCATGGCTAAGAATAGAGCTGACCTACTCGTAGATCTTATTCGAGAAAACGGAAACCCAAATGCCGACCTATTCGATAGATTGGTTCCAAACTGCTACGGGGAACTCTATTCTCTCTACTCAATACTGGATGAGTCGGAAGTTCTCGACCACTGTGATTTTGTAGAACCTCCCCAGTTTGCAGAAAATGAACAGCTGACGATCTTCATTCAACTCCCCCCTAGTATGAGGAAACGATGTATGGAATACTTGAAGGAAAGAGACCACACCGTCTCCTATCTGAAAAAGGATCGATTCATCGTTTCAGTCACGCAGATTACCAAAGGGATGAGTATAAGTTTCAATCGTAATGAAGATGGGTAACCATTTAGCCTCTGTCTCTTTATAGGGACAGAGGCTTTTAATATGTAAAACAGCCAATAAATGATCTCGTGAGGTGAGGAAATGAAATTACATCGTGCAGATATAGGAAGAGTGGTGCGAATAAATGGTTTGAAAAGGGTATACGACCTAAGCCTACTCGATCGAGGTGTTCCAACGGAAAATGGCCTATTTAGTAACTCCATCTTCGGGTTCTCCGCGTATGAAAGAAAATCAATACCGGCATACATTGACCTAAAAGGCCATTACCTACACCCTCTCTCTTATTACAACTTGAAAACCTTGAATCGGAAATTTGAATCGTTGATTCTGGGTACCAAACGCTACCGTATTACAGATGATGGTCGAATTGAAGAAGATCCACAGGGTGAGACAGGGTTAGATTTCCTGTATAAGAATTGGAGCAAGATTAAATTCAAAGAAACAAAATCAATCTTTGGTACTGAGAGACAGAAAAGTTTGCAAGACACACCCAAGACATGGATCAATAAATTTATCGTTCTCCCAGCCTTCTATCGTGATTTGAATATTAACGAATTAGGGAGACCATCATCCGATGCAATCAATGATGATTATCTCAACATCATCCGGATGGTAACAAGTGTGTCCCAGCAGGAGCAATATGGATTTGTGTCTGATCTAACCAAGGGCAGAATCCAGCTACTTCTCAATAAGATCCATGACGAGATTGTAGATAAACATCTCAAATCTAAACATGGTACTTATAAGAAAGCCATCTTAAGTAAGAGTGTAGACTTTGGTGCACGATTAGTTATCTCCGCTCCTAAGATTGAGGGAGAAACGTTTAAAGACATGCATGTAAAGTTCAATCATCTGGGTGTGCCATTGGCCACAATATGCTCGAATTTCTTCCCGCTGGTTATATACGGTGTACGAGAATTCTTCCATAATGAGTTCGTCTATAGCGGGAAGTATGGGTATATAGACGACAAGACCGGAGAAATGAAATACACGACATTAATTGATCCAGAATCTGAATTCTCGGATGAGTATATTATTAAAATGGTTAAAAAATTCATCTTCGGTACATCTACACGGTTTGAGTCGATAGATATTCCGAAGAATGCTGATAATCTGAAACTTAAGCTGAAGATCTCGGGTCGGTTTGGAAAAGAGAATACGAGTATTCAACGGGACATGACATGGACCGATATCTTGTATATCGTATGTACGGATATCATACAGGACTCCAAACATGTATACTCGACACGGTATCCGATTGAAGATAATTTCGGTATCTCACCATTTAAAACCGCAATTCTCACAACGAAAGAAACTACACCGGCAATCATTGGAGATAAAGTATACAAGTTTTATCCAGTGGTAAAGCCTGACACTTCAAGCGATCGATTATTTATAGATACATTGACTCCACCTCTATCCTATATCACGGGATATGGCGCAGATTTTGATGGAGATATGATGTCCGTATTGGGTGTATTCACAAACGAAGCAAATGCGGATGCTGAGCGTCAGACCAAGGATAAAAAGAATATTCTCACACTGACAAACGAAAATATTCGGATAGTTCAACGGGATTTTGTCCAGACGCTATACGCATTAACTAAAAGACCTTCTCAGCATCCAGACGTACCAGAATTCAAGAACCTGTCACGGGTTGCAAAATTTTAATAGAAGTGGAGGATGGGAATTATCCCATCCTCTTATCTTATTCGAATAAGTTCGGATTAGCGGTTCTTTTGCTTCTTTTGCTGCCTCTCGACAACCTTCGGCTCAGGTTCTTCCTCGGTGATAACTTCATCAGCAACCTCTTCTGGTTCTTCTTCCGTCGGAGGTGTCTCAACCGGAGGTTCAGTTTCAGGGTTGGTTTCTTGCTCCGGTGGTGTCTCGGTATTCTCTTCATTTTCAGTCGGAGTTTCCTCAGTATTTTCACCGGCAGGTGGAGTTTCGTCACTCTCCCCACCCACAACTGGAGGTTGTTCATCTGCCGGAGGAGTGTTCTCTCCTGTAGATGCTTGGTTTTCGCCAGCCGGTGGAATTTCGTCGCCGCCTTCGTCGGGATTTCCTCCCTCGAACGGAGGTTGTTCTTCTACGGGAGAGGTAATCTCCCACGAGGGTTCTTGATTTTCGCCCGGTGGTATTGCAAACGACGGATCAGTTTCCATGTTACCAGCCTCGGTCCATGGGAATGGTGTTTCAGGATATTGCTCATCCCACAGTTCCGAGAATGATCGCCGGAAGTTGGTGGCATCGAGTTTTACCCGGAGTTCCGGGTCTTTCAGGAAAACTTCCCACATATTCGTGACACCGGATCTTGTCAAAAGGAGAAAAATCGTTTCAAATGGAAAAAAGTAAGGTCTATTGATTGGACTCCTTAGCCCGAACCCAACGGGCGTAAGTTCCCTCCCAATATCATTGATTACGACCCATTTCCCGTTAGCGGTGTTATTCATTTCACTTGTCCTCCTTTGTTGAATTAAGCCATGTCGGCGCTTTGATCTGCTACAAGCTGCTCTAACTCGTCGTCAGACAGCTGTTCAACTTGTTCTTCATCAGCGGTTCCCTCGATCCAAGTGTCGAAAAGATCTTCCAATTCGCTCATCTCTTCTTCAGTTACGGAGTCTTCGTCGGCCCCGGTTACAGAGTCCAAATCTTCGCCGCTTACCGGTTCGGATTCGTAATCATCCGGGATGACATCGTCCGCAGCTTCCTTGATCAGACGGGCTTGGTCAGCCTCTACCAACTTTTTATGTCTTTCTTGTGCAAGCATTGTAAACATAGTGCATATCCTCCTTTTAGAATAAACTCTGTCATTACTTAATTGTTGCCTATTTTCTGTAGCGCTTTAATTTTTACCTTTAGGATGACAAGGATCAGCGGTATAAAGTAGAATCTAAACAGATCTGTTACGTCATAATCGTCAATAATATCCATAAATTCTTCTATCGTAATATCTTCGTCATTGACGAATTTTGCAATGACTTTCTCCATCGGTGTAGCATTGTCATAATCCTTATCAATAATAATATCCGTAAATTCTTCTGTGTATAAAACAAATTCCTTTATATCGGGTGTGTGTGTAGATCCACCCGGTGAGAACTTGAACTCGATAGATTGCTCCATGAGTTCGTTGGACACTTCACGGAATAAAGACATGGGTAATGCCCGGAATGTTACATACTGCGTACCCTTGACTATCTTCCGTTTAAGGAATTTATGAAGAGGGAACGATCTTGAGTAGTTGATATTATGCTTCGCTTGGAATGGCAGTACCGTCTCAAATGCAAAAATCGATTCCAAGATCTCGTCAAAGTAAATTACACGATTCTCCATTAAGAACCGAATCAGGTATTTGCAAGTCCCGTAGCCGACACACCCGTCGAGATCCAAATAATCTGGTGTCTTAAGGTAGGCGATATCGGTATCAAGATTTTCATTCAGGTATCGTTCTTGGATAGTTGAATATGCCGCCACACATTCATTGAGAAGATTGTAATCTTGCTCTTTGATAAGGACGGTATCCTCTGTGCCGATGTTTCTAAAGATTGTCTTATAGCGTTCAGTTACCTGCCGTTCAATATTCAGGAGTCTTGATGTCGGAACAACACTAAACGAAATTTGATAGTGATCCTCACCCCGGATTGCTCGTATCTTCGTCTCCGTAATAATAAAGATAACCTCAGGATTAAAGTCTGGGTCGACAAAGTGGTCTCCGGGTAGTGGACGTATAACCGATACGTTTATCAAAGCCTCATCACTAAATGACGTATAACTACCTAGACTTTCATCATATACAACTTCACTCGTAATGGGATTGCGGGCAAATAGTGGAACACCTTCAACGCGTTTAAACTGAACCGGGGAATCATCTCCGACATATTGCATGATATCCCGTGTACCCAGTTCTGCCGTAGAGTTAACCCCATCGATGGAATAATATCTGACGAATGATGGATTAGAATCTGTTAAACGGCTAAATTGAGAGACGAGTCGTTCACGATGCTTCTGACTCTGATTCTCAATTAGATTTTCAACGTTCAATACCCTCATTTTATTTCACGCTCCTTTAATAATGTGTTTTTGATAAAAAAAGAAGACTGATAGTTATATATCAGTCTTCTCTGCATATTACGCGATGTATACGAACCTACATTTGATGCCCCGTCTGAAATTAGAGGATGCTGATACAAGCGCAATAAAGCTCTGGATCGACGAGTTGGAGCCAACAAGCTCGAACTGGTCTTTATCTTTCATATTGCACACTTGGGCCAGCCTTTCCATCCATTTATCCAGTTCGAATACGACGGTGTGTGACATTGCCTTTATATCAAACGAGTACACATTCGGGTTCGTTTCGCTATAGTCGATAGCATATATGCTATCGGTTATATCTGAAAACTGAATATCCGAATGCTTGAGTCTTGATCTGATATCCTGGAATATATCCGTATCGGGGTATGCCATTTCCATGAGGTTCGATACACGATCAAACTCGCGGAATTCCGCACGAAAAGTCACTCCTTCTTCGGTATTAACCTGTAGCAACACCGGTGTATTCTCTCCGGGTAAACTATTGAATTCGAGATGACCGCCCAAATAAGTAAAGACACAGTGGAAAGATACATATAGTTTCATTTTCGTTTCCTCCTAATTCGATATGACCTTTTTACTATTGGGAATTGAGATTGAAAACGATTTGCGAGTCAATGATAGTGCTTATAGATGTATAATCGGTAGTCTTGAAAATAGCATCCGTTAAGACCATCCGATAGATATGATCTCTCGTTTCTTCCAGATTTAAGCCTTGAACTTCGTACATCTTAATATTTTTCGTGTGACTATCCTTCAGTCTAGCGTTTACGAGTTTCCGGATGATGCTAGGAATTCTCTTAGTCTCTTCGAATAACTCGAACACTGGTTCAATGATTTTAAACATTGTACTTTTCATTCTCAACTCGTTTACTGAAACATATTCGGACATAACTGGAATAACCAACCTGATTGCAGTAGCTGCAATCTTTAAATCCCGTTCCTCTGCTGACAAATTTGATGCGACATCCACTATTTTTGTCTTAATGGATGGCGTAAATACAGTCATAAAGAGATAGCCCACAAACTCTGCAAGTGTAAGGTTTTTGGTTTCGTGAATTTTGAGACCGACCCTTTGCAGACTGTAAGCGAACTCTTGGGCTGTATCATATTCGGCTATGAAGTAGTTTGTAAAGTTGACAAGTTCTTCGAGTTTGCGTCTGTATGCCATCTTTGAAATTTTGAATTTAAAGATGCTCACATCTTTAATAGTTAGCGAAAACGTATCATCCACACAAGTTGCATGGGCGTATGCCGAACCCAGATCTTGCTCTTGATTCCATTCTTGAAAATTTGTAGTCATATATTTTTCCTCCTACGTAAGGTATATTTCCCTTATCTTGATTTGAGATTTTGGAACACCGAAATCATCGTTTAGATCATTATAGATGACTCTTGCATCCAATGAGTTTGTATAGGGTCTTACCCGATTACAAATCTTCTGGTATACATCCAGTTGGATATTGTCATCGGAAAAGAAGTTAATTGCGATATCAACCAATCCATATTGTCGGATTAGTTGAATTAGCGCACGTTCATAACTTGATCCGGATACACTCACGTGTATCTGGTTTTCATAAGACAATCTTGGTTCAATATTCAGGTAAACTGATAAGATATCAAACCCGCCTTCAGCCATATTAATGACTGTGGGGCGAGGGGACATCAAGTCAATCTTCGTGGGGATAATGTAAAACTTAAATTTCTCTCCGTCTACCATATCCCCTTCAAACACATCGATCATCGTATACCGTCCAATTTTCTTACTCTTTGTCGTATTACGTACAACGACATAATCCCCGTATGCACTAATGAAGCATATACCATATAGGGATAAGTCATTATAATAACGCTCTTTCTTTACTGGTATAACAACCTCATTTGACTTCAGTAGCATATTGAGTGATGTGTGGATCTTTAGTTTCATTAAATCGACTAATGACAATTTTGTCCCAAGCCTGCCATTAATGTAGTCTAATTTTGCCAATGATAGCTTGTCGTTTGGGCTTAGAAAATTGACGAATGCCTTTCGCCCTTTTTCTTTAAAACGTTTAGCCTTCCTTGCCGTTGCATTTATCCTATTAAGATAAACGTTGGCGTCATGGCGGTCACTGCCAATCATTCGTAGAAACTCTGGTGTAATTGCACCATGTTGCCCACAGCTTGCACGAAAGCAGATATATAACCATCTAGGGTCATCATCTGTAGGGATACGAATATTGAAATTCGTTTCACTCCGATTACTCCTACTGTCCCCGCAGTATGGACATCTACCATAGACCTTTGTCTTATCTAGATTATAATGTGCACGTTCTAGCTGGTTCATTAATATATCTAGTACAACGGCCTTTCCATCCATCTAACTCACCTTCATTTTGTGTCGATATTCTTTATATGGTGATCATAATATTTAATATTATCGTTGACTTTGGTTTCCATATTGAATACCCGTATTAAAATATTAGGAAAAAGCCTGAGGTTTCTCTCAGGCTTCTCTTCCCTCTCTTCGACGACCCATAAACCGAACCACGTTGGACGGCAACTTCACATCTTGCTCAATATGTCCACTATCAACCAACCGACGCGGTTTAGGTTTTTGTTTCTTATTCTGCTTGACTAGCTTCTTTACTTTCGACTTAAGTTTCTGTACCGCAATCTTATGAGTATTCGCTTGCTTTTCAGCACTAAGAAGATCTTTTTGGAATTGTCTTCTCTGTCTCTCCAATGATGTCATAGATATTTTGATAAATCCATCCGCATTTCGAGCATATACAGGCGATTCATCTTTATCTGTGGTTTGATCTACCTCTATAGCATCATCGGCGTAGATGTAGGTTTCACGATATATCTCGGTTGTATCACCTACAGTCTTACTATATTCGATTCGCTTCTCCTTTATTCTTCCATGAGTAGATCTATCATTATGCTCATTATGCGAATCTTTCACTTTAATCCTCCTCTTGTCTCTCAACAGCAACCAACTGTACATCTTTATCAGGATTTTCAATGTATTTGATTGCAAACCCATCCTCTTTAACGGCAGCTAGTTGAATCTCCTTATCAGGATTTTCAATGCATTCGATTGCACATCCATTTTGTTTAACGGCGGCCAACTGTATATCCTTATCAGGATTTTCAATATATTCAATTGCACGCCCATTTTGTGTAACAGCAGCTAACTGTACATCTTTATCAGGATTTTTGATATATTCAATTGAGTATCCATCTTGTGTAACAGCAGCTAATTGAACCTCTTTGTCAGGGTCATTGATATATTTAATTGCATATCCATTTTCTCGAACAGCGACCAACTGAACATCTTTATCAGGGTTCTGAATATGTCCGATTGCGTACGCTTCTTGTGTAACAGCAGCTAACTGTATATCTTTATCAGGATTTTTGATGTATTCAATTGCATATCCATCCTCTTCAACAGCAGCTAACTGCACATCTTTATCGGGATTTTTGATATATCTAATTGTATGACCATTTTGTTTAACGGCAGCTAGTTGAATCTCCTTATCAGGATTTTCGATGTAGCAAATTACATATCCATCGGTTTGGACGGCAATTAACTGTACGTCCTTATCGGGATTTTCAATGAATTCAATTACATGCTCGTCGTGTTCAACCGCGGCTAGTTGAATCTCTTTATCAGGATTTTCAATATATTGAATTGAACGCCCATTTTGTTTAACGGCGGCTAACTGTACATCTTTATCGGGGGTTTTGATGTAGCCGATTGCATATCCATCGGTTTGGACGGCAATTAACTGTACATCTTTATCAGGATTTTCAATATATTTGATTGCAAGCCCATCTTGTTTAATAGCGGCCAATTGCACGTCGTCTTTATCAGGATTTTCAATATATTTGATTGCATATCCTTCTTGTGTAACAGCAGCTAATTGAACCCTTTTAGTCGGATTTTTAATGAATCTTATTGTGTGACCCCTCATCATCACGGCCAGTAACTGCACTTCTTCGGCAGGGTTTTCGATATATTGTATCATAGTGGCGTCATCATGGATGACCATACATTGTATAACCACATGTGGATTCTTGATATATTTGACTAAACGCTTAGAATCTTTTATAGCGAGATACTGTTCTTCCAACGTGAGGATACCATTTTTCTTACCAATTACCTCAATAATCTCGTTAATATTCATGGCTATTATCTCCTTTTTTATCAGTCAAATAAACCCGACTGCGTTTTTATCAGTTGTAAGGAATTCGCCCTTCTTCTGTTTCTTATCTATCTCCCTAAGCTGATCCATTAAGGAAGACACATTTACAACGCCATCATAATGATAATATAACGCACATGATGTATAGACTTCGTTCAATACAGCCATGGAATATCCTTCGGTTTCCGCCACAATCGTCGCCAAACCATCTTCATCGACGAAATTCATAATCCCTTTTCGGATTAAATACTCGCGCCGTGTATCAGCTGTGGGTGGTTTAATTTCGTAGGCACGGTCAAATCGACCCGCTCTATTCATGAGCGCCGAATCAATTTGTTCCGGATAATTTGTCGTACCAATAATGAATAGTCCTTCAATTGTATTTATACCGTCGAGTTGGTTTAAGAATGCCGACCGACAATCTCTAGGTAGAGAATCAATATCCTCGACAACGAGTATTGAAGGTGTCTGAAGTCCTTGAAGTCCGGAGAAGACTTCGCGAATAGAATTACTTGATGAAAATTCAGTAACCTGCCAGTAAGTGGTCGGTACATCCATATGATTTAATAGTGATCGGACTAATGTCGTCTTTCCATTTCCCGGCTTCCCGTATAGCAAAATGCCTCTACGATAAGGAATTTTGTGTGTCCGATAGAAAGATCCTTCGTCGGTAAAGAACTACTCAACTGATCTGAAAATATCTGATTTTATTGTCTGCCCCAACAAAACGTCGGAAGAACCTATAATATTTTTCACTTCCTCAATCTGTGTATTCAGACCTCTTGGTGTATCTGTAAGTATTTTAATCTTCCCTCTAACTCGCTCAACGTTCTTTGCCTTTATATAAGTCATAAATACCTGTGCACTGTCTTCGTCTTGTGCAAATATAAACGAAAAATGGGTATAGTAGCTAACCGTGAATAACGATACCACAGCTGTGTATAAATTGAACTTTGGATGATAAATAAGTTTATTTCTGAGGAAGAAAATCGGTAAATCGGCAACCTCTCTTACATCGTTAGAATTAGAGACAAAAATGGGCTTATCCCTGTTTATAATATAAACCAATTGGGATAATCCACTTGTAAGGTCTTCATAAATACACCATGCATAATCTTCATCCCCACCCGGGAATGCAATCAATAATGGTGAGTAGTCATCGTGTTTTTCCACATATTTACGAATCGACGAGATAGTGGATGTAAGCGCCCCAATTTCGCTTTGAGTGTTCTGTTGGGTCAGCCATGGTGCGTTTTTTAAGTATAAGCGAATACGGTCGATAGCTTCTTTGTCCATAATCGATTAATCTCTCCCATATAAATAAAATAATTGAGAGGAACCTTTCGAGGGTTCCTCTCTTCTTTCTTTAATGCTTGTATCCATGTGTAAGTTCGACCACGTAAGGAATGACGGTGGAATGATCAATTTCTTTAAGTAACAGAATATTCGATGGATCAATCGCGACGACCATCATTTGAATAAGTGGAGTAGGTTTATCGATGTACATAACAGCGTTCGTATTTCCGGCCACAGCGGCCATCTGCACAATTTCAGCGGGTTCTTTAATGAATTTAATAGCCATCGGGTCTAAATCAACAGCCACCAACTGTATAAACTGCGATGGTTCTGTGATGAAACCTATTGCATCAGGTTTCATCTTAACTGCCATCAGCTGGAGAGCTTCGCTCGGGTTTTGAATGTGTTGAATCGCATAGGGTGATTTCTTAATTGCAGCTATACAAATATCTTCACTCGGTGATTGTATAGCTGCAATTACATATGGATTATTCTCGACAGCTACCATTTGTACATATTCGTCAGGATCATCTAAATAACAGATCAAACTGCTATCATTTGATACTGCATATGCTTGCATTTCCGGGGTAGGGTACTGAATATATTGAATTGCGCTGTAGTCTTTCGTTACAGCCGCTCTCTGCACATTCTCGGGCGGATTTGCAATAAGGCGAATAATCATGGGATTTTCATCCACGATTTTACACAACTCATCATCCGTTAATACGAGTTCTCCCAACCCGTGGCGAATAACATCTATAATTGTAGAAGGGTCGCTGCGATACATCCTTAAGTCTTCAGTTGGCTCGACCTTTGCGACCTGTACGACCTTTACGTTATTTGCGGTATCTACAAATTTATTCATCTACTTAACCTCGCTTTTATTATTTTTCTTCTTCTCAAAAATACCCATGACCAAATTGAGCTTATACTCTTCTAGGAATTTCTTGTATTTGAACTTGCCAACCTTGCCATTCTTGTACAATACTTTACAGGTTTTCTCCACACCTGTAAGATCGTAAAATCTGGCGGAGACGTAGAGTTGGTTGGCGCGATCAAATGCTTCCTCTATGATGAACAGCTTCAATAGCTGGTTGATCGAATAGATGTAGTCAACTTGAGATTCGGGGACAAACCAATCGCCGGATTTGCTTTCAGGCTCATACCCGTCAATACCAAAGAACTCGTATTCCCGTTCAAACACAATGAACTGGATTTTGATCAACCGCTTAAAGCTTTTGATGGGAATCTGTTTGTAGATTCCGGAACCGAGATCAATAAGTACAGAAGCATTTGGATGCTTCTGAATAATCTTTTTCAATCGGTTCTTCGGAATTTCCCCGACACACCGGAAAATTTCTTTCGCGGTTTCGTCGTATATTACCATTGCCGCGCCCAAGTGATGTTGGAAAGATTTCGGCATCACTTTCGGCATGTTCTTCTTGAACTGCTTCTTGAGAAACTTCTCAAGTTTGGGGTGATCTTTCTTTCCCAAAGAGACTTGCTTCTTGCCGGGAGACTTCTTCAATAACTTCTTGTGGTGCTCCCTCAGTTTCCTTAAAATCTCTCTACCCTTCTTAGTTGGTATCAAACGATACATGCAGTTCATCTCCTTTTGGTCTATGATCCCTCTGTCCATTATGATTAAATCGGGCAGATGAATCGTTATCAACCGTATCTAATTATATAGCTTATACCGTGCTAAAAATTTATCCAATTTCAAGATCTCAACCGCACCTGATTTGTACAGGATGTTAATCTTCTCCACTACATTGACGTAGTTATACCATCCAAGATCACGATGGTATGCTCTCAGCCCTTCAATCAATCCCTCTCTCCGAATCAGGACATAGAGGAGTTGATTCAATGAAGAGATACGGTATGTATTAGATACCGCGTTAAAATATTCGCTATCGCCATCTTCCAAGATATTGATGTCGATGGTGAGAATTGCATACTCGATTTTCTTCAATTTCCGGTACGCATGGAACGGGATCTTGCGAAGAACGTTTAGTCCTGAGTCGACTAATACGTGGCTTTTATCCAATACATCTGAAAATTCGTCCATCTTCTTCTTCCTGATACGACCTCGAACGGATACATATTTCGATATCGGTTCAGGTAAGAGGACGATATTATTTCCACTCTCATGCATGAAATCTTCAACTTCTCTAACTTCCTTATCTACTTCCATGAAACGGCGAATGCGTTTCAAGACTTTCTTTTGTTTGTCGCTCAATTTCTTGGTGGCGCTTTTGGATTTCTTTACCGCGGCAGTCTTAGTGGTGCCCTGCACGCGATTCTCAGATAGGATATCAATTAGGTGATTAGCCTCTATCGTCAGTTCATTGATACCCCGACCTTGTCGAGTCGAACGTCCTTTGGGAACAATCTTAATCATTGCTTATCTCCCTTCTCGCATAATGCGTAAAAAATAAAGAGCATGCATACACATGCTCTTTATGGGTCTTAACTTGGTTCGCTCATATCTCATGAAACTTTCGCCTAAGATGGCTCACTCGTTTTGCATGAAACTAATTCGAAAAATATGGTTCGCTCATATCTCATGAAACTTTCGCCTAAGATGGCTCACTCGTTTTGTTTGAAACTAATTCGAAAAATATGGTTCGCTCTGACACCTATGATACTATCCATTAATCTTGGCTCGCTCATTTCTCATGAAACTTTCGCCTTAAATGGCTCACTCATGTCTTATGAAACTAATCCAGTACACATGGTTCGCTCTGACACCTATGATACTATATCCCACCAAATGACTCACTCACTCTTGGTGATACTTTCACTCATGTTGGTTCACTCATATCATATGAAACTAATCCATCGCATTTGGTTCGCTCCATAATCATGATACTATCCCTCCAAATGACTCACTCATTCTTTATGGTACTATCCTGTTAAATGGTTCACTCATTTTGCTTGAAACTAATTCGAAAAATATGGTTCGCTCCTTAATCATGATACAATCAGTTTTTGATTAGATCGTCATAGTGTGCTTCCAGATTCGGAACTTCAATCATGTGTGCATGGTTCAAAATGGAGATAGCAAAAGGTTTCGGTGGTGCGATTTTGTGATGATGTAAATACATTACATGGTGTAGATGAGACAAGAAGATCTTCTCGACATATCTGCGAGCACTTGACTCAATATGTCCATTGGTAATCTTCCCACTCTCATAGGTTGCCTTTGTGTCAGTCTCGTTTACAAATTTTCTCTGCTGTAAAGCGCGTTCGGCTCTTAGCCTATACTCGCCCTTTTCATTTTTCTCTTGCTCATACCGTTTACGTCCAAGATAAATCTTCCCATAGTAGTCCGATGGACGGGACGATTGTTTGACGAACGAATCGGCAATCTTCCACATGTGTGTCTTTAAGTCTGCGTTCCACGGACGTTTTTGTCCCTTGTCCCATGTAACGCTCGGGTCTAATCCTGCAAATCTCCAAAATGCGCCTGCGGTTTCCGCCTTTGTAATATCTAAATGGGCGAGTAACCCAGCGGCCAACACGGGACCAATACCAACGATCGATTTCAACCACCGACCAACTGGTGTGTAGTCTGTATAAATATCCAACGCTTTCTTAATATTATTTTCAAGCAGTGTATTATTTTCGTTGATCCACACCAGAACACCATTTGCTTCTCCCAACTCCTCCGACGCCCTGACTTGGTTGGAAGAACGGATTCTGTTGTTCTGAATCTGATAATAAGAATCGACCAGATATCTGATATCTTCAATGGTCAATTGGGTAACTTGTCCTTTCAAATCCTTGGATAGCTTTTCAACTGGGCTCCCCAGTTGCTGATCTTCAAAATTGACATAGTCCATCGGCGGTGCGGACAGATTGTCCCTACGCACCGTTGTGAGTCTTTTTTCTTTGCGTTCTTGTTTCTTTCTCTCCTTCTCTGCTTGCTGAGCTTCATATTGGGCCAACGTTTCAATGGCTTCTTGATCTCCGGCGTTTGCCTTTTCCTGTAGCAACGATAGGTTCTTCTTCGATAGTTTTAGTGTTTTCATCATACAATAGTTAGCCTCCTAGTAGTTATTAATCAATACGCTTTGATAATATATGCTTCGTTAATCGAGTTCTAGCGGATTATATATTATTAAAGCAGTATATCAAAGGAGGAATTTAAAATGCAAACAGAAGTAAATCAACCAGTTATCCCCGAGGTAAAGACAGATCGCTTATTTGTATTCGTACACGGCGATGAGAATGAGCAAAGCGAATTCATCAAAGAATGTGGGGAACACGGGTGCTACGCCCATCCTATTAAATTCATGGTACGTCAACGACCGCTATCATTCTATCCTAGAAGTAAAGATAATATGCCGCTGGATACCAAGATATTCATCAACGGTGAGCGACCATATATGTCAATATCTAATGCAAACCCCGATAAAATCGGTTCGTATTGTAATTGGACATACTTAGAAAGCGCAATCCAACACGGCTGGAAGAGATTCTTTTTGAAGTAAAAAATAAATGATAAGAGCCCAAAAAGGTGGGCTCTTATTTTTTTTAGAGTTGAGACTTTAGGATCTCCGTATCAAACGCTCTAACTATTAGCAGACGTAAAGCCACACCATCGGCTAACTCAATAGCTTCGTGTGGATCTCCCAGCTCAAATGAGAATGATGCCTTGACATTACCCTCCGCATCAATAACGTATTCATGTAGACGCATACTCTCCATCAATAATATATCTGATACTTTTAACGTTTCCGTATCAAAATCAAAGATTAGATTGCTAAAGGAATCGTCGATTGTTAGCTTTGAAAGGTAATCTAGCGTCACATTGTCCTTATTTTCAAATGTGATATGACAATATCTAGGTTGTATAGTAAGTGTGTCTACTTCAACATCGAGGGTAGTCTGTGCAATAGACTCCATGAATAATTCATTTATTTTAGGATATTCGGTCTCTATTCGTGTAGGCATGTCCATTAACTGAACTATATTAATAATTGAGTCTGTCATGGCTAATCCTCCTAATAAAAAGAAGAACGGGAATTGACCCGTTCTTCTTTATTTATTGAAAATCATTTGCACAGCCGTCTCACGCTTAAGCAGCTCATACAGTTCATTTACAGCTTCCTCGTACGTATTCCCAGCTTGTCGGAGTGAACTAGCCACATCCATGAATTTCTCGATGGAGAGGTTGGAAGTAACCAATCCTCCACGGGTACGAATCATGATATTTGGCGTCTGCACAATACCCGGAAAGGAATCTTGGGTTTCAAGTGCTAAGCCGGGCAATAAATGTTTCGATACACCTCTGATGAGATTCTCGAATGTCCACTGGTCCATAATTGGCTTCCTCCTTAGATCATTTCGCCTAAGCGAATGCATTCATCTATAACCAATTCCTCGTTGATCTTAATATCTTCCCCAAGTAACTCAGGTTTCTCATGATCAACATAAGTCATTGGTGTATTTGTAAATGTCGAAATTGGTGTCAGTATGAGATTGTCGTTGACAATACCCATCACATCTTCATACTGGCTGAGTAAGTTGATATATCGCGGAGAGGATTTGATCTTATTGATCTTCTTATTGCCAATCTTCCGTCCGATAATCTTCTTCGAAATACTACCGGAGATTAAGTCAGGCATAATTGTAAATCCTCTTCGCTTTAATACCTCTTTCATGATGATGAGAAGACGATAGAAATTTTTCTTCTTGATATATTTCATATTTTCCATACCCTTGAAGTCATCCGCGAAGAACTGGAAGACTAAGTTGGTTTGGAATGGAGCCATAACCAAATTCTTTTCGTAAAAGTCAAGATCTTTCTTGTGTATTGCAACGTTATATTTCGTAATCAAGCGTTTTATCCGGTTGTCACTTCCCTGACTGGAGATAATGATAACCTGCTCGTTTATCTTGGCAGCATTCATCTCCAAGTGCTCAAGGCCAGACATGGATTTATTACTTTCGCGTTTGGAATTAATACTTACATAGTCACGTGTGTCTTTTCCTTCGACCAAATGCTTGAGTGCACCTCGAATACCGGCGTAGTTCAAGTTGATCATGATCGCGTCGAAGGTGTATTTAAACATCAGGTCATGAATGACCATCTTGGTTAATCTTGTTTTTGCAATAGCAGGTGTAATTCCTTTATTCTTCTTTCGTGTCCACATACCTGAATCATGGTGGACAGAATCATTAATTGCGTTATCCACTGTCGCATAAATCTTGTTGTAGATGTTTGCCCCATCTTCAAACAATGGGAACAGGGCGTAGAAGCAATTATACAAATAGGTCTTGAGCGCTGTGCCCCTTACCATATCCGGCCTTGCGACATAGAAGTGTGAGATAATCGGAATAGAGATCTTGATTGCCGTACTGATGGCCATCAGAATTTTCCCATGCCGATTTGTAAATTGCTGCGGATTATCCTTGTACTGCTCTTTCTCCAACGAAGTTTCGAGATTGATACGATATTGTTCTTCCACGAAGACCTTAATCTTCTCAACCATTGTCGGACTAAACATGCGGTTTACGAGATCGTCCACAAAACTTACATACGTATACGTCATATTGTTCAAATCTGCCATGGCTTTCATGTTGACATAGCAAGTGATTAACTCTTTGTCATCATCATAATATGCCATGAATAGATTCAGTGTATCGCAGATCAGGTTTGCCTTGTTGTAGAACGCGATACGAGGGATGTGGAAAATGTTTAAGTTCTTCTTTTCGAAATTGAATACGCGATCAAAGTCACAGATGATTGTGTCTTTCTTCCCCTTCCGAAACAGATTTAGTCGGGGATTCAAATATTTCTTGGGTTTACTGATATCTGCTCTCATTCTTCGATTTTCATCTCCCCAATATTATACTCGGTTTCCTCTCTCCCGAAGATAATATATAGCCATACTCTTATGTACAGCTTTTATATTCGCCTAGTTGCTTTTATTTTGCCAGATTTGGCAGTCGGTTTTATCTTGGCGTTCGAGAGCCCACTCTGTATGGTTGAAGTATTCCGTACAGTAGTAATTGCCTGTTTGTCCTTAGGTAATTTAATATCGCCACTATCATAGACATTCCTACGTTTCTTCTGCTTCTTTTCTTGGATGCGAGCTTTTTTATTTTCCTCAACCTTCTTCTTACGTTCCCCCTCCGTATCGAGCATAATCTTGTCGAAAGGTACGAATTGAGACTTGAGAAAATTGATATCAAACTTTACTGCATCTTGCGTCAGCTGTGAAACCTGAGAGTATCGTTCCTTGACATACCGAATGGCAAAATAGGCCGTCTTTTCATACCCCACAATATTAAATGGGTTCCGTATCTTCGGTGGGTTATCATAAGCTTCGTCTGGTAAAAGAGATTTTAACTCTTCTACCAATATCTTATTCCGACGAAATACGTTCTCATACGTAAATACAAAAGACGGGGAATTGGATATTGCTCTTAGCGACCAGTCTAAAATACTACCGGATACCAATGAACTTTCCCTTTTGATCTTTAAGACTACATCATAGGTGATGGCATCAAATGATCCAGAAGGGATTTTGACATGAATGAAAAATTGGCTGCTACTTGCCCGGTAGACAACGGTTTCAAAGGAACCCTGTCCATCCAGTAGGTCTTTATACATAGGGTCATACTTGTCTTTCCAGTGTTTAACGTAAGATGTAACTGAGCCTTTTCCTTGTGGATTCGATAGGTATTGCATAATACTCATTTTCATTGTCGGTTACCCCCTTAGAAATGTGGGTATAGAAGAGTAGATGGCATCTCGCTCGCCATCTACTCTTTCAATTTTATCACACTTGCGCTTCAAACTCTACATCATCTACAAAGATTGTATGCGAAGTTGCCAATATGAGTGCAAGATCTACTCCCTGTTGGATGATATTGATATCCGTCTGTACTGGGTTAATAATCTCCCTCTTAATGGCTTGTTCGCCACCACCCCGGAGGTCGATCGTGCTAAACACGAGATTTCTCATAACGTCACTTGGTGCCTGAGGAATGCGAAGCTCGCATGTTTCTTCGTCGAAATACTTGAGTCCAACGTCAGTCAGCATTGTTTTCATCAAATCTACTTTCTCATACCTAACGCGGTTTGAAATCAGTTTGCCGTATACCTCAATATAGGCGTTTAGGATACATTGAAGAAGAAGACCATATAGACTTACTCTGCTACCCTGAGCATCAGCTTTCCGTTGGAGGGATATTAATCTTACCACGGTGTTCATGACCGCCGCATTACAACCGGCGGTAAATCCATGACGAATTGTCGATTGGAGTGCTTTGAGCCCATCTTCGAACAATCTAAAGTTGATCCACTTCCGTTGAGCTGTGTCTCCACCGATATAGGCGGTAACTACACCTGTCGTGAGCATTTCAATCCGTGCACGAAGTCTGCCTTGAGCAACTCGATTTGTACCTGAGTCCTCATTGGTCAGTGTTCCCGATGCCTCTTGGTCGATCAGTTCTTCCAAGGTAGACCTCAGGTTACTAAGATAAGCATCAAACTCTTCTGTAGCCGTAAACCCACCGAGTGTGATTTTGCGTCCCTTGACGCTGATATTAGCAGCAACACCTTTGCTCAATTCGACAATTGACGTGGACGAAATTGCAGTATTCTCAGGTAGGTATGCGCAGTTCGTGATCTTCAATAGATCATAGAACAAGTCCTTATCCTGAATTGTATTTGCCGAGCAGTAGGCCACGCAGAAATTGCGCAGAACTTCAGGTTGCTGACGAGATATCAGCTCGACATACCGGTAGAAATTCTCATTTACGCCACTACACAAAATCAGCAGCGATTTGTCTTGTGTCTTGAGTTTGTTGACGTAGTTGAGGATATCGGTTTCGATATTTGCCTTTCCGTCTACGATAATAACCTCTACATTATGCAATTTACAGGTTTCCATGTCATGATTGCCGAACGCAGGATTCATCAGTTGACCCTTCAGGTTGACACCTTGAACGGTTTTGATGTAACTCTTCTCGGTTCTGCTGGTTTCGATAAGGATATTTTTATCAGCCAATCCTTCGACCTCTTGGTAGAGCGTCATAAGGAGCTTGGCGAGTTCTGCATTTTCATCCGTGGATGTATTGACAAGGTGCCACACATCATCAGGAGAAGAAATTTTGATTGCCGTCTCTTCCAAACTTTGAATGATTGCACCCTGTATGCTGGCCATGGCTTCGGACACCTGTGTAGGTGTGTAAAGTTTTTGAATATCCTCATTCTTTTTTAGCTGCTTATACAGTTCAGCCACAAATAGAATAGCGGTGGTCGTACCATCGCCAACCGTTTGCGCCTGTTGGCCAGCCATATCGATGACCATCCGGTGTACAGCATCCGCAATGGAACCGTCGAACCGCATCATCGTGACGTTTTCGTAGCCGTCTTTGGATGCTGTCGTTTCTTGCTTGGATTTGAAGAGATTAAACGTGCCGTATGGCCCATAAGTTGCACCTACGGTTTTGGCGATGATATTTAATGTATGCTCAACCGTTCCGTCGAATGTATGTGTGGGAGAGACATTTTGTTTGAAGTATTGGCGATTCATATCGATTTCTCCTTTAGATTTCGGATTTAATAAAGTCCCTTGTAATATCATGCAGGTTGATATAAGCTACGTTGTAATTATACTCTTGCTTTGCATCAAATACATGCTGACATTGACTGACGATTCGATCTTCTAACTCCGAGAAGTTATTCATGAGTTTGGAGACGATGAACGTCATGCTATCGACATTTGTCTTGAAGTTGAATACAATATCGTGTACCATTCGAATGTCGGGTAGGAATATTGTGGTAATTTTATTCTCTTCAACAAATTGCTCAACCTCTTTTACGTCGAAGATGTCAAACATGACATGCTCACACCGTTTCATATCGGCTAGACGTTCAAAAGGCGAGATAGAAGCAATGAATATTTTATCGACGAATTTCTGCAATGCAACGACTGATAGAACCGAGTATACATCTGTCACGGGAGATAACTGGCTAACCTCAACATATTTCTTCTTAATAAAGTTGAAATATGAAGGTTCATTCACATCATTCCCTAGTACGCTGGCTGAGTTTCGCTCTTTGGCATTGCAAAAAAGATAAAAGTAGCCGAATTCATCTAATCCATCGAATAATGGATTCTCTGCGCCATTTTCCATCATGTATCGGGCAAATCCGACACTCTGAAAAAAGATGGTATTGTAGTTGAGAACCAATATTCGTTCGGGTCTGGATAGTCCCATGGTAAGCATAGGCTAATCACCCATTCTATAGAATAATGAATTATCCGGATCAGTATATCTGACCCGGATTCATCATGTCGACTTACAGCATTTGTTTAATGATATTGTCTACCTCATCTTCCGATGCGTTAACGATTTCCGCGCTGTATCGGGTAGTATCTTTACCACCCGCGTACCGTTCATCGCCGGATGGAGCAGATCCCCAACCACCATCTTTGCCTCGATTGGTGTTATTGTTGCTCCGTGCGCCCGGCTTCGAAAGGTCAACGTTCAGTGCAGCAGCCAGTTCAAATACATTTCGTTCCCATTTGGTTCGTTCGTACTTGGAGTCTTCTTTCTGTGCATGCACATAACCATTGGTCATTGCATTAGCGAATTGCGACAATGCCGAGAGGAAGTATTCGAATTCAATACTTTCTCTTTCTTTATCGTAGTCGCCAGTTTCCGGGCTGTAGCCCTTGATGACCAAGTCCATGTTGAATACGTGTGCCAAGAATTTGGAGGTCTTTTTGTCCTCTTCGTTCATTTCTGTATAGATAACGACCGCCACATCAGACGGATTTGCATCTCCAGTCAATGACCGAATCTTTTTCCGAAGCTCTGCGACTTGAATGATTTCTACAAGGCCGCGTTTAAGTGGGATAGCGAACCCGTCAAACTGACCGGTTTCTTCCAACGCTTTCAATGCCTTGTGGCCACGTTTGGCCAAAAGTTTGCAGTCCTTTGGTGTAAGATATGCGGTCACACCCGAGCTGTAATCAAAGGATGTATATTCACCCTTTTTGTCCGACGACGGAAGATGGATAGAAACACTGGCCATCTTGTTAAAATAGTTGACTGCAAGCGCAGTCTGCGTTTCGTAATTGCGACTGACGTATCCATATGTGTTACTTGGGATGTTTTGTCTTTCTCTTTCGTTATTCGTGGCCATACTCATTCTCCTTTGAATAATTTGGAAAACTCTCAATAGCTTGTTTCAATTGCTGTTAATTATTACTCATAGATATAATATATAGATGCATGACAAAATAGCTAAACATTTATAAAAGGAGGTTGGATACTAATGGCAGATGGTCAACTGTTTACTTGGGAGTCTTTAGCCACGGTGAGTAGTTCTGCATTACTCGTATTCTTATTTGTACAATACACCAAAGCAGTAGTTGACAAGTACGTCAATATACCTACAGATATTTACGCAATAGCCGTATCGTTCACCGTTGTAATTTCGACTCAGGCTGCTATCGGGTCTAATATGCATGACTGGAAGGTCTATGTCTTATCGTTCTTTAATTCCTTCATCATTGCATCGACCTCAGCTCATCTGCATGCGAAAACAATAAACCCCCCTAAGCCTAAGCCAAAAAAGAGAAAACCGGTTAAACAAGATTCTCCCCCTACTGATGAGAAGCCAAGCTATTTGACACCTGATCAAGATGACGGGATGTCAATGGAAGCTCCGCATTACTTAGAGAGAACTCCTGATCCGTAAAAAAGAAGAAGTAGAGCCGCTAAGCTCTACTTCTTTCTCTTATATTGAAATTACATTAGAGATGTACTGATCACTCTTACGTTTGTACACTGGTCGCACACCAATCTCCTCTAAGATCGGCGTCACTAACCCCATGTTCTTATTCAGCATCGTTTCAATATCCATTCGCTTCAGAATCCAATCAGGGATATCTTCATCTAGGGGAATCGCGATCTGAGTAACACCAGTTTTCATTGTAGGACGTTTCAAAATCTCAGACATGCGATCAAACATTTCCCTATCATCCAAGGCCAGATCGGCAATATCTTTGGTGGATTTGATATTGATCTTAACCAAGGATACACTGTTCGGGAATGAGATCTCCTTATCCGGGTACAACGCATTCCAAATATAGCATGCCTTAAACGTGCCATTGGACATGGCATCCTTATAGGAATCCATGGTTTTTACTTTTTCAATCGAGAAATATTCTTTGTCTCCACTCTGTAATGCACCCCTTAGCTTATTCTCCAGTTTCATAAACTGCCTCAAAGCCTCAGGGATATCAGTGTTATCACATACGATATATTCAAAGAGTGTGGACTCGATGAATTTACCGACTGATTTCGGAGCCGCCGACAGTTTCTTAAAGTCAAACCCGGCAATATGTTTCTTAGGTGGCCAGAGATATTCGCCCTCACGGAGAATAATGGATTGCAGATACCGCTTCTTACCGGACGCGACCAGAAGAGAGAGTATGCCAAACTCATTCTTCATTTTATAGTCGCCGAACGGATGATTCTGTGCGTTGGTATCCACTTTAAACTTGTTCAATACGCGACTGATAACTTCAGTCAGAATGTAGGCCACAGTATTCATCGATCTCAAACGACGCTCCTCTGCTACCCGATCTGACTTCTCACCCTTTCTACTGATACGGGATATCGACTTCGTCTCCATGTAATTATTCAACCGATTCATCATATCATCGACACAGATGATATTACTATCTGTATCAATAACAATAACGGCATTTCGATTAATCCGGATCAACCGATCTACCCGTCCATAATACGGATAGTTGTATTGACAATACTCCAATATGACGTCGGTCAATTTCTTCAGATGTCTTTCACTCATCGCTGGTGGTTTATTCGGGTTCATAAACAACGGCGTATTGATAAAGAACGTTCGGATCAATTTTTGGATTTCAACGTTCTCTTCAATGAATGCATGTATGTTGGATTTGTAATATAATCGGTTCAATGCCGTCTGTGGGATATTGGATAGTAATTCTTTGATGATGGTTGTGTCCAGATCTTTAATATTCTGACACTTACGCAGTAGACGTTCCAATACTTCTTTCTTCGTCTTATCTTTCGTAACATATACAGCATCGTTAAACTTCGGCATTTCTCTGATGACATTATCGCAAAAATGGAACAGTTCATCCATATCGTAGAACTGAATGGTGTCACAGAGGAAATCCTCAAACGTTGTCATCGCAAGTGCGATATACGTCTGTCCCTTGGACGTTGTTGATTGTGCGACATGATAGGAGTAAAAGGCCGATGAAGGAGCGCCGGAGACCCCATATTCAGAGTTTGTAAACGTCTTTTTACGATTCTGTCTAAGTTTATAGTCCTTGGCTTCCTCTAACTCGTTACGCTTCTCATGTTGGATTTCAATTTCCTTTAAAACGTCACGTTGCTTGATAAGCCCATCGATCGTCTTCAGTCCGGGGCTGATTGGACCTTCCTCGTGACGCTTAAAGAAAGTTCCTGATTCTGTCATGATCGGACGTACTTCTATTATCCAATCTACAATGGAAAGGAGTGTCGTGTCGTATTCAATATCTTCGTAGCTATTAAAGAGAACACAATCTGTATCTTTATGATCTCGTTTAAACACCCTCGATAAGAACGGATATATTAATGCAATATCAGCCGGGAAAATAACCGATAGTACACTATACATCTTGTCCGACCACAATTTGTAGAACTCGCCAAGTTTCTTTTTCTTGACCAGTGCTTTCTTCGTTGATTTATTCCGATAGAGTATAAATTCTCTGACATACTCATCTACCCGGCGTAGACCAAACCATTTAATACCGATTTTGATATAGTCTTTGGTTTCAAAATCATCTACAAACTCTCCACCCCGTAAGTGAGGGCTTACGCCATATTCCAACGGAGATACCTTATCTGGAATGATAAGTCGTCCGTGTTGTGTTGACCTCGTTGTATTATTGACGAGTTTATTAGACGGATACATTGCCTTAGCGTCGAGGTCTATATTATTCTTGAAAATACGATTACTTCGTTCTCCATCAAATAATGCCACGCCGATTGGGTTGATTGCAACAGGATCACCCACCAATGCACCCTTGAGGGTCTCGACATATGCACCACTCTGGGGAGCTTCTACTTCTTCATCGTTGGTATTTTTTCTCGTGAGATAGCTCACGTTAAGGTTGTTGCCGAATACAAACCCTTGTTCGAAGTGGGATATATCCCATAATCCCTTCAGACTTACTGTTTGGCGGTTGGCTTTATCGATTTTTGTCCCGGACTCATAACCCTTCAAGAAAACGTCATCGATATCGCCCGTCTTACGCTCGATAGCTGTTAATAACCAAACGTCCGTAATACCATATAGTACAAAGTTTTCATATTCCCGAATCGCCGCGTTGATAACGTTGACGCCTGGGTTATCGTAAGTCCTCTTTTTCTCCTTTAGTTCAATTGAAGCGACATTATCCAAGCTACTTGAACCATAATCCTGTCCACCCTTACGACGACCTGCATATGTCAGCATATCGTCCACATACTTCGTGTAAGACAGACAGTTGAACGAATCTCCGCGGTTTTTATAATCATTCTTAAACTTCTCATCTAAATAGTAGTTAATGTGGGTATTCTTGAAATCGGGGTGAGAAAACATTGCTGCCGGATCTATACCCAGATATTCAAGTTTCTTCTGAATGTAAAGGATATCGTAGGACATATTCCATATGCCTGTAAAATCCGGCTTGAGTGTGTGCTGGAGTTTGAATAGGGTGAGAAGCATTTCGTCTTCTCGGTCGAAGAATAAAATATGATAATCTGCGTTTCCATATTTTTTATCAAACTCCTCATGTACTTTCTCGTAGAATGTATCGATATTCCGCTCGAATTCTTCTTGCTGTGGGTATCGTTTATAATCCCGGAGTAGAAGAGTAAAGACTTTGGGTTTATAATTTTTTGACCCATCTACTGCATAATCATAGATGATGGTGACTGCCGATATTTTACACTTACCAGTCTCTTGATCGTGTCGACTCTTCCCGTATACATCGGTCTCGATATCCATAAAGGACTTTGTCAACTTAAACGATGTGGGCTTGTAATGAAGATTGGCTGTAATATAAGCATAGTTCTCAATATCATAGTCTGAGAAATATACATTACGCCATTTATGGACTTCATTCCTAGCGTTCCATATCCCCAATTCCGTCGCACGATCGATCGACTGCTTGAGGAGTTTATCCCTTTCACTTAATAGGTTACTGCCCAATAACTTATAAAGATACCGCTCCTTTTCGCGGTACGGTACACTGTGTTTGTCTAGTACCGCAAATGGCACATATTCTCTTGGAGTACGGAAATCATCCCGATGTTCAGGTTTAACCACATAGATATCCGTAGTCGGATTTGTGATAATCTGGAGATGTTTCTTCCCCGTGGTATTATCACGATAAACGACATGTAGGTAGTCGGGTGTGTAACTCCCATCTTCTTTTTTCCTTGCTCTAAGATATTGCACATTAAGTATTAATACATCAGCTCCAGCTTCGATTCCCTGTAATAACGGCTTAGGAAGCATTAATGTGATTTCCTCCTTCTTGATTTCTTGATCATCAAAGTGTTTTCTCCTTTCTAAAAACCTATGTAAATAATATGTACCCGAAAAAACAGTCCTATAAATCGAACTTCATTTAGGAGGGATTTAGAACATGGCTAGACCTAAAAAATTCCGTGTACCGGAAGAGGATATACAAGAAGCCGGTCTGAAAGCGGATTACTTTGCCGATCAACGTTCATCCAGTGGATATATTAAAATCCGTCTAAACTCGACGGGTGCATCCATGATGGCTCGTTCAACAGAACGGGAAATCGAAGAACGGCAAAAGGAATTGGAGCAGCTGAAGGCTAGGCATCGGGCATTAGAGAAAGAAGAAGTGAAATCTGAAAAGAGGTCCAAAAAGGAAAAGAAGAAAGACAAGAAGAAAAAGAAAAAAGAAAAAAAGAAGATGAAGGATCTCCCGGAAGCATCACGAATACTATTCGGTGCTATCGAGGATTATAAGGAAAAATTCCACAAGTCCAAGAAAGATAAGAAGAATGAACGTAAGGACTTTGAGGGTGTTAGCTCCAAAACAAAAGGTGGAACAGCCGCTCCGAAGAACGAGGAAGAAGAGGAAAGAAAACGGAAAGAACGAGAAGCCCGCGAATTCGACAAGAAGTTTGAAGAACCTATCACCCTGCTTAGACAAACAGTCTTAGAAGTAGATAAAACGATCCAAGAAATCGATAAACTCATCATAGAGACGAAAGAATCCAGAGCCCGCAACCGTGGCGTTATGCTCAAGGATCTTTTCATGGCCAAAAACGGTCTCTTATCTAACCGTACGGCAAACGCACGGGGTATAGGGGACCTCCAAAAAACAAAAGTGGATATCGAACAAAAACGGAAGAAAGAAATCGCCGAAAACCAAAACGACAAAAATCAAAACGTGGCACTTTTGGCGAAAGTTTTCCCACACCTTGTCGCAAACACATCTTCCCGCTTAGCGCCTGAGAAAGATGAGAAGGAGAAAAAGGATAAGGACAAAGATAAGAGAAAAAAGAATAGATCCGAATCCGATAGAAGGTTTTCTGAGCGTGCGACGGATTTGATCCGTGAGGGTAAGATTGAATTTACACCTCATGAAGCATCCATAGATATGGAAGGCAAATATAAGGTGGCCGTAAAGAAATCATTCAAGAACCATGATTGGGAATTCATTGCAATCGACAATAATGGAAAGGAGCTTCGGAAGTTCAAGGAACAGTATCCGGGCGTACTCCCGAAGAAGAAATTCCATCAACTTCGATTTGATGATCAAAACGACGTTGCAAAGTGTTCCCGTACTGACCAGGTGTTCCAAGTCATTCCGGTTCCTTATCTTTGACAAAAAAGAAGAGATGTCAAAGCGGCATCTCTTCTATCCGTTATGTATTTCTTAGATCAATTCCCGATTCTGTACAAGCGAAACAACGTTATCTTTCGAAATGGTTGTTGCCCGCTCTCTTTCCCGTTTCATCCTGTCGAACTCTTCCAGATCATCGAATACCGCAAGCGTTTGTTCATGTGCTGCCTTTATCGGGCAAGTGCGACAATCCATATCCCCACGTCTCATGCAAATACTACATGAGACATGGAATGCAACCTTTGCATCTTGTCTTGAACTGGCATCCAATTGACGCTGGATACCTACAGTTTGAAATCTGTTTATCCCTTCTCTCGCCATGTTTCCATTTCTCCTTTAATATGTAGTGGTATTTCATATGTATAATATATAGTCAAGTATAGGGTAATTTACGTACGTTGTCAATACAAAAAAGAAGAGTAGGATATCCTACTCTTCTTCCTCTATCGAATATACAATGAAATCTCTAATACGATCTTCGGTGAAGCCATTCTCAACAAAATAGAAGATTTCATCACCGGTTAATACCAACTGGGCTTCCTCGTTCTGAACGAGATGTAGATCTCCAGCGATTATCCGGAACTTTCCTTTAAGCCTTTCATCTTCTTCCAATATCCGAATGAAAAGATTCTCGACATCCACGACGGTTGCAGCTCTACTACTAAGCCCATCAAGTACGTTTGAGTACGATGAATATTTTGCAGCAACCAAGAATGCCGCGCTAGGTGTCCGAGTAGATACCATCCGCCCAGTTTCATCCTGATAGTAGACGATGTCATCTTTCATCAGGAATTTACCCTGTTGGCTTTGGTCGAAAAGCTGATTCACCGCGGCGAGGTGTTCCTCTTCTCGTTTCTGACGAACCGTCTCAATCAAGGTTGGTATTATTTTAATCATAATCGTTTTAATACTCCTCTCATATTTAACTTCTTTAGAATCTTTGCATTCATAGATCTCGTCAGGTGAACGTCCCGTTCTCTATCTGTCCCTCTAGGGACTTTGCATACTCAACCATGAGCTGAGTATGCATTGCCCGTATTTGACTATCCGATAGACTTGCATACCAGCTTAAAGGATACTTGTAGTTCTGGGAACGTTGAATGTTATCAATTCTTATCTGAATATCTAACTCACGAGTTGTATATTCACCATGATACATCACTACCACCGCCCCTTGGTAAATTATATTACATAACTACCATTATCGTCTTGCTGGTTATCGAAGTTGGATATAGGAAATATAGGCGCATCATATTTCTCACACCATAGCACAACAGGAAGAACTTTTTCCATAAGATTGTGCAGTTGTTCATCTACTTCACGTATGAAACGCCACCATACATTAGTTTTACTTTCACCGATGCCAGGTATACGCCCATTCAGCCTAGACACCGCTTCGCAAATAATTTGAAAGTATAGAACTCCAACTTCATTGACGAATTCGAACAGCTGATTTAATATCCCGGCGTCACTTTTTTTCCCTTTCCAAATAACTACATGTTTATTATCTTCACCCAATACTCTTTTCTCCGCATAGAGGAGGCTGAATATATTGCCTTTCACCATCATCATCTTATAAAATTTGTCATGTGAGTTATAGACTCTATCTCTCATATTTCGTGGTAACTTATGTGGTTCTTCTGCTACCTGTTGGCATATGTTATCCATATGCGACATTAAACGATTGAATTTCTCATTCATCTCGTCGAGCTGTGGCTGGAACAACTCGACGGTCCAAGAATCGACAATCAATCTATTCGCAATCCAGTTAAGATTCTTTCCTTGTGTAAATTTCTTCATCATCCATTTTACTACTTTGATAGAAGATTCAAAAGCTTCGTATTGATCCATGCTTAATACGCGAACAATGTTTCCATCTTTCATGCTTATCTCCTCCTAGTCTCTTCTCTTGTCGATAATATATACTTAAATTATCACACAATGACACCTAGGTGGATTAATACACTTTAATGCAATCTTTACCCTTCTCATTCAATTCGTGACCGGGGAATAAGATATACGCAATGCTATCCTGATAAGCCTCATAGAACTCATAGGAATGAGTAATGATGTATATCTGATTGATCCCGATACGCCTAGCTTGTTTCATCAGAATATGGCAGTAGATCATTTTATTGCTGTTCGACATTGCCGCATCAACCTCGTCAAGATTCAATATCCCATAGGCTGAGATAATCTGCTCGATGATTGCCATTGATAGACAAGTCGAAATAAACGACCGCTCAGATGACGATGCTCTGGATATGTCATCAGAGATTTCACCATTGTGTTGATATGGTATTGTAAACTCCTTTTCGTTGATCAGGAATTTGTGTAGATAGAGTTGACCGTCGAAAGTCTCGCTAAGCAAAGTATTAGCACTCTGACGGATTTCATCCACATACATATTCAGGATACTTACTGGAATACCCTTATTCGTCGACAGTGCATCCCGAATTATCGATAGGAGATTCAGGTTCTCCTCAAGTATTTCTTTCTCCGTCTTATACTCTTTAATTTTCATCTCTTGATGTTTGTAATGATCTCTCTCCTGTGTAAGTGGGCGGAGTTTTGCCTCTACAACCTTTAGTTTTTGTCTACGTTCCTCGATTTTTGCATGTAATTCCTCAATCCGTTCGCTCGTTCCCTTCACTGAGTCAAACTCATTCGATAGACGTATGATTTCTGTCTTATTTTGCTCAGAAGAGTTGAGACGTTCTTTCAATTCGATCACTAGCGTTTCTCGGGAAGAGATTAGTTCCAGTTCATCTTCTAGTGATTCAAGTAGCGCATCTTCCTTCTGGATGGTAGAGACTTCGTTCTCGTAGGCTTTTTCCAGTTTGGAAATTTCAGTTTTCAGCGTGTTAACGACACCATCATTGTCTTGTAGGCCCTTAAGCTCATTCATGAGAAGTGGGATCTTCACACTACGAATCTCATCGAACTCTTTTTTATCCTGTAGGATTTCAATGAGTTCATAGAAGTTATTCTCTACTCCCTTGAGCATGTCCCGTTCTATCAGTCGATTGAGGAGCTTTTCAACCGTATCATATCTATCATTGAATGGAAGCTTAGAGATTAGCGATAGATTACTCTTATAAAACGTAATCATCGTCTCAATCTTCATTTTCAACTTATGAATTTCAGTCAGCTTCTCCATTCTGATCAATAGAGATTTATACGTCTTGCTAAGGTCGACCAACTTTTCTTGGAGATTGTCAATCTCTTTCTCGATTGCAATCCACTTATGATAGTCCTGAAGGAAAGAACATGAATCGATTACGCAATCTTTCGGGCGTTTATCTAGTGTATCCTTGAGATATTCATACCCGTTAAGAGATGCGATATTCGTGTTCAATCCATTGATCTTTTCCTTGATTGTCTCCAGTGTTTTGGCTGTCTCTGCGTATTCAGCTTCAAACTTATTACTGAACGCATAGATACATGCTTCTTCTATTGTATTATGATTCTCTGATGCGTTATGAATGTCAGTCATGAAATCTCGCAGGTGTGAGATGATATCAATTCCACGGATAAGATCATCCGCCTGTAGGGAAGTGTTAAGTGTCTTAATCCGTTTGTCGAATTTCACCAATCTATCCTTGTATTCTTCCAGAAGATCAGATAGATCGGATTTCGACTTAGACCCAGATAGTTGTCTAACCAAAGACTCTTTCTCCTCGATTGAGTCATATAGTCTCGACTTTGTCTCCCGTCTAGCTATCAATGTAGACGATAACCCGACAATTTTCTCACGAAGAGAAGCCCGTTTGATTACCAGCTCTGACAACTCTTTATCAACCTCTGTGATACTAGCTGGTTTGTCCGTATCGCCAATGAGTCTTTGAATCTTGGATTGAAGCTTCTCTTGCTTCTCATTGAGATCTTTCAATTCAGACCGAATATGTCGATAACGTTCTGTGAGTTTCTCGCTGGGGTCCAAGGTCTTAATTTCAGCTTCGTATTTATTGAGCTTGCCGATTCCCCTGTCCCTTCTGGTCACCAATTCATTCGTACGCACTTCAATATCTTCCAGACGTTCCTTTATAACGATTTCATCTTCCATCTTCCCCAGCTTGTCTACCAGTGAAGATAGAAAGACTTTAACGTCCCTATATTTCTTGCCTACAATTTTCTGGTAAACGGTTGTATCGTCCGCTTTAGGAATGAAGTTGTAGATATGGTCTTTTCGATTTGCACCAGTCATCCGAACCAATGAGATCATATCTTCATTCTGAGCGGATAGTCTCATGAAGTCTTCCGTTACTCCAAATTCGCGTTCTACAGCAATATGGAACGAGGACACATTACCGTTAGGGTTCAAGTCGATCTCTTTACCATCAACTACCTTATGGATAAAACTTCTTGTTCGGTGACCATCTTTTCCATTGGGGATATACACATGACGAATCCGTATTTGATCGTCCCCATCTTGACGTTCGTAGATGAGCTGTTTGTATCCTTCCTTATTTTCTCTGATGAACTTATCCCGTTTGTCGGTTGTACTTGAGAATGGATGAAGAATAGATAGAAGTGTGGACTTTCCCTTTGCATTATGACCCAGAATAATAAAGACCCGTTTATCTTTATATTCCTTAAAGCTGATCTGGAGCTTTTTACGTCCAAGTCCATTGTATATACCGATGAAATTTTCGCATTCAAAGTCAATCAATCTGTACACCGAGACACTCTCCTTTTGATCATATCCCTATAATAATACATAGTTTGATTTTAAATAGGAAAAAAATAAACGGTGGTATAGGGTAAACCCTATCCACCGCTCATTGGTTAAACCGAGACCTTCTCATTTTCGGTTTGCGGTTCCTCAGATTTTTGTTTCGAGACGAGCCATTTGTTGATGACCCATTCTCCGCCTTTGCCGAGTTCGTCGCTCAGAATCTTGAACGCCGATTCGAATGGTTTCAACAATACCTTGAAGCGTGGGATGACATCGTTGATAATCATCTTGGCACCGCCGATTGCCATTATGATCGGAATGCGGTATGTCACCGCCAGATCCAGTACCCGCGTCGAAACTGCTTCCATGTAGCTGGTCACATCCACGATGAATTCCGGATCGTACTCGATGATGATTTCATCGTTAACTTGAGAGATATTGATCGCCGGGATGGTTCCGCCGATTTCCAGCAAGGCATCGACCGTTGTCGAAATGTCACCATTGGTGATCAACGGGATATCCATATCGAACTTATCATTGACAATCTCCGCAATACGATCGATCGTACCTACCAGTTGTTCACATTCGTTGATTTTGAAGATAATTTTCATGATTTTTTTGCCTCCATTTTATGTGATTATTATTACGATACACTTAAATCATATATATTTGACACGCTATAAAATTACGGATAAAATAGATTAGCATCGATGCCACAATAGATCAAAGCAACGAAGCAAGCGAATATGACATCGGGTCTAGTCAGTCGAACCGCCAGCGGATTCGGCCTATGCGTAAAGCTTACTACAATGTACGAAACCATGCTAGGAACACTGAGTAAAACGAATAGAATAGCCGTTGCAGCAAAAGATAATGAATTGATACCGCCTGCCATTACAACCGAAGTCAACGCCAAAACCATGAATAATCCCAGATGCCTCACGATGAATCTTACCGTGCTTCTGATTTTAATGTGCATGTAAAAACCTCTCCCTGTTTATAATATTGATATGTACTACTTTTATGATATATAATTATGACTATGTAAAATTACGAAAAAAAAAGAAGAGATCGGGGAAGCCCCCGATCTCTTTATTGTATTCCTGTATGGCCAAATCCACCACTACCTCGCTCAGTCTTGGTCAAAGATGTTTCATCTTCAGCCACAAACCTTACCCTCATGCGGGGAGCAATCACGATCTGTGCGATTCGATCTCCGTGTTCGATCCGTACAGGAGACTTTGATACATTTTTGTAGACGACGAATACTTCGCCCCGGTAATCCGGATCAATCGTACCCGGAGAATTCAGTAAGATTAGTTCCGATTTTGTACTTAGACCACTTCTAGGTCTGATTTGAGCCTCGTACGCCGATGGGATTTCCATGCGTATACCCAAAGATATCTTTCTTTTTTCGCCGGGCCCGATTACAATATAATGGGGCAACCCTGCGGTATCTTGGATAAACGCTCTGGCGTCTGCACCTACGGCCTCCCTATTTGCAAATTTAGGGATAAACAAAGGGTCGTGCGGAACAATCTTGACTGTAACCAACGGCGGCTGATCCTCGATAAACTCACGAATCCGATCAACTATTTTCTTAAGCATCATTCATCCTCATCCCTTCGTGATATTACATCATCAATTGTCGAAATCGTATAAATATTTTCGTCATTAATCGGGAAGGTCTGGTTGTTGAAAACAACGATAGCCTTCTTTTCTTTGAACATGGGATCTTTGGCATCTGATTTGTCGAATAGGATAACCCCATAATTCAAATCAAACACATCGGCGTAGTCTTTGAGCTTGGAGAAAGTAAGCGTGGAGTGTTTCATTAGCGCTTTCTTTGCATTTGCTCGATCTGCCGGTGTTACAAATCTGTTCCTGTAACTATTAAAATCGATTCGTTTCAACCATAAGGCAAGTCTGACTGCCTTGATGCCAACGTCATCGATATTTTTAATTGGAGGCTCGAATACTTGACCTGTGTATTTCAGATCGTTCACATCAATCTCCGATAGATACTTACTAAGATCAGTGTTGATTGTCTCCGGTGTGATTTTAAACACCCGAGATAAGTGGTACAGTGATTTTTCTTTATCTGTCTTCGGATGGACAATATGAAGCTCATCGTCCTCGTCCGCATAGATTCCGGGTTGTGTAACATCCGGATGATATTCACCCATAAAGGGGAGCACTTCTGTACGCCGCATACGACATCCTCTAAACGTACCTCCGAAAATGTACGCGTTGCCGACCTGCAAAGATTCTACATCTTGAAAATCATACACCCTGTAGATATACTCTCCAAGCCGAATGATTTCATTTGATAGGTTCAACTGACATTCCTCCTTCACCACCCTCGATCGAACGTCTTGAGTGGAGTTGATTTGCGTGTTTCTAGTTTGGATGTGGAATCATTTTCTGATTCTGTATACTTTTTAACCTTGTAAACTGGTTCCATGTCTTCGTCAAAATCAGATAGACTGGTCTTGACAATATCGATTTCATATTTTCCAATCTCCGCACATTGCAAGTAGGTTAAAGCAGCCAACCCCGACGTGTGGAAATCAAATCTATCGATAATTCGAATTAACGTTTTGAACGTCTCATAGGGGACTTCTACGGAAGAAAGTGATTGACTAGTTAAATTAATCAATACACCCTCGATTGGGTCATATAAGTCCTCATCGTAAACGATAACGTGCGGTCTTACGGTTACAAGTCTCAATCTGTTTGCTTCAAAAGAGATGATCGTCTTTTTCCGTAGTTTCGGATTGACAACGAATCGCCCTTCTTTATTTTCCACAAACAACTTGACTTCCTCATCGTCGAAAAACGGTAGTATGGTTGAGAATGACTCTACGATAAAATCTCGGTTCGTTATATTGATAACCATTGATTCATACCCATCCGAATTCTTATTCTCAATAGTTAGAATAGAAGAGTGGGATAGTCTCAAGGTTGTCAACTTTTCAGGTTCCTTATATTTCGATCGGTAGGTAAATTCTTTATGGTAATAATCTCTCTCTCCATCCAAATTAGGTCGAGATAGCTTTACCTTGTGATAAAGAATGACGTTCTTCGCAATCGACATAATAGGAATGGAAATACTATCAACGTATTCCCGTTTTGTAAGCTTATACACATATTAAACCCCCACAGTATAATGTACCGGGTAAGTTTCCTCGACATCGATGGACCATCGACCGATTCGTGTTGAATAGGGGTTACTCATAATCTTCACCCATGTATCTCCCATACCGGCTTGATTACTAAGCTTAATTGTATCACCCTTCTTGAAAGGAGGGACCTCCTTTAGATCTAAATCGATGATGACCGAATTTAGATTTAGTGTCAATACTGCCTTATGCATGACAACTCTCCTTTAGTATAAATACGACCAACCCTGAAACTACAGAGTTGGTCGCTACATGTGTATAATATATATTGGGTTTGGAGGCTGATAATTTTTTATTCGTCTATAATGAACAGTTTGCCCTGCTTGGCTTTCTTCGCAAGATGTGGTTTGCGACGTTCAAACTGCTCCATCGCCTCATGGAAATCTTTATTGACAAGTTCCATATAGAATACGAGCTTTCCATTATTACGGAGTCGCCCGGATAACTGACTTGCATAGATCTTATTACTATACGGAATAACGTTAATCAAGAATTGGAGATTGTTTATATCAGCACCAGTTCCGATACCTTTATCGGTTGCTAGGATAATGTCTCTATCCAATTCTTGCTCACGCTCTTTACGATCGACATCCCCCGTATACATACCAATAGAAAATTCACTATAATTGACTTCGAGGAATTTCTTGATGGTCTTAAGTAGTTCTCTGGTAGATCCTAAGATCAGAAGTTTGCCGCCGTCTGTTCGGTACTTCATAACGATTGTCTTAATGGCTTTATCCATTGCAGTGAAAAAGGCATATCTAGCACCTTCTTTATTTGCCAGATATTCCGAATACAATGCAGCGGATAATCCATCTTTCGTCTTACATGAAAGACGCTGATCAATCGTTGGTGTATGGGAGTAGAGGAATATAAACATCATGATGTAATTATTCTCGATAGTTGTAAGTTCCATGCCCAAAATAGGCACACCTTCGAATAACTTTTTGAATACGATATCCTCTTCAATCGAACCTCGTCCTGCGGTAGCTGTAAGATAGAAATTACGCTTCACATTAGAGTAGCAGTCAATTTTGACATTTGTCTCAAAATCCATATGTGCTTCGTCAATAATCTTAATCCCCGCACGTGTCATTTCAATCATCTTCTGGAACATATCCCATCCATGTTTTTTGGCAAAAGATGAAGCCGTTGCACGTCCAAAGATAAAGAATTCGACGTCTTGGTGTTTACCGTCTATAATCTCCAAACAAGTTTTTGACCCTACGACTTCCAGTATGTGTTTTTCCTTTCTGTCCGTCGTGGATAGTATGGTATCTATCCACTGGTCATTTATCTTACTGATTCGACTCGGTGTGAACACCACAGCCTTTTGTTTGAAATGTGTAATAGATGCTGTGGCACAATAAGTCTTTCCTTTCCCCGTTTCCAAATCACAAAATAATTGAGTATGATTCTTTGTATAGGCATACTTGCTACTCCCACCACACAAGAAGGAGATAACTCGAACCTGCAATTTCTCCCGTGGTGGATGCGTCAATTTTATATTCGTCTTATCAAAAGCATTGGGTTGATCATTATAAACAATCTTCCGTCTCGTTACGCTCTCCAATAGCGTCTCTGACAACCCTCTTGGGATTCTCAATTCTTTCTTTTCAGCATCGTAGACAAACCCAATAGGGTTGAGACGAAACCTCCGTTTGTCGTATCGAGATAATATTCGCTCCAGTCGTACACAATCCCCGATTTCGTATTCGGGAACGATATAGTGTGAATAATTCGCAGTAATAGAATCCATCTCATACACTCCAGTCTAAAAAATGTGGGCCGTGAATTCAAGATTCACAGCCCCTCATTATTATATAGCAACTTCGTAACTAAATTTCTTCGAATACTGGTAGTTAACCAGATTGAAATGCTCAATGCGGAAATCATAGAAGTTCTTGACGGAAGGATCAATTTCCAAGACCGGCGGTTCAAACATAGGCTCTTGGACTTGGATGACTGCTGTTTCCAAATGACGATCATAGATGTGGGCGTCGGTGATGTTAAATACCAATGTACCCATTGGGATATTCGTTACTTGAGAAACCATCCGCTGTAGCACGTAGTATTGAAACACATTAAAGGGATTCCCTACGCAGATGTCATTGGACCTGACGTTAACCGTCAAGTTTAACTTGCCATTTTTACGAATCCATTGACTGCTCCAGACGCAGGGTGTGATTGTCATGTAGTCCAAATCGTTTTTATCCCAGAGTGTGACAATGTTACGGCGACTACCCGGAGATGTGGTAAGTAAATGGAGCATATAGTCCACTTGGTCCATCTCGACTGACGAATGCGTCCACACAGAATTAGAATCTGGTCTCGGCATGAAAACCGAACGACATTTCTCATTCAATTGGAAACCATATCCCTTGCCGATCGTCCCACCGAAACCACCAAGTGGGTTACGGACTGCCCATGAATCCCAAATATGAATACCGCGTTCTTGCAGATAGGATATCTCATTACTCTTCTGCTGCCAAATCCATAATATTTCATGTATCGCCGTTTTCCATGCAACAAACTTGGTTGTTAGAATCGGAGCTTTATTATCGTCTTGATTTTCGAATTTCAATTGGACATCATTTACAGCTTTTGTGGCTGCCGGTGTGCCGTCCGCCCATTTAGCTCGAATGTCCTCGGGTTGTTCCCACACCCCGTTTTCGTAAATGTCCATCACAAGTGCATTGAACTGCTCATCAGCGGTTTTCGTTGTCATTATTTTTCTCGGCTCCATTCGGCGATTATTTTTCTTGCTTCACCAACCGGATCAAACTCATTCTCAATCTTGACAGGCCCTGCCAAGTGGTAGAGATGATATTTCTCGGTGTAGATCGAATACAATACTCGCAGTACAGTCTTACGTTGATTTAAACTGATATCTACTGTGATGTCAGACGATGATATGATAAGCCTAGTGGCATACATTATCACTTTGACATACCGCGTATCATCTGTGGTCACATCGTCCGACTCTTCAACATCACTTGGGCTGATAATAAATACTTTATTCACGTCGATTGTTGGGAGGTCGGACAGACTATTTCTAAGTTGTGGCGTATCTACAAAATAAAGATAGAAGCTGAAAATATCACTTTGACCAAAGAGGATGTGCAAAATCATCTCTTTTAGCACATCCAGCTTCGTAATAATCACAATCATGGTGGTGTAATCACCAGATGCAATTCGATCCGTTGATTGATAGAGGAGTTTGTCATATTCGATTAACGCCTCTTGGAGGTTACTCCGACAATGAGAAAGTTCAGTCTCACATTTGGCGCGAAGTCGAGCTTCAAATTGGAGCTTAGTCGCCAAAAGTTCATTGTCGGTAATCGGAACATGTTTAAAGTTCCACATATTTCGAGCTGGGTATTTCTTCATTGCTTCTATTGAGGACTGTAATTTATCCAGCTTTGTATCTATAGTCGGAATCATCTTGACTGTGTTGATCAGTTCCCTTAACCGCTTAAACAACGTTTTCACCCCTTTTTAGAGTTAGCCAGAGGAAAGTTGATCCTCTGGCTATCATCGTTATTCGTTAATAAACATCAGGCTATAAATCGACGGTTCAGTTTTCTGGTATGTCAGAGGTGTCCTAAGCTGTTCTTTGACTTCTTCAAACATCAGACCAGCGATAACCGAACTGCTCAAAATGTTTGCTTTATTCATACTGGTTAGTTTATACATGTCCGGCGTTTGGGGCTTCGACCAGTCAGGTGTTTTCAGTACGTTATCTTTACTCCGTACTAAATTTCGAATGATCATCTCGATATGCACCGATGGGATATTCATCCCACCTTGCCGGAACATCTTGTTCAATACCGTGATGAATTCATCATAATCTTGCAGGCCTTTAACAGGCTTCTCTCCCTTTTGGATAAACTTCGTGAGCTGCTTGATTGGTTTTGTCAGTTCATCATTACTAATCCGAAGGAAGACAAGTGGCGATTCCGTGTCGATTTCTTTCAATGGGATCGTAGTCGACTCGTCATTCGTCATGGAGAAGAATTTCTTATCCTTAAGCAATGTGAATAGTTGACTGCTCAGATAGAAATGAATCTCCTTTTTCTCGTAAACTTCAAATATTTCCCCGGTTTTCACATGGCGGAAGACTAACCTTTGAAGGAAATAGTTATCGTAACGCTCATAGTTTTCCTTATTCTCCATGTACACATCCGAGTGGTTCACCACGAGTTCATAATTCTTCATATCGATATTTTCATTTAAGGTAAATAACCAACCATTCTCATTGATCAAGAACATCTTTTCATCGATGATCTCTATCTCTGCACTCGAAGTGGCTAATGCATGTTTAGCAGACAAACCTAACTGCGTTTTATTTTCGTTTGTATCAATGGCTGCATATAATCCCGCATGCATACCATAGTTCACATTGAACAGAAACCCATAACAGGCCCTGCATATTTTACCCTCTTCTTTGGATGCACATGTAGCTGGTGATCTGACCTGAATTGTGGTACCGATCAGATGCTTATCATCTTTCTTGATGATTGTGTATTTTTTATCTTTAACCTTCATGAATCTGCCAACAAACACATCCAGGTCTCTCTGCGATTGGATGTGTGTGGTATGGAGATTGACAGTATCACACGAATAATTTGGATCTTCGTGTAATGTAACATTTGCCGTCAGGAAGGTGGAGTGACGGCTAAAATATCCTGCATCAGATACACCCTGCTGCATCACGGCTGCTTTGAGTCCCTATCCTTCGTGTAGTTCGCTAAACCACACAGTTCTCTTATGAACTTCTCTGGAATTTCTCCAGACGTCGAGATCATCTCTTTATCCATAGGATTTCTCCCTTAGGATTCCTGCCATTTCGGTTTAAGGGAATTTCACCCGCCCGCTTGGGCCCTACTTCTGTTGCCGAGTTTCACGGCTACTCGCTGTCTAAGACAGCTTTCGAATGATCGTTGAACGGTTTATCATTATGCTTTTGAATCGCCTGTATTTGGTCAGAATAAGGTGATCCGTATCCCTTTATTTTTTCCTAGTATGTGGAGCCCTGATGTATGCATCTTTCTTCTTCCTTGCGAATAAGTTTATACATGTCATTACATCCTTTTGTATGGATTCTTATTAATATACTCAAAGGGATAAGCATAATGATATTTCGCTGCTGATTGTACATTGTGCTATCGAACGATAGCGGATCATGAGGACTTTCGGTTCGTCCTAAGATCATCCCTTTACTTATTTCTGCTTTCGCTCCATACTATCCGACCAGAGATAGTTGGCTAAAGGGCGTTAGTACGTCCCAGCAATTAGGCAGGTTATTCGACTAAGAGTTTCCTCTTAGAAGGGGCAGAGTTTACCCTTGGAGTCTACAAATACGGATTCAGGCGTCTTTAATCCTTCGGTCATCAAATTACTATTCGTTGTGATTGGAATTGTGTCTCCCTCTAAGTCCGGTTTAAAGCCAGCGTGCACGTACGATTCACGTACTTGATGTTTATTCACGCCTGTACCAGCCCGGATAAACGCTTTCAAGGGATTGTGCTTATTACCGAGACCCATCAGAATTTGGAACATTCTTTCTGTCTGGGAGGTAAGGAATTCTTCGGCCTCTTTGACTTGGAAATTATCCAAGTCGATTTCTGTATTGAAAATATCATTGAGTTCTTTGTGCTCTTTAGCCAGTCGAACCATGTCATAGATAGAAATGGAATGACCGAATAAAGGGCCAATTGCAACAACAAGCTTATTCATATTGACCTGTACGTTGAAGAATAGCTCCGACATTTCAGCCATCGTAAATAGATTCCTGTAATTGTCGGAAAATTTATTGTAGTATTCGTTATATTTGGTATTATTAAAAATCTCTGGGTTGAAGATATCCTTTTCACCCACTGGGATGCGTGCATAAATGTACGGCCCCCACATAATCAGGTTAAACACAAACTGCACAAAGTTCATTTCCCGGAGTTCATCACCCTCGGAAAATTTATACGCCATCGTCATCTTACGGAGTAATTTCCGGGAATTTGACAGGTCTTTCTTTACCGATGCGATCAGTACATCAACGAATGATTCGTACGCATCAGGTGTTTCGAACTGATTAATCGTCGGATAATAGGCAACATGGATTCCCCCATGTTGCGTGCGTCCATACTGGCGGATTTTTTCCTTGATATCATCGATACCATAGGTCCACCCAATTTGCTCCAATGATCTTGCCATAGTGGTCAGTTCACTCCTCTAAAAGTAGTATGTAGCTGAAACTCTACCTACTTTACTGTCATGAAAGTGGTAAGAATGTATCATCTACTCGGAAATAATATGTATTCAATGAAAAATATAAAGAAGAGACACCTCCTGCAATAGGAGGTGTCCTTTCTCTCGAATGATTATTGCAATTTCATCGTCTGCGCCTTTTTAAAGGCCGCGACAGCTGCCGGGTTATTAATGATCTTGAATCGTTGGCGTCTGACGATGGTTTCCGCTTTCTTATAGCGGCTATCTCCCCGGATTTTCCCGAGCATACGCTTTACGAATTTACGAGCGATGACCAGCTTTCTATACCGAGGATCTGCGGCCTTGCGAGCCATCCTCAGTTTAAGCAGGTTGATTGCCCGCTGACGTCTTGCTTTCGGCGACAGGACGATGTAGGATTTTCCTACTACATCTTCCGTCAAGAGTTGATCGCGCACAAATACATGTGCATGTTCTGCCAAGAAGGAAGGCATCTGCTCACTGCCGACTTCGCTTTCGATGATTGCCAAATTAACTTCGGCCAGAAGGTCCTCGTCGAGTTCCAAATCATCTAAATCCTCAATGTCCAAATCGTCATCATCCAAATCGAGTTCTTCATCCTCGTCATCGTCGTCCGACTCAAGAATGATCCCCTCTTGGATCATGCGCAGTTTACGTTGCAATTTTTCAAGATCAGACATTGTCTATTCTCCTTTCCCTTCTATAAGGTTATTATCTTGTTGACCTTGTAGGATCATAGACTAAACCGAATTATATATAATACATCCGACTATAGGATAAAGGAGAGATATACGTATGAAATTATACCATATTTCAACATCATTGATGCATACTGGTATATTTACACCACAGGTTCCAAGCGGCATTGAAGAAGGAGATAGTGAGGATTGGATTACACCTCGTATCTGTTTCTCCGATTCGATCGAGGGATGTTTGACGGGCATACCGGATGGAGGTATAGGGCTTCCTGCTTATATTCGATCGAAATCGGGCAAAGCATATTTCAAACTCTTCACATTGGATACAGACGCATATAAAGGTATTATCTTGTCACCGGAAGTAATAGCAAACAAAGTACCTGACGCATTGCAAACTAGAGAATATTGGATTATGGATGGTCTAAAACTAGAAGGTGTACTTATCAGATTAGAGGAATTCTCTATGGCTAAATCTGGCAGTGTTGAAAACGTAAAATATATTTCCGAACAGCTGGGAGATGGACAAGCTATAAGTTTCAATTTCATAGACAAGGTCCAAATGACCAAATTTGTCGATTCTCTATCATCGTATCCTGTTAAAATTAAATCTACAGGGGACCATGAAATTACACTAACAGCATTGCAGGCATTTAACGCTAGGGAAATATTCTTACTACATGCCAGAAATAGAGGAGAGATAGTAATATGCCAATCATAAAGGAAGATCGCGGTGTTACAGTTGTACTCGGCGAAAACGATGTCAGAATCGGCTACGGATTAGCTGACGACACTGACGGACAGGTGGTTATTTTACCACTATGGGCGGAAACCGAGGATGTAACTGAACAGGATTTGAAAATCGAAAATGCACCTGTTTTATTTGCATTTAAGACTCAAAAATCTATACGACAATTAATTGATCATTTAGAATCGGCTGAACGTCTATTGATCGACGAATTTAATACAGAGGAGAGGAAGATACAATGAATCTTTTCGATTTCATCGTACTCAACCAGCTTTTCGTTGCCTGTATGGTGTATATGTATCACAACAAGATTAAACCCGACATGGATAAAGGCGATGCCTCCAAAACGGCGATGTACATAAACCGCGTGTACGATGCTACAGATGGTGTAATTACATCCTTTGTGGCAATGACAAGTGCCGTGATTTTCATTCCATATTGGGCGATTACGGGACAGTTATCAGCGTCACACTATAACAAACCGGCATCCAAATGGACTGCAATTCCATTGATGCTTATCTACGCCGGAATCTGCTCCTTCATGTACATTCAAACTCTCCTATTTGTAACCATTATCATTACATTATTTCCTAAGAGTAATATTGATTTCTCATTGATCAATCGGCCCGATAAATAAGAGAGTTCATAAGGACTCTCTTTTATTTTATATGAAATTTAACCTTCAATAAACGAACTCTTGGAGGGCTATAATGGATATCAACAAAACCTTTAACGCACTTGTTAAAGTGTGCGATAGTCTGAATAAGATTACATCTGAGAAAATTATCGTATCGAATGGCGTATTCCTATGGCGGATAGAAGGCTCCATGGCAATTACCACATTCCATCAGAAGATTGAGAAGGATATGATGGAACTTCTCTCCGGGAAATATGTCTTAAATGTAACAGGTATACTATTCATGAGTCGGTATTTTCAAATCGAAGATATCCAACTCACGGATGGGGGAATTGAATTCTACTTTTCCGGAAATGTTTCAGCGGCAGCTTTGGAAGATAAGAACGTCGAATCTGTCCTGATGACAATTGAGAAAGTAGAGAATGGAAATTATCGGCTGGTAATGGAGTGGATTCCAGATGATTATCTGGAGTTCATACAGCTTAGTGGTATCTTGAGAAAGATAGATGAAACTGCTGATTTTTCGAAAAGTGTTATGATTGAGGGATTGGACAAAACTGCGCTTATGAAAGGTGATAAGCCATTAGAGATTGATCAAGATGGGTTCAATATTCGTATTGCCAAATCTCTCTTCCAATCCATCAATACAGCAGACACTATTTCATTCAGATGTACGCCGTATTTAGCGGCTGACTCTATCTTTTTATGTACCGCAACAGTGAGTAAAGACCACTGTCAGGTGATTAACGTATTCAACGCGTTACGTATCTAAACGACAGAGTATGGTTCTGCCATACTCTGTATTTTTTTATTAAAAAGGAGGATATTTATGGCTAAGCCGACTAAAAACAGCACGCAGGCTCCAAAGGGTGTACCGAACGTCATTTCCAACCTAATCGAGTTAAGTCGCTCAACCTCTTTTTCTACTTATAATATAGAGAAAGACCTATTCGATACGGATAGAATCTTGGATAAACTGAAGGAGATTCAAGAAAGGAATAAGGATAGTGTTAAGAAGACCGTAGATGGTGGCCTTAAGGCCGATATCTCGTCGCGCATGAATGATTTCGGCCTATTCGGCGGACGACCGAATTCAACACCGGGTGTTAAGAATGGATCGCTGAACCAATCACAACCGAATGATATCTTTGATGTCATCAAAAACAATTCTGCGGTATTCCAGGAACTCCGCCAGATGATTTTGATGGATAACAAATTCTACGAACTCATCAACGATTATGAAATCCTTCGTCGGGCAATTCCGGAAATCTCTCGGGTTATTAACCTCTTGATCAATAGTGTTATTATCCCTGAGGTTATTACGTCTGATACCTTCTCCATTTCTCATCATCTGGATACAGACACCAAGAAGGATATGGCGTCTAATATCAAACATAAATACGAGTTAGATAAAAAGATTAGGACGATTGTAGAGAACTATTTCGTCATTGGCGTGGAGTACATTACCGTCGTTCCCTACCGCGCGGTTATTGAGGCCATCAAACGGGACAATGCCAGTGCGGCTACAAAATCAAAGATTATCAAAGAATCTAGCTTACTACCAGAGGGTAAATCATTTATGCTTAATGAAAGTAGTATGCTGGATATGCTGACAGATTCGATACGTAATCACATCGACAGACTGGAAGACTCCAAGGCAGCTACTCGTGATATGACAAAAAAGTTTAATACTGAAGTGAATAATTACTTAAAAGAAATTAAGGTTTATAAGACCAGCAGAAAACTGGTTTATGATTCCGCATTAGTAGAAAGTGTCATGACATCAGACGACTTCATGTTTGAATCTGCATTCGAAGATTTCTTCTCTGATAATAAGAATATCAAGATGAGATCGTCTGTGGCAGACCATACATCTTCTGAAGGTCTGATCCAGCAAAATAAGGAATATGATAAAATTAAGATAAACGGATGTAAAATCGAAAGACTAGACCCGGCTCGTGTATACCCGATACGAATGAAAGATACAGTAGTTGCATATGTGTACATTGAAGAACGCCGGGATGATGCCCTCCGGTTTAACCTTCAAAATACAATGCAAAATACATTCTCATTCTACCGGATGAATAGTCAGACACATAGTGAATTCAACATGAAGAAAATTGAAGATCGAATGATTCGAGAGATCGGTAATCGTATTATCGAGAATCTATCCCCGAAATTCTTGGAAGCCAACTTCAATAATATGGACATCTTCTATGAGTTCCTAAGGGATAACGCCATTCATCGGCAGCAAAGGGATATCATTCTGATTCACCCAGATGATATCATCGAATTTAAACGTGCAGATGGATCAATCATGAAGAATGCCGTTTTCTTTGCAAAGATGTATCTCCTCCTACTATTGAATAATATTCTTATCAAAGTACGTAGAGGATCAGACCGGACGATGTATTTTGTGTCAAATGGTCTAAGTAACGATATCGAGGCATCGGTTATGGATGCTATCGTAGCTATTCAGCAATCAGAAGTCCGTCTCTCTGATCTTGGTTCCATCTCGTCAATTATTGGCACAGTAGGATCAACAGTCGACCTATTCTTACCTCAGACTGAGGATGGACATAAACCGGTAAATGCGGAGGTTCTCGCGGGGCAAGATGTAGATATGGATTCGGACTTCCTTAAGTTCCTGATCAAATCTATCATCCTATCCTTTAACATGCCATCCGTTGTAGTAGACGTTACTAACGAAGTCGAGTTTGCAAAAACACTCTCGATGGCAAACTTGGATGTTGCTACCTCTAGTGCACTGGCACAAGCGGAGCTAAATGCTCCGTTAACCGAACTGGTTAGACGGGTGATGCAATATGATCTTGAGCTGACGGATGAAGAAGTGAAGACAATTGAAGCCTCATTCATTCCTTCCAGAAGCATGCTGATGCAAATCACAAATGACCTCATTGACACCACCAAGAATCTGGCTACAACCTTCTCCGAGCTATTCATTGTGGATGACGCCGATCCGATCAACGCTAAAAGAACTTTATTTACCCGAGACTTCATTCGGGAATACTTCACATACGATTTTCGACCAATCGATAAGATCCTTAAGAAGATTGAAGAGGATACGGTCGCAGAAAAACTTAAAGCAGATATGGAAACATCGATAGAAGCAGAAACAACTGACGGAGACGACATGGCAGACGATAGTGGCGGAGGAGACTCCTATTAAAAAAGAAGAGACTACACCCTTGGATGGGTGTAGTCTTTTTTCTGTTACAGTCCGTATGGCTTACTCAACGATTTCACGTTTCCAGCATTGCTGTACTCTGCGAGATAGTTGATAACCGCTTTACGAGCCGTCAACAATTCTTGTGCCTTCGCATCGATGTAATCGCCCCAGCGAAGAACACCGCGGAATGCAAGATCATAACCTTCAACGATTCCAATTTCTCCGGCATTCCAGTTGAAATGCTCGTTCGGAATTGCAACCGGTTGAGCTGCCGTGATGTAGTGGGCGCGACCTTGAATACGGGTATGCGATGGATCAGTCGTGCACACGATAAACGCTGCCGAATGATTCATAATCGTGTATTCAAGTTGAGTTGCTGCCGGGCCGACACGACCCTTGTAATCCTGTACTTTGGAGTGGGGATCACTGATGTTTTCGATCCAATCTTTAAACATCGTGTATACCGGAAGTCCCCGGAACTCCATTACACGGATCGTCGCCGTGTCGAAAGGCATTTCGGAGAATGTTGCATGTGGGATCTTCCGATCCGCGAACCCGTGTTGTTGGTCTTGGTAGTTCATCGTCAGCTCCGGAATACCGGTAATACTGGTCGATGCCCGTTCGATCACTGCACGGAAGTTTTTCGCATGATCCGGATACCATTTTTCAAAGATCTTCGGAACACGCGTTGCGAAAATATGAACGTGTCCGGTGTATGCCGGGTCGAATTGCTTAAGCATTGCTTCGGAAACGTTAGGTACACCAAGCCAGAGTGCGTAATCAGACAACGCTACTGGCTGGGAGTAGTTAACCGTAGTTGCCATTTGCTTTTCCCTCCTATTGGTTGAAATTTAGGATTATGTCAGATTAGGTTACAGTGTAGTGGAACGTCGTTCCTTTATTGATTCCTTTATATTTTACTCTAACCGTAACGAGAACCCGGTTACGAGCGGCACCGATATTACCTTCGCGAACTGCATCCAGTTCGAACTCCGACAGCTTACCTTCCATCTCATTGCCGATGTTTTGGATAAGCGTGGATTTGTACTCTTCGATATCGGTGTCTTCCAAGAAGTTCCACCGCTGAGCCTTCGCGGTCAAAAGACCAACGCGGATCATGCGATGCATCAGATACGTGTTATTCCGTTCGGCAAGTGCCGAATCGACCTTCAGGGAAGTCGTTTGATGGAACGCCGTATACTGAGAAGCATCTTCCATTACAAAATTGATTTGGTTCTCGACGAAATCTTCAACTGTCGTTGCATTCTCATCGTAAAACGCTGGTTGATACGATCCTGCAATCATATTCGGATACGAGTAGAGTGCACCAGCAAACGGCCGGTCTCCACCATACGTATTGATATGCGTCGGAATCGCATACGCTTCGAAGAACGACATGGGCATAACGATTTTCTTATTGGTAAAGTTGTCACGCATTGCTGCAATACCACCCACGATCGTAACTTTTTCGTTGTTGTAGGTCAGATCGCCGGTTTTGCGCATGGCCATAATAGCAGCATATGTTTTTGCAGCGGTTCCGGTATCGATGATAACGGACGTTGATTTACGTTTGTTTGCAAAGGCAACCAGCGCATCTTTAACGTCTTGAGTTGCACCGAAATCGAATACGAAGTCGATCGGATAACGGTACTCGTTAAGCAACAGAAGCGTTGGCATATCGTCGAAAGATGCTGCATAACGTGTATGCATGTTGGCAATACGCGTAGCGTTGGCGATTGCAAAATCTCCATCTCCACCACCAGCGAATGCAATACCACCAACAGCAGTAAAGTCAACGGAACTACCCAGAATTACATAATCCGAATATACGGTTGTAGTTCCCTTTTCAATGCCAAAGAAAATGTCTGGATTAGCAGCCTCACTAGGCGGAATATAAGTTTCGATCGCCGCCAGGTATTGATTGTAAGTGCTGAGCATCTTAAAGTAGATGTCCGGATCTTGTTCTTCAACGTAGTCATTCGCATACACTGTTTCGCCATCCAACATTGCATCCTCGTTGATTGCAAAGGAGACAGATGATGGACTAGCAGAGGACGATTTGCGAACTTCTAGTTGATAGCCCCGTTGTGGGATTGCCTTTTCAAGTGCTTTATTGCTGAGCAGTCGGAACGTATAACGGTTTCCTTCGACGCCCGACCAGTTCAAACCAACAACTGCGATCGGATATGTCTTATAACCGTCAACATCCGCTACCGTAGAATACAAGGCTTCAGCAGCGGTCAAGAGGCCGTCCAGATCCGTCGTGTTGGCGATGGTTTGGACTACATACTTGACTTCAAATTTGCTCGTCTCCGTGTTAACACGGCCCTTGGCGATGATAACAGCGTGAGCATAGTTAGCAGTGGAAGACGTTATACGACGGATATAAACGTCACCACCACCACGCAGGAATTCATATGCGTAGGAAAGTGGAGCCAAGTTCACACTCAAGCTCAGATCACCATACCGACGCAGCAATTCCGACTGGGATTGCCCTTCAAACAGTTTGAGCGTCGAGTCTTTTCCGTAGCCACGGGTAGAAAAGATCGGAATGAACGCTGTGGGGCGTGTTGCGTTCAATACCGCTGGCTGTGGTGGTGCTATAGACTCGTCAACGATAATGACCTTATCAAACATGTGTGGTAAACCTCCTTCATTGTCTATAAAGTGGATTTATACTATTGTTCGGGAATACTCCTACCAGTTTTTATGTTCGTACACCTCGAACGATTTTTTCTATTGTACTAAATTCCGTACTTTCTTTATCGTCTCGGTTATCTGCGACGGTGAGCATTGAACGGACATCCTCGAACCCCACACCTGCAAAGGTAGAGGTGAATGCAGAGTTCTCTCGCATATTAACGCCTCTAAGTTTATCGTTGTCCTTATCCTTAGATGACGCAACCAATCGTGCGGGTATGGATAGATCATTTTTATCCCGATAGACTTCCGAGATGACAAGTTGTTGAATCGGTTGGGGTACATTGAGTTTTACGTCATGACTCTTCTGTACTTTATTCGTTATTTCATTGACCTTACCGTATGGGACTCGTATCTTTCCGTCGTTTAAAAGATTGATATATCTCTCTACCGAAGTGGAGTTCTTGACGATGTCCCGGTTATGCATAATCTCCCCATTTATATAGTAGGTAAAGATCGAAAACTTCTCCACCGTACCATAGAGATCCATCTCTGCTGTTTGAACTTCATCCGGTCTGGTCAAAAACATGGATGGAATCATAAAGTCATAGACTGGAATCTTGGATACATCATTCGTTTCTTTATGGAAGAGTCGATATTTTACAATAAAAAAGAGATCGAATAAATCCCCATCTTGTACGGCAAGTTTGACATCGAAGTAATATTGAGGTACATAAATATCACATTGGTAGGTATTCAACAGAATTTTTACATCCTGCTCTTTGAAGTAGACCGCATTTGCTTTCGACACGATACTCTCCTCCTATTCTCGTTTTGTTTACATGATGTTCCATACATACAAAGAAAGGGAGCATACATCCGCTGTGGATGTATGCTCGAATGTGTTTATGGTGTCGACAGAATTGTGACAATGTCATGAATCAATTTGTAAGTCATTTCGCGATATCCCTCAGTCATCGACTGTGCGAGGATGTTCATTGTGTATGACAATACATATTTCGTATGTGTATCGTTAAGCTGTGTGGGTTTAAACGTCTTTGCCATGATGAATGAAAATACCAGTGCAATCCGTCTGGCCAACTCAATAACCTCAGGAGTGATCCCTGTTTCATCTGCAAATTTCTTAAGCATCTCAAGACGTTCATCACCATCTGCCTTTTTACTGCCGGTAACCAAAAGGACAATATCTCCATATTCCATAGGTGTCAACACCCGAGTATCCGGAAAATCCTTCTGGATGATGATCATTTCCATAAATGCCACCCAGATACCTGCTAATGTCTTGGCATCATTAAGCTCCTTTCCTGCACTCTTTGGCACAGGGAAAGTAACCAAGATGGTTGGATCATTATTCATCTTTCCGACGAAGTCCGAAATAACACGGGTAACGACATCTGCATTTTTAAAATCTTTGACGATCTTCTCTTTCATTGATTCAGCTTTCTTCAGAATACGATCAAAAGTCAACGCCTCTTTGACAGCCGAGATCTTTTCTTCAGAAGTACGAATCTCTGTCAAGACGAAGCTGTTGGTTTCATGGTCGTCAAATGTTTTGAGACGTTCGATGTAAAGCCCCAGATAAATCAGATATCTTTCCAATTCTGTAGCTGGTTTTTCTTCCGATTCATTGACTTGGGCTTGGATTTCATTGTGAAGTTGCTCAATACCTTCTTTGCCAAAGAATTTAAGCGCCATCTCAACTTCTTTAAGTGAGTTGATAAGATTGGCGCTTTGCACCATTGAATCTTTAAGCTCCAACAAAAACCGTTTTGCAATCGAGTTAGGTTTATTGTTGAATTTTCTGATACCGTCATACACAACGTCTCCGATATAAGCCCGGACTTCGTCAGCGGTAAACCGTTTGATTTCCGCGTAGGAGATGGTGGAAAGTTTCTCTTCCAAACCTTTGACGATCTCCTCAGCCTCCGCATCCGTTATGGAAGACGGCATAAGATACATAATATTCTGCTTGGCCACCTGACTCAATTGACGCTTGAGTGTTTCAGGGGATAGCTGAGCCAGTGCATCCAATTCACTTTCTTCTTCAGGTGAGATTCCCCTCAGACGTTGCCCCGTGATGACATCTTCAATTATGCGTGCCTTACCTTCTTCGACTTCACCTGTTTTACCCAATTCAGCGAGTAACTCTTCCCGAGAAACACCGGCTAATTCATCACCTTCATCTGTGAAAGCTTTGATAGGTGTGGGGACATTCGGGTTTGAAAGTACATGGGGTACAGCAGGTTTTTCTTTTTGGTCTTCAACACTATTCGTCGTCATTTACGTCGTCTCCTTTGTTTATAATGAAAGAGCTTATGAGAAGAGAAGAAAGATCGGCGATGATGTTATGATCGTAGGAGTTCGACTTCATCTCTTTCATTAAGGTTTGGAACACACCTTCTTCACTACTGATAAACAGTACACGATTGCTTGCACTGTTCAACTCGTTGATACTGAGAATATCTCCGGACATAGCTGCATATTGAATGAATGTCTCGAATGGAAGTCCCATATCAATAACCGTATCAACGATTGTACCAATATTACTCATAAGAACAAGTGAGTCCGTATCCTCAATATCCTTTGCTTTATCGGAGTTAAGGATTTCGGTATTGAGCAATTCGGGATCTGTAGATTTCAGAATCGCCTTATAGTTTTCCCGAATGTAGTAGAACAAAAACGATCTGATTGCGTCCTTCAAATCCACAACGAAGAAACGATACAGCTGTTTTACAATTCTAAATATCTCGTCATTGTCATACTGGACCGTGACATCGTATCGTTCTTCTATCCAGCGCACAATACTTGCATATAACTCATCGCGGTATTCCATCATCCGCGAGTAGTCACTCTCGTCATATTTCTCCGTGATATGTTTGAGCTTAATTTCGAATTCTTTCAGATAGTCTCTATGAGAACAATCAAGCCCCATAGCAATTTGCTCCTTGATGGACTCCATGAAAAATTCACTTTCAACGATCGCAGCTATTTCATATAGCTTTGCTTTATTTGCGACATCCTCCTGATCGTAAATAGACATTTGTAATGTCTCCTTTCGGTCATTTTCGTCTGATATTTTGTCACTATGTTGTTAAAAAAAGAAAGAGGTGGTAGGCAAGTTAACCATTCATTATACGATCAACGGCTTGATGCCTTTCTTTACCACACACCCATTGTTTGAAATTTGTATCGAGTTTTATTCTGTCGACCATATCATATACGTAATTCACATCAGAACTCCTTCTACGACCATGATATGGGAATTTACTCTGAACAATCAGTCTGTTAGGTTGAATACTGATTATATCACCAACGCGCACATAAATTGTACAACTCATACCAGATGTCTGCATAAATCGTATTCGGATGCGATCATTCGATTTCCCCTCGGGTTCTTCATCCACGTAAGGTTCTCTCATTCCGGTAGGGTAATCAGTCTCTTTCTCGGATAGATGACCCTTAAACCAGCTATTATCGTATCCCCACCTATAAACGAATCCATAATCGTTATTCGTACAAGAGTTGACGAATTTCTTAATCCTACCTTGTACTGCTTTGAAGTTATTTTCAGTTATCAGAATTTTTCTCAATCTACTCAATTTATTCCCACCCTCTCAATCGATCTAATCTTTTGTCACTATGCTGGTAAAAAAGAAAGAGGCTGGTTTATCTACCAGCCTCTCCCATTAAACCCATCCGGAATACCGAAAACAGCGTTGGTTGTACGGTTAAGCCGGTTTAATGCACTCTGGTTCAGGTTTCGTATTGCATTTGGCTTTAATACTTTCCCCGGGCCATCTGCGGATGTTTGGAAAATCGTATCGGAATCCCCGTCCGCCTCAATTCGCCACATCTCTCGGTCAATTTCTCGGTCGGCCTCTGCAAATGTTTTAGACTCCTCGAAAAGCTCGGCCAAGAATGGATCTCGTTTTACTAGATTATTTAGTTTTGCCTTTCTAAGAATCTTGGCAAGCTTATCCTCACCCACTTCACGTTCATGCATACCTTCATCGTCAAAGTTATACTTATTGAATAAACCAAAGCGACTGAGGTTTTTGCCATAGAACATGATGTAGATACAAGCCAAGTAAGCAAAGACGGCGTCATCGTGTTTCCCAGCTTGGTGATCGATTCGTTCTTCATTTTTGTATTCCAAATGCCGGATCTGATCAACCAGCTCTTTTACCGCAATCTTCGATTTGTGTTTTGCAACGAAGTTTAGGAGAAGCTCCATCATCTTCGGGCGTGTCACGGACGTAACCGTATGACCATAGATGATACGATTTTTCTTCTTCTGCTGCATAACACCATCGATGCGGTTATCTTCTGCTAAGCGCATTGCAAAGTCGTAATACAAATGGCTCCGTAACGGTGTAGCTTTAAGATCTTCGATAATTGCATCACCAATATTGTTATTCTCTATGACGAGAACGGAGTTTGGTAGGTGATCCAATATCAACGTATGCAAGAATCGTTTAAGCTCTCTTGAACGGATTGTGTTATTGATGAATAGACCGACGACTTCAAAGGTTTCTGAATCTACAATTGCAACGGCAGTCGCGTCACGCCCAACACCTTTCGAGACGTCGACACCCACCAGATATCGTTTGAACGCGTCAAGTTCTTTATAGAGTAATACTTCATAATACTTATTGATCTTAATTGTACCAATTGACGTTTTCGACATTGCAACCAATTCATCAATGTCCTCAGGGGAGAACGGAGAATTATTGGATGCTTTGTTCCATTGGAGAAGAAGCTCACGACGGATTTTCATCCAGTTGTGGTTCATCTTTTCGCACATGTCCTCATACCATTCCATCGTCTTACCCAATTGAAGGAAGGAGAAGGAGATGTAGACCATGGTGTTACTGGAGTTCTTCCGCATCCAAGTTTCTAGATCTTCAGGTGAATAGTCGTATAACCCTTCGGTAAATTTCGCTGCTTTTTCCTTCAGGTCAAATGCATAGGCACCATGTTGTGTACCCATGTCGCCCGGTGTAGTTGTGATACAGATTGCATATGGTTTTTCGTTTTTGGATGCGTTCTCAGATGCACGGGAGAACGCTGGAATTGCAGCAGCATGTATCGTTTCGTTAAAGATCATATGGGCGAACTCATCGAACCACAGGGCTGGAACGGTAAGACCACGACCGACGCGCTCAGCATTCTGTACGTTTCGGGCGGATGCCTTTGTAATGATCAAGTTCTTTAACTGCTTATTCTTAATTTCATTGACGTTATCTGTGTTTGCTTTCAACTGACCTTTATCATCCAGTGTAAATCGCATCTGCAAATATTCCGGAAGAAGAGATCGGCTCTCTTTTAGACGGGTCAAGTTACTTACAGATGCAGCTTTGTCCATATTCATGAATATGGTTGTGGATGATGTTGTACCATAAGAGAATTGCCATTGATATCGCTGAACCGCACCTGTCGTTTTACCAAACTGACGAGGCAGCTCTAAATAGTGAGAGATATTATTTTCAAAACACCAAGCCTGAGCAAGGTTGCCACGGTGTAAAAGGAAGGGTGTACCCCCGCCAATTTCCGTGGATGCACCCTCCTCAGGCACCCGACATACTTCTCGAAGGAAATAGAAATAGTTCCTTGTAATCTCCTGAATGACTTTCCCCATGTCTTGAAGTGTCAAATCTTCATCATACGGGTCGATGTCAATCAAGTCTTTATCGTATATCTTAAGGCAGAAATCATAATTCTCGATTCCTGCCCGTTGGAGAAGCACTGCTGTCCGGACGAAAGATAGATTGGTTGTATTCCAATCGACATAATACTCCTCGTCCCTGGCTTTATATGGTCTTATGAGCATGGCTCATCTTCACCCCTCGTACCCAGGTGGGACCTCAATGAATACACCATACTTTTTCTTCGCAATTTTGGCATCCTTCATGGATTCTGTCACACCAATAAACCGTTTCAGATAATCCCAGATGATTTGATCGTTTGGATTTTTCTCCAAGTATTTCTCAAGTGCAAAGATATTGTCATAAATACGGTCAAGGATAGCCAACCGCTCATAGTTGCTCCCCATGGATTCAATCTTAAAATTCAACACGTCCAATTCTCGCTGGAGTGAAGAATAAGAGATCTTACCGCTGGAGAACGTCTTAGCAGTAGATGCTTCCAAAAGCATCTCAGCCGTTTTGGACAGACCATGTGTCTTAATGCCTTGGACTACACCCTCTTGTAAACGCTGAATCTCATAAGGTTTTAGTTGTTCTTCGTCAAGCACCTCGGCACCGAATCGATCTTCTTTCACATCGACATCAAGCCGAGGGAATGCATAAAATACACGGGTATCATATTGACCTTTGATATAGTTGAATAGTTCATTGTAAGTTTTATTGATCCCGCGGAGTTTTTCTCGAACCATCTTGATGATATGCATACCAATATAGGCATCACCAATCTCTTGACTATCCAGATCGCTCAAGTTCAGGTAATCAATGGTGTCATATTTCTTCAGCGCTGAATTGAAGTAGTCGGAGATCTCCATATCTACCAGCAATCGGTCAGGTTCATACATATCCAACCCCGGAATAATATTCCCCTTAAGCGTACGGTTGGAGACATCCAAAGCTGCTAATTCCCACATTGGTTTGGTCATATTGTAGATAATATCCACAATCTTACTGTGGGTAATACGACATGCTTTAAAGATTGCATACTTAATACGTTGAATGACCATTGCCGACAAAACGTTATGGCTTACATCGTGAATGATCATAGCTGCCAATTCTTCTGGCGAGAGAAGGTCTACTGCTTGGCGCTGGATCTCAATTGCGTAGTTGATAACTGTAGGTACACCTTGACGAATGACGATATTGGGATAAACGATAACCCCATAGAAAGAACTAGCTGTAGAAGAATCGTTTACCGCTACCGACACACAGGGGACACTTTGGATTTGATTATTGAAAAGTGATTTGATTGCCACTATATTCTGATACTTCTTATATGCCTTAATCTCAGCAAGCAGGTTGGCTAGAATATTGAATACAAATTTCTGCATGATTGATCCTCCTTTTTAAAAGTAAAACCCACAGCCCGTTTATGGGCTGTGGGCTTAAGTGCCAGATTATTGATAGAGATCAGTATACCAAGATGCCTTGTTGCCGGTTACGGTAAGAACACCTACGATTGGCAGGTATTCTTGCGTTTTGTAACGGCTGGAAACCATTACAGTCGGCAAGGAAGGGTTGGAGCTGGAACGATATTTGTTCGAAACGTAGTTCGCATAACGGTAGTGGTTAACCGTGATGATGTTGTTTTCGATCGTGTTCGGGATCAGCAGGATGCGGATCTTGCCCGGAGGCACACGATCGGAAGACAGGTAGAAGATCGTGTTGCCGGAAGTAACGACCGCAAAGTCGTACTCAACACGAACCGAACCGGACATTTCTTGATTGCGGCGGAAGATGTACTCTTCGCCAGCAGCATTTGGCAGACGGATGTCAATCGGGTTACCAATAACCCGGAAATGGCAATCGTCGATTTGAAGCTCGGATTTCATACGGATACACATTTGTTCAACCGCCGGATGGAACTGGCGTTTGATCCATTCTTCTTTACCGTATGCAAACCCGGCGTCCGGTGTAACGTCGAAAGTATCGGTAACGATTGCAGACGAATCGAGAGATTTGATCTTTTCAAAGATCGAAATATCTTCGAGACGCTCAATCGCGATACCCATTTGGTTCGTATACTCTTCAAGCATGTTCAGGCCGAGCATACGAGATGCGTCGTCCGTGAATTCTTGAGAGAGTTGCACTTCGATATGCGCGCCGTCCGGAATGTTTACAGTCGTATTGATGTGCTCAATACCAACCTGCAACGAGGACAGGTGCGTCTCAGAAGACAGACGCATTGCAAATGTAGCCGTTTTGATGCGGCTGCTGGTCGTGGTGATCGCGACCAATTGGTTTTTGTTGAAGTCGAATTCGCCGTGGATGACGCCCTTAGCGTTGTCCGTACCGAATTCAACGTTGATCGAGAAGCGGCCTGTTTCCAGATCGATCTCGCGTCTTGGTCCAACGATCTTCAGGTTCGTGGCATCGTCTGTGCCATTCGACTCTTTAGCCGTATAGGACTTCAGGGCGATGTCGACAGCCATTTTGTTCCGAGGATCGATGGAGTTGGAAGCGAACATATCCACACCAGTGGAGGGAACGTTCACCGTAACATCGAATTTCTTGTGAATGTTGTCATTCAGGTTGCTGCCGTGGTTGAACGCATCAACGAAATAACGTTTGTTGCCGTTGATGTCGATCAAGAACTGTTTGCGCTCCGTGATTTTAAACGCCGGTTTTTCTGCTTGCAGCGTTTTAACTGCACGGTGCATGACAGCCTTCGTATAGGAACGAATTTGGAAACCAAACGAAGTCAGCGAAATCGGGCGAAGCGTCGCCAGACCTTGTTGTGCCGATTCTTCGAGCAGTTCCTTTGCAATACAGCGAACACCAACGGAACGCGCCGCAGCGTCTTCGCGCATGATGGAACTGGTAAGACCAGTGCCGCTGAATTCCTCTTCGTCGAGGATGTTGTTAATCGACTCAAGGAACGTTTCCACACCTTGCTCCGTTTTAAAGAAAGGTGTTACGTCGCTACCGATGGACGATCCATACGTTTCATACAGGCGGTCAAAGAACTTCTCTACCTGCCTGTCGCGGAACGTACCGAGGCCCAATGTAGACTCTTTATACTCTTTTTTCACCTTGTGTTCCTCCTTTTATCCATTGAGTGGGATTGGATTTATACATATGTTACATTTTACTATTTGATTTGGTAAAATTATTGATCGACTATGTTTATCTTGGAGAGAATTTCTTCAATAAGTCTTTTTTCCAATACGAATGCCATAAAATTTTTGTAATTAATTTCGTAGCTATTCGCTTGATATTTGTACATAATATAGTCATTCAGCTTATTCAGAAGCTGAGAAGACTGACTAATACATAGATTCATCACTTGTCGGTTATCATCTGATGAGGTTGGCATTTCAGTAAGTGTATTCAATAGTGCTGCTACCGAATCCCTCATATCCCGGTAAGTTTTGAAATTTTTATAGACCAAAAGCTTCCGGGAGATCTCATCTAATGGAATAATCTCCCCCGGTCTGGATGAATTTCCCGATGAATCTTCGGGAGAGTCTTCATCATCGGTTTCTGCACCTTCGTCGTCGTCTCCTGTGCCATCACCACCTTCATCATCCATGTCATAGGCGTTATCATCCGTGTCGTCGTCTTGATTGTTATCTGACGTATCTTCGTTGTCAACATCATCCGAAGTCGCAGGTTGATCATCGCCTTGACCAGGAGGTGGATCATTATCTGTCTCTTCTTCCTTGGGAATATCATATTTATCATCTGCCTCAAGGACCAAACCTTCTTTAATCCTTTGCAAACGCTCTAATAATGATGACATAGTTGCACCTCCAATGGTATCAGTTTTGAGCTAAGCCGTAAGTGATACGGTCGATTGCTCGTGAAACTTCATTATTGATTCGCATGAGTTTGTACTTGCTCTTTGTATCACCCTTAGTATCCGCATCCCGTATCTTTTCTTCTAATACTGTCTTTTCAAACTTTAAATCCGCGACGATTACTTTCTTGTGTTTGTCTTCTGTACGACGATCCTTCGCAAATCTAATCAATAAGAAGATGATTGCACTTACAAGTTTTGCTTGAACGCCGCCCGGAACAAGAAGGGCTACAATGCCGGAGCCAATAAGGGATTTTAGCATCCTTGAGAGGTTAAAAGTATCCTTCACAAGTTTATCATAGGTAGCAACTTTCCGATTCTCTTTATAGTCGCCCAAGAATCGGTTGAATTTCTCATTCAACTTCTCAGACATCTCCTTATCCTTCAAGGAGAATTTCGTTATGGTATTGACAACTTTGTCTTTGGCTCGTCTCATCTTCGTAGCCATAGACTCCTCTATCAAACCAGCATCCAATAACTCTTGGCACATTTCCAATACAGCATCCAAAGTTGCAGAAAATTGAATATCGCTATTGGATAGGGTGTTGAACACCATTTCGGTTGTTTCATGATCATCTTCTTGGGGTAAGATGAGAAGTCGTTGACTCCGTATCTTAGCCACCAGTTCTCGAAGGTTGGTCTTCAGCGACTCAATATCCGGAAGTCTTGCTTTCGTATCCAGATAGTTGAGCATTTTGCTGATTCGCGCATCGACTTGGCTACCTTCTTCAGGTTGCAAATCCATGGAGATCTGCTCGATATCTTGGGATAGTCTTTGGTACAATTCTACCTTTCGATTATCCACAATATTCTTCAATAATACCGTATAGACCTCCAAATACTTGTCAATATTTCCATCATAGCTTTCGAATATCTCATCGAGCACTTCTTGTGTTACAACTTCCTTGGTAAAGGAAAATTTAGCGATCCAGCCATTCAATTTGGAAACGGCTGTGACGCTCTCCAATTGAAGAAATGGAAGTTTCATTGAAAGTTTCATGAATTTACCCTCCTAAACTTATTTCCATTATAGTGATGTTTCTAATATAAATATCGTCAATAACCATGCAACACCTTATAAATGCAAATTTAGATTAGGAGGTTGCAGTTATGATCAAAACATCGAGCAAGAATAGTTTTCCGATCTATTACATTGTAGAGGCTGCTGTAAACCCTGACGATATCCAAACGACTATTTTGAGGGAGAATACAGTAATTGGGGCAACGGGTGAAAAGATAAAAACCGTCACCGTCGATTCTACACTCCAAAGCTTCGACGTAATAAACTGGAATCAACGCAGATATCCGACCCAAGTTGTCATGAGAGGTTTGGATGAGAATCCGAAGATCCAAAATCACCTTCGAAGAAAGCAATTTGCTGGTGAGTACGGTCATCCAGACTCTAAGGAGATGTCCAGACAATCTCAGGTGCTTCCGGAAAAAACTTCCCACTATATCGACAACTACCGGAAAGTCGGGAATCTTCTAAAAGGCCATGTTACATCTGCACCATACGGTTACGGCATATGGATGTATAATACAGCTATGGCCGATCGCCCATGGGCATTCTCTCTCCGGGCATTTGGTGGTGTTGATTCCAACAATGTTGCCATCCATCCGCTAACCATTATTACGTACGATCAGGTTAATGGTCCTTCGCATAAAGAGGCATATAGTGATAAAGGGGACATCGTATCAGTTAAGTCTTACACGGATGCAATGCTGAAGGAATCCTCCTCGATGACGCTATTGGAAAGTTCGAGTATCGTCTCCAATATTACCAATTTTGTTATGGAACGTTCTGACAATATCAAGATCGCCAAGGATCTCTTCGGGCTCCAAGAAAGTTCCGGGGTATATGACAATAAAAACACAGTTGTCTTGGAAGGGACGTATCTGGGTCAGAATATTACAGTTCATGTACCGCTGGAGTCTTATATTCGTGACTACTATCGCGATATCATGACGTTTAAATGATAGAGCGGGGGAGTTGATAGATTTATGAACCTCAATACAATTTTGGACATTCTGCTGAATCAACGTCTTGGTCTCGTGGAGTATAAGTTAGATTATCTATATCCGGAGATTCATAACAATCTCTTGACGAATACACTACCGATATTCTCTCAATATTTCCCATGCTACCGCAGATACAACTACGAACCGAAGGAGAATAAGACGGAGACCGTAGATCAGTTCTATCTAAACATCCCTGAAATAAATGAAAATAACCTAAAGATCATATCAGTCGCAATGGTTATGCCTCAATCCACCGTCATCGATACCAGCTACTTTGATGGTTATCGTCCAGTCAACTTGACGATTGAGGATGTCATCATGAACTCCTTGGCTACAAATCTATCTTCATCCGCTAAGTATAGTTTTAGGCGGTTTAAGTTCATTCCACCTAACCGGATTATGCTACGGGGGTTTGGAGATATTCAACTGGCATTGGTTCTCAAGATGGCTTATCCAAGCTTCTCGGCTATTCCTGAGTCTGTCATTGAACAGTTCTTGGATCTTGCAACCGAGGATATCAAGATATTCATCTACAATAAACTGAAGCATTATGATCAATTGCAACTCCCAATTGGTACAATTGATCTCAAACTGGATAATATCCAGAATGGTGAGTCGGGCAGAGCTGAGGTTATCGATCGGTTCAACTCGAAGGGTTACCCCAATAAAGCACTTACTCACTATTATCGGTACGAATAAGCAAAAAAAAAGAAGACAGACGGATTACCGTCTGTCTTCATTCGTTGTGTCTATATTTTGCTTCCGCACAAGCCGTGGTCTCCGGTTAAGAATGGGGATGATCTTGATAAACCCTCTCTCATTCCTCACATACGGAATAAACCTAATCTTAAGCCTGATCGCACGGTATCCTCTGGAGTTTCTAACATGCTGTGGGCGAGTGATATTGATAAACCCTTTCTGATTCCTGAATGCGGAATATTTATACAGCCACATTCTTTTCTCATGCTGGGCTACAGCATTATCATGATGCTGCTTAATCTTTTCATATCGTTCCTCATCTTCCTTAATATGCTTAACCCTCTTCTTCAGTTTAGCCCGATAACGACTCTTAGTCGTTTCTTCCTCGGAACCAAAATAGCCATCCCCATAAATTTTACAGAATGGCGTTAGCATACCTGATAAACCCGGTGATCCGGATGAGATTGCATTTAACTCAAACTTACCCAAGTGGGAAGGATAGATATCCCTCTGCTCGTCTTTCACTCGTTTGGACGGAATCCCTTGAATACCCGTGATTGAGAATTTCAATCCATTCAAGGCTTGCAAATCATTCGTATCAATATTATATCGGAACAACGGGCAAGCTTTCATCCCACCAAATAATGCCTTAAATAGAACATGCTCATTGAGCTTGAAGATTTTCACCAGTTTATCTGGATCATAGTTCTTCATGTTCAAGGCATAGTTTACTTTTGTCTTCAAGATCATCCCGAAGTATGCCGCGATATATTCGTTATATCGTATACGTTTATTCCGGAGATCATGATTGTCTGCATTTCGAAGCATGCCAAAATCCCGCATAATCCACCGCATAACTGCATACACATCATTTTTCTCTCGGTCTTCTATCCGGAGCACACGTTGTGTGGTCGCATCCAATATATTCTTAAACGACTTCAACACATCAAGACCTTTATTGTGTTGATTCTTGGACGAACTGGTGAACAGTGATCCAAGGCGTTTAATCCATAGGTCTTGGTCGTAAATATCGTCAATACGAGTTCTTGCGTTGAATAACCCCGTAAACATCCCGACGAATGTCTTGAAGAAACCGTCCACATTAAACAGTGACTTCTCGACTTCTATCATCAGATTAGAGTTAATCTTGAAGTAGTGAAATAGCTCGGGATTTCTCACTTCGGTTACGATGTCTGCAAACTTTTCATATCCGAAGTATTTGATCGTTTCCAGTATTCCTTTCTTTGCTGCGTAATAAAACAACGGGGAGAACTTCTTCTTAAACAGGTCGATGATGATTAGATCTGTTTTAAATTCTTCCCCGGTAACCACGTCCAGCAATGTCGCTTTCTTCCGGGCTTCTTTACTGATATGTGCCGGAGGACGAGACTTCAGAATGATGGAACCTTTCTGATTGAATATGGCATTATCAATGACTTGGAACATGACTAATGTCTTATTCCCATTGACAAGGAAGTGAAACCGATCCACATATTTGGGAATAAGGATCAGGTTTTCTACCTTATGCTTACGCCCAATTTCAATGGTAAACTTCAGAGCATCGAAGGCTGTGTGTTCGATAGAGATAAGTTTCTCTAGCTTTTGCTTCAGAATCTTCTTGCTCTTTATATTATTCAGATTTAGCTTTACGTCAATTCTCGATGGGTCTGTAATATACTCTATATCTTTGACGTAAATATTGGACAGCATCTCAATGGATTTGAGATCGTCGATGATAAACTCGTGTATCTGCTTACCCTTGCGTCGATCAAACAAATCCTCGTTGATATCCTCGGTCAGTGTATCTGAGTATTCAGCTACAAGCTTACTTACATATCCCAAGTGTTACCCTCCTTCAAACGATAAAAAATTTTCGTGATGTTAGTAATAGAAGAATCCCCAGTATAAAATCTATACTGGGGATGTCTACTATATGAATTATGCCAGGGCGTCCACCAAACGGTCGTTCTTGATAGCCTGCTTGAACTCTTTGCTTGCAATGAATCCGATTTCCCATTTGCCTTTGACGGATTGGATCGTATAAGTACCTTCACCCGGCACTTCATACTTCACCAATTCCTCGGCATTGCGCTGATTGGCGAGTACGTGCAGAATTGCGACCACATGGGAAGCAATCAGGAACGATACCGTATACCGGTCGAGATCGACACCCTTGTCCGCGTCGTTGACCTTTTCAACCCATGCGGAAGTTGTTGTGTCGTACTCGTCCAATTTGCAAGTATGAATGACAGTTTCGAGCAGCAGATCATTGGTGATCGACTGGGAAACAGAATCAATGAGTGGGATAAGTTTGATCATCTTTTCTTCATATTCGCCCAACTCATTGATCGTCTTCTTTTCGTTGGTTAACGAAAACATCGGGTTAAGCGACATCGACTCGCCGGTTTTCTTCAGCGATACACCGTACGTAAACGGGCCGACTTCAATCGACACTTCCTCCCGTGGATCTTTCTCCATCAGGAGATATAGTGCCCTCGGAATTCCCGCTGAGATGCCGGAATCGATGATAGATTGCAGTACCAAATCGACGGGGGCATGTTTCTCTTGCCCGTCGTTGAGTTGCTGGCATTCGAATGCCGCAACTGTTGCCTCATTTGTAAGTTCGATAAAGGATTTTGCCATGTTCTTTATTCTCCTTTAGTCATTTATTTATGTGATACATACAATAGTATGTCACATACTCAGTTTAATAATATATGCTTGATTTTTAAATCGACTAACTACAACTTGAGTCTGTCGTTCTTGATTGCAAGTTTGTAATTAACGTCTGGCACCAAGCTTACAACCATCGTCCCGTCAGACGAAGTGGAAATTAGATAGGTACCTTCCTGTGGGATATGCACACCGGAATAGCCCTCCGCATCATCCTCTCCAAGTGAATTGACGAGCGCATACAATAACGTCATGATGTGAATTGCGATAAAATGCGAGATATCGCTATCCGTGAAACTTAAATCAAACATGGCATCATTTTCAACCCATACATCCTTATTGGAATCGTATGTCCATCCTGCAAAGAAATTGCGGACGCATTCGATCAGGATATCTTCGTTATCCAGTATTTGCGTTGCAATGATTTGCAGAAGCTCGGGATGTTTGTATGGCTTACGCTCGAATAGCTGATACGACCAAGATTCGCCGTTTGGATCTGTGGAATCCAAATGAGGGGTGACGGAAACTGTACCGTTTTCCTCTTGACGTGAAACAATTGCACTATATGATAATGGTCCGATATGTACGGAGCCAACTATCTCACCATCTTCCAATTGACCCTGCTTCGACAATTCAAGCACTTTCAAATACACAGCACGCGGAATTGCCTGCGATATCGCCGAGGTAATATGAGCCTGTATGACCATATCCATATTTTCCTTGGCTTTGTCTCTGTCATCGGCTTCCTTTGTGATTTGCTTGACAAAGTCTTTCCAGTCAGCCAAATCCATAACCTTCTTAGCAGTCTTTAAACTAATGTACGCTTCAATCATTGTCTTCCATCTCCTTCGAGATTTAAAGTGGTTATACTATCCTATAATATATCATTGGTCGTTGTAGTGTTTTAAAATATTTGAAATGGTTAGGCCTTTTTCTTTCTATACATTCCCGCATTTCATGCTATTTTTAGTTTTATGGGTCATTATAAATTACTCGACAAAGATAACGGACTGAGCACCTTTATGGCTCAGTCCGTTACTGATCTTATCACCTTAGTCAAACAGGGTCCATTTGGAATTGTTTGATCGTACCTCCGTATCAGTCTCCAGCTCTCCCTCAAATGACAGAATGCAAACCGAGCGTTGGAATTCTTCAGTACAAGGCCGATGGTAAAACAACCTGCACTCTTCACATCCCTAGCCCATTGTTCGCCGCCGCGCACATGCACAGTCAGTTCCGTCTACGGTAAAGCGATTATGAGTACGAAGAGATTTGATCCAAAATCGCCTCTGGCGACCCTTCGACTAAGATTCAGATTCAATAAATTGTTAGAACTCAATTTATTTATATTTGGAAATAAATTCCGGAAGCGTATAGATCGGTTTTCCGGATTTTCGAGCAGCACGTGCTTTAGACCCATCTAGCCGGTCTTGTGTCACAACCAGAATATCATATTTCCCCGAATCTGTCACACCATAGTTCAATTTCTTACAGATTTCCTCGAATGTGTCATCCCGTCTAAACCCTGATACCAATACCATTTTATCAAATACTGGTTGGGTTCCTTCTACGACATTCAGTAGCCCAACAAGTCGATTAAATTCATCAAGCTTAGCTGCTAACCCCTCGGCAAATCCTGTCGCATTCTTATTAATACCCGGAACTTCTGTGAGAGATTTAGCCAGATAGCGTTGACCCGTTTGCGTTGCAGAACCTACCATCAAGGATAGAAACTTGGTAACACCAATGTGATCCAAGATCTTTCTGGCTGTCTTCGTCCGGAGAGAAGGTACTCGGAGGAGATCCACTACTTTTGCATAGTCAATCTCGGCTTCTATCTTATCCCGGAATTGCTTCCATGCTTTGTCCAAGTTCTTTCCGACAAGCACTTTAGCTAATGTATCCCTGTCCATACTGATGAAGTCAATCGCATTTGTGATACCATTCTCAGTCAGGGCTTGAGCTGTTTCTTCCCCGAAGAAATCGATATCCAAAATACGAATAACCTCTAAGATACGCCCAATCTGTTGACCGGGGCAATCCTCGTTTGTACACTTGAGCATATCCTTTACGATGATTAGCGGTTCTTCGCAGTTGACACACCGTTTCGGAAGTTTAATCTTCTTTCCGTCGGGGTTTGGCACACAGGTATCGTCTTTATATAGATATCCCATCACATCTGCATTATAGGAGACTAATACTTCATCTCTAATGCGTAAATCCAATCCATTAAATCGAGTCACATTATTCACAGGTGCCTTATCATACTGCACACCATTGAACTCGATTGGATCAAACAGGATGTTATGGCCTAAAAACCCTTGACGTCCTTGTGTGGTTAGGATACCAATTACCTTCGTTCGTCTTACTAATGCATTGAACTTATAGGCAATTTGCCAACGATTCTTATTGTTGGATCTTCCCAATTCCTTACGCACAGCTTCATCGACAACGGAAACTACTAGCCCATCAATATTGTAGGGCAATGTGTTTCTGAGGGCTGCATATTTCGCTACGTAGTCGGTAAACTGAACCAAGAGTTCCTCTAACGTACCCTCAATGATATCAATCTTAGGTGTGATGTCTCCATACTTTGCAACAGTTCCAAGTTGATCCATCGCTTGAAACCAGCTCAGATCTAGTACACGTAGGAATTGCTCATTGACGTTCAGTGGGACCAAAGATATGCATTTAAAGAACTTTTCAACCTCATCCTGTGACAGATCGCCATGGGTAAGCCGTTTTACAGCGGCTGTAGCGGCTGCTCGACGAGTCGAATAGTTGATTCCGGTCAGCTTCGATAACTGATTCCTTCCATCCTCGGTGATCATCACCTCATATTGGATACCCATTTTATCCATCAGGGTATGGAATGGGCCTATACCAAATCCCTTACGCCCGATGACCAATCGACTCATGTCGACTCCTTTATTTTCAATGAAGTCTCCGCGGGAAGTTGCCTTTAATGGAATAGTCAATGTAGAAACTGTTGAGAAGGTTGCCGAAATAGAAGTTCCGTCGTACTTCTCACCAATACCAATAGCCAATCGCTTCAAGTTCATAGACGTCATAATTCTTTTCAAGAACTTCTCAAGCGACATTTTGTCACTGATGTCTCGAATCTCATATGCCTTATCCAGTGTACCCACCAATTCAGGAAAGTCGTGAGATTCATCTCTCATTCCAGAGAATACTTTGTCCGGGAACGGCTCTTGATCTTTGATACTCTTATAACGCTCAAGCAAATTGTCATACACTTCGTCCGGCATAAGTCTGAACATAAGCCCAGTTCTTGTCCAGTTGATGTCATAGAGAAGTTTGGAAACCTTAATAACAGTCTCAATTGCTTCTTCTATGTCTTTCATTACTTCATCATAATCTCCGCGATTGGAGATGTTTCTCTCCACCCAATACAAGTATGATAACAAGCTCTCGGCCACATCGGGTGATGATACGAGACTAGCAGCTGACGCATACCGATTTTCATCAATATATCGATTCAGTCGCTTTACAATCTTCTTGGGTTCCATGCCTTATCTCCCTTCAAACGAAAAAGAGTGCGAGTTTCCTCGCACTCCCCTCTTATTTATTACGAGTTTCTAAATACGACTGTTTAAACACAAGCTTAACATTCTTCTTGCTCATCTCGGCCAGATCCATCATGAGTTCATTCTTGATTTCTTCTGTCTCTCCAAGCTCAATGGAAAGTACGTAGCCAGCTGCAAGCAAAGTGGAGTTAAACATGTCCACTACTCTGGATTTATGATTCTCCATGTCGATTTGCATCTCTTTAGAGAATATATCCATGTTTAGGAGTCTATTAAATTCCCTGCGCCCAACGACCGACGTGCAATATAATCTGGTCATATAGTTGATAGCAGCAGGATCGTTACACAGTCTTAACACATCCATCTCCATCGTCCCAAGCCGAATCGCTTGGTTGTTGAACAGTGCCGTCCCCCGGCTGTAAGCATGAGACTTGATCGGGAGAAACGTCCTTGGATTGATTGTACCCTTAGACCGAACGGAGAACTTTGTAATCGGTTCGTGTTTCAGTCGATATACATAGGTATCCGACATAATCAGTTTCCGTTGGATCTTGGACACGGTCCCATCTTTGCTCTTAATTGTAAATCTTTTCTTCTTCGGTTTGAACTTATCAATCATTTTTGAATAATTTTCAAAAGTGACGGTCTTTGAAGGTGGCTGGAACGTCACAAATTCCGTCGTTATTTCATCTAAAAATTTCTTCTTTTCCTCCCTGGATAGTTGTTCGAAGAATTTTCGAATCATTTTCTCCTGATCTGGGTTGCAAAGACTTAAGAAAATCATCAGTGATTCAAATTTGACTTCTTTGGATGCTTTACCTTTTAGAATCTCATCCACAATCCAATTCATCTCAGGCTCATAGGATTGTGACTGATTAAGACGCGCGATAACACTCTGTGCATTGTATTGGATATCGCAGAAATTTCCATCCTCGTCTACCGGCATTTGGTCATCCGGTACAATCCTAGATATGACACATTTATTTCCGTGGCGACCAACCAACTTAGAACCTTCCATTGCCGGAGAACTTTTTGCTATGGTGATCGTGATAATCATATTGTCAAAAATCGATACCTCGGTTTTCCACTTCACTCGCTTGCCGATACTCAGCACATCACGAGCCCGTGCATAGAATAGTCCGATATTATCCGAGTAAGTGTTCTTTTCATCCCCGCAGATTTCGGATAAAGTATCGTATATCGTTTGCCAATACGCTGTAGTCATGTCCAGATATTTATTGATCTGGGCATGTGCATTGTCCCTTGGTAATTCATCAAATGGTGTATTACAGTAGATGTCGATATCGACAACTTCGGCATCAGCCGGTGTATAATAGGCAGTATCCCCATGCATCTCTTTGCGAAGGTTTTTACCCTTCAATAGATATTGGGCGTTGTTATAGTCAATTCGCCTGCGAACACAAAGTGTTCTGTCCTTTACCTTCTCTCCAATATCCGGGAATACTTTATAATGATGCTTAGTCCCATAGGTATTGAGGAAGACATCATTGGTGTTCTTTGGTATCGTATATGTCTGAACCGAGGTACTTCTTAGCTTTTCCGCAAGTCTGTTGGAAACGTCTACAGCATCCTCTATAATGAATGGTGATACCATATATAGCGTCTTAGCATTAACGCCGAGACGATAGTTCATATCTTCATCGTAGGAAGTCGACCGATAGAGGATTTCTCCTTTATCAATTATACTTCCCGGTTTTTTCTTGTCGATAACTTCATTGTTGATTTTGACGCCACTGGATTCAGCGAAAGATTCAACAGCTTTCCGTTCAATAAGATCGTAGTGGTTAGTTCCTTTCTCTCTGGTAATCAATACATAGACAGAATCGTTGCCAAATTTTTGGATCTTATGGACCACATCAACTTTCTTCTCTGATTCATAGAAGGAAGTGGACCTGTCTCCATATACTTTCTCATACCCGGTGCTTACTCTCGCAATTTCCGGTGTATCCAAATTCTTTGCTTGTGTCAACTGTTGATATGTCATTGCTGCACGGGATGAGTTGACCTTCACCCCAAATGGTGTCATTAAGCCGCTACCATATACATGGTCAATAGATTTGATTTCAGCGGCAATCCTTCGAAGATCTTCAATTTGTTCTGGCTTCAACATCTTGCAGTTTCCTCCTCAAATAGAAGTCGGATAGAGGAGATGGGATTCTTATCCCATCTCTCTCAAATATAATATATGCTTTTATCAAAAATCAAGCCAACCGCGTTTCTTATAATCTTCGACGTCCTTCTCATGCTCCTCGATTGCCATATACATGGCATCAAGGCGTTGACTGGAAGATTCCTCGTTTGTGTTATCACCATAATCGGTTGATAACATGGTTTCTAAGCTTGGAAGGCAAGCATGTAATAATGCCTCAATAAGTTCGGGATCTCTCTCTACACTCTCCTCGAATGTTTTCCGTGTAAACTTAGTTCTAGTGTATCCCGGAAGGTACATAGAGTTTGGAGATCCTTGGATGATCTTGTTAGTGTATGCATAATGGAATAACGTCATCAGTTTTGAAAATCCACCTCTACGACCATCGAATACAAGCTCAATCGGAATATTCGACGAATTCGTACGGGATTTCAACAACCGAGCTTCGATTAGGAACCCTTTGAACCCATATTCCATTTTCTCGGGTTTATCTATATTCCATTTAGTCATAACCTTCAGTTTAATGATGTTGTTTGCCAAGAAGATTGTAGCTTGGCCACCAGGCATCATTTCATCCTGTGATAAATACATGTGTTGAGATGGTTTTGGCAAAAATCCAGTATTTACACTTGGTAACAGATGGTTGACTGAAATGATCGACACATTTGCCTTTTTGCCGTATGCTACCATCTGCCCCAGTACGCCTTTATTAAACTTTGCCGCCTGTGCCGCAATCATATTATGCGTTACATCTTCTACCTTTTTAGCAGCCATCAAATCGACTTCTTTACTCTTAAACATGGCAAAAGAATCGATAAGCATAGCCGATGGGTAGAGTTCATACATTCTTTCATTATACAGATTATATACGCCTGTATCGTAAGTATATTCCTTACGATTATCAAGCTTTACCTTACAATGTGACATAAATTTATCAACAATGTCTTCCGCCGCCATATCGCGATCCATGGCGTATGTCTCTCTCAAAATAGATGGAGGTAATCGAAGAATTTTTATCGGACGTTGCATCGTTGATGCTTTCTCAATATCGGCATGTTGAACACCGGATTTATCGCCAAACATATGAATTCCGGTGGCTGCCAGCTCAATGGCCAATGCGGTCTTCCCCGTGCCGGATAGTCCAATTGTTGTAATTTTCGAACCCCCAACGAATCCGATAAGATCCGTCTTATGGACAGGGCGGTCATTTTCGTCATATGATACAACTCGTACACCATTTGCATAATCTAAAGGTAAGAGTCCAGACGGATATGACATTTCTGTCACAATCCGATCATCTATTTTCTTCTCATTTTTTCTTAGACCATCAATTTTGGATATTAACCCCATACGTTAGTTTCTCCCTTCACCTTCATTTATAGAAGTGTTTGATGGCGAGTTATTTAATAAAATTCTCGCAAGTTCGTCTTTCGTTACTTGATGCAACGCTGGTATTTCCATTTTCGGCGTTGGAGTTTCATATCTCACTACATCCCGATACATATCGGGTGGTGAGATGGACGGTTCATTGGATGGCGGATAAACAATCGTCCGAACAGTTCTTGACGTACTGTACTCGATTCCATGTTCTATACACAGACGTGATTCAGTGGTGCGATCAGGACTAAACGCAATGACCCCATGGATGTATTTATGATCTAAAAACAGTGTTTGCTGTGTAAGAACGAGGAGATTAACCGCCGATAGACTCGTAATCACGTCTCCGATATCGAGTTCGATATTGAACATGACGACATTGTGATCTGTGTTTTCTTCTCCAAGCTTTACGACCGGGAACCAATTCCCGCGGTTATCAACACTAGGTTCAACCATAGCTATTTTTGTCATTGCCTGCATACTTACCCCGCGAGCAGTTGTGATATCCATGTAACTCTTGGGATCGATATACAGTTTCAGTTTATTATCAGGTATATCCAAATAAATTGAATAGGGATAGCCGGGTATATCTTTATCCGCTAAGCTGACTTTCCACCCCCCAGAAACCGTAGAACCCGGTTGAAGCAGGTTAAGTGGTTTAAACATCTTCATTCCTCCTTAGATTATAAAAAAGAAAGGGCCGATAATATCAGCCCTTTTTCTTAGTGATGTGACCCTGATCAAGGAAGCTACGATACATATCGTTCTTCTTTGCCAGCTTCTTTACTGCCTTAGTAATCTTCTCATAATCGTCACTATCGATCATGGAGAAGTTGACCCGGCGGCGTGTGAATTGTTCAAACTCACTCTTCCGCCTCTCGTTGCAATACAATGCGAGCAGACTTTTGATTTCTTTCTGTGGAAGCCGCTCTAATTCATTCAATGCCAAATTTGTGATCATATCATACAGTTCACGGTTGATCCAGCTATTTTTCTGCTTATCATATCCCCGCTCAAGAAGGATGTGGATAGCAACTCTACCTAGATCATGTTTACCATATAGTTTGATAAACAGCTTCCGGATCACATCATACGACGTTGTTTTCAACGTCGTGTAAATTGCCCGGAGTGTGTTGTTCATCGTATGCCCGGCAGAACCATGGGACACAATACAGAGCTTGAGTGCGCCTGCCCATTCTACCCCCGGTATCTCCAGTTTGAATACTTTCTTGATTCTCCGCTCATTCAAATCCTCGTAGATGGTCGAATAGATTGCGATCATTTCTTTGGCTTTGGTTAATTGCGGATTTCGCTTCGATAGCTCGGATACAGCACTGGAGAGCAGTTCGCTAAACTCCTCGCCTCGTTCCAAGATGAAGTCGAAATTCTGTTTCACAATCTTTGGCAATACTGCTGCGAATGCAAAGTCTAACAGCATGTTGAAAATGTACTCAGGTTTCTTTGCATTTCCTCGTCGCCATTTGGTGTAATCATCAAACAACGTGTCGAGTTGATCTTGAACTGCCACTTCTATCACCTCCAAGCTTCTTCTCAGCATGAATTTTGGTGACTCATAAATCTTTGATAGGGGTATTGTATCTCTATTCCCCTCTTGCTTTCCGACCGGATGATTTCGAATCGGCCGATCGTGTTGTTGCTTTGGCTTTGGTTTGTCGTTAATCTTCACGCATTAACAGCTCCCTTTTTTAAAATAAATCTAAGAAGCTTGACCCTGTGCCGCTGTTAGGAGCTTCTTTGGAATCTCCGGCCAGGCGCAATTGAGTTCCGTCTCGGTCCACTGTGGGAAGTGTTGCTTTTTCCTTCACATTCTCATACTCTTGGATACGACGCTCAATCATTGTAAACCGATCGACCGGTGCTTCCATGCCCGTCATGATAATACCAAATTCGGGGCCTTGAGACGTTGAATTTTGAAGATGTTTGAATACGAGACCAGCGGTCGGACGACCAATATGATTTTGGATATCATCAAAGGTCGTATCGATGTTGCTGTAAACTTCCGGATGCGTATTCACGAAGAATCCGTATGCTTCCGGATCTTTCGTCACAATAGCCGACGATTTGTCAATCGCTGCTTGCACACGACTGACAAGATCTACTTTATCATCTGCGACACTGACTTGGAGGTTTGGAACTGTCAAAACTGACATCAAACCCCCAAAGCTCGTAAGCCGAGCATAGTCGCGACCGTCAATATTGCTCCTCGCGTTCTCGACAAAATATTCCTTGGCAACGAGACGAATTGCGTTCGCGGCTTCTTGGTTGACTTCCGTGTAGATATCGTCTCCCATTTTATTTTTAACACGGTTATTATCGAATAGCATATACGGACATCCAGCCACTTTAGCCTTGGTTTCGAGGTTGGATAGGAAAGCCCGCATATTGCGTTGCTCTTGTCGATCTTCTTTGATGCTCCCGAGCAGACCGACAAGAATGATCGTCTTGTTCGGAAATTCATTCTTGAGGAACCCGGCAACCATGATTGAAACAACAGTTCCAGTTCCCCCACCGCCAGTGCCAATGACGAAAATGATATCATTATTCAAAACTTGCTGAAGGCTCTTTTCTGCCAATATTTCTTTGCCAACCCGCTTGAATTCGGATGACGAGAAGTTCGGGTCTTTACCGGAGCCATCAATTCCTTTGATGGCAAGCTTGACGTGAACGTTGATATCTTTCATGTCAGACTGTGTTGTATTCAATGCCGCTGTTGCGTATTCTGCACTTGTAAGCAGATGGGCTGTGTTTCCTCCACCTGCACCCACACCGATAACGCCAGCGATAAATCCTTTGTTTTCTTCCACTGATTCTCTCTCCCTCAACTTTTTATTTGCCACCATTGCAGGATGCTCTTGCGTCAATCCTTGTAGCAATAGTCTAGCTGCTTCATTGTTTGCGTCCATTTTAGAACACCTCTCAGTTAGTATATGTGTAACTTACTATGTAAGTAAGTTCACTCTAATAATATATAAGCATAGGAAAAATCAGTATATGAAAAACTCTCCGACGATATAGGCCGGAGAGCATGTATATTATAAACGCTCTTAAAGAGCGGTGGCAGATTGTTTGATTCCCTTATCTGCAAATGTTTGCACCTGTTTTAAAGTTAGGTTACTATTCTTTTTTAATTTGGATGAGACGATGGAGGCATACCGCGCTCCCAATTCTCCCCCATTATATCGAATGAGTGCTCGGTTTACACTCTTTGTTTCATTAATGAGATCGCTTAGGTAGTATATAGATATACGTGCATTGACTTCCTTGCTGATACCCATCTTTGCATGGTTGTACGTACCAAGCTTAAGTTTATTCTCATATATATAACGACCTGTTCCTTTGATCACTTGTCCCCATCCACTTGCAGATGATTTGGAGTTTTTCGTGTTCGACCGATATGCACTCTCTAATTCTACAAGGGCAAACCATAAATGAGGATTTACAATATTGCCATACTCCTTACATAGTTTTTCAACCATCTTGATATCGTCGACGGTAAAATCTGATGAATTGTAATCTAATACATAATCATATTCTTTATAGATGCGGATATCTTCCTTTGTGACTTGTTTGATATTCTGATTAAGTAATTGGTATTTATTCTCAAGTGCATCATTACGTTGAATGCTCTCCGTCAGGAGAGTTTCGAGTTCTTCAATAAATTGATCTTTATCCTCTGTGTCAATCGAAATATCACCCATCGAATATTGATATGAGATAGGCTTCGGCTGCACTTCCACGTTCTCTGCAATCTCCTCTGTCAACACAATCTCAGGCTCAACGGCCATCACTTCAGTTGCCCATACAACCCCTGCTCTAACACCCAACGCTACCGTGTACATCATGGCAGCCAAGAATAGGATTGTGAGCGTGGATGAAATGATAAACTTTCTGCGATTTACCACCCGATATCGCGTCTTAGTTTGGGACGAAAGAAACATAAAGTCATCTCCTAGGCATTTAAGATTTTGACGCATAAAGAAAAGAGGTAATGCCAAGAGGCATTACCGCTCCGATTTACGATCTTCCACAACTATCTGATTCTCATTGAGCATCTGTGTGGAAAGAATTTCGCCAATTGCGACTTCTTGAATAAGACCGTAAGTAGGGCTTTGCTCTTTTTTAGTCGTGTCATGTTTCGCATTGTTCGACATACTCTTATCCTCCTTTTCAAAAGTTTTGGCACATTACATTTATATGACGCCATCTGTATGATAATATATGCCTGTATTAAAATGTATGTGCTGTAACCCTCCTGTGATTTAGTGTTACCTAAATATTCATTTTAATCGTCATCCCGGTAAAGCTTTCCACCCCTATTCGCTACAATGGGGAGTAGCCCGTTACCGTCAACCAGATCGCTCGTATACCCTGCGGCCAATAGCAGGTAATTCAGATAGTTGAGAGACGTTTTATTCTCTGGACTATTCGGGAGTTCATCCAAGGATACAGAACCCTTTCGCTGCAACTGATAGAGCATTTCATTCTTCATGACCATATCATCTGATCTTGGTCCAAAGAATTCATGCAGTGCGTTCGGAGAGTTCTGATAGAGAAGTTGGTACATCTCGCTATCCGACATCCGAGCATTCTTATCTTCATCAATAACCTGCCCCGTTTTCGGATTGCGCTTATCGATAGATACCGACAGGTGGTTCTTAACCGATCTGGATTGCTGGACCCTCCGTTGTGGCATCCAACCAATCATCACTTTCTCATTGGTTATATAAGGATCATCTTTATCGTCGCTTATATGAGGAAGCACAAGGTAATCGGAAATTAAGACGTTTGCAATATCTGCCGCCTCTTGAATCTCTTCCATTGTCAAGTTATTCTCAAATGCATCCAATTCGACGAAGAAATGTTCATTCTCATCTAGAAGGAATGCTTTGATTTCTTTCTTGAATTGCTCCTCATTCATGGATTCAAAATACTTTCTATAGCGATCTGTATTCGCCCCAGTTTTGTCGATTGCATCCAGTACCCTGTAGATATATTCCTTGATCGGTGTACTTTTAGTCATCATCGTTTCCTCCTAGCGAGCTTCTCTATTTATACTATAGACGAATACCATAAAGATACATTTCCGATAGGCATTAAGTGTAGCCGGTCTTACAAACTGATTACCAAACTTTTTACTTCCGTCTTCAATCCAACGATCTAGGAACTCCTTAATCTCTATTACTTTTGGACGTGTTGAATTTGTCTTATAGAGATTAAGAGAGTGAGTCAGAAACTTGAGGCTTGAAACTTCTTTGATATTGTTATTTCCCTCAAATACATAAAGCTCTAGCACAGATGAGATGAATTTCTCCAGATCTCTTCTGTGATACTCTATGATATTGTCTAATATATGGGAAAGTTTCGTTGGTGATGTGTTTATATCCATAGATGCACTTTGATCAATAAACCCCCGATTAAATCGATAGCTTACCAAGTTAGTTGCAGTCTTACTAGATATCTTAGCAATGTCCAATATGGTGCTGTCGATAGTTCGGTAATTCTCCTCTTCAAAAGACTCTGTATCCTTATTCATGAAATTATTAGCCTTGTGGTCTTCATAATAATAAGTGGCCAAGTTTTTCATGTTTGACCCGACGCGTGTGCGGATGGCAGATAGATAGTTATTCAACTGGACATCCGTACATTTTCCAATGAGTTCTTTCTCATAGAAATTATGGGATGTGACACTTGTGTAGCGAATCAGATTAAAGATAGTCCCGACTTTCTTGACAATGAAACTATTGGTCACTTTGGGATTCTTATTCAAGGTATAATCCATCGTTTCTTTATTTGGAAGATAGGGAAAGCTTCGGACGTGGGTCAAGGTATAATACAAAGATGCTAGAAAGACGATACATACTTCTACCTCTTTCTTCATCTTCTTTGTGGCAAAATATCGAATCGCCATACCCATCATGACGGTAAAGGAGTTGGACACCCATTTAAGACCGGCAATAGGGGGAGATTCTTTGATGACCTTATCAACCTCAGCTTCGTCAATCCCCATGACCTTGAACACAATTGACTTGTCATGTTCACCCAAGACTAGCCGTTCGGAAAAATTCAAACTAAAGAAGATGTGATTATTCTTATCGATGAATTTGGAGATATGAGCAAGTAACATATTGACGTTTTCTTTTTTGGCAAGAGATTTCTCGACTCTTGGATATAATGAATCGACAACATGAGTTTCGGATACCATAAGTTTACCTCCCGATGAACGTTCATTTTAATTAGCTGTTTCAACCGTTTTTAACACTACATTAATATCTCGATGGAAGGGCGGTAATTATGGACATACGTGAGCGATTGCGGTTGATACAAGAAGGTCAAATAGATACACCACCAGCAGAATCCCCGGGACAACTGATTCATGAAGCTTACTATGGGAAAAATGAAAAACTATTGGAATGTGAAAGATTAATGGAGAAAGCGTTGCGGTCCAAAGATGGACGAAAAGAAGTTAAACAGGTTCAAGCCATTCTTCAAGAGATGTTTAACTTCAAAAAACTGGTCATCAGTACCCTCCCGGCATCGTTGGCCATGACAATTCCAGTCACTACCTTTAAATTTAAATATGTTGTTAAAAAATTAGAACTTCAACGGACGGAGACTGGTGTTGCGTTTAAGACAGAAGACCAGGTAGAGGCTGTTATATTTATTGACCTAACACTCATGGCATTGGGTAAATTCACTGGTGCTGAGTGTGTGGGTATCATCCTCCATGAGATTGGTCACTCAATGAAGATGGTTCTACCTTCCGCCCAGATACAAAATGCACTAACAGCATTGGCATTTGGTGTTACTGTCGTACCATTGATAATGTATATGCTGCTAAATAAATTCATAACGCCTACATTTGAGAAGGTTGACAACTTCATAGCTCGAATGATAGATAACTTTTCGAAAGTACCAAGGCGTGACGCTGTTGCTGCCAAAGAAACACAACTGGTTATAAGTGGTCTTTTTGGTACTTTCACTACTATTAGAAACACGATAGCAATTTTGACGCATAACCAACCAACTAAGATATTTTTAGACGCATGGAAAAGGATATTCTTAGCCACCATAGGTGTCGGTAAAAAACTAAACGTTGTGGGAGCCGTCATAGCATTTTCAAACATCTTTACACTTAAATCCAGATATAGACAAGAATTACTAAGTGACTACATTTCTACCGTGTATGGCTATGGTGGAGATATAATCTCAAGCCTAGGTAAGTTTAACACACGGGCTAATACACTGATGATACGCAACCCACTGACTCGACTTCTTTCACTTCCTTTTAGTATCGTCCGGTTAGCGTTTGATCCGCATCCATTGAACATAACAAGATTCCAAGCTATTGTCGATAACCTTGAGAAAGAGTTAAAGAAAGAAATAAACGAAGATGCATATGATGAAATCAAGAAAGATTTAGATGAAGCTAAGAAGAAATTGGAGGAATTTAAGAAAGTTGCAGAAAAGAGTAAATTCAAGGATAAGGATATCGTGATCTATCGTAAGGCTATGAATAAGATCATTAAAAATAACGATGATATACGGATTCTGTTCTTTGGATTGAGGCCTAAGGATTTGAATTATATCGATGGACTTGAAGAGTTGCCTAAAGAAACAAAAGACCCCCAAACACTTCAAGAATGCTATGATATCCTGAAAGAATTTCATCATTTTGACACCAAGGACCGAGAAAGCCTGATGAACCTGATCGGACCTGAATGAAAAAAAAATAAGCAGAGAGGAGAAATCCTCTCTGCCTTTTCTTTAGTCATTTACCCGAACGACTTGATATCCCCGAAGCCAGTTTATCAGCTTCTCCCCATTGGAAAGACGTGTTCTAATCGGGATCGTCTCAATGTCGATCTCCTTTAGTTCGTCTCCGGCAAGAATCATGATAGACTTGGTCTTCGAATCTATCGAAAATACTGCGTTCAATTCTTCCGATCTTGCCATTATGTCTACACCCAGATCTCCTCTACGCATAGAGGTCAGAGAAGTCTCAAGTGAAACTCGCTTGAACTCTCCTTTAATGGAGACTGTGATGAAGTGGCTGTGGTTACTTGCAACCAGACAGGCTCCGATAACTTCATCCCCGTCTTCCAGTCTTATGCCAATGACACCAACAGTCGTACGGGACGTTAAGGTGATATCCTTCACGTTAAACAGCCCACACTTCCCATTTTTGGTGTAGATCAAGATACGATCTTTGTCGGATGTCGACTCAATGATGGATACCAAAGAATCTCCATCTTGTAATCTTGTCGCGGTGCTGTTCTGTGACGTGGCGAAATAGTTTTCTGTCTTTGTCTGCTTGACTCCGCCTCGCTTCGTCACAAAGATAAGCGACGACTTTGTATTCGTTAATGCTGCAACCGCCGATGTAAACTGGATATCATCAGTCTTCATCTTCCGGCGGAAGTACATACCAACACCTTCAATGCTAGACAGCTTTATTTTATGCACGAACTCGCTGAATACTCGACCGGACGGTGTAAACATAAACAACTTGGCTGCATTCGAAACGGCTTTCCGCATAAAGATAAACTTAGAGTCTTGAGGGAGTTTGCCGAGACCATCATCTATTGTCGACAACTTCTTGACAAAAGTCGTATCCGTAACAGCAACGATGTGGGTAGATTCGTCGTCCACACTATCATCGCTTAGGTTTATGACCTTAGACAATCTCTTCCTCGAATACTTCTGTATACCTTCTTCCATTTGCTTCTTGATGAGTTTGTCGATACCCTTCTTGGATTTCAAGATTTCTTGAACCTCATCAATCTTCTTCATAAGCTTCTTCCGCTCATTGACATAGTCGTCGTACGACTCCGGTGACAAATCCCGAATACGCATATTCTGGATCTGATTGGCTTGATAATCGCTGATATCAAACGACTTGATGAGTAGGTTGATAGCTTCTTGGCGTTTATTATTCTTGATGATCTTAATTACAGTTTCAATGCCATTTTTATCAAAGATCTTAATAAGAGCATCCAGCACGTATATCCGCTTAGAGTCATCGCTTAGCCGAAGTCGGAACATCCGTTTCAACACACGACGTCTTAGGTTAATCCATGTCAAGATGCTCTGTCTCAGATTAAACTTGACATTATGATCAGTCATGACGTATACACAATTCAATGGGAATGTGACTTGAAGCTCAGTCACCTTGTATAGCTTATCCATCAAAATATGTGGGTCAAAACCCTTTTTAACGTCAATTATAATCTCTGCTGTGTTACCGTCTTCACCTAACTGTGGGATTGTTCCGGGTCTAAGATTGATCTCAATATCCGAGATACCATCTAGTTTCCCACCGATAACAAGTTCTTTGATACGCTTTTCGATCATAACCGGATTCACCTCAAACGGTGTGTTATGAACGATGATTGTATCCTTTGTCACACTATAGTTAGAGCGAACGCGGAATGTTAGATTTGTATCATCCGTGATAGTTGGTGTGTAGTCCACAAATTTCTTAAACACTTTCTTATCCAGAATTGTGCAGCCTAACGGATCTTCCGGATATAGAACAAAATCGGCATCGGGGTTGTCGATTAATGTGATAACAGTCTGCATCGCATCTTGTGGCAAAAACCCCGGACTACTTGTCGATAACCCATGCCCTATTCCGCTACTCCAACCCATAAGGAATAAAGGATATTTGGCCGGTAGATAAATCGGCTCCAGATCTTTACCGTTAAAGGATACACGTCGATCTACCAGATCCGATTTCAAGTCCCATTCATCAGAGTCAAAGAAGCAATCGTATGCAAATTCCGATAGTCGCGCACTTACATATCGCATATGTGCGTAAGAGTTCGGATCTTTTGCCGTCCCATAGTTTCCATTGAAATCAATTAAGGGGAGTAAGTGTCTCCAAGGCTGACGCATATAGATCAGAGCCTTATATGAACTTAGCTCACCATGTGGGTGGAATCTGGTAAGTACCTCACCGATAACACCCGCAGCTTTAGTCATATTCTTCTTGTGATCTTTCTTATCAGGCCATAGGCCCATCAGTGCCATTGAGTACAACAAACGGCGTTGAACGGTCTTTAGACCGTCATAGAAGAACGGGATATCTCTTTGGAGATTTCGATTCATCGCGTGAGTTGCAACATGTTTCTCATCAAATGATCCCAGATCTTCATTATCGATATTCTCCCAATCATTATCCCCATAACGTTGTCGCTCAAATTCGGGTTTGAATCTTAAACGATACATATCTTCCCTCCACTACGTATCGATATCCATGATATCGAATTTAAAGTTTGAAATGAATTCCTTTCTAAGCTTCTGATAGTTTGGTCTCCGTGAATGCATGACAGCAAGTTTATCATATGTGTCTTGGAGATGCCTTGCTGTGAGACGAATGCTATGGCGGACTTTCCGTTCCATGATCGTACGCTTCATGTCTTTCGAATTCATCTCACCGAGACCTTTAAACCTAGATATGATATTCGGCTGAAACTTTTCGAATTCTTTCAGCGTTTCATATAAGGATAGGTGGGACTTATCTTTATCATTGATCGAATACCCATAAAACTCCCTATCGAGGGATATTGTTTGGATGTCCTCGCTAAATTCTTTTACATAATCAAACAGATTAAACTCGGTTTTGATCATCCCAACGATGGAGATACCAAATTCTCCGGGTTGAACCTTCAAGAACGTAAAATTACGTGCCAGTGCTTTGCTCCACTTATCCACTGTATCATTTCCAAACCCAATTGCTTGATTCTTAATTAAAAACTCACATAATATTGGAGAAATGGCGTACTCATCTGCAATACGATTGATTTGAGTAACGTAAGTCTCGTTTCGCATCAGGAGATCAAGAATATGGTCCCCTCTCAATGGCTTACCGTTCAAATAGACTGTATTTTGCTTAACGAAGTTTTGTTGAGTTATCGTCAAGAATATACGACTCGTTGGGACAAACATTGATTTCCCATCTTGACGAATTTCATATAGTGGCGGTACAGCACGATATAACTTCCCAGCCGTTACAACGGGTTCAAAGAAGCGGAAGAATATCATGGCACCTTGGCAAGCAATTTCATTTCCGTCGGTATCCGCATCAGTCGCAAGGTATATACGCTCATACGGGAATTTCTTAATATCAAACGTCTTCCCAATACCACAACCAAAAATGTCGACCATGTTCGATACGAATTCAGATTTATTAACAGCTTCTTCTGGCGTAAGATCAAATACATTATCGAGTTTACCACGAATGGCCAGCAATGCTTGGGTGTCACGATCTGCAACAGCTTCCATTGCACCCATCGCTGACAATCCCTCTACGATAAACATTTCCGTATCTGACCGCGTAGAGCGCTTAGATATTGGTCGAAAGTTTTCAATCTTATCAGCAGAGAACGCATTTGTAATATCTTTCTTTACTCTCTTCTTACTTTCCTCAGATGCTTGCCTAGCCTTTGCATTAGCCTTGATGATGGCAGCGAATTTATTCAACTTGGATTTATCCATTTGACGTAATACCTTCCGGGTCGCCCGGAATGCAAAATTCTTAACGGAGTTCATACCAAGAAGTGCTTTATGCTGACCACCCTCGAAGGATGGATTGTGTGTATGTACGGATACAATACCCACTAATCCCAGTCGAGAATCTTCAGCTTTAATCTTCAATTCTTTCTTTTCTTTATCAGACAGGTATTCGTCATATAGATATGACCGGAAGAAACTATTTATCCCTTCCAGAATGCCATCGACATGAGAACCGCCCAATTTATTGAAGATATTATTTGTATACGCCGCAAATGTATAACCCTCGGTAGCCTCGGAGTTGAAGCTAAACATCGCGTGGATGCTATCGCCTCCGAAGATATCCGAGATTTCAATCGGAGGAACACTGATCGAATGCTGTTTAAGGAAGTCTTTCAAAGTATTATCTTTGAACTCCTTTAATACATCCGAACCATCCTTGAGCTTTCCTTTAAAGATAACGGAAGCACCGAGACGAAGTACATAACTTTTTAATCTCAACATCGTCAGGATGTCTTCACATGTGATATTGATATCGGTAAAGAAGCGTTTATCGTATTTCCACTCTACAGAAGTACCAGTTTCTTTTGACTTCCCATGTTTAACTTCTTTCCGAAGTCCATCGACATAATGAACCTTCAGAGACTTTCCTTCGCGTTCCGTATGAATGGTCATATACTCCGTGAAATAGTTGACCAGTTTAAGACCCATACCATGTACACCACCGGATGTACTGTAGGCTCTTGCACCTTCACCCATCTTTGCACTGGAGTTCAGAACTTCACACATGTCAAATAGCTTATTGAAAGGAAATCCCCGACCGTTATCTTGCACAATAACAGTCTTAGTCCTTTCATCGTAAATAACGATAACCTCATTTCCTACTGATCCCGGAGATGAAATCTCGTCAATGGCATTTGCCACAACTTCCTCAATCAAATGGAGTGCACCTTCCTTCCCTACGTTAGGAAGGTAAAGCTTTGGTGTGGCTCGTACTCTTAGTCTGTCTTCCGTAAGTACAGTTACGGACGCATCATTGTACTCGTATGGGTTAAACCCGATACGATGTCGCCGATGTATGATATACATGCGTCAACCTCCTATTTCAAATTCTTTACTTGTTGCCATATTGTATTAAAATAAGTCATGGCATCGATAATCTTTGCTGGAACTTCAGTAAAGTCCACATTTGTTCATCTCCCATTGAATTGTTTTCGGTCTTGTAAATTAGTAGATACCAAAAAGATAATATATAAGGTAAAAAAATTATAATCTATATATTAATCTTCTTCATTGTCATAATCGACGATCTCTAAATTAACATCTGAGGATTGCCATTCGTAGGCAACCCCACCTTCGACTATAACGACTACATCGACAGGGGATTCCCCATTATCCAAATCTATGATAAGAACTCCCAAGTTTTCCGGGTTATGTTCGATCTCCGCTACACCACCCGACACAGACACCACAACACGCGGTCTTTTCGGAATAAGTTTTCTGCGTGTCTTAATCATAATTAGCCTCCTCTACAAAAAATAATCGAGTACGGGATTTCTCCCGTACTCGTAAATGGTCTTCTGTCGACAAAAGATCATTTTATAAGAATACCCGGTTGGAAAGTTTATACTACCACTTTTTCCGTGTGTACTCTCTGTATGCCTTTTTCTTTTTATCTTTCTTCTTGCCTTTATCTTTCTTTTTCTTCTTAGATGCCTGCGTCAAGCTTTCAATCGTCTTTGGAAGTTCGCTCAAAATTTGGGCGTCGAATCGAGTGATAAGATCCATTTCAGAATCATTCAATTCGATTTTACCCTCGCGGTTTGCCGCGCGAATTTCTGCCAAGACTGATTTGACCACGTTCGTAGACATTTTAAGACTGTCTCCACCAAGCAGGTGTTGATCGATATAGATAACGGCACCGCATTTTTTGCATCTGCCCTTTTCGACTTTATCGACGTCGGTAAAAGGCACAAGCCAGCTGTTCCCCTTCTTGCTGATATGCGGGCATGTGGCTTGTTGTAACGCCACAGCTTCTTGATACTTCTCTTGCTGCTTTCTCAATTGCTTCAGTTGATGCTTAAGTTTGTTAGACATGTATTGCTTCCTCCTTAAAATGGGTTGTCCAACTTAGACCTGGCTAAGTCGTTAGGCGGTACTTAAATATACTACCTAGTACACGTCAATAATATATGTCTGAAAAATAAAGTGACGCTTCTAGGATGGGTATTAATCATAAATTTGTTTGATGTATAATTAGAATTAATTTAAAAGTAGTTTCCCCATACGCTGAGAGCGGGCGTATGGGGAGATATTGGGGTTTGGGGTCGGGTAAATACCTCGATCGGCCAATCTTCTCAACGACCGAGGTATAATACCCTAAGCTGTATCCGAAACTAGCCCCGCAATCCGCGCGGCCCAATCGGATATTCATCTGTTAGACTAGTTTAAAAAAATATTATACCGCATATACTAGTAACTGACTAGCCCGAGTCGCGGCTGTATACCGTATACGTCTCAACAAATCTGAACTCATCATAGGGTTCGGCTCATCCCAATAGGTGGCGGTATCAAACTGAGAACCTTGAGAAACGTGTACAGTAATCGCGTGACCTAGCTCAAATTTCATCCCTTTACTGAATGGATCATATTTCTTATCAGGACCACAATCTGCTTGGAAGAAGCCGATATCGACTGGAAGATTTTCATAATAGTCATAGTCGATATAGTCTGGACGAAAATCGATCTTTATTGTGTTGGATTTTAGATCAATGCTACTTCTAGCCGGTGTATTAATAACATGCCCAATTATCCCATTCGTCAGGGATATGCCACCAAGGTTATATCCCCAGTAGTTATGACGACAAATGAGTTTATCTCCTTTGACGGGCAATTTGGAGTCGATACCTAAGATATCTTCCCTGATTCGCTTATTGAAATAATTCCTTGTGCGGTTCTTCCCACACAAGATAATATCCGAGTTTAGTAACACGGTATCTGTAATCTCTTTCTTCGGGATGATAAATGCATCATCCTTAAATCTGTATTTCCGCCTTGGGAGTTCTTGACCCAGCCTGATTCGTGTCGCCAGTTCAATAATACCCGAACCCTTTGCCTGTCGGGTAATCTCATCCAAGGTATAATCGATATTATCATAGTTTAAAAAATAGGGTTTCCCATACAAGGGGCCAAGCTGTTCGGTGTCCCCCATCACACATATGGGGAGACCGAACGACTCAGCTATTTGACCCATTTCAGTTCCAACGAATAAACCCTCATCGATAACCAATAGTTTTATCGATCGAGGGAGAAATTCCTTTTTGACAAATTGCCATGTTGTTACCTTTCTTCCGTTGGCATAAATCTCTCTACCGTTCTCATCTTTCTTAGGAACAGTGACACAATCCATAAGTGCAGAATGCATAGAGGATGCAGGAAGACCTTTTAAGCTAAGGTTAGATGCCGCACGCCCCGTAAAGGCCATGCATAACACCTCTGTATCTACATCCAACTTACTCTTCGATAAGATCTCAGGCATGATAGTTGTCTTCCCGGTTCCAGCTGGGCCCGAATACTGGAAAACTTGCTTATCCTGTTTCTTAAGCCATCGATTAGCAAGATGTATACATTCTTTTTGTCCACTAGTCCATTCCATAATTTAACCTCAAACGATTTTTTTGTCAATCTTTAAGATATCATAAATCAGCGCATGGAATGCATCGTAATCCATGATAGACTTCATCACGGTTGCAGTCATCAAGACCGAGATGTTTCTTACACCCCTGAATGTCATACGTCGACGCATTTTCTTCTCATCATCACTGATTACCAAGACACCATCATACAGCTTAACGTCTTCATCTTTTTTCACTCGCTCACTATTCATATATTCAAAAATGACTGTGCAGGAATTTATGTCAGAAAACATATTGATAAGGTATTGTGCATGTGAAAGGTTGGAAAATGGTCTAAAAACCACACCTCTATTCATATAAGCCATGTAATCTTTATAGTCTGGCAAGATAAGTGGTTTGTCTTTATATTGCAGGGGTTCGATACCATTGATCATCACATAATCATCTTCAATATCGATATCAAGTCTATCCAAAATCATTTTGGTAAGGTCATATTCTTTAATGTGAACGAATCCCTTTTTCTTCATTATAAATCTACCCTTTCGAGAGGTGTTATATTTAATGATTCCAAAAATCAGAACGCCTGGTCTTAAAGAATATATGATTGGTTATACCATAAGTAGTTTTTCAGCCAATTCACCCAGTATGGATGTGTTTATCCCGGCAATCATGACGGATAAGACGGCGACATCCAAACCTCTTTCAATTCCAATCCATAAAACGATGTTTGTATCTAAAGAGAATATTGTGGTATCTCAACTCTTTACGGATCTCAACTACGTATCCATAAAAGTTTCGGACTTATTTAAGCGGCATCACCGGGAGATCTCCTACGCCTATGAGAGTAATATCAATTATCGATATGATACATTCCCGACCGGCAGTAAGGTAAAGATCTATATTCCCGATCTTGATTTCAAAGAAGCCATTATTGTACCATTTTCCTAATAGGAGGGATTATCCATGGCGTCTAAGACATTATCCCAGTATATTAACGAAGTATCTATCGACTTCTTCAACCTCAGGAAAGTTTCTAAACTTGAAGTTATCGATGGCTTTGAAGTTTTACAACGTATTTCTATTGAGCCTTACATTGACACACTAAAGTCAAATGCAATTCTAGTTTCATTAAATCCCGGAGACGTGAGTCGTTATAAGTTTAAACCCAGACTCTTAGCAAGGGAAGTCTACGGAAGTGAAAACCTCTTCTATCTGATTCTCATGCTCAACGATATGATCGTCGAAACTTTCGTACCTGAGCAAATCTATCTTCTCAACCGGTCGGATCGATCGATTGTGGAAGATATCATTAATAAAGAAAGACAGCAAGGACGGCTATCCTAATTATGGATAGTCATTCCTTGCTGTTTAATTTTTTTCTTTGATCGGATGATATTAGTATTTATCGTAGATTTTGAAACGTTGAGCAATTCGGCTGCTTGCGACATCGTGAAGTTTTGACCGTAAATCAAGACGAAGGTCTCCCTCTCTCGCTTTGATAATATAGACAATGTCTGGTCTATCTTTGCCAATTGCTCTGGTGTCAACTTATTTTCTGGCACTACTGGTTTATGGTGATCATATTTTCGTATATGATCAATTTCCGCAATCGAAAATTCTCTAGCTGCTTTTTCTCTCCGATCAATGGTTCGCCTTGGAGCTGGCCAATAGCCAGTCTCCATCACATGAATGGCGAACTCACAGGAAGAGATCATGGTTGTTATTATTTTTCGATCTTCGTTTGCGGTCTTTAGCATAGCCATTAACCCTAAACGCGTGAGCTTGTATTGCTCAACAAGATCGTGGATGATATATATTTCCCCCCTTATCTTACCTTTCTCGTCAATCTAATATACCCGTTCGGATTCCTTACGTATAGACCAGTCTGATTATATGAAGAGAATACTTCTTCGAACTTCTTCTCTGCCCGCTGATCTGGAATACGATTATTCTTTTCTTCTATCCGTTGACGCATTCGAATAGCCTCTTCAACGACTTTGAAGTTCATCTGCTGATCTTCTTCCACCTCTTCGATAGATTCTTCCTTCGGCTTAAGTGGTTTACGATCTCGCAATGATCGAGTCTTCTTCTTGATATCGGCTTCTTCGTTCTCGTATAATGTAACTCTTGATAGTGGCTTGTCCAAATGAAGATCATCCATGAGTTTCGCCCCATTGTCGGGGTCTAATGGGTGAGCTACATAGGAATCAAACATATTCTTTTTCTTCTTTGCTTTCTTGCCCCGGAATTTAATCTTATTGATGGTGATGAACTCGTTTCCGTCTTCATCCTCTTCTCGGTGGATAGTAAATGCACCATCGAGGTTCTTCAGTGCCGCCCATGATTCAGACAAAGTCCCTTTGCCCATAAATCGAACCAAGTCTTTACGGTTGGATTCCATCTGCATATCGATAGCATCTGAACCTTTTCGATTAATCTGTCCTGCACCAATGACAGGTATAGATTTCCGCTTCGCCAAGGTCGAATAATCATTCGTGATTGCAGCCAATTCAAGACGAAGTTCCGGTAGCCGCATAGATGACCAAATACGTTCAATATAGTCATGTACCAGCGCAATAACTTCTCTTCCGGTATCTTCAATATCATCAATGATAGAGTAGAAATCCAATGTGGAAATCTCTTTGTCATCATAGTATTGGACGATAAGATCGATATCGTATTTCGTCTTTAGACTCAATCCACCCTTAGTTCTTAACAGGTTAGCGACTTCCTCAGGTGTATAATTACGAATGTCATCCCCAGTGACCAGCATATTAAATATCCGTTCGATTGTTTCCGCCAGAGAGTTCTCTTGCGTGATATATAATACAGCCGGACGTTTGGATGGATCATTAGGTATGATTTCATTATGATTCATAATCCAAATACAAATATTCAATAAGAGAATTGACTTACCAATGCCGGGTAAGCCATAGAAAAGGTAGGAACGTCCGCCTTCGAACCCACCATTAAGTAACATATTAACCGCTTGGGAACCTGTCTTTAGTTTATTCTTAGGGTCTTTCAGTTTTTGAACCAGTTGCTTGATGACATTTTCAAATCCAGATGATAAGTCAATCGTCATCAGATTTTCTTGGAAATTCTCACTATTCCGAATGTCATAAATAAGATCTGTGATAATGTGCTTAAATCGCTGTACAAAGTCTCGTAAGGTAGAATAGTTCCCGGACTCCAAGTCATCATACGCCTTGAAGATTTCTCCTTGATACGCTAAGATATATCCGTTCATTAACCGATCGGCAATAAACAAATTCAGATGCTGTACAGCTTGTCCGTTAAGTTTTGTCCGATTGATCTCCGGTAGGATCTCTTCTCGAACTAACTCTTTCTGATCAATACGTTCCATTGCGTAATTCAAGATAATCTTACGATTTGCTAAACCTGTGTCAAGTCTAGCCTCAAGGATGAGTTTAAGGAATTCTAATCTTGTCTTCAACCCTTGATTTGTCCGGTATAGATTTGTATTACACATATTCACCAACGTTCTGAGGTTGATCAGAGCCGCTCTGGTGATTTGGACATTGGTATCGTCAAACGCGAATGCCAATAGGAGATCTAGTGTCTCAATATCAAACTTTAGTGGGATATTCTTAAATCGAATACCCGAGTTGCCTTGGATTTTCCCTGCGGTACCATTCATCACCGAAGTATCGTAGTTCGATTTGGGTTCGTCTAATACGCCTTGTATCATCGTACGCTTGACACTCCTTCGCGTATGAGTAGATCGTCACTGGTAAATACGGTGTGTAATTTCGATATTGGAACCTTTACGTTGTATTCCTCCTCAATAAATCGTTGAAGCTTTTCTTCAAAAGTAAGCGATTTATCTGTCAAGTAACTTTTCTTATTCTCTTCGATTTGACGTTCATTTTGCTCAATCAATTGGGCTTCTTTCTTACTTAACGCTTTAATCTTCAGCTTGTTGACATGCTTATCTCTACTATAGTAATTCCTTAAGATTTGAATCTTGGCGATATTTGCGTCTGTTGCCATGTAGTTAAGCTCCAGACAAAGTCGATCTACTTTATATTCTTTGACGAATTTGTCAATCTTCTTAACAAGTTCATCTGCATCCAATTTATCAAACAACTGGTGGCTAACTGTGAAGATATTGAAGTTAAATGCGAGGTCGTTGATCACCCGCTCTGCAATAAACTGTGCAGTCTCGGGGATATAAGCAGTTAACATCCATCCTTTGTCGGCTTCTTCCCCGTGGATATACCGCGTAAAGGAATTGATGTAGAAGATCCGCCCCAGAAACTTCATCGGACTATGTATATGCCCGAACAGAATTGGTCCTTTACAGATTCTTACGAGTTGCTTACTCTCGTAGACAATATTCTTTGATATCGCGTGTTCGGATTCTTGTTTAATAAACTGTGTTTCCGTTATACTCCCATGGCCCAATACCATATCAAAGTGACCATCGGGAAAGCTATAAAGTTTAGATTCGTCTTCCTTATTTTTGATATGAATATCTGGAAGACAATAGATTCGCATCCCCTTGGTTTCTACAACCATAGGTTCTGATGCGAAGTACATTTCAACACTTGACTGATACACTTTGACATTGTCAAGCTGATCGTATTCATGGGATAATGTACCCTGAACGACGATAATTGCGGCGTTCTTCTTCTTTGCGATAGACACGATACTATCGAAGAACCAGATATAAACTTCAGCAAGTTTTGAGTTAAACGACAATGATAAATGGGACACATCCCCGTTGACAGTGATAAGGTCTAGTATAGCTAGTTCACTTAGTGGTTTAATAAATCTCTCGTATAACTGATATTTAATCTCTTCCGCGGTAATAGTATGAACACCAATATGGATATCGGCTATATGTGCCGATATCCTCAGTCTATCACGATACATAGGTATCACCCTTTCAAAACAACCCTTTAATGGGTAGTTAACCGAAACGAAAAATTTTATCTTCGAGATAATATAAATTATCTATTCAGTTTTAATCTGCCTACACTGCTGGAGAATACTAGCTATATTCCTCGTCTGGTCAACTGGTAAAAGATTGCTTATAGACGTAGGAAGCATAGAGACAGTATTTTCATTATAACATAGGATTCTTGCACATGTTGTAGTTGGTAGCTCCGAGATGCAATACATAACACTCAGTAAGCCATGCTCAGTCAATAACTGATCTCTTCCTAATTCTGATGGCTGGTTAGAGATTGTATCTGCTACGATTAAGAGTATATCCCTAATACTTGCACCGACCTCTATCAGCCTATCCAACTCTTCAATTTTTATCAATCTAATCACCCCATATGCATATCCTGATTTCAATATCTACCCTATCAAATACAAGCTCAATGGCTTTCAATACTTTTCCCCATTCTAATCTATCTAGCCCACAACCGATCTTAGGCATTGCAAGCTTCAATATAAATCTTTCTTCTACCCACTGCCTCATTTGAATTAATGCCTCAACCAAAGTTTTATATGTAGGTTTCGAGGCGTAACTTTTCTTGGTAACCAAATTAAATACCCTACCGATTAGTATGCAGTCGGGATAGATACCACTTCCGACTCTTTGGAGCTTAAACCTAAGATTGAATCGTTTATCGAACTCCTTGGCGATTCCCCTACCTAATGCATAATCTGCACTTATGCAGTGCACCAAATGGTAAGATTCATCTACTGTAAATAGATCTTTTTCTTCTATAATCATTATAGCCATATCAATACACCCCTTCATCATCGTCAAAAAAGAAAGAGTAGGGTTTCTACTCTTTCTGCAATAAAATCTCCTGAATAGCATTCATCGTATTCCTTATAGCCAATCGTGCCTTGACGAGAATTTCAGAGTCTATGTCATTAAATATCTGACCATAAGGTTCGTTTAAGTATAATGCCGATACAGTAACTATGACTTTACAAGAATTTATGATTTCTGCCTCTTCAGGATGTTGGCCCAACATCCTCTCCATGGCTTCGGAGTATTTCGTAACTTCATCCATGGCTTTCTGAGTGACGGTGGTAAATAAAGTGTCGTAATGTACAATAAACTCCATAGTGTTATCCATTGATTGGAGGAACATTTCTAGCTGCTCCACGTCGCGGTTTAAATAAAAAGGACCGGTGTCTTTCCCTTTCTCCTGATTTTTCTTCCATACTTTAAGTCGTGTATGCAGGCGTTCTATGTAGTCAGTGTTAAGAATGTTTATTACACCTCTTGAAAATAAATATCGTTCATAATTGAGGACCCTAATCATATATTTCTTGATATCATCATCGTTGAAATAGGGATTGGTATCTAAAAATGCCAGGATAGTTTCGACAATAGGAAGATGACAACCAAATGAATTGATACGCTTGAGTGTGCTGCTGTGAAGACTGGCGATGATTATAATTGATAATCTAAGATCCTCAGCATCAATTTCATGTAAATGGTCTTTCTTTGATCTCCTAAAACGTCCGAGAAACCTCAAACTCATCATCTCCCATTAGATTATAATCTACACCATGATCATATATAATTGGTCGTTATGGTGGAAATATAAAAAGCATAGAGGACTTAGCCTCTATGCTCTCTTTTTTGATTACAATTTTTTGATCAGATCTTTAAGCTGCTTCCTCTTGTCCCTGTAGAGGACATGCAACTGATCAATCACGTCTGGATCGAATTTATAATTCTTTTTCTGTAATGCATCGCCATGGTAACTACTAGGATGCCATTGAATTTCCCACGCTTTTTCAAAAAGTGAACCGATCAGTTCCTTTCTAATAACGACCAATGCAATCTTATCGTCCTTATACTTATTAACATAAGAAGTTATCAAATTATCTATAGCCCGGACATTGTCTTTGGTTTTAATCGTCGTTTCGATTTCTGCCAGTAGCTTCCTACGCATTTTAATCACTTCATCATAAATCTGCTTTTTATGGGTTCGTTCCTCTTTGGTCTTGAAAAATGCTTCTTGCAGATATGGTTCTTCATGATAAATACCTTCTTGAATAAGTACGATTCGCTCCAGAACACTCACAACGATTCCTCCCTAGTAATTTATCACTTGTTTAATCTATTTAACAAGGAGGTCTTTACCCCAGTAGCGTTGATTAATCATATACCAATCGTAATAGAAATCGACCAAAGTCTTAAAACACTTCCGATATAGCTGCATCTGATCTTTATCGTCACATATCTTTATCTTGGCAGGTCTACCATCTCGTTTATCTAACAAGAACACGACGTATTGCTCGGCTTTAAATAATCCAAGCTCTCGGAGTAGAAGATCGTATCCTGCAATTTGTAAAAACATCGTAGGATAGAATCCTTTGCTAGTCTTGTAATCTCCTATAGTAAACTTACCATGATATTTAGCCAAAAGGTCAGTTGTCCCACCAAATTTCTCTCCGGCCAATTGAACTTCTGTATCATGAATTTCGATATGAGGGTGCTCGGTCTTATACATCTGGAGAAAGGATAGGAATGCATTTTTAATTCCTAATCTCTCGACTGGACCTTTGCGATCTATAATATCATATGAGTATTTACCCGTTGTAGTATAGATTTCCACCAACTTGTGTGTAATATCACCAATATAAGCAGATACGTCTAACTCTTTACTAACACTCTTCCTCTTAAACCCTAAAGAGTTAGCCCAGTGTACCAATTCGGGTTTATTTATCATATGAATAATGCTTGTAACTGAAGGTACAACTACACCTGATGTATTTCGATACGTAGTATGATTGGATGGTTCTGAAAATATAGGTATCATTTCTTCATCTCCCGAGCCAAAGTATGGTAATATGTCCAAGCAGTGGTCGTTTATAACATTATCATAATCGAAATCAATGGAGGTTAGAGCATGGATATTAAAGATCGCATACGACTAATCCGAGAAGGAGAAGCCTTGGAAGATTTGGACGTGGCGTTTGATGAAGATGAAGAAGAATTTCTAAAAGAGACAGCGTTGGAATTCTTTTTATCTGAGACCGAAAATGTAGATGGATATATGTTTGAGGCGGCTGGCGGTGCTTCCTTGGTCGATTTGATCAAACAATCGTCGGAAGCCGAAAAGTCCAAGGACGCCTCAGCTTGGCAAAAAGTTAAGACTGGATATAAAGCATACATGAGCACATTGCCTCCTAGTAAAATATTGAAGGACCTCAAACTGGTCAATCAGTTGACTACGACCAGAGGTAGTTATATGTGGTTCGGGAATTATGCAATGATCACACGATTATTTTCGAGGGCCCGTGCTATTGGTGGTATGGATGCCAAAACCGCAAAGGAATATAAATCCGAGGCCCTTAAATTCAAGAAGGAGCTGGAAAAACGGGTATCCGAACTTTCAGCATCTTCAAATTTTTCCGATAAGAGAAAGGTAGCTAAACTGAAAAAGAATATCGCTAAACTTGAGTTCTATATTGGCGAGTTCGACAGACTTGTTGAAAAATACTCGAATTGAAAAAGACCCTCTGCATAATTGCAGAGGGTTATATTTTTCTTAAATATGACGTCTTGCACTTGTAAACCGATCTTCCCACTGAGTTCCTTTAAATCCGGTATATCTGACACCACCGGATGCAATCGAATAGGTATGGAGAAGTCTATCATTCCCGGCGTATATTGCAACATGTCCAACAGGCAGATTCCGACTTGTGAAAAATACTAGATCTCCTTTTTGGAGATTTTCTTTATTCACATCAGTACCAACCGTTGCTTGGTCTTTCGATACTCTAGGTAGTGATATACCTAATACATCCCGGAATACTGTCTTTACAAATGACGAGCAGTCGAATACCCTAACACCATCTACAAGCTCGTCCATCTTTGCACCAAATTTATAGGGAGCACCCATGAAAGATTCTCCATAGCTAATAAGCTTGTCCGCTGTTTTATCTTGATCGGAGGATTGCGAATAGGTTGTATATTTGGGAAGGGCGGAAATATAACCTACCGTACCATCCTGAACAATAATCTTAAGCCAACCATCGTCTATTTGCTCAATGACATGTATATCCTCACCCTTAGGTATCATGCGATAGACATAGCTTTCCGATGATGTATTAGGAATACTCCTAAAGTTTACACCATAGATAACCTTTGTCTCATACATAATTTGAGGTGGTGGTACATCTGGGATATCATCCACCGGATCATCACCCTCCGGTATAGGCGGATCAATGATCACAGGTGCATTCATACCTGCCAGAAATGAGAGCAGGGCCTTGGCATCGTCTATTGGCAACGTTACACTTACAGTTACTTCAATACTCATGGTTGTGCCTCCTAGATGTTAAGTTAACTGCTTACCTCTATGTTCAAACAGCTAAATAGAATGAAAAATATGGAAATCATCATGATTCTCACTTTCAAATTAAAATACACCAGATACAGGAGGTAAATCATGAATATTGCAGAGCGCATTAAGATGATCACAGAGGGTGTCTTTGTAGAAACCAATGATTCGTACAAGACACTCACATTCGAGCAAGCCTACTATCAAATAGCTAACGCACAGACACTTATGCAAGAATCTAGTTTGGGTGCAATATATGCAGATATGAAACAGAATCGTTATCATCTATATGAACGATTCAAAGACCTTCTCCGTTTTATCATAGACAAAATCATCAGCTTCTTCCGTTTATTCACACAGAAAGTAGAGGCTGACTTCGGACGGAGACTGGATCACGTCAATCGGAATGCATCTAAGATAAGGGAGTTCTCCGATCCAGCCATGGTCCAGAGTATCCCTAAGTTCCTAACTGAACCACAGATTGATATTACGGTTATCTTACCTATGCTACAAGAAGTCATGCGTGATGCAATGAATAGTATTCTTGAAACAGGCGTAGCGAATGAACTCCCTCGTGGTGCGTTTACCGAATATGTGAATAATCATGGTGTCGCACCATCAGCAGAGCATATCGCTGAAAACTACCTTAGGTTTGTAGTCTTCAGGGGATACAAGATTGATACATCTGATGTGGATGCCATGTCAAAGTTCATCTTTGGACCAGTAGAATCAGTTAAGGTAAATGATATTTCCAAACGCACACTTATCAGACAGTTCCAAACAATTGTAAAAGAGTTCGAGCAAAGTAGTAGCAAGTGGCAATATACACTCAGAGCAGATATTACAAACCTAGATAAACTCATCAAAAATAGTAAGAACCCTGTGTATATTGAGCTGGCAATGGATGCAGCACCAAAACTATACAACGCATCTCTTATCGTATACAATACCCTAGCTCGTGTTATGCTGAAGTCCGCGATCATTATGTATAACCTATTGCATATCATGATTGAAAAGTCAAAATAACTAAAGAGAGGGGATTTCTTCCCCTTCCTTCACTTTTTAAACAAGTAATTAAACGATAGACTAAGGAGGAAATATACATGAATATTCATGAAAGACTTAGACTAATCCGAGAAGGGGATATCATTGAACCTTCCGGTAAAACACTGGACTTTACAATCACAGATGAGAATGAGTTCCAAAATTCATCTTGGATTGTTGAATCCTATGAACTATTTGAATCTCTCTCCGGGTTTGATGCACTGCTGGAATCGTCTGATCTCTTCTTAGAAACGAGAGAAGAATCCGGTAGTCACTTCAAAGTCTTCATCTCTTACATCAAAGAGAAGATTGCAAAATTCTTAAACTGGATGATGGCGAAATTCAAAGGAACCTATGAATCCAAGGTTCAAGCGATAAAGAAACAGCTATCGTCGATAAACACCAGTGACTTAAAGGGAACAATTGCAGTACCGGAGAATTTAGAAGCAATTGAGGAAATCAAGGCTTCGGATATCGCTGGAGCATTTGGTGAATTACATCAAATGATTCAACGCTATATGAGCACCGGTGACTCCAAAGATATAATGGACGGGTTGGTAGGGGATATCGCCAATGACCAAAACGCGTCCAGCTCGGACATACGGAAGGCCGTTAAACACAATACCATAGAACAAATCATGCGTGAGTTATTCGACATGAAAGGACTCGTAACAGAAAAAGGCGAAATTTCGCAAAGTGTCATCGATTCACAAATTTTCGGGGATACTGAGGAAGTAGAACTTTCTGAGATAAACACGGCTCGCTTCACAAAAGGTCTAGATTCCACCGTTGGTGTATTCAATGGTATCTCAAGCGTAAAATCTACACTCGTCTCTAAATTAGGACAACTTGAAAGAACTACCTTCAGTCCTAAATTGAAAGACAACGAAAGGAGAAGAATTCTCTCTGCGATCATGGGTGCTATGGATGCGATGCTGACGTGCATCACCTTCATACTGAATATCTTCTGGAAGGCACTGGATCATTTCGCTCGTATTGCGAATACGCTTGTGAAGAGTTCTAAGAATAAAGAGTAGCTTGAGACGTAGAAGGGAGACTGACTCCCTTCTACTTTCCTTTTTAAACAGCTAATTAATTACAGCTTCAAGGAGGAAAACCACATATGAATATCCACGAAAGACTTAGAATGATTCGTGAGGGTGACATCGTTGATCCATCTGGTGATACACTAGACTTCACAATCACTGATGAAAACGAATTCCGTAATTCATCTTGGATTATTGAATCCTATGAATTATTTGAATCTCTCTCCGGGTTCGATAAACTACTTGAATCTTCGGATCAGTTATTCGTCGAAGCACAAGAGGAGTTTGGAAACCGATTCAAGATTTTCATCTCTTACATCAAAGAGAAGATTGCAAAATTCTTAAACTGGATGATGGATAAGTTTAAGGGTTCTTTCGAAGCACATGTAGATGATTTAAAAAGGAAGATAGATAATCTCGATATAAAGAATCTCTCTGGAACCATCAGTTACCCAGAGGGGTTAATGAAGATCTCTGATATCGAACCCAATAAGGTATTGGATATTGCCGTTAAATCGTTTGGTGCACTCGAAGGATTTGCCAAGAATGGCACATCACCAGAGATGGAAAAAGCAATGGTTGATGCATCCAGACGTGGTGTAAAAATAAACGGTATACGGGAAGATACAAAACAAGAATTATTGAATAAGTGGATCGGGGAATTGTTCCACTTGGAAAAAACTAAAGATGGTTTCACCCCTCAAGGTGCATCCACTGCATTCTTTGGGAATAAAACCAGTCATAGTATATCCTCGCTAAATCTATCAGGTCTCGCTAAAGCATTGGATACCTGTGCGAAGATGTTTAAGAATTTGAATCCGTTGAAAACCAAGATTATCTCCGAGCTTGGACAACTTGAACGTGCCTTCCTGAATACGAGAATAAAGGGAGACTTGGATGAGCATAAACGACGTGGTGGTCTTGCAATCATGACTGGTACTATGGATGCATTATTACAGTTTATCACCACTGCGATCAATATCTTCTGGCGAGCAATGTCTTATACCACAGCATTGATTAAGGAACTGACTAAAAAGGGTGGTAGCCCGAAAGCAAGTAATGATAAGAAAGATTAAATATCAAAGGAGAGTCATCAAGACTCTCCCTCTTTTTATTATAAAACAAGTAATTGAAAGATTTATCGGAGATTCTCTAATTACATGACAATATAGGAGGTATTCCTAATGGCACTTAAGTCCCTGATCACGTCTTCAATCTATACGTTTGCTGAACAAGCTACGAATCAAAGTTTAACCCAGACTATTATGGCTTATAGTCTACGGAAGAATGGTACAATCGAAATTGAGTATGAGATGATTGAAGATGTAATGTCAGATATCACCTCTCGTACTTCTCCGTACTTTGCTAAGTATGCCATTGATAAGCTCGTCAAAAGTGGAAAGATTAAAATGGTCTACAATGATCAGATGCGTTTGACAAATGCCATTCCTTTTTTCCGTAAGCAAGAGAATGGTCGGGTATGTATTGTGGTCAATATCACAAATTTCTGTACCATGCATAAAGATGGTCGGATCAATATTGCACCGAATACGTTGTATGCGATGTTATTGTCCGCTGCATTTGGTTTGATCATCGATGATAGTATCCTCTCCTATGCAAGAGATACGTATATGATCTATGCACGATTGTTTACAAACATTATAAGCAATCTTGCTTATGTGGATCAGCTTAAAAGGGAAAAACTTCAATACCTCACCACGAACTTCTACTTCTACAATATCTATGGTCCAGATAAGGTATTCACGAATCCTTATGGAAACTTGCTTAAGTATAACTCGAAAGAAAACATTGCAGCGTTAGATGCCAAGTTTAAAATGTATGGAGAGAATTCTTCTTACGAAGATTTGAAAACTTTTATCGAAAGCTTGGTTCGTGTATTTCCAGAGATGAAGAAAGTAACCTTCCAAAACTTTGTAGATCGTTGGTCTTTATCCTATGGATCAACCACCATGTTTGCACCAGAATATATCCCCTACTTCTTCTATATGCTGATATCTACCGCTTGTCTCTCTGGTACAGTCAATGTCAATAAGATTACCACAGAGATTGGGGTTAACCTGAATACCATCTATAAGAAGATTGAGAAGAATGTATCGGATATCGTAGATTAAATAAAAGAAGGTGAGAGGATTTCTCCTCTCACCCTTTCTCTTTGACGAGTGTTTGATAGATAACTTGATACTTATCGTTTAAGAAGATTGAAAAGTATGCTGTGACGTAGTTTTCATTATCCTTATAGAAATCAATCAGTTGTAAGATTGAATTAATCGACTTCTTACTGTAGATGGTTGCTGTATAGATTAAAGGATCATTACTCTTATATCCATACTCGTTACCTTCTGTCGTTGCTAAGTATAAGTCTCCCCCATAATGGGTAAAGGTATAATGCTTCTTGTCTTCTCCTATCATAAAATCATTCAATCTCGTTACCTCTGTAAAGTTAGAACCATTGAGTGTCATATCCTTAAACTCTGCATTAATCAAATAAGGACTTGTTACACCTATGATCATGCCTTCACTTTTCTCTACATATAAGATAGCTACCGGATCTTTATCGTTGATTAATGAGTAGATGTAGTATCTCTTAATACCATACCCATTTGCAATATCGTTATCGGGATTTTTGATAATACTAAACTCATAGGATTCCCTGAAAGAATGAATATCAAACTTTCTCCCAATTAATCCATACATGGTTTTATAGTTCACAGCTTTTTTCTCTAAGAAGAAGTTGTAGTTATCATAAGCTGGGAATATATTTTCAATCTGATAGACTTCTCCCTTTTCTGACTTTGCTTCTGTTTTTGTCGATGGATAGAAGTATAGATCTTTTGTTGGATCATGCTGCTCTACGTAATAGATTGCCACATATAGAATAATAATAATCGAGAAGATACTTATGAATCCTCCTAAGAAGAAGAAGTTCTCTCTTCTCTTTTGAGATTCTCTTTCTATCTCTCTGTGCTTTATATAATCCTGTAATAGCTTACCCATATTTCATCCCTCATTTCGATAAGTTCTATCCATTCTGCTTATCTAATGGTTAAAAGAATAAAGTTTAGTCCAGAAGAATTGTCTCATTCTTCTGGTAGATTTATTTGAACACGTACTCTCCCTCTACACGGGGGTCTCGCCTTCGCTCGTCCTCTGTCCTACCCCTTCCAAGACCCTTCTTCACCACTGAGCTGTTTTTCCTCTTTACCCTACGGGGGTCAAGGGCTCCTCCCCTCTCGGGGAGATCTCTAGGGATTTCTAGTTTTCTTCTTCCTTGCACTTCACAGATCCCGCCCGTCCGCCCCTCTATGTCCCAGTAAAAGGGGCTTAGCGCCCCCTTATTATTTAAGTTATAGTAGTATTATTTTATACTATTTAAGGGGGAATATTGGGTATAGATAAATGTGTTAAAAACAGTCTATTAATGGAGACATGAACGTCATAGGAGGTATGAGAGAAGTATGAATAACCTATTTAAGTATATCTATGAGAAGACACTGAAACGAAAAGAAGAGTTGAATAAGCATAACGGACTTATTCGTATTACAATCGATAATACATCCTTAAATAAGAAAGACTTTATTCATTTTGAAAGAGAGTTAAAGATACCTGCGATAGGTAGGACGACAGTATACGTCTACCATGAAATTTTCCGTAATATTCAAATCAATCGTAGGTTTCCATTGATCCATGAGAAAGTCTATCCATTACTTACCTTTATTAATCTGACGAAGGTATTTATTCAAGTCAGTTCCAATGGTGTAGCTATCCCACCATCGCAGTGTTCAGTATATGTAACGGGACATAGTCACATGGTTCTGATTGTCAATGGGGATTTGACAAACGTTGTCGTCACTGTCTTAAAAGAAATTACATCTATAAATCAATTTACGGGGAATTATACAGTAGCGGTTGCACCTACAAGTTCCCCAGATTTAGCTTATGGTTATATCTTGACGATCAATGGTATCCCCCACTATGTAGAACCCACGATTCAAGCTGGTCAATATGTACTGAATATTAGCGCAGGTAGTAATACAGGGGTACTTGTCCTATGTCCGGATATTCGTTCTTACAAACGGACACCGATGCAGAATAGTCAGTTTAACTATATCCAATTGCCAGTTCCATTAGGATATGTGGCATTGAATAATATCCGTCATTATAAAGTAGGTACAACTACAGGTGTAGTTCCAACAGAATTTACACCTTTGACAGATGGGTTTAAAGTTCCTGATTTGGATGAACGAATTGTGGTTATCTATAGAAGGAATGTATCCAAGTATGAGGATTTGAAGCATCGATATAATTTATACCGGGATTATATGAGTCAGTTTCTATCCAATACACTTCCGACGGCGATTAAGAATCATACGCCTTATCTGCCAAATATAAATGAGAATACCCCATTGGCTACTTTTAATAGTGAAATGGTAGAGGCGTCTAAAGATTTCTACAATGTATATCGGGAGTATTTGGAGTCTAAGGTTGCTTTTCAGTTTACAACCCATACAGTAAGCTACGTAATTCCCATTACGGATTCTTCATTTCAATATACAATTGCAAATATGAAACGAGATCCAAAGGAATTGCTATTCTTTAATGATGGGATTAATACAGCACCCTTTAAGACGAATCGTTTGTCCAATGGGCAATACCAAATTTATTTTAATGATAATATCATACCAACGAGTCCCAACTGCTACTCACTTAATGGTACAAGTGGTAATATTACTGTCCCCAATTATTCAGCAATATCTTTGCTCGGCAATATGACGATTGAGTTTTGGATACGCCGAACTGGGACTGTTGCGGGATATGAGACTATCATTAGCAAAAGGGTATCGGGGGGTGTATGTAATTACGAAGTATTCCTGGAAACTGGCACTAAACGGATAGGGTTTTTCAGTGGTGGTTCCATTATGACGGTTAATTATGCACCACCGATTGGCGTATTTGTTCATATCGCAGTTGCAACGAATTCTTCAGGTTCGACCTTCTATGTAAATGGTGAAATAGTTGGTACAACTATCGTACCTGTAGGAGGGCAAAACACGGCTCCATTGACTATAGGTAATATGACTACTAGTCAATTCCTACGTGCCGATTTGAAGGATATACGGCTTTGGGATATAGATCGAAGCCAGAATCAAATTAAAGCTCATATGAACTATGAGCTTAAGGGAAATGAAACATCTCTTCGTGCATATTGGAAATTAACCGACACGACGTCAACGATCGTAAACTCTGTGAGTGGTGGATTAAGTGGTACTGCAAGCTCAGGTGCGACAAGTATCTCAAGTGGGGTATCATTATACAAGATTCCTGCTAGTATCGTATCGGTTGATCTCGGTTCTACCGTAGAACCATATGTAGAGTCAGTTAAACCGGAAACAACAACTTTAGTGGTTGGACCATCTGGTAAAATTAACGATAATATTCCCATTAAAGTATATGAGACTTCGACAGAATTGATGACAGGTTCATTGAGTGGTACGATTCGCGATATCGTGGTTGGCCTAGATGGGTATATCTATGCAGTTAGTACAGCCGGTAGTAATAATTTGCGTAAGATAAATCCTTATACGATGGCGACGGAAGTTTCTGTTACAGTATCGACTTCACCTTCATCTATTATGGTACTTCCAGATGGGAATTTATTAGTAGGAAAGGCATCACCTTATAAAATAAGTAAATATGAACCCAATAATCTAACTCTTGTGTCCGAGAGTACAGAGGGTGATAGAATTGCCCAGTTTATGATACCAGGTAATGCGGGGGATTTTTATGTAAAAGGTTGGACTGGTGCTGATTCTTATTTGCATCGGGTAGATGCAAATACATTTGCAATACTAAACTCTTTAACCACATTTGGCTCAACCATTTTCTCCACAGTGAAAGGACCAAATGGGAAAATATTTATTGGTGGAACCAATAAAATATGGCGTCTACATCCGACGACGCTGGCAAAGGAAGCCGAGAATACAGAAACTTTTGGTATTTACACGCAGTTGGTTATGAGTCAGATGGGTGATCTATATGGTATAGGTAGTACAACCAGAGATACCTTTATCAAAATAAATTCATCTACCATGGTTACACAAGGTATAAGTGCTGCTTACGATACACTTATTGCCGATATCATGGTTGGAAATGATGGGAATGTCTACGTTTGCGGGGGTTTCCCGACAGCTAGGATTGCAATGTATAACCCAAGGACACTTGCACCGGAAGTTTGGAGTGGATACTATCCTTATACACTTGCTGCGAAACGGATAATTGGGGGATCGGATGGCACAATTTATCTCGCCGGAGGTTCTACAGCTGTTATTAGAAGATTCCATCCGATGACGTTAACCCCAGCTAAGAAGAGGAAATTTACACAGTTAACACCTACTACGGTTGAGAATAAGGGAAGTATAAAACAGGTTACTTTAGCCAGTGGGGATGTCGGAAAGAATATTCATGTAACAACCACAAAATTTAATAAATTTATCTGTGAGCCTTATAGTAAGAATGGACTTACCGAACTTCCCACTTGGGCATCGTTCATAAGTTCAAATAACATCGTTGCCTTTATTGGGGGGAGACTGGTACCAAGAGAACGGGTTTATATACTGAATCCATTCCAATATACCATCCTTAAAGGGAAAACAGTTTTGGTTACTGATTTGGATACGGATGTGACTACAGGGGAAACCATTAGTGTTTTACTATCCAGTGAAGTTGAGATGGTTGAGTATAACGTAGCCCTAACCGCTGGGAGTAAGATCGTTACACTGACGAATAAGAATTACCCATTTAGTACAAAATATAATCTGGTATTTGTAGACGGGAAACTTATTCATCCGTCCAATATTCAGGTTATAGATTCTTACCGATTCTCCATTAATGTCAATTCGATTCACAATATGTGTATTCTACGAAAACGTGTTGACTTTACGTATGAATCAAGCTTTTATAATCTTGTGGATAAGTGGTCAGCATATTTGGCTACATTGTCTGTAGCTGAAATTGAATCATTGCTTGGCGTATTGAATACTGTAATAAATGTAGAAGACCATAGACGGACAGTGAATTTTGCTGATCGCCATTGGTTTGAAATCTTGTATGAGTATTGCTTAAAAGATCGTAAAGAACTTACAATAGAAGACCATATTGCTATACCTGAGGAAATTCCAAATGTATTGACATCCGATGGTCGGATTCCAATTTCGACTTATCGGACTGGAAGTCCTCGATACAAATTGTAAGGAAATAAGGAGTCGTCTAAGTGGCGACTCCTTTGTAAACACATATGGAGGTGTACTTAATGGCAATTGATAAATTACACTTTGCTAACTTTTTTGGTGTATTTGCAAACCCACAAACTGATCTGATTCCGGGTGAAATGGCATTTAATGCGAATATGCGATTGGTTTACAAAGATACGAGCAACGTTCTTCATTTGTTACCGAGTATTGACGACTATACGAATATCTACAACCCAGCAACGATTCAAGTTACCCAGACCGTGAAAGATGCGACGATCGGCGTGGGCACAGAAGGTAATTTCTCTGCTAAAGTGGCAGTTGCAATCCCTCATTCCTTTGTCATTACGGCAACGGATATCCATGAGCGGCAGGTATTGATTCAATATAATCAATCTAACGCGATTAAGGATATTCTGGTTCTTCCAGAATTCTTCTGTAAGCTAAATACAGATGCGGATGTGTTTGATGTGAACCAAGGTATTATGATAGAGGCAATCAGTAAAACCAAGATCCTCTCTAACCTTGGTCGGGAGGTGTTAACTAATAATGCCGTGTTTAAACTTATGAAGTTAGAGACCGGCACATTTGCATCTACATTGGGATATCCATCCGTTCCATATGCAGATCGAGATCTTGTTGCAAACCGAGACAAGTTCTGTATTTTAAACAATGAGGTATTCCTGATAAAGAATAAGACAGTGACGGAATTGACATATCCATTTTGGATCTTTAATAAGAGAGCGACACCTGTTACGGTTAGACTACCTACTCAATATTTCTTATTTGAGAAGAATGATAAATTCAGCATGAAGACTTATCGTTCCTTTTCCGATAATGCAGTTGCATCAACGCATGAGTTTGTATCATCATCGGAAACTGCTGCTATAACATCAATTTTGAAATCGGCTAAAGTTACACCAGTTCGTATCTCCAATGAAAATCTTACAATATCGGCTAATGGTAAGAGTGTTGAGGGATTGGATTCCCAGTCTTACTATGATATCGTCGTAACGACCAATGAGGTTAAACCTCATCCGACATTGGTGTATAAAATGCTGGATATCACAGATGGGTTCCTAGCCTACCTCTATCGGGTTATGAAATATATCAGTAATAACTCGAATGGTATGGGTGGTACACTGATGGGTGGCACCAGCGGTAAGAAATACCTTTTCGAGTACACGTATTCGGCAACCGCCAACGGAATTACCAGTTTTGCCATACCTGAAGAATTCTTCTCTCCAGCTACCGGAGATAAGGAGATGCTATCTTATAAGGGTATAAATTTAGAAGACGTCGACTATTCCATTGCACCGGGAACAAGGGTTGTCACCCTAAACTTTCCACTTACTATAGGAGATGAAGTTCACGCTTTCATCTTTAAATATGCAGATCGTGGTGGAGAAGCAAGCTTAATTAGTAGCTTACAAAACTATATCAACACCGTAAATACCGATTTACAGAATACGAAAATAGCTTTAAACGTGGCATTAACCGAATTGCCAAAGACAAATCTTCTTCCGGACTCTGGTAGATTCATGGGTTCAGGTTTCCACCCATTGTCATCACTTCCCAATACCGCATTTTCAGCTGGGATGTTATTTTCCAGCTATAATGGATCAGTCCTAACTGACGGCGGTATGTTCACCTATGACAGTTCAACATATGGGGGTGCAGGGGCAGCCCTTCCTCAGACTGTAGCGGATCTGTTGGAATCTATGCCAAATCGTAAATTATCCACTGGCTATAAGAGATATGGTGCTCACTTTAGGGTGTTACAGATCGTGGCTGGGGCAGGTACAAACTCCCCGTATTCTTCAAAGTATATGATGACTACCAATAATTCATTATCGATTTCAGGTAGCCAAGGATATTCAACGATTGCAATGTGGATAAAGCTCCAGTCGGGTAGTCCTGCCATTATACGAAAGGGTGGCCTTGCGGGAGAAAAACTCCGTCTTAATGGTGTAGAGCAGTCGACTGATATAACACTTACGACAGCACAAGGTTGGGTCCATGTTGAAATGCTCTTAATCATTATACGGGGTTATGAAATTTCTATTCCTTTTATCTATGGCACATCAGGCACTACATTACACATTGCATTGCCCGTTATAATGAATGGCAAATATGGTGTGGGAATCCACGAAACGCCGATTATGACATTTAACGCTAGTTCCTCGTAATGAAACGGAGAGTAGGTGATATATCACCTACTCTTTACCTATTTTTTAAACGAAACATCATTATAACGACCTTAATTTACGATCGATTTAATGAGAGGAGTGCATATTGTGTCAAAACCACACGTACTACATGAACTGGAGAGTATAAAAACCCAACTCCTTGCCGTGGTACAGCAGATTGATGTACAGCTCGGAGATGGAACCATTACGCTTAATCAATTAAGTGCCAGTATTGCTGCTATAAATAATAAGATTGGTGCAGCAAACGGCATTGCACCATTGGATGGAACCTCTAAGGTCCCATGGGCAAACCTTCCTACGATTCAGCAACTGGTTGTGCATAATAACACTTGGCACAGCGAGAATTATGTAACACAAACTGCGGTTGATACTTCTATCTCTGCATATGCAGCTAGAAGAGACAACCCTAACCAAGTAACGAAGGCACAGGTCGGGCTAGGAAATGTTGATAACCTCAAACAAGAACCTTATCGCAATCTTGGCTATAATGCAAAGTCAGCTTCAGATGCCCCAAACACTTATCCAGAGGGAATTTCATATACATTGGGTGATAACACCAAAGGATTTCCATTCTCCATCTCTGGTGTTATTACCTATAATATGAATGCGTATACCTCGTCATATCAAATTGCGTACGATTATGCCAATAACAAGATTCCGCTGATGAAAGTTAGGGCAGCAACACAGGGGGATAATAGCTGGGGTGCATGGGCAGATTTCTATACATCTGCTAATAAGCCCGGTAAAGCAGATGTGGGGTTAGGAAATGTCGATAACGTTCAACAAGCTCCAATAACTCACGTTGGTGCAGGTGGAACTGCTCATGCTGCCGCTAGTAGCGCTGCCGCAGGGTTTATGACGGCTGCACAATTTGATAAACTTGCTGGTATTACAGCTGGTGCGAATAACTATGTACATCCAACCGGAGACGGAAATCTTCATGTCCCTGCTACAGGTGCGACGAATAATAATAAATTTTTGAAAGCTGGGTCTGTCGCCGGTAGTATTGCATGGGGTAATGTACGTTTCTCCGAGTTGACAGAGACAACAGATGCCGCAACTGATACAGTTATCGGTAGTCGCGTAATAGGTGATGGCACAGCACCAAGCTCTAACACCGGCACTCTCACGACGATTCTGGGTTGGTTAGCAAACCGAATCAAAGCCATTACTGGAAAATCTGACTGGAAGACTGATCCTCGTACAACGCTTGAAAATGCAGTTAAGTTAGACGGAGATAAGATGACAGGAGCATTAGAGGCTCCCGCCGTAGGTTCAAGGCTTAGCCCGGGACCCGGTATCTTTTTAGCGTACCCTAGCGGAGGAATGTATTCGAGTGTACTCGTTTCTGAAACTGGTGTAATCAAGATAAAACTTCCCGTAAGCTGGTCTAGCAATATGATAATGATGACCGTTGATGTATATGATTATTCAACACCATCCAAAACAGCAACGTTTCATATATCTGGCTATAACTATGGTACGTCGTCCGCCTGGCTTTCTTGTAACTGTCATACAATAACTCGAACTTTACAAGGCGATCTTAAGGTTAGATTCGGCCATGACGGTACTAATTGCTGTATATATATCGGGGAAACCGACACTGCTTGGGCATATCCACAGGTTGTCATCAGAGATGTATTTGTAGGGTTTACGATCACAAATTATAGCACTTGGTCTCAAGGTTGGGGGATTTCTATTTCTCCCACAATTGGATCATTCACGTGGACTCTTGTAGATAATTCTACCGTATCAAGATATGCAAAAGATGCCGGTACATTAGTTAACATGGGGCCAACAGTGGCAGGTAATAGCAATACAATCATGATGCGTGATGGGAATGGTCGATCCAAAGTTTCGGCCCCGTCAGCCGTTGATGATATTGCACGGTTGGATACTGTAACCAATAATCCTGCATTAGGAGTACCAGACACCAGAGTTACTAACCTGCTGCCTGCTGATACTAGTATAAACTCGAAATTTAGGGTTGATTTTAAAACTAGAACAACTGTCGATTTACCAGCTGGCACTGGAGGATATGCGGGGGTTATAACGTTTAAACCATATAGTGATGGTACTGCCACAAGAGTCCATCAGCTCGCATTTACAGATGAAGGAACCTTGTACTATAGAAATGGAACCGTAAATAGCAATACATGGGGATTATGGTATAAGATCTGGAATGAAACAAATCAAGGCCCGGGTAGTGGATTGAATGCCGATCTCGTAGATGGAATTCATGGTACGGATCTTGTCAAAAAAGATGGTTCTGTAGCAATGACAGGCGGACTCCAGATTCCACTAGATGCATATGCATATTATGCCAATAGACGGTTAGATCCTGTTGCATTAGCATCGGGAGAGGAGTACGTGATTCTTTTACATCAACGCTACCATTTAACTGAACTTACCACCAATAACTATTGTGTTGGTACAATCTACGGTTCGCGTGGTGGTGGAGGATCTGCCAATAGACTTGCTATGGTGAATATTAATACCAGATCTTCATACAAATTAAATATAGCGGCTATTGAGAGTGTCAGTGAAAAGTGGACATTGGTTACATGCGTATACAATGGTGTCAATTATATGGCACTAAAGGTTCCGTATCTTGAATCTCCGCTTGTCCATGGGTATTCATTTACGGGTTACGTCTATTCAGCGGCTCCTGAGACGTTAAAAGTAATTCCATACTACAGAACGACGACATCAACTGTTCTGAATGCTGAAATTAATGATAGTATCGCGACATTCACACCTACTGCTTCCAAGTGGTATGACTACCAGAATTTGTATGTAGGTACAGATAAAGTCTGGCACTACGGAAACGTAGGTGCTGGTAGTGGATTAAATGCCGATATGTTGGACGGCTTACATGGTAATGATTTTGTCAAAAAAGATGGCTCTGTAGTCATGACAAAAGATTTACAAATCATAGATGCCACGAGTGGCGGGAATCATAATCACCATACCAATAAATTCATTGGCGTACAATCAAGTGACTATCTCCAATCTGTCATACTTTTACATCCAATATATGATGGTACCGATATTGCTGAAAACTATTGTATGGGAACGTTCCATGCTTTGCGTGGTGGGATAGGTGTTAGTAATAGGATCGCGTCTGTTACTGTTACCACTAGGGCTGCGGGTACTTCTACTAACGTAGGTACAATAGAAAGTGTTGGCGAAGCGTGGACGCTTGTGACATGTACTTATGGTGGTATCAAATACTTTGGAATAAAAGTGCCTTATGCAGCAGGTTTCTTTAATAGGGGTATCATATTCACTGGATATTCCAAAGCTACATCTGGCCAAAGTTTATTATTAGTGAGCTATTTTAACCAAAACACGTCTGCTGTTTTAAATGCTGAAATCAATAATAGTATCACAACCTTCTCATCCGGCACGGATAAGTGGATTAGTGCAAGAGAATTATATATGGGTGCAGCAAGCCCGACAAATAAAATCTGGCATGCGGGTAATATGGGAACGGGTAGTGGCCTAAATGCGGATTTGGTGCGTGGGTTAGCCAACTCAACCACCGCGACAATCAATACTGTCATGACACGCGACGGCAATGGGCGTTCACAGATTGTATCACCAGCGGTGGATGCAGATATTGCGAATAAGGGTTATGTAGATAGTGGTGATGCTAACCTACGGAAACAGCGTTATCATACAACAACCGGATTTGTCTTGGGTAATAATGATTGGACTGCAATCGCGTCAGGTAGTTCTGCATCCTATAGTGAATCGGATAGAGGTGTTGTTATAAGCGGCAATACTACGATTAAAATAATGTCCAGGATTCCAATTGATCCAGAAAGTAACTATTTCTTAAGAGCAAAGATAAAGAAAAAGAGCGGCACTGGTTTACTGTATATTGGTGCAATTTCGCTTGACAATAGTTACGCCGAGATAAACACTGATCAGGCATCCGCATACAACTATTTCGCTGCTAGAGGTGCTACAATAGCAGCCGGTGTCTCCCAATATTTCGAGGGTGTCATCTCTGGCTATAACACCACGGCAACGGGTGATCATAACAAATTTGACCCAGAAGCAAAATACTTTGATATTGCCATAGTGCCCAACAGTGGCGGTACTGGTGATACTGTAGTTGAATGGCTTGAGGTATACAAAGCCCCATCGACTGCATATGTTGGACCATATAAGGTTTGGCATGCTGGTAATATGGGAACAGGTAGTGGTTTAAATGCTGACATGGTGGATGGCGTCAGCGCTGGTGGATTCATGCGTAGATATAATTTTGCAACCACAGCAGATTTGGACACAGTAACAGAAGCAGGTTCCCACCGATTACCAAGTGTCGTAACGAATGGCCCCGTTGGTTCCAACCTAGCATTCGGAAATCTATTAGTTCTTAGAGGTGACATTGGTGATACGGTAACACAACTTGTGAGTGGGTTTAGTAATAATAAGTATTATATGCGCCATGGTAATCCATTGGGTGGTGGGGGTATGTGGTACCCTTGGGTTGAGTTGTACCACACAGGATTTAAACCTACCGCCACAGACGTAGGGCTGGGACCAACTTCAACACCAACATTTGCAGAAGTGACGGCAACTAATAAGATGACAATTGGAAGTGTGACCATGCAATATAACACTGTCACCAAATCTTTAGATTTCAACGTCGTTTAATAATATTTACCTCCCATCTTATAAATAATAAGATGGGAGTTATCTTTATCAACCTTTAAATAAGGATATTTTAGAGGAGGAAGAGAAAATGGCTTTAATCGGGCATTATCCATTAATAAATGATGTTAAAGATTATACAATGAATGCTAATCACGGGCAAGCGCTGGGTGCATATTTTGAATCAAGTGAAAAATTTGGTAGTGCTGCTAAATTCACACTAGATAGTGATAGGATTGTCATCCCGCATTCGGATTTATTATCAAAAATGGTGTTTGGCTCGAATGATACGTTCTCAGTATCCGTGTGGGCATATATAACGGAGCTTCCACCGGCAACCCATTTTGGTGTGTTAGTCAGTAAAGCGGAAGGATCATATTTTAGCAATGCAACTACAGCAATATGGATAGATAGTACAGGAAACGTTTACTATCTAATTGGTACTAACCAAGCAGGAAACCCGCCCGGTAGTACAGTTACAGTAGCAACTACTATAACCATTAATACGTGGAACCATTTTGTAATGACTTGCGATGGTACGGCTATGCGTGCACATCTAAATGGCGTCTGGTTCAATTCAGCAATGCTTCAAGGTAGCCATATACTCCCGAGAACTGAAAATACTGCGGATATAACTATAGGGCCAAGGATAAAAAGTACCGCCAACTCTAAGCTTAGGGGATATGTAGCTGATTTAAGATTGTATGATCATACGCTCTCTATACAGGAGGTAAAAGAACTTGCAAAGGCTAAGGTTGTCCACTATAAATTTAATTCGTTTCAAGAGCCCGTGTATAATAGGGCTAAGTGGGATGATTGGTTAAATCTCCTTGTAATTGGTTCCAATGTTACACAGGGCAATATCAAAGCAACCAGATTATCTCAGACGAGATTTAAGTTTGAAGTGGTTGCTGATTATACCGGAATATTGGAACTTGAACTTGGTATACTTGGCCAAGTGGCATATTCGTATACACATACACTGAGTGCAACAGTTGTTGAATACAAAATGGCAGTCGGTAGTGCAACGAATATTGGTATTGCTAGATACAAAGCAAACCATACGTATGTATTGGCTGATCTAATATCGGGGGCCAATGGATATAATAGGCAATCCTTAAGTCTTTCCGTGACCAGCGGTGGTCTTGGTACGACATATACGGATAAATTCGCATTGGTTAGCCCAACCGGATTAATGAAAGCAGGAAGTTATATTATTATTGATGAAGTGCAATCAGAAAGATCTGCATATGCAACGCCATTTACGAATGAATCAACCCCGGCGAGAATCCCAGATCTTAGTGGGTATGGACGCGATATTACGTCCTCCGCAGAGAATCCAATAGATACAGACTGGAGATTCCCGAGGTGGGTTGCAGATAAGAATGGTATGGGTGTTGGTCATTATGATTTTATAACCAACAAGGGTAAGATGATGGTTCCATATGGGAATTCCATTTTCCCAGCCGTTCAACCAATTACAATAACCGCATGGGTTGTGCCGAAGACTTATGGTGAAAGCACAATCTTATTTGGGAGCACCAATGGTACAAATCAAAGATTCTACGTTGGCATAATCGACGGAAAATGGTCTATTGGTATTAAAGACCTACCATGGAATGCTGCATCTGCGGTATCAATGGTTGATGGAAAACTTACGCATATAGCCATGGTGTTAGATGGACTTACTGCAAAATTATATGTCGATACTGCTCTTTCGCGTACGGTGAGCTATACAACCTATCAGTTAAGTTCTAATATTTATATTGGAACAAATGGAGACGACCAATACCGATGGGTGGGTACAATTTCGGAATTTGCAATTTATAGATCTGCACTATCGGTTTCAGATATTAAAGATTTATACCAAAGACGTGCTTCATTGGACGAATATGGCTCAATGACTGCTGTTCAATTTGAATCGACAATTGGTTTGGAATATTACGGTGTCACAAACTCGTTTACACCGACTAATTGTACTCGAAGTCTGGCTGATGGTAATCTGTCAATCGTCGCCACTACTCAATACCCATCACTAACGACTTCACTTACATCCATTTTTTACAGAAATTTGGTAATGATGGACAATAGTAGATTTAACAAATTTGAAGTCAAATACCGGATTAGGTCCGGCGGGGCTACGTCGCTCAGAGTCGCATTCAATAATGCCCGAGATTCAGAATTTAACCAAACTACCAGTTATATTCAATTGAATACAAACGGAAACTGGGATGAGAAGATAATTGATTTAAGTACACATCCATATTGGGCGCACTCTCCTGTATCCAGTTTCCGCATCGAACTCTTTACAAGTGCTGGTGCTGAAATCGACTTTAGATTTTTCCGATTCTTATCAAGTGATAAGCAAGTAAGTGTTGGTCAGAACGGTATTGTTAAAGCTAGGGGGTTTATGGAGCGTGGACCACTGAATGGTTTAAACTCATGGTGGCCGTTAAATGGACCATTGAAAGAATTGATTAATAGCAATATGACTACAGTATCTACGTACGGTACAACCAAGGTCGTATCTTTCTTGCGTGGAAGTGGTCATCAGTCTGATGGGACAGCCTATATTATTGCGCCCACACCCGGGGGATTTGTTAACCCAGCTAAGGGAGCTTTTTCATTCTGGGTATATGTCGATGAATCTCAATCTATGTCAGTACCATTTACGATTCTATCTTCGAAAGAAACCCCTAAAGTTGGTGGTGGCGTATTTGCTTGGATAAAATTGAGAAATAATACCGACGGGTCGGATTCATTTAGCTTGATTTACGAGACTGCAAATGGTTCCTGTGTTACCACAATTCAGTATGCAACGGATTGGTTTATACGAAAATACACGCATGTGGTGATTCAGTATGCTGATTCAAATAACGGAATGTTTATTGATGTTTATTTAAATGGAAACTATGTTGCAACTAATATTCCAACGGTGGCCCAATTGCCCGGATTTGAATCTACGGAATTATACTTTTTGGGTAATGGTGTAGCGGAAGGTACGGGTACAATTACAAAAGGAAAGATTACAGATTTTCGTTACTATGGAAGATTTCTGTCTGAAATAGAGATCAATCTTCTATACGAATTGAGCACACAGTCAAAGAATATGATGAAGTACCTAAATACCGGGGAACTTTATATTAAAGGGAGACTGAAGGAGGTTTACTAAAATGGAAATGGAATCCAGTATTATTAATGGCGACTTACAGGTTACACGAAAAATAAAAACTAGATCATTGGAAGTAACCGATGAAATACTAGGTGCAACTGCGACTACTGCAAATAAAGGCTTAGTTCAGTTATCGTCTTCTATCGCTAGTCCAGTCGAAAACATGGCCGCTACACCTAAGATTGTGAGAGAAGTATTTGACACTCTAAATGTCAGTAAACTTGGTAAGACCGGAAGTTCAGCAGATGATTTAACCTTTGGGAATTTTAAGATTAAATTCAATTCGGCGGTTAATGCATTAGATATTGAGGTGATCTAAATGCCTTTGATGGAAGGCTATGATTGCGTAAGTTTTAATCCTGCCAATAGTTCCTATATTACGATACCAGACCAAGACCATTTCTCATTCCCGGGAAATATATTTACAATCGAATTCTGGGTTAAATTCACTTCCAAGGTCGCAAGTGGTATATTAGGAAAACGTGGGACTACGGTAGATTGGGAATATTCTGTATATACCTCAGCTACTGGAGATGCAATAAGATTTAATGGATGGACGCACGGTGGTTCTACTGTATATTTTGTGTCTGTACCTATGAATCCGCCTATTGTAGAGAATACCTGGCTCCATTTTGCTTGGGTGGCTAATGGAACCTCCAGTAGTGTTTATTGTAACGGTGTTTACATGGCGTCCGCTGATAAAACGACTAATAACATGTCCGCCGGTGGTGCATCCCCGCTTGAAATCGGAAGAGGTGGGGATGCCTCCGGTACGAAATACCATAATGGCCAAATCCGAGACGTTCGTATGTGGAATATAGTCAGAACCCCACAGGAAATTCGGGATAATATGACTGCAACGCTTACCGGGTCTGAGACTGGGTTAGTTGGTTATTGGCCTTTAACTCAAGCATACGATGGTACTGCGATTGATTATTCATCGTATGGCATTAACGGTACTCTGGTTAATGCGCAATGGGATTATTCCTACGGCGCATTCAGACTTCAATACAGCCCGAAGGTTGACTGTTTATATTTTAACGGTCAACCTACTAGCGGAGCTTATGTCCAAGTACCCTATAATGCCACTCATAAACTCACCACGCAGATGACTTTAGAGGCATGGGTTAGTATGGATAACTGGGTACAACCAGTAGAATTACGTGGGACTATTGTATCGTGCACTGAGAATGGCGGATATGCTTTATCCAGCCTTGGGGATGTGTTAGCATTTTCGGTATATGCAAACGGAAATCACCGATATGCACAGGTCGCCACATCAACAATCACGCCCGGATTTCATCATTTAGTCGGGAGATTTGATGGCAGATATGTACTTTTGTTAGTGGATGGTGTGATTGTCGCGACTACTGATATCGGTTCTACCTACCCAATCACCTATTCCGCAAATTCACCACTAATGTTTGGAGCAGAACCGTCTTTCCTTACTTCAACTTGGGTTCCAACGTATTTCTTTAAAGGATATATACAGGATGTACGCATTTGGAATACAGTAAGAACTCAGCAGGAAATTCGCGATAATAGAAATGTAATATTGAAGGGTAATGAAACTGGTTTAATCGGTTATTGGAGGATGGATGAAGGTTCTGGGAATACAATAAAGGATTATACGTCAAATGCTATCCATGCAACCAACTACGGTGGGGGCTGGGGACGTTCAGGGCGGAAATACGAACAGAATAAGTCTGGTATCCTGAAACTGCGAGGATATTCGGATACACCAGATTGCCTTTTATTTGGTGGCACGTCACAATATGTAAGTATCCCAGATAGTTCAGTTTTAAAAGGATTTACAGCCTTCACCGTTGAGGCTAATTTCAAATATTCAGTTCTACTCACTGCCATTCGTATCGTGAACAAGGCAGCTGATAACGACGGCGCTGGTGGTTTTGGGATATATATTTCAACACCAGAGGGGTTGCCGAGGGCTACTTTTATTACTAACAATAGTTCCCTAGTTATTAGGGGAAGCACAGTTCTACAGCCAAATGTAGATTATCATGTAGCAGTTACTATAAACTCTTCTGGGGTTACAAATTTATATCTGAATGGTATGCTTGATGCAACAGCAACATTAGCGTTACCAGGCTCGTCAACGGCTCCATTATATTTTGGAAATAGCGTTTTAGGTGATCGTCAGTTTACAGGTAGAGTCTGGGATGTACGCATGTGGAGTGTCGTTCGTGATCAAACTCAGATTAAAGCAAACATTGGGAAAAACTTGAAAGGTAATGAAAGTGGTCTGGTTGGTTATTGGAAGATAGATGAGGGTATGGGTACAACAGTGGCGGATTCGACGTCTAATGGGAATCATGGCACTATAAATGGCGGAGCGTCGTGGGCATATGCTTATAATGCATTCCGTCTTAGTAGTGACGGTGTATTAAAAACTAGGGGATTGATAGATGGCCCGGATTGCATCTCCTTTGATGGTGTAGACGACTATATATACGTGGGAGATTACGATCATTTATCATTCACAAATAATATATTTACAATTGAATTCTGGGTTAAGTTTACGGATAAAACAAACTGTGGTGTCTTAGGGAAACGCGGCGGCCCATGGGAATATTCAGTATTTAGTTCAGCGACTGATTTATATTTCCGTTCATGGATGGCATCGGGTGGTAGTAATGTTTATGCGACAACTATAGCACTCACTACGATCAACGTAAATGAGTGGATACATTTTGCATGGGTTGCAAATGGAACCTCATCTAACGTATATTGCAATGGAATATCCATAGGTACTTCTGGAAAAACAGTGGAGTCTATGGGGAATACATCATCTCCGTTTGAAATCGGAAGAGGCGGAGATGGAGGCGCATTACGATATCACAAAGGTTCTTTACGTGATATTCGAGTTTGGAATGTAGCTAGAAATACTGCTGACATTCAAGCCAATATGTATAAAACCCTACAAGGTAATGAAAGTGGTTTGGTGGGTTATTGGAAACTGGCCGAGGGTGATGGAACGGTTGCTCAAGATTCAACCTCCAACGCCAGTCATGGAACCATAAATAATGGTGCAGCTTGGGCTTATTCATATGATAGCCCATTTCATTTAACATCTGACGGCATATTGAAAATACGTTAAGGAGTGAATTATTCATGCCAAGTAATTTGAGTGCTGGAAGTACAATAGGTGGTAAGAAGCTCGCTTATGTGGATGGTACTGCAACACCTCGTGTATTGTCCGAGGCTGACTATGTCCGTCAGCCGGGTTATGGGGTAACTGCTGGTTCGGTCAATGCATACACACTCACACTATCCCCGGCACCGACAGCATATGTTGAGGGTATGTGTATATCCGTCAAGTTTCATATAACAAACACCAATTCGTCTACAATTAACGTAAATGGATTAGGTGCAAAACCGATTTATGATTCTAAGGGACTTTTTGTTTCAAATAACCGTCTTGTCGCATCCGCAATCTGCACATTGCGCTATAACGGCTCGGCTTTTATCTTACAGGGTGAGGGGGGTGATGATGGCGGCCTTCACCCCGGAAAAATATGGTCTTTAGAAACTGCAATAGCTGGCGCATGGGCTGGTATTGCATTCGGTGCGAATACATTCGTAGCCATACGTTCCACGACAACCTCAGGTGTAATGACGTCTTCAACCGGTAAAAGTTGGACGGCACGAACAACACCACAAATTTACCAAAATGCTACGACAACGGGATATTGGAAAGCAATATGTTTCGGTGATGGGAAGTTTGTTGCTTTAGCAACTGAATCTAACCCCACGAACGTCGTGGCCAATGTCATGACCTCTACAAGTGGATTTACTTGGACGGGGGCATTAACACATGTTAAACAGTGGACATCTGTGGTATATGGAAATGGTATGTATGTAGCAGTAGGCTATAGTAGCAATATACAGTCCGTAATGACGTCATATGACGGTATCAATTGGACATTACGCGACGCCTTTATCGGGCAATGGGAATCTGTAGCATATGGAAACGGAAGGTTTGTGGCAGTTGCAAGTGGTACGTATACGGAAGCCACTGGTAAGAGACTTATGTCGTCAACTGACGGTATAAACTGGGAGATCACCACACTCACTGGTACAAACATAGTAGCATGGTCATCAATATCCTTTGGCAATGGATCGTTTGTAGCGGTAGAAACCTCAACGGGGGGATTGGGTAGTCAAGTATTAATATTGAGTGAACCTAGCTATATGCCATCTAACGGGATGGTCGCAAGTTCAGAAAACGTTAGATGGCATATGGTTGCCTTTGGTGGTGACTCATGGGTTGCTTTATCAAGTGATGATACAGCCAATCAAGTTATGTATTCAACTACACTTATGGTTGCGGGTGAGTGGTATCTTTTCCCTGCACCAAGAGACGGTACAACCGCATTGAATTGGAAAGGTATTGTTTATGGTAACGGAAGATTTGTGGCGGTTGCAAATAGCCCGAGTTCCGCAAACTCAGTTATGACCAGTATACCTTCAACAGACTTTGGATCGTTTTTAACTAGAGACAACGCAGGTAAAACTAGTATAGGGGATGCCCTTACCAGCAAAGGTGCAAATGCCTCGCCAACTGATGGTCTTGCACTAAACGCTAAAGACATTCTTAAACTTGGATCAGTACCCGGTTTACGTTGGGATAGGCGTGCCACGGCTGCCAACCACTCTTGGAAATCAATAACTTACGGAGAAAATAGATTCGTTGCGATCCAATCGGGTTCTAATAACGTTGTGATGGTGTCAGTCACTGGCGATTCTTGGTCAACAACACCCACACCTTCTTCGAGTGGATGGCAATCAATCTGCTATGCAAAAGGAAAATTTGTTGTAGTCGGACAAGCAGGTTCCAGTCGAGCCATGTGGTCGAATACCGGCACCGGTTGGTTCCTAAGCTCATCGATTGATAGTAGTACAAATTGGCAATCCGTGACTTATGGGAATGGAAGGTTTGTAGCGGTGGGGACACGGGATGGTTCAAGTCCTGACGTGTCAATATCTACCGATGGCATGAACTGGACGAATACAACGTCTGGTAGTTTATATGGTTGGAATTCCATCTGTTTTGGTGATGGGATATTTGTAGCGGTCCACAACTCTGGGACAACCCAACGAATTGGGACATCAACTGACGGAACGACGTGGACATTACAAACTGCACCGGATACTCTTGATCTTAGAGCTGTGTGCTATGGAAATGGAATGTTCGTAGCTCTAATTGGTACAGGTACGGGGAACCACATAATAACGTCATCGGATGGTGTTAGTTGGACATACCGTTCATCGGCTAACTCATACACTTGGCTTAATATTGCATATGGTGACGGGATGTTTGTAGCTATTGGAAACGAGAATAAACTTTTAGTATCTCCTGATGGTATTAACTGGTCAGTCAGACCCGGTCCTGTTGAATATACATTCAATCCGGGTTGGACGGGTATCTGCTATGCTATTGGGAGATTTGTAGTAGTTGGAGTTCCGGGTAATGGATATTGTGCCATGGTATCTGATGCTGGAGCTAATTTATCCTATTATTTCAGCTCTGTCGATGGTGCTCGAAAAATGATAGTTGACACACTGGCAGAACGAGGTACGACGAAGGCATCGGAAAAAGACTCAATACTTAAAATCGCGGAATATGTTCGTGCAATGCCCATGGTTCAGGCAGGTGCTGTGTGGCTATCCAAGACAGGATCGGCAAATAACAGCTGGGCGGCTATATGCTATGGGCTTGGGTTATTTGTGGCAATATCACCTGATGGTGGGACCACGCATATTATGACTTCTACGGATGGATCTGCTTGGACATCTAGGGCAACCCCAAATTCTTATTGGACATCTGTCTGCTTTGGTAATGGCTTATTCGTAGCGGTTGGTCAAACCTCAGGTGCCAACGTCTTGACATCAACGGATGGTAAGACTTGGATACCACGCTCAACACCATCTAGCAGTTGGAATAGTGTAACCTACGGAGAAGGATTATTTGTAGCGGTATCCGTTTCGACAACCGGAAATATGGTTATGACATCAAGTGACGGTATAGATTGGACTGTTCGAACGCCTGCATCGAGTAATGCTTGGTCATATGTGACACATGCAGCGGGTAAGTTTGTGGCAGTGTCAACAACGGGAAGCGGAAATCGCGTCATGGTGTCTGCGGATGGTATAACCTGGATGAGTGGAACGACCCCAGCCGATAACTACTGGTCTTCAATAGCATATGGAAATGGAATATTTGTGTCGGTGGCGTGGAATGGAACCGGCAACCGTGTTATGGCCTCATATGATGGTATAACGTGGTTCTCTGTATCATACCCAGTCGATAATGGTTGGACCTCTGTAGCATTTGGAAATGGGATATTTGTAGCGGTTTCCGATACGGGTACAGGAAATCGTGCAATGACATCACCTGATGGATTAAACTGGACACTAAGAACAACTCCGGTAGATACCAAATGGAGATCGGTGTGCTATGGTGGTAATAAGTTTGTAGCTGTAGGTATTGATGCACCAACGGGTAACGTTATGATATCCGAACGGGTCATATAATTCACTAACTATACAAGAGTAAGAAGTCATAACAACTTGTTGAAGGAGGAGATACAATGGTAGTTAAAACTGAGTATAAAGTTGGTACAGACAACGGACATGGTCTATGGACTGCCGGAAAACGAACGCCTGAATTCAAGGATGGAACAGTATCCTCATATACGGGCGAACCATTCATGCATGAATGGGAATTTAACCGAGCTGTAGTCATGTATCTTGTCAAGGAATTGAGTCGCTGCGGGATAACACCAGTTGAATTATCCCCAACTGAAGAAGACACCAGTATCAATTCCCGTTGTCTCAACGCGTATAACGCAAAGGTCGATTTGCTTCTATCAGTACATGCAAACGCCTTGACTGGGACTTGGAACAGTGCGAATGGGATTGAAACATTAACTTCCGGTGTCGGAGAAAGTCTGAGAATCGGAAAGATCGTTCAGGCTGAGCTGGTCAAAGCAACTGGTTTGAGGGATCGGGGTATGAAAGATGGATCTTGGTTGGGTCTTGTTAAAAGTACCTATACCAAGAATATTCCGGTTGTATTGGTCGAGTGCGGATTCATGGATAATGACAAGGAGGCAAGACTTCTTCTTTCCGATAATTATCGTAGACTCTGTGCTTCGGCTATTGCAAAAGGTATTTGTATATCATTCAATAAACCTTATATTAAGGAGGAGATCGTCGTGAGTGAACCTACAAAACAACCATTGACTAAATTCCCGGATGTAAAGGCTGGTCATTGGGCTGAATCCGCAATTAAAACGGTAAATGACGCCGGTATCATGAATGGATTGCCCGATGGCACGTTCAATCCTACTGGAACTGTCACCCGTGCTGAGATGGCTGTAATAACGGCCTCTATTCTGAAGAAAATGAAGTAAGTCAAAAGGAGTGGGAGGTTTCTCTCACTCCTTTTTATATCTTAGGAGGGATAAACAATGATAACCACCCGTCGTGTGAGAATTAATAATGGTGTCGCCGAATTTGGTGCTACCAATGTCTCCAGCTACAGTAAGGCTAACCGTTGGTCGACGATTCATTATTTGCAAATTCCCTTTATTGCAATCCAATCTGCTACCTATGAGTACAGTAAAAATGGTACCGTATCATCTATCGCAAAGAAATTTCCAACGTACAACTTTTGGTTTAATGGGTCGTATGTAAGCGATGCAACGATCCTTGGTAAAACGATTAAAAATGGACAAATCCTTTTCGGCGACAGTGACAAGACAAAAGACCGACCACATCTCTTCTATAAAGATGGGAGATTTGATATTGGTCATGTCGATTCCCTTGATGGTGTTGGATTTTCTATTTGTGTAGGTCCATTATTATTGGATAACGGGAAAAACGTTACGATGGAATCCATTTCTAAAGGTAAGATCCCGGATGATATCGCATTATACCTCCAACCCCGAACGCTTGTAGGGATTAACAAGGATACCCAACTAGTAACGGTTGCCTTTGTCGATGGACGGGGTAGTAATGACTATGGATTAACGGCAGATGATTGTGCACGAGTATTGCAAGCGCTTGGTTGCCAAAAAGGGATTAATTTAGATGGCGGTGGGAGTTCAACCATATATGCAACTGAGCCGAATGTAAGAACGTTGCTAGGTATGAATGCTAATCCACACATCTGTGATACGCGATCAGGCATTGCAGAACGAGCGGTATCCCACGCAATTGGTCTACAACTTAATACGGATAAACTTACCCAAGACTCTCTTCCAAGCACATTGAAAATTCAGGGTACAGGTCGAGCAATTGTAAATGGAATTGAGATAGATGAAGCCGTTGTCATTAACGGACACGTCTACATCGGGCTTCGTTCCGCGGGTAACGCACTAAAGGGCAAGATTCGTTGGGAAAATAAGATTGCTTATCTGGATACAGACACCTCGAAATAACGAGGTGTCTTTTCCTTCGTTGCGACAGATTGAAACATCTCATTAATAAGCGATGGGACGAAGGAGGAAAATTAAAAATGTTCTTCATTAGGAGGCATATAAAAGACAGACTATGGATGTTTGGTATTTCCGTGTTAGTAGCGGCTTTCTTACTAGCCATCTGTCAATCTGTCATATATGTAGCCAGATTAGATGCAGAAAGTAGACAGATTGATCGGATAACTGCAATACAAACCGCAGAGTGGAACACAATTGAAGTGATCATTAAAGACACGATCTACAAAGCCGGTGTGAAGTTAGACGAGGAAGTTATCCCATCCGTTGTATCTGCTATTGATAAATCATATGGTGAGAATATTGATCGTCTGACTTACGATCTACAGAACTTCTCTAACGTAGAGTATGACAATCCGCTTATCCACATTTTAGCAGGACAAATTCAGGGCAAGTATATGTACGACATTAAATCTGACAGCAATGATATTTTTGTTATGACAAAAAAAGATGGTGTCATAACTGATCCATCATTAGCTTCCAGTTCTCCCGACCGTCCAAGATCACTAGAAATGGAAGCACAATCACACTATAATGCAAATCTAGCAAGACAAGCATTCTACGCCATCATTAATCAAAGTCGGAAAGCTGTAGATCCCATTATCTTTTGGCAGTTTTTTAACCCGACGTTGACGACGCAAGAACAGATTGAGATTATGAGCTTATCAAATTTAAAGACGGTGTTTGAAAAGAATAACGGAAATCTGGCATCATTAGAAAGCTATGAATTCCTCGTTCCTCGTTACATTTTCTTTGATCGTGACTTGTTGGGTAATCAACTGGTAGACGACCGGGGGAGAAGACAGGATATCCATCAATTAATTTTAGTACAAGGCTTTAATGTATATGAAATCATACAAAAATCCGGTCTATTGGAATCGATCTACAGTGGCATAAATGAAAATAGAAAACTAAGCATAACGGAGTTTGTAAGCGTCTCACGTATGCAGCAGATTCTACTATTCATAGGGTTCTTCTCTATTATTCTACTAGTCCAATTTGCCACAAGAGCGAGAAGGAAGTACGTGGATGACAACTCGACACCTATGAACTAACCCTCATCAACGAACTCCTTTCCGGTATCCCGTGATCGAGACCCTGTTATCATACTTGTATTGGGTAGAGAGAAATAACTCGAACCGTGGAGGTGCGGAGGAGGCATAAACCAAATGAAGGAGAATTTCCAAATAGAGTCATTCCTAACGAATGATATCTCTCTATTTTTCGTAATCTTATCCATCACTCTACTTGGAGCGTTCTCCAAGGATATTTTCAGCGGAAGATCATCACGAAAGAAAATCAGCCTCCGAATGGTATACTCATCAGCTTTGGTTGTAGCTATCTTACTATTCGCGGCTTCAGAATATATCTTCCGTTACTTTCCGGGAAAATCATTTCTCGGTGTATGTCTGGTTTCTGGGTTGGTGTCAGTTGAGCTGACCCAGAAGCTGATAACGATTGGAGGAATTAAAAGATTCATAACAGATTTTTTGGAATTTATACGTAGCAAGAAATAGGAGCTGAGAATAATGAGCACAATTCTTTATCCTGATCTGCAAGTGCTTTTACCGTTCGACTATAAGATTATCCACCTCCCTACTTCATCACCGAAGCGGTCTTCTAATTCTTCTATGGATTGGGAATATATTACAGTGCATAATACACTTCGGTATAATTCAACGGGTCAAGAAGAGATCGATTCTCTCAATGATCCGTTGAATACCTCGGTGAATGGATTTCATATTGTGGTGGATAGAGATTGTGCAATAGAGGCAGTTCCATTGAACGAAACTGTTCGAGCTTGTGGTGATGGTGAAACTGGCGATGGAGATCAAAAGAGTATTCAGATTGAACTATGTACACAACTGAATCCCCAATACATCATTCATAACACAGCTGAACTTATTGCACATCTCCTATATTTCAAAGACTATGATATCTCCAGAGTTAAGCAGCATTTCCACTGGACAGGTAAGAATTGTCCACGGGTGCTGCGTGAGCATGATAATGCCTCTTGGAATCTATTGATATCGAAGATCGAGTATCGGTTAGATCAGTTAATCAATGGTAAGCCATATGAAACCATTGAGATGGATCATGTGCCGATTTTCGTTTCATCTACATTCTATATCAGTGCACGTCCTTTGTTGGACACCATTGGCGGAACGATCTCTCAGTATAGCATTGAAGAGAAATCATTTTCCATCGAGTTCAACAGGAAGAAATGGTCGTTCTTCCATGGTACCACGCAGTATATTGATTACAATAGGCAAATTAAATTCATGGATACAGCCCCAATACAAATCAATGAAACTGGCGATTTTTACATCCCGCTAAGTATGATTGGATTCTTTGGTGGGGTGATTGATTCATGGAACCCGGTAACCAATACTGCGGTATTGAAGATTTCAGACTTCACACTGACTACAACCATCGGTGATTCATATATGTATAAGGCAAATTATTCATAAAAAAAAAAGAATAGGGAGAAATCTCCCTATTCTTCTTCTGTGTCGTCGTCATCGTCGTCAGTATCTACATCCGATGAAGAACGTCCACCATGGGTAATATGATCAAAATCTCCAAAACGCGATTTAACTCTCGTCATCATTAACACATCCTTTAAATTTGTGTCATTACACTTATATGATATATAACCCGAATGTGTTAAATTGACGGCTTGGAGAAATCGTCTTTACCGATAGGCGGAGATCAATGCATCTTGTGCATCGAATTCACCACTGTTTTTGATATAGTATGCATCATCAAATATCGAAGTCTCGTGGTTAAAGTCTGGCATCATCGAGTACGAGTTTACTTTATCCTGATGCATCATATCCATGTAGTTAATCAGCATTTTCCGGATAGACGGATTCTCAATCTCCAGTAATAGTTCAATGCGTCTATCCAAATTTCGAGTCATCATATCTGCCGATGTGATAAACACCCGAGGTGGTATTCCGTTTGATCCTTGTTTGCCAAATACAAACACGCGGCTATGCTCAAGGAATCTACCTACGATCGAGTTGACTGTGATCGTATCACTAATTCCCGGAATTCCGGGAATCAGCGAACAAGACCCACGGCATATGATGTCGATTTTAACCCCGGCTTGAGAAGCATCGTATAATCTCTTGACAAAATCCACATCAGAGAGATTATTCACCTTCATGGAAATATATCCATCACTACCTTTGGTCATTTCCTCGTCGATAAGACTATTCAGCATCGGACGAATCTCTAACGGTGCAATATACAGACTGTGGAATTTGATTTGATCAGAAATCATCCCACCTGTAAGCATATTGAATACGTTATTGATGTCCGAACAGGTTTTCTTGTTCGACGTGAAGTAGCTGAAATCGGTATAGATCTTGGAATTTTTCTCACTGTAGTTTCCAGTGCCGATATGGCAATACTGGGCCGCACCCTTTGCATCTTTACGGAATACATGCACCATTTTCGCATGCGTCTTCAGATGCTCATAACCATATACAACCACCGCACCAGCTTGCTTCAGCTTCTCAGCCCATTCGATATTTGTCTCTTCGTCGAATCTGGCTTTCAACTCCATAACCACTGTGACATTCTTACCCGACTGTGCGGCACGAATAAGATACCGAGCGATTTTGGAATCCTCACCGGATCGGTAGAGTGTTTGTTTGATCGAAATGACATGAGGATCTTCACAAGCTTCCCTGATGAATCGGAGAACCGAATCCGAGAAACTTTCATACGGATGATGAACCATAATATCTCTATGGTTCAACTCCTTCATAATCGGACGATCAGACAGGATAGGATCGGCCGGTTTGAATGGCGGATATTTCATTTCTGGATCATCACTGGCTTTATACAACTGGATGATATCAGAGAGTTTCAACCTGGAACGGATACGGAAGATAGATTTACCTTTGATATCGAGTTCAGACTGAATCTTCTCAATGATTCGATCGTCAGCGTTTTCCCATACATCCAATCGAACCGGTGTATTGTGCAACAACCGATTCCTTGCATGGAGTGCCATTGATTTTACATAGCTTTTCTCATCCTGTGCAATGACTGTATCACCATCACGAATAACCCGAAATGCCGTAACATTCTCACATTTAGCACCGGGATAGAGATCATGAATATTCGCAATGATAATATCCTCAATGAATAGCCATTGAGACTTTTTTGATTTCGATGGGCGTTTACCGACGTTGACCACACGATCTAAATGAGCAGGAACCTCAATCAACCCAAACCGTTCATTGCCATCCGGTGCTTGTACAAACAGCGCGATGTAGATTGAAAATGGTTTAAGCTGCGGTAGTGGTCGAGTCGCATCCAATGCAAGAGGAGCTAATGAAGGTTTGACGTCATACCGGAAATACTTCTTGACCTTGTTTTTATCGAAGTTATCCAGTATAGCGATATCCTTTTCTTTTAGCTTATCTATCAGTGTGAAATATACATCATCCATATCTTTATGCATTTCAGCACAGTCTCTTACGATGCGATTTACAATCGACTTATTGGTTCCTACCAAGTTGAATTCAGTATTCTCATCCTCTTTGATACGCGACGCTACTCGAATCGCGAAGAATTCATCGAGATTGGAGCTTGTAATCGAAAGGAATTTGACTCGTTCCAGCAGCGGATTATTCTCCGTCGCTGCGAGATCTAACACCCGGCGATTAAATTTCAACCAAGAGATCTCTCGATCAACGTATGGGAAGTTTATCGTTTGTACCACATCTTCCTCTTGTACCATATCGTCTTCTGCATGGTACATCCGGTCATCATCTTCATCCATATCGTCGAAATCTTCAAACTCTCGATTTTTCAGAATGCTGCGAGTATTCTCTATAATTTCTCTCGACTTTTCCGTGACCTTCTTGGCCATTTCTTCCGTATACGCCATTAACGGTATATTATTACCGGCGTTGGTGGTTACGCCGAATTCTCCAACTACAATGTCTCCGTTGGGCAAGGTTAATGATGCCAGATGCACAACCTCATCAACGGCAGATAGATCAATTTTCTTCGTTTCCAATTCCAGAGTGGTATCAGTGGTGTTCAGTTCTTGTGGATTTTCATTCATCAATTTACATACCTCCTATTAAGTAGAACCCCATATTCAGTTCCATAATATATAACTATTAGAGGAAGTATAGAAAACAATCAATTAAATTATCTGGAGGTGATTTGATGCTTCAGCAATATGAATTTTGGCTAATTGTACTTGCCGTTCTGGCAGTCGCTGGTGCAACTGTTCGTTGGTTCATGGCTAAGGCAAGAGGGGAAGATATCAATGAACATGATCTTCTCAGTCAGGTTCGTGATAGACTTGTCGAAGTGTTGCTAAACGCCAGTAATCTTTCTGAGATAGAAAAGAAAGAGGGGCGGCAGGGTGTCAGAGCAGAAATTGCCCGAATCGTAATCGGTTATATCAATGATACGGAAATATTCACCGATTCCGAGAAGCAGCTTATTGGGACTATTCCGATTGAAAAGGTTGTACAGTTTATTGAAAATAAACTTATCGATCTGGGTATTCTTAAACCTGAAGAGAAAGAAGAGGCATAGGAGAGATTCTCTCCTATGCTTTTTTTTATAATTTGGGTTGAGGGGCAGTCCAAGGTATTGTATCGGCGTTGATATACTTCGCTATCATTGCCATATAGGACATGTCAAAGTAAATGAATATTGTATAGACCGTTTCGATCTTGGCTTGCTTGAATTTGAGTTCGAATGTATCCGGATCAAGTTCAATGATATCCGGATCACTCATATCCAATAGATTTCTCCACTCATATACCACGATTTCATAGTAGGGTTCTGTTAGATTATTGACTTGAATATAGTCAATTTCCTCGTTGATATCCTTTCCTAAGAACGGTCTTATATCGACTACCTCTTGTATTTTATCAAACTCTACGGCAACCTTTGTATATAGTGTCATACCATTCCGTATACGATCAACCGCTGGTGTTCTAGACTCAATACATATCCGAATCAGGTATTCGTTGATCATGTCATTAGGATTAGATGGTACATCCTCGGTAGTCATCAGCAGGAAGTTATTCATCACGTTCACTTCAGCTTCCATGGTGAATTCTACGGATGAAAAGTCCTCTACCCTCGCATTCATGGTCTTATCTTCCGTTGGATAGTCAGGAATCTTTAGCTGAATCACCGATGTGGTTAATACAAAAAATTCACTATATCCAGTAGCAGGACGATATAAACGTACGATTGGCAATACAGACATTTCGTTAAGTTTCTTAATGAAATCATTCGAATTGATGTCCATATTCAATTGCTTAGCAATATGTGAAATATAAGCGTATGGTATAAGCGTCTCGGTATACCTTGTGATGGGAAACATGTGTCTAAACCTGAAGTTGGACCGAAGATAGTTGACGAGAGATAATCTCATCATCTGGGTATCGACAACCATAACCATCCGAAATGCGATTTTATATCGATTGAATGTATATCCAAGTGAAAATAACGGGTCTTCATTCTTTAAGAAGAATTCAGAGTTCATCGCATAGAACTCTGGTGTGTTTTTATGGTCAATAGGTAAGAAGCGATCCCATGCGAGTTGCGGTAGCGCCTCGGACTCTTCGTTGGGTAGAAACTTTGGATCAATAATTAAAAAGGGACGTTCGAAGGCAATAAGATTCTTTCGCCAACCCTGACGGCCCATATCTTTGAATGCAACTTCAGTTGTTGCCCGAGATTGTTTAAAGAAGTTGGCAGGCATATTGTCTTTGATATAATCCTCTACAATGACAGTCAGGTTGCCAAGTACGTGGCTAAACGATGTTGTAGATTTATAAATATTTGCAGTTCGTTGAACGTCGCTCATCACTAATTCCTCCTTTAATAAAAAAAGAAGAGGGACTCAGAGGGGAAGGTCTAACATAGCCTTCCTCGCTTCGTCTTCTCTTCTCATTTTTCTAGATTGTGCAACCGTTAATTTCTGATGTTTCATATATATCTTAAACTTATCTGTTATCTTGTATATGTGTCCGGGATGTCTCTCTTTCCCGTTGGCTATTCTGAGAAGCTGGGCTGAAATACTCTCTATATCACCCTCTTCTAAAAATACGCCTTCCTCGGATACGATAAACCCATACACATTAAAAGATCTTTCATCATCGCTGATTACCGATATCGGAAAACAGCTACACCCGGATGGAATCATGGACATAAGACCACGTAGTTCCATCCCACTTACACCATACGACCGTCTAGATGCATAGAAATATCCATCCGGTTTATTCTTCATCGGAGGAATCCTCCTGCTTGTCACAGTATGGTTTACCATTAGGTCTAAACAGTGGCTCAACTGAAGTGGAGTAGTCACGTGTCACATAGTAACACCCAGTTGATATATGCTTAATGGTAATAAATTTTATCTGTTTTAGAGTCGTTGTGTTGACATACGAGAATTGATCTGTAGGTGGTGCTTGAATCTTCGAGTTTGATGTACTCAGTGTAGAAATCTGTTTGTCAGATCCCGTCACTATAATATTCACGAAAACGGCATTGACCAGCGCACATGCTGTGATGATGACAAGCATAGCCACTGCAAACTTACTCATTACTATTTTTCCTTTAATTGGGTCTTGCTCATCTTCTTTTTCCATGTTAAAGCCTCCTAATGGATTGTTTTATAATAAAAAGGAGATCAGACGAATCTGATCTCCCATGGTAAACTAATCGTCATCATTATCCTTTGCCAATGAATACAGCTCAGAGAGAATGATGATATAATCTTTGATATACTCCATTCGGTTGGAATATAAACCATTCGTCCTAGAGATATAGTTATACCTCGGACTCAAGGTTTGCTCAAACGTCTTGATCAGGCGATGATCTTTCAATGGAATATAATATAGACTGTCACCATCGTGGTCACCTTTATATCCATCCAAAAGACTCGGACTTAAACGCATACACAATTTGTCCACACTATCTTCCACGCCAACGATTCGAAGCAATCGAACCGATCGGTCAGATAGTGATGGAGGTCTACCCACCAATGCGGAGATGGGCGTCTTACTTTTCTGTAGAATGGTTTGAATCAACGCATAGATTCTTGGGTTGAAAACTTTGAGGCTTTCATTGATTACCTGATACGCTTCATTTTCGGTAATATCATCGAGAATGCATAGCAGGTAAATCAATTCCAATTCCAAGAATACCACAGCGCTGATATAAGGAATCTTAATCTCATCAGGCTTCAGATCTACGCCCGGAATGATTACGCTTCGTCCTGCATAGTCAATCCGGACACCACCGAAGTTACCCCTGAACATGCCTTCCTTGCCGATATATGTCTTGATAATCAATTCGTGTAGCTCATTGAATTCCTGCTGGATTTCATGTAGAGCCGGAAGAATCGCCAGCATATTTCCGGGTTCACTCATGATTTGCTGGTAGTGATTCATGATTGTCTCATAGATTGTATTGACCGGGAATATTCTGACCTTTTCGTTACTCTCGATATGGGGGCGAATGATCGCACTATATACCGGGACATAGTGAGTAAAGATCGCCATCTTGTATTCGAGGAGTAAATCGTAATGCTCTTTCTTTGCTGGATTTTGCTTGAGATAATACTCCATCACCTCATCGATGTGTGTATGGAGATAAATCATCCCTACACCATGATAAGGTTTCTTTGGATCAGTTTCCGTTTTCAATATACCATCCACTGTGATTCTGGAAGTATTGACCTTGAGGATCTCCTCTAGTTCACCCTTTCCGAATAATGCATCCAAGTGGATGTACATAGATGGATTAATAACGACATATTGAGTTAGTGGTATCCAACCCATGATCGTGAGGTCTGCATCCATGAATTGGACGGGTGTATCACATACTTCACAGATTTCATCAAGATTTATTGCACCTGTGGTCTCACCACATTGACAACGATAAGCATCCTTCGTCCCTAGTTGATCATCGAACTGCGTGTAGCCAAACTTGGGAGAGAATATACCGTCGATCGTTTTCTTTCCGTCGCTGTCAACCGATTCCGGGTTTGTGATTAGGAATCCTTTACCTGATTTGATCTGAGCTTCTGCGTGTTCATCCAGACCGGCCTTTTCAAGCTTTTCTTTCTTGATGGGTCGATCATAGTCTTCAAAATAGCGAGTAATCTTAGGAATCTTGAACTGCTTTACGTCGCGGTAGTCTAGTACATCTCCATTACTCATCGTCTCTTGCATGTCTATTACCCTCCATGCTTTTATTGATGATATATACTTCGTTTATACTCTTTGAGTATAAACGCCGAAAACACATTGATGATAGATTCCCTCGTTGAATCTGACAATTTAACCCCAAACTCCGAATAGGGGAGTTTAGGCATAGAACGACTATTTGGAACTACAAAGGAGCTGATAAATTCAATAAACTTTTCCCTTGCTATGGTATCGCTTCCCTCTTGTGTAGGTGGACGAGCAGTTAATGCTCCCCACTCACTCATCATCTCTCCTGATTGCTTGTAAGCCTTTTGCAACCCCTCGATGTAACGAAGGATAACTTCCATTCCCACTTTATGAAAAGCCTTACGGTAAAACAGACGTTCAATGTAAGTAAAATTGCTCAGAATTACATTATCGAATTTGGTCGACGAAATACGTACGTCACCTACATCTGACGGGGCAAACAACCCCACTGTTTTTATTGTGGTTGTAACCAACCACCTTCCTGTTATATCTCCGACTACAATTCTGTTGAAGTCTACGTTGAACAGCCCTGTTTTCTCAAGGAAGTTCAACGCCTGATACAGTTTTAAATTCGAATCACTCATTCTAGTCCCTCCCGAATAACTTTTTCCTTTCAGATCGATAATATATAACCTGAAATGAGAGCAAAGGGCCAGTGCTATACATGTGTTACATGATAAATAAAAAAGGAAGCACAGCTGAGTGTGCTTCCTTCTTTTTAATCATCGCCGACCAAATCAGCTATCGTTGCTCGATAGATGTAAACCTTCTTATTGTGGAAAGCCTTCAGCTTCTTAACCCGCAGTGTCGAACCGATCTTACCAGCAGCCAACCCAACCATCTTCAGATCCTTCTGATAAGGCTGTTCACCCATACATTTATTACATACTAATGGAACTGCATGTTTGCAATACATCGGACTTCTCATCTGTACTGTTTTCCCCTTATACTGATCAAAATTCTTGGGTGTCAGTAAGACGAGTTTTGATCCCTCGACGATATACATATACATGAGTTCGCTTTTGAAATACGGATCGATGAAGGTTGTTAGGTAGTCTTTGGTGCCACAGTCACTATCCTTATCCGCGGTTTCTACATCTTGTAATGTCGCAATGATTTTCTTGATCGCATATCCACCCATTGCAACCCCTTTTGCCCGTTGGAATGTACCATAGACAGCGGAGTCGGCAAAGAGCGGATACTCTTCCTTACGGATGCCATCATCATAGTTGGAGGTTGCAATCTCCCAGTCACCTGTACTTGTGTTAAGTATCGGACCTTTCATTAGCATCATTGTCTTGTAGTTATTATCGAAATTAAGTTTGGCATCTGATGCGAAGTTATCCCACTCCGGGAGTGTTTGAAGATGGGCTTGGGCCATTTTTACCAGCTCTTGCTCAATTTTCGCACCTGCAATTACATCCCCGGCTTGGATTTCTTTCTCATATTCTTTGAATAATTCTTCGCGTCTTTGCTTAATGTGTGGTGGGAGGATAAAAAGATTATTTGACAACGACACGTTGATCAACTCTGCTATATCTCCACCGCCAAGCCAATCCAATGAATCAATCAATTCAAAGAACTGCTCCCAGTTGACACGGTCATTCGCATATGCCTCGGAAATAAGGTTGTATACAGCATTTAAGTTCTTTCCCGTTATAGGAGCGTTGACATATCCGGTCACATCGGAGAAGTGTACATCGATAATCAGCCGATTAAAGATGTAGGCTCCAAGTGTCGTATAACCGGGAAGATTTTTTGCACATGCATTTTCCGGTAGCATAAAGTAATCCGTCGTTGAGAATCGAGCTGTTGGTCTCTTGACTGTCCGCCCAAAGTAAGACTTCAGCAAGGTATTGGTGATATCATCCTGCTTAAGTTTCAGAATCTCTTCAACTTCGACCTCTGTAAGGAGTCTCATAGTCATCACCCTTATATTGCATAAACTTTATAAGTGAAAGTATAGGACGCTTCCGAGTCGCGCAGATACATATTAGGTATATTCAACTTGGATATCGCTCTAACACCCGCGTAATCTGTACCATCCAAAAATCCGGCAACCAATGCAATACTGTTAAACCGGCAACTACTGATGTCCCCGTATGTGAGCATGTACCATTCGCGGAGATCCGCCGGAGAAACCGTTAGTACAACCTCGCCGAATACCAATAGACCAAGCGTTGTATCGGTTTGGTCAATATTTGGAGGAATCTCAGTACCATCTGTAAATAAGTGCCGGATAATTGCAGTCGAATCAAATTTCTTGGCATAATAGTAATAATTGCTTCCAACTTGTTTCTTAATTGCATATTTGGCCTGATCGGTGGGAGAGAGATCCGCTGATGTACTCACAACCCGAACCGGTACAATGGATGAAACTGTCTTATCTTTAAATTTCACTGCCTTAATCAGATCAGGTGTTTCAACTCCACCATTTCCAAGTGTAAACCCGAAGATCAATTCGTTCTTTAGGTTATCTTGAGTTGGTGCAACACTAGCTTTTACGTTTAGATCCTGAGAGAGTGTTGGCATTCCGAAGGTTGACCGAACGCCGAACATCTTTTCCAGTACATAGGTTGCACCCGGAATAATAATATCATTATCAAAATGCATCATTGGCTTTCCGGTTACCGGGTTAATTAATGAGAGTCTTCCAATGAGCTTTGTAGGCTTCTTCTGACCAGTCAGGATGAGTCTTCCTTGGCTATCAATAAGCTCATCTGTCAAAAATAACTTATCTTTCAATTCGGACATTTTAAAATTCCTCCTTATGTTTGTGAAATAAGTGTAAGCTCGTCTCTAAAAGCAACTGTAGACTTCAGTGTACCTGTACCGCGAACACCCATGTCGTCAGTTAGAGTTACATTGGTATGCGCATATATCTCTCCTTCAAACGTCGTGCTATCAATAAGCTTAACGTTGTTGGTCATGTCGTCTATATTGTAGGTTATAGACATGGAGAAGATATTGATGGTGAAGGCTTTAAATGTATTGATTAGTTTAAGCATGTAAGTCTTCAGTACATTCTCGCTGGATACCGCAGGTATCTTCAAGAATACATAAGAGAATCTATCAGACTGAACATATTCCTCCAATGAGGTGAGAAGCTTGAATAATGCTGTATCGATCTCCGAGTCATGCAGCGTATCGATAAAGTTAGCTAACACCATGTTGTGACTTTGCAGATAATCCAAGTAGGTATCTGCAATGGTGTTATTCGGTTTCGTATAGACACTCGCAGATAATTTGGATTGTGCCACATACTCCAAAATTTCCTTACATGCCAGGTATTCATTCAGGTTTCGCGTTGAAGTCTTAATCGCCATGATGGAATCGTATATTTCCTTATTTTTAAAGAAGAGTTCCACCAATTCGGCAGGTTGATTCATCTGCCCACTGGGAAGAACAGTAGCAAAGTTAATCGGAGAAGTGTAATTATACTTTGCCATGATTGCATTTATTGCCGGAATACTTCGCTCAAAGTTAAACTTGTTGACATACGCAATATCAGCTGGGTCAGTGATGATGTCACCTGCCCACCCAATCTTCTTACTCAATAGTGCAGAGATCATCGTAATTGCATAGAATAAAGTGATGGACTGCCCTTGGAAAGGCTCTGTAAAGATTAACCTTTCGGTGGACAGTTTCAAATCCAATATCATACCGAAGAAATAGCTAACCTCGAATGAGAGTTTAGACATTTCGTAAGCGGTATTGATATTGATATAATCTGTGTCAATGTAGTTAAAGGGTTCTTTCAATAACTTCTGTCGAATCGCTTCATCTGACTCATATCCACCCCAGTAGATATCGTTAGCCGTTACATCCGTGTAAGCAATTCGATTCTCAGGTCGTCGAATCTCATTGTCGATGTTTGGACTATTGATATCTACCTGTGCGAAATGGATGTTAAACATTTCGTCATACTTAGGTGTCACACCATCGCTCTCATACTCGAAAATATACTTATCCTCGGAGTCTTTCAGGTGTTCTTTTACCAGTATAAACTTTCGGATGGTGATATTATCAAACCCAAATATCTTAAAGATCTTACCGATAACTTCATCGGTTCCTTTGGATACAATGAGGGATTTGATATTATCTGCAATCTTCTTTCGATATACAATAGGAATATCGTCAAAGATATCTAAGTCATGAGATTGTAACAATGCCTTGATCGTCAACTCATTGGTGAATTCTTTACTATTGAAGATATTGATCGAATCATTGACGACCATGATCAGGGCATTCATCATGATTAGGAATCCGATGTAGGCGTCGAAATATGTTTGATCCAAGGACAGTCGACGTTTATAGTAATTATTAAGGATATACGTCTTTGACCGTTCATAGGAGATATTGAAGCGTTCTTTTAGATCCCGATTTGCAATCTCTCCAATACGGATGATGTCAAACCTTCTTGCATGACGTGCGGTTATATTATTGACCTTATTAGCACCCAAATATTTAAGATAGTTACGTTCGGGATACTTATCAATAAGCTGATCAATAAATCCAAGGTTGTTCAATATAAAGATTTCATCATTCGTCATCTCATGGATTGGTTTGTTTATGTCCACACCAGCCACAGGTTCCGTGATGAAAATTTCAAGACTGTCTTCCATGAGTGGGAGACCACTGAGTGTTCGGTAATAGTTATTAGTCTCCACATATTCGGCTAACACCTTTTGACGCTTCAATCCAACTACAGCATCTCGTTTTGCCTCCGGTATATTCTTCTTCGACAAAAGTGCTGTGGCAATTTCCAACTCTGTCAGTCCAGCAGCTTCAAGTATTTCGACTTCGAATGACTCATACGTGTCAAACGTATCAGTCCCCATCAAGGCGCTAGAATACTCATCGAACGTCCTAATGGTTTCTAATGTCTCATAAGATCGCGCAATGTCTTCCCGTTTAACAACTACCGTCCCAGCTAATACGAGAATTTCCTTTGAAAGATCCATGACATATGACGTTTCAATATTGATATCGGACAATTTACTCACTTCCTCTCTAAAACAATCGATAAACCTATAATTTTCTGTTTCCCTTCTACTTTTATAAGCCGGTAACCAAAGAAAGGAGAATATACAATGGAACAATTTGAATTTGCAGGGGATAAGAACCCGAAGATATACTCGATGTCTGACCCTGACCATGTACTTAAACTATATCTGTCAAAAAAGGACTTGGCGGACTACGAGGTATTTACAAAATTTATACACGGGGTTATGGCAATGGTACATAAAGACCCCCGCTATACCAATTATAAGGGTAAACTATACGAGTTAGGACTTACTCGTTGCCAAGTGTTCTCCAATATCACGGTGGATATGGCTCCGCTGGAGATGCATCATGGGCCAATCTTTAATCTGTTTGAAGTATGTGCTATTGCGGCCGACCATCTCTTGGCGGAAGATCAAAAGTTGGATACCTTTACCGTAGCAGATATTGTACTCAGAGAGCACGAGAAACATCACATCCAAGTCGTTATGCTGTGTGAGACAGCACACGAAGCAGCAGAGAACCAATCTATCTTCCTTTCTTATAAGCAAGGTTGGGGGAAGCTGGATAAATTCCTTAAGAAATTTAGAAAGGGTCTTCGCATAGAGCATTATGAATTGGTGAGGGATTACCTCCGACTATCCAAAGAACACAAGGCAACCGATAATGGTGTATTTGAAATCATCGAACGTATAAAAAAATATGTTAAACCTTAATATATACCGTAACGAATGTGAGGGATTATATTATGGGTGAGCATCCATCTGTGGCTATTTTCTTAATGGTCAATCAGTTGATACTTATCATTCTGCTTCTCATGCTAGTGGTTCAACGTATGAAACCATCCAAAGAAACACCAACCACTCGCCAGTTTACCTACAACCAAGATATACTAGCTGGTTTTGAGAAATGGTTGGACCGAACGATTCAGATTTATATGACACGATATATCGAAGAAAAGATGGGGAAAGAACTCCTCGTCGAGAGAGATCTAAGAATGGATTCGGAGTTTGCTTTAACAGGTATCGACTATGTATGCGAAGGAATTTCAAGTACAATCCCAGATTTTTACCACGCCTATATGAGTAATTTCCAAGGGGAAGATAAGCACCTGTCTTCTATTTATGAGCGGGTAAGATCAATTTTCGTGATGTACACAGCTCAAGAACTAAAAAAAAGATTGGACGGAGAAGGACGCTGAGGGATTCCCTCAGCGTCGTCTTTTTATTGTACTACGAAATCACTTCGTATTTGCATAATTATGTGCAAAAGCGCTCATACCCTTATCATGCAGTAGCATGATTATCATCAACACCGCGGCCATATGCCATAAGTAGCGTAGAATAAGTTTCACCATACATAATTCCTCCTCGGCCACCTTCTATCATCAAATATCAATCATCGTAATCGTCACAGTCATCCATCTGTCTATATTGCCTGTCAAACTCTTCTTTACTCATATCAAACATCGCCCTATATGCATAATCTACCGTCACTGTATCCGAATACAAGGTAATACCATTAAATTTTCCATAGACTAACTGACCACGTTGTCTATATGCCAATAATTTGTCAACCGCTTCCTCGATTGTATCTCCGGGTATAAAATCAATTTCTACGTAGTCTTTCTCTTTATCCATCGATATTCTCCTTTTGTTTACCATATTTAATAAGGGATTATTCACCCCATTTAATATTATAAATTATCGGTAAGCACAGAAGATATAGGCTGAAATCATCGCATCCTGTAACGGGTCATGTCTTCTCCATGCATCAGCGAGCGAGCCTATCAGTTCCTTCCTATCCTTATTCGGATCGATATGTTTCGCATATAGGAAGGTGCTAAGTTCATGTAACGGCTGCGGAGCCAGATGTTCTCTCGATCGAAACTCGTCAAATATACAATCTCTGAATAGGTTAGATATGTACGGCACATTAAAATCTCCTAATACGATTGCCATCTCTCTATACCACATGTAAAACTCCCAAAATGCATTACGCATCTCACGGCGGGATTCATATATTTTACCGGTAGATCTTTTAACCACCGGTAATACTTCGTTGATGGTAAATGTATCTGATATCGATTGAAGTTCTGCCTTGGCAGAGAACGTATCAATCGCCTGCCCCGTTGTTATATTACACACCACAGCACCAATCGCAAACGGTTGTCCATGGGGTCCATCCGCTTTCGTAGCCACACAGAGTACAAGTTTCTTCTTCAGGTCATTAGGCATCTTAACATACCACACTTTCTCTAGTTGTTTTCGTCATTATCTCCGCCACAGCAAGTCTTTCTCTGTGGATTATTATTACGTTGGCCCATATATTATCTACTACATCTCGACTGATTTGGCCACTATGAACGAGATTGATCAATTCAGATGCATAATGCGAAATATGGTAAATCAACTTCTTGACTACCACCAGATTGCTTATCGTACTGATTCTGTTGGATTTCAATAATCCGGGGTGGAAATTTAATATGGCTTCGGTAGCACCGGCCGCATCTAATGCCAAGATTTTAGTTTGAGTGGCGTATAAATCCGACCAAGGCTCAATGATTGGATTTTCTCTAATCACCGCAACGATCTCAGTCACCGACCACATGAATGTATACAGTTTAACCCCGTCCAAAAGTGTTACCATAATTATTATCCTCCTTATTGATTATGTAAAAAAGATAGGACAGACTGGAAGCCCAGTCTGTCCCTGTATGATAAAATTAGTCCTTGGATGTGTCGCTTGCGTCGGCGTCTGCCGTTAAAAACATGTCGGAATACATGCGGTCCATTTTGGCTATCGCATCCCGGAATTCATCGCTTGCTTCAAACGTAAATACGTCAGTACGGGTGATGAGTTCGCGGGAAAGGAACGTGCATTCTTTTCCATCTTCTCCTCTATCCCGTAACGTAATTTGCTGCGCGATTGCAAAGGAGGCGTTCTCGACGACCATGAACCGTTTCGGGTATCGAACGCTGAACACCGGAAGTGCATCAGGTGATCTGGGTTGATTCACCGAGATGATAACGCCGTCGGTATGAAGCAGCCAGCAATCTTCGTTGTCCCGGTGCTTCCCGTGGCGGAAATGATATTCGCCGTTCGGGTCTATATTGCGAACCCGGTTGATCCCGTAGTCCTTGAGAAATTTTGCAAACCGCTCGCTGCGGAAATATGAGAAGATCCGGTTGGGTTGTACAACCAGATACAAGGTTCCTTTGTCCAGTGGATACCTGGATGCCCGGCCTGCACGTTCGCTGTTTTCCACGAAGATGTGCTCGGCGTCAGCGTAAATAAGGAACACCGATTCTTTGATTGGAGACTTCTTCGTTGCTTTGAAAGTTGCCGGATCAACCGGGATTTCAATTCGTTCCTCAGTGTCTTTCAGGTTTTTCTGTGCCTTGTTAAATGCATTCTTCATCGTCGTCATTCTTCTATCTCTCCCTTTTAAAGTGAGTCTGGAATATAATTCCAGCTCTATTCATTTGTTACATAGCTATAATATTTAATTGGATCTGTTGATTGTTACGCCCTTATATCGGCGAGACATTTGAGTTCCACGGGAGATAGCTGACCCAGAAGTTTGTCCAAATCCTCATCTGATATTTCTCGCTCTCCCATACTCTCTCGTTTGGTGACAATCTTCATAACTGACCGACTGGACGTAATCTCTGCCCTGTATACAGTGGCAAATTCGGTCGGAGTGCCTGCCACACGCGAAGCAGTATGTGTGATAATCAGATAGGCACCATCGGGAGAGGACAATTTGAAGAAGATTGCGTTTGCCAGACCCATCCGATAAGTCATGCATTTATTGGAGAGCTTCCTAGCTTCCTGAATAATTGCACCAATGCGATCTTGCTCGTCGATTATAATGTACATATCTAGGCTCCTTTTAGTTGGTGATAAAGAAGAACCGTTGGATCAGTGGCAAAATATAAACCATGTAGTTATACGATCGTTCAATCTCAAAGCCCGGAAGTTGATATTGAGATTGTACAATATTATCTCCCTGAGACTTGAACGTGTACATTGACCCGCTATTTAACTCCCGATAATACTCGACGGGTAATCTACCGTTCTTGTAATCCGAAGCAAATTTTTTGACCTTTGAAACGATCCTCCGATTGTCAGTTGTCTCCAATGCAAGGAACGTTTCCTTTAAGAAAGATATCATATATTCCTCATGGGGTATGAGTTTATCATTAGAGATACCCTTTACATCTAATACCTTCCCTCGGTTTCGATAATAGAACTCGGAAGATCTAAACCGATGGAACGAGGTATATCTATTTTTCAATACGAACTCCACATCACCAAATTTAACTTTGTCACAACCCTTATTGATCAAAAATATTGCGTCCTTTTTAATCGATAAGATCTGACGGTGTTGAATGTCATTGGCAATAAAGAATCGTCGTCTCATCTGTCCGAAGGCTTTTGTAAGTTTCTTGCTAAAGTCGGGATTATCCCTCATGAGGAGTCCAATACGTATCGTTCGTTCCTTTTTGACTAGTGTTCCTAAGTATTCCAATGTAGCTTCATCCAAGAGTTGGTATTCCATACTCAGATGATAACCGGCGTCTTTCATGTCATACTCGAAGATGTTAGCACCTATGATATAGTCAATATCTTGTAAGTAGAGGTCTCTTTTCCATAGGTCATGGTCTAGAAGTTCCTTTAGCCGCAGCTTCATTGTAGATCATCCCTTGAAATCAAGTAAAAAAGAAAGGAAGTGTCATTATGACACTTCCCGTCTTCCTATTACTCGTCGCTACCTTTGTGGATATCCTCATACAGATATGCCACAAGGCCGACTCCGTCATCCTTGGACCAACGATCCGGCTTCTTCGAAATGCCGAGTGCATCGATTGCCCGCTTAACCCGCTTGGCGGATTTCTTGCTGTACTCTTGGTACAGCTTGATGCCTTTGGCGATATCTTTCCGTTTAATATCGCCCGGCTTGCTATTGTTTATTTTCACAGCCATCCGATGGATCGCATATTTCTTGTCCAATTCTTCGAGCGCTTTGATACCCTCGAAGGAGAGGTTAACATTGTCGCGCAAGTAGCCCTTGATTTGAGCATTGAACTCTTTTTCGCGCTTTTTGCCTTTCGACGACGTTTTCTTTGCCGTCTTCCAAGCCTGCTTCACTTCCGACAGGTAGCCCTTGACTTTCAGTTGCTTGATACCGAATCTTTCTTCAAGGTAGTTTGCCAGCACCTTGACGAAGCCGATATCCCAATCTTCATCGTTTACCACGAATATCGGCATATACCGATCTTCATTCAGGCTGCGGATGATGGTGTAGATGTAAAACTCATTTTCGGGTTCTTTCAACTGCTTGATGTATGCTTTCTTGAATTTCTTCTTGTTGATTTCGCCGGAAGCCAGCTTGTCGAGCAGCTCCTGTGACGGGCGAAGATACGACAATTTGTCGTTGCTGCGGATCTCTTCTTCATCATCGCCATCCTTCTGCAACGTCAGTTGCGGGGAAAGGATATAGATGAAAGAGTTCCGCAAAGATTTGCTGTCATCCGACAGCTTTGTGAAGCTAGATTCGTTTACAATAATCATTTGTGTAGCCTCCTAATGAAATTTATCTGGTGTTTCCGGCATAGTATTTAACTATGCCGGATTATACCCGTATTAGTACGAACCCATTCGAGATAATCAGTCGTTTTCGAAATATCGATCATCATAATCCCGATTGAATTCATCGACCGGCTCTGCAACCATTGACGTGACGATCATATCCCCATCAAAGAGTGGAGATTTGAACTCAATCAACCGGTCAACGTGTGCGAGAAGGTCTATATAGTAGACGACATCGTTTTTGGATATAACGATAATCGGCCGCTTCTTCAGATTTTCTGCGGACATCCCGATGTGAATCTCATTTTGGAGTTCACCATCGCTTGGCTTGCTGACCACAATACCCAAGTCTTCCAATACTGAAATATCATCAATAGTTTCCATCAGTACCGGCTCAGGTTCTTTTTCAGTTATATTTGCATTGGCATGCTCAAGGCGGAATATAGCTTCCCGTTCAGCTACCCTGCGTTCGACTTCTTTATCAAAGTCTGTGATTATCCTTTTCATTTCCGGGAATCTCTCATAGAATAATGCAGTTACAATTTCTCCAGAATTCTTCTCCGAGACTCCGGTTGCCATGAGGTATTCCATGGCTTTTTGATATTGACCATCTTCGATATTATCTTGCACCACATCACGGTCTTCATCATGATGCAGAATTGGCCGTGGAGCTGTTTCATATACATCACCCTCAGCATCCACATATGGTTCATCTTCCTCTTCATCCTCGTCCTCATCATCGTCGTCATCATCAATCTGTGACCTTAACGTGCGAGGTGCATCGAATTCTTCATCATCGTCATCTTCGTCGTCGTCATCCATTGGGTCGTCAAGTGCAGGTAGTTGAACTTTATCACTGTCTTCTGCCGCTGCCACCTTACCTGCCAATGCAAGGAAACGATCCTTTGCCGATGGTGGTTCTGTTATCGGTTTCGTTGATACAACCGGGGTCATCACCCGATTCTCTTCGCTCTTTGTCAGTGAAACATACCGTTTTAATGTGCCACGATCCCGGTGTTTATTGAAGCTTTTGTAGAAATCCTCCAAATCCTTCGATGGGCGGAATTCCTCCTTCTCCGGTGGTTTGGCATACATGGTTTGTGTATACCCTTCCATTGCAACATCCACTTTGAATGCATTCTCACATTCATCGCAGACGAGCATTGTAAAGCTTTTGTTGTAATCCAACTTACCTTTGCAAAACTCCTGTTTGCCCGGTTTGATAACCCGAGTGTGTGGGCAATTGAAATTGCACAAGGATTTATACCCGACATAACCAAAATCGAGGATATAAATTTCACCCTTCTTATCCATACCGAAGTTCTTATGCTTATCAGCCCCCAGATCCAACAGATAGAATCCTTCGCTGTCGAGCTGCCTCAAGATCTTCCGAACCCGTTTCTGTACTTCCTTTTCCCGGAACGTCGAGAGTTGCATCACCGGCGTCCGCTGCTGAATAAGCACATAGCCGTCGGTATCGATGTCATAGCTCATCGGGAAATACTTGGATTTATCAGATTTCTCGTATTCATTCAAATTGTCCAATACGCCCTGTTCATCCAAGGCGATTTTGAATACGACCTTCGGGTATTTTTCATGCGTATAGATCTCGCGGTTGGTTCCAAGGTCAAGTTGATTGAATCCATACCGCTTGAGGAGCTTTTCATACTTTTCGGTCTTTTCTATCTGGTTGATAGGCCGATCGACCCATTTGGCGATTTTGTCCATCGCCTCACGTGGGATGAGTTGATTAATTCTCATACCTTAAAACACTCCCTCTATTTAGTTTCATTATAATACTACACTCCTATAATATATACTCATTCTAAGAAGTGAGTATCAATAACCGTGTTTATTCCAGAAGCTATCCATGACTGCCGTATTCACTGTATCATTATCCATCAGAACTTCTCTGAAGTTCTTGATTGTGCAGTCAAGTTGGACATTTGCATCTTTCTTCATTTCCTTATCTGCCAGTTTCTTCAGGTACTTCCGGTAATCCTTATTGCTTAGAAGCGCTCGATCATGGGATTCCGGGTTTAAAACTTTCAACAGACCCCTTTTCATCCTCAAGACGTTACGTTTATCTTTCTTCTTCTTTTTTGTCTTCTTTGGCGTAGCGGCAAGTCGGTTAAGTTCTTTTAATGACCGAGGAACGTTATCTACTCCCTCTTCATCATCGTCTTCCACCCGACGGCTTTGAATCAATGACTGCATAGTTTCCCAGTCTTCATCTCTGATGATATATCTGAGAAAATGTGCCTTTCGCTCGTCTGAGAGTTTCTTGTAGTAGGCTTTCAGCGACTTTGATAGTTTAGATTTGAGAAACTCTTCTCTAGAGACGTACTTATTATTGTACAACTCTTCATCGAGTTTCTTGAGCTTGCGATTTAGCTTTCTTAACTTCTTGCTCTCTTTGGCCATTTTTTCACCTCCGCAGGGCGTATACCACTTTCTTCAAGCCCCTCATTCAATATTCCGGCTGCTAATTCATCTACGTCCTTATTATGTATCAGAAGCCGTAGCAAGTCCGTCTCTGATATCTCCATACCATTTGTATCATAGAACGTTTTCATCGCATGAATAAGCTTGGGATGTGTGAATACTTCTTCGGGAATTTGTTTCCTTAGCCTAGGTACAGGGTTATCTACGTAAGCAATGATTTTATCCATATTGCTTCTGTAGATAGCAGTTTCAATACAGTGGCTATTGATATGGATAAACGTAATGTCATACATAGGGTTGGTAAGAAACTCCCTATAAATACTTCGATAGATGGTCTGATTTGCAACTGCATCTCCAGCAGAATTGATATAATGGGTATGGCTCCCTCTCTTGATCCATTTGTAGATATCCGTCTTACATGAATCTCTCGTGATTAAACTATCAGTATACAACCACACATCATACGGCGGTTTTATCTTTCCGGATCGGACTCTCTTAATGGATTCGTCTAATGCACGGAGTCCATCTAAGACCGCACTTACTTCGCCAGAGTTATTCGTACCACCGGGTAGAAACCGACCATTCATAAATAACTGTCGCCCATATATGAGAATCTTATAGGCACACGAACTGGCTCGTTGGGTTTTGTCGGTAGATCCAATATAGGATGAGCCGTCTGTGAATATCTCAAATCGCATCTTTATCATCTCCTTCATTATTATGATAGCGCATATATAATATATGACTAAAAAAAGAGTCAGGAAGAGAAATAATCTCTTCCTGAGTTAGACATTAACGAGAGCGGAGTTCGATCGTTCGATCTCGTCCAGCAATTCTTCAAATTTCTCGATTTTGATAAATCCCTCGTAATACAACGCCTTAGGTTTCATATAACTAGGGATAATATCAGAAATCCGCTCATACTTCATGGATAAATCCTGAATATAAGCATACGTCGCTTTGACGTTATCCGGAATATATTTCTTATATTCCTTATAGAACCGATGACATTCCCCAAATGGAATGTGTTGAATCGGTGCAAATAGTTCTGGTGCATCAGGACTATGGATCAACGCATGCGAGGTTCTATCCAATGGGATAAGACCCACTGCTCCAGCGTAGTGGAGATGCATAATCTCTCTACAGACATCCATATGATTTGTCGATTCTCCGTTAGATAGACGTTTTAAAATGACGGTAGCGACAATATCTTCGAGTGTAAATGGCGCATGGTGAATCTCCAATGAGAATTTCTTATCCTCTGTGTGTTTGATACCCTTGAAAAAGAAGGATTGATTCATATCATGATGGGCCTTTAAGAATTTTGCCATTTCTTTATATTCAAAACTGGCTCGCGTCAACATCTTGTAGGTCCTGATAACCTTAGGGAACTCTTTGGTATTTTCAGGGTCGATATTTTGATAATACTCAACGTCTTCAAGCAGATCAATATCAATATTCTCTACGACTGAATCGTAGCCAGATGTATCCCGATATGCATTGATCTTAGGTATCCGCATTTTAACACCTCCAAAATGACGAGTTTCTTGGTTAATTGGATGTTAAAATGAGTTATGGCCAAAACTTAAGACGGCAATTCAATAATGTAAACCCACAAGAGCCTTTGCCCTTGTGGGTTTTTTGTCTACTGATGATATCTACCTATTCCAATATCGAATAGGATACCGGTATAAACAGCACAGGAGATTGGAGAATCTTTGGAGTAGCTATGATTTGTGAGGCCGTATTTTGTAAGTAAGCTTCCGATGTCGGAATCAACTACAAACACATCACAGAACTTCACAGGTAAGAAGTAGTCATCTTTATTCTGAATATATTCCTCAAGATCGTAGAAGAAATCTGAATGAGAGACGGATTCATTGTAGATGACGTATTCAATATCTCCCTTGGCATCTAGCACATTTATCATTTCGAAAATCTGCTCCATGTAATTCTCAGTACCCTCAAGCGTCATGAGATGGAGTTTGGTCTTTTCTTTGTCTATAAAACGGGAATCAGTTTCTTCGTCAAAGATGCCATCTCTGATGGACTCCTCAGAAGTCTCATCAAAAAACATGCTCATGTTGTAAATCTCGGAAACTTGATCGCCTATCATGTACATGACAAATGCTTCGTGGATCGTTTCGCCGCCAGATGGATCAAAGGCGACGTAGATTACAATCTTCTCCACTTTCTCATTCATATAGACAACTTCCTTCCTGTTAAAATAAAGCCCATAAGATTGTTATTTTCCATGAGCGTTTTACAAATGGAATTGAAGTAAACCCAATGTGGTTGAGCTTGATGTCTATCATCCAAGAATTCAATGAGGTGCTCTATCGTTATTGTGCAGAATACATCCTGAAGAATGGTATCAGGATATAGACGTTCTCCAAATTTATGCTCCACGTCATTCTTGATGAATTGATCGATGAACTTTGATACATCCATGCGATCCACATCGATCAATACTTTATCAGTGGTTATATTTGCATCATTGGTCAAACTGGATAGTTTCATATGCATCTTTCTCCCAGGAGGCAATTCCGAAAAGGAAACCTTCTTACCCGGTGATGCATATTTATTTCGTGTGGATAGAATATATCGCTGTACTTCATCCGCGATATACCTAGGACACCGAAGGCGGATTGTAAGGGTAATCAACCTATTGAGTTCTTCACGGGACATTTGTGTTTGGTTTAGTACGTTTAGATACCGATGGCCGAAATGACGCATATCATCCAATATGTGAAATGCCCATTTTCCGTGATATGAAATGTCGTAATGGTTATCTTCTTCTCGGTATGACGTTTGATAAATATATGGTGATAGGGATTCCACAACGGTCTGACCAATCTCCGTGACTACTGGTAACGACTCTATACACAATGGACTTAATGTTACATAGTATCCATCTCTGGTTTCAAGTATTCGGTTAAGCGAATATGGTGATGTATGGAGACCCGGAGATCGCATCAATAGTTCTTTGAATAGATCCAGGCTCTCTTCATGTGTTATGTGGATAATGAAGGTGCCGTGTGCAAGACCATCATTCGTATGGTCAAACTGTTTAGGAATTTTATAGTCATTGCGTAGAATATGAGAGATATGGTTTGTGATAACACCGATACCCGGTGTACAATAGACCAATTTCATCTATGTTCCTCCTCGACTTTCGGTTAAATATATTAATAGTGTGTCCAGCACGCGATTTATTAATATACTAAAAATATATTGGATAGACTTTACATTAATAATAGTAGAAGAGGAGGAGGAATTGCAATATGACAGTGTCGATGCATGAGATAAAACCGAAGCGTATAAATCTTCAATTGATGTTTTCTGTCGAACATGATGACATGCGGCTCGTCAGAGAGAACCTTGCAATATTGGTCAACGATTTGATAAAGACGGGTGTTGATTATCATTTCTATTGGTTTGGCCTGAATCGTGCAATGGTTCAAGAAAAGGGATGGTCAACTGAAGCCGTTGATATACTGGACGAGCTTGGTGGATCACGTGTGGTCTATGTCGCAGATGATTATGAATCTGCCACGGCATACCTGAAGGGTTTGTCACAAATCCGAGCTAATATGGTTAGTAAGTTATACGGTGGAGTCCTGCTTGGATTGAAATTGCCGAAGGGTGTTGCAGAAGAGGTATCACTTCTCTCCGGAAGTGTAGGTAACAATATACTCATTCGCCGGGTTTGACCAAAATTATAAAAACGCAGCCATAGGGGAGATTTCCCCTATGCCTTTTTTTCGTAAAAATACATATATTCGGTTATATATCATATACAGGAATGAGACTATAAATTAAAGGAGATTGATTAAAATGAAAGAAAAAGAAAACAAAATCCGTTTGATTCCAAACCACGAGGGTTCGTCTCCGGTGTCTATCACCATCCACAATCGCCGCGGTCCTATCGGTACATCCGCTCGCATCAAAGATTTCCTGAGGGAGAGCTTGGCGGCTGATGTCAAACTGAAAAAGGTTGCTCGCCGGGTGGAAGGAATCTTGACCGACGGACGGAAGAAAGATATGAGCGATTCAATTCTTCGCTTGTATCAAATCGTGGAATTGGAATCGGATCTTGGGGATTTGTTCAGCAAGATCATCCCACTGTTCACCAATGAGAACGTAAAGGCGGCATTGTCGTCGGCCACGATTCGATATGGTAACGGAGAGAAGTTTGCAGGTAAACCAAAGAAGGGCAAAAACAAAGACACAAACGTCAAGGTCAGCGAGACCAAGGTGATGTTACTGAAGAAGCTGCCGAAGGACCTCGAAGACCGCACACCAACAGAAATCTTCAAAGATGAACTGGAACATCGTCCCGCGCTGATCGCAGCAAGGATGAAAACCAGTGCAACGATGATGAAATTCCGGTTGCGTCATATGTTTGGGCTGTAGAAATACAGCCCTTCTTTTTTTATTACCAATGGGCCAACTATTGTATAAATTTGGATAAAGGACAGGTGTTAATGAATGAGAGATGCTCTTGAATTAGTTACTCCAGAAAAATCGGGTACTCCGATTAAACAGTTGTGTGTTCAGATCTCATTTTCGCTTATTGATGATTTGGACACAGTACGTCTGCGGCTGAAACGTATGCTTCGAGGAGTGGAGAGTGATGGCACTCGTCTATTGGTATATTATAGTGGGATGCACAGAGAACTTCACGAAGAAGCCAATAAGCCGCCTGTGATCCTTGATATGCTGGAAGAGGTATTGGGTGACCGATTGGTCTTACCATCCACCAGATTTAATTCAGTCAAGGAATACAACGATAATCTTGGCTGGATTCGTGAATACATAGCTGAGCGTGTATCCTGCGTTTATGCATTAGGGACAAGCGTTCCGACTATGGTGGCAGATGAAATTTATATCTCTTCCAATGAACGTATTAGGTTATATTAAAAATAAAGGTAGAGGCATCTAAGCCTCTACCTTCTCTTTATTTCAACTTTTCGCCATATATTTCTTCATACATCTTCGCTACATTTTTTTTTGCACCGATGAGTACACCATTAACTTGTGCGGATTTCAGGAGGCTCATGACCATCCGAGCCCCTACAGATATGACACCACTGTATAGATCAATTTTATCTGTAGGGTCACTCAATAGATAAGGTTCCTCTCCGTCCTTAAATACATCACAAGCTATGGCTTTAGTTGCTACGAAAGAAGTGAGCTTATCACCGACGCCGAATATGTCCTTATACTTAATATAGAACTGAATCAGTACACCTTCCCCGACTTTCACACCCTTTACCTTTCCGGACAAGTCAGGTGTGATCTGTTCAACTTGCGTCAAGGATATCTTGACCTCTTCATGCTTAAGTCCCGTATCTTTCACAGTAGCCTTGATGAGGTTTTCATTCTCGGTTTCGTATCCTTCGATGATTTTCCGCATGGAGTCAGATAACTCATCTTTGGGTACGGTGTAATAAATCTTGATGTCCTCAATCACGCCCTTGTGTTTCGAGGTTATCGGGGTCTTAGAAGCTTCGAGAAGATCCTTGGTGGAATCCTCCCCAATCTTCGCAAGCACTTTATTGGTCAACTCATCTGTGTGAGAAGTATCGAAGATAATGAGCGGTTCATTGACGTCAATATTCTGACCCTTTTTAATCATAAAGCTTACATTGGAGTTTCGCCCCAGTGTAACTTCCTTCTCTATTACGATATAGCTACTCATTTTTTCCGCTAACCTAGTCGATAATACCGTGGAGTCCTCGATTACCTTCGGTGAATAGCGGAATGCAATACGAGCCAAAGGGCCAGTCATAAATACCGGGTTACCTGAACGTTTATCAATGGTAAAGAAGTCTTTATTGTGGGCGAGAATTGTATCTTTCTTAAACGTATCGCCAGTTTTAAACAGGGGTGATAATTTATTGGAAATATAGAAACCACTTCCTGAGTTCTTACCCATTTCGGGGTTAAGATTGACGGTTTCTATTTTCCCATCACGATATCTGATGACCATAAGATTGGTTGATTCATCAATTTTAATGATCTTACCATCATCTTTGGCTTTATATACAAAGGTGTCGCCAATGAGATGGGGAAGTATTTTCTCAAATCCAGTTTCCAACGGAGCGCGTTGACTTCCGATACAAGCAATGGTATGGCGGCTCTGTGCAGATGTCATTGCGGTACGCTCTGGATCATCAGATGTCACACCAAATGGAACCAGAGCTTCCGCCGCACTGATCAGTTTGGTTGTCGGTAGCTTATTGATGTCTTCTTTGGTTTTAGAGGTTTGGATATATCCTCTTGCCGAGATGACGTTTGCGTCCAACGTCAATGTTCTAGCAATACCAATAGCAGAAGAAATCGGAGATGCTTGACTCAGTACACCGATCATGGATGGATGATATGCACGTTTCGACAGATTAAAGGCTCTATCTACGTTCATACCACCCGGTCCTTTCCATGTGCTGGAACTCTTTAATTCGAGCGTATAAATCGGGTTCAGTCGAGAGAAATCCTTCGTGACCTGTGATGTCAGCATATTTACGATTGCAGAATCCTTCCTCGTAGAAACACGGGTTGGATTCGGATTGTTTGCCGTGAATCGGTATTGTTCGTAGGCTTCTGCCAACGATTTATACATAAAAGCAGCAACCATTTCGTTTGATCTCACTCGATGTACATCCAAATCACTATCTTCGTTAAATGCGTTATCCTCCAATAGTGTATTGGCATACAGGAATACATCGATAAAATCTGTCGGAAGACCATAATCGCGGAGTACATCTTCCGTTATCGGGTCGATTAACAACTGTTGGAAGTTTTCGAATGCATACCCGATGTTTTTTCTTCCGAATAATGTCTCGAATAGCTCATGATAAACATCTTTGCTCAGGAATTGCTCGATCCGATAAATCTTCGTTGGAATCTCCATAAACCCATTCAAGAGAAGCGAATTTCTCAACGGGTATATTGGATATACTAACCATGCATCTTCAAATTCAATAACAGCTTCCCGCTTTGTATTTACGTCGAGATTGCGACGGGTTACATCCTTGGTGATGATTCGATAATCAATCTTTGCTCTCTTCATTAAACCGATTAACCCATCCAGATACCCGAGGAGGATGACAATCGGAACTTTCTTAGCCATGATATCTGCCCGAGAATACATGAATTTCTTCGCAGGTTTCATGGATGAAAATGCAGACTTAAACGACTGATCTGCGGATGAAATCTCATTGACGATAAAATCAACAAGATCCATCTCGACCGCAGAAGAATCTGCCGCTGAAATCAAATTCGTTTCGGTATTTAAAAAGATAGGTCTCTTATTCTTTATCGCTACAGGGATTGCATTATCCGGAATTGTACCCGTAATGCCAAGCTTCTTAATTTCATCACGGATGACATTCTGGTTGAAATGGATCTCGGTATGGGGGAGAATAATTCTCCTATAACGAGATGCAAGTTCATCATATTCGATGGTCCGAATGTATTGACGATTGGAAGACGACGCTTCACCGATCTCAATCTTAATTTCTTTATTCATCAGTTCGCCTAGTGATTTGAACAGCATGGAAATCTTCGGAGAAATTTGCTGACCAAATCGATGGATAAATACCTTTTGGTAATTGGTCGATATCTGTACAGTATCCGGTCTAGTTTTAATAATCGGTAGAGGAATGATCTGATTGGACATGATCTTTGTATTCCCACCGATTTTCATCGTACGATTATCCGTAAACTTCGGCATGAGGATGCTGAACGTATGACGACGACCTTCTTCATCTTCAAACCTGAAGACATATTCCTCCAGATCATTTAAAGCATCGCTTGCGTCTTTAACCTCGGTTTCGAATAAATACAGTGGCTTGTCTTTATACTGAAAGGATGTTACAATCTTAACGATATCTGCTTTATATAGATTTTTCAGATAGGCTTCGTCAAAATTAGGAAACTTCATCTCTGCCAAACTTGGGTTAATCACATCTACAGGAAACTTGGTAGTTTCAATTGTATTTGCTTTAGCCCTAGCTGTAATCTCATCTAACGTCATACCGTCAAATGAAATATTCTTCATATCCTCAATCAGTTTTGTTTCTCTCGCTAGGCGTGCTCTAGACTTAGGGACGATTTGCTCCATCGTTTCTTGAACCTGCTCAAGCTCGATTTCCTTTGGTGAGATGACTTTGGATACATCGATCGATGGCGGATTAGGTAAATATAGATTAATTCCCGTCTTTTCAATTACCTTATCGGTTAACGCACCTACCAGTTGATCCGTTGGTTCAATATTGGACGCAACTAAGTTTTGTGATACTTGATCTGCAATTAACGTTCGGTTTGTAGCAGCATTTGTCTCGATATCTTCTTGCCCAGCTTCGTCGGTTACCGTCGTATCTTGTTTACCATCCGGTCTGAACCGCTTGAGCAGAGCAACTAATTCCTCTGCGGATTTGGCATGAATATCATCTGGTCTCCAGTAGAGACATTGCGTATCCGTTGTGAAATAGAACTTCCATCCGGCAAAATTCGTTTTAAAATAATCAGGATCATTGACCAATTTGAGATAGAATAGCGAAATAAAGTTATCCGTATTTTGGATACGGAATAGTTTGGTATCACGGGTTGTTTTAACCCAGTCATAGATTGGAATAAATAGCACCCGGTTTGTGTATTGCGTTTGGTTTACCTTATCAACGGTAAATAGCTTGAATAATCGAAAATACTCGTTAACTCGCCGTAGGCCAATCCGAGTATCATTCGTGGCGAAAAATCGTTCATTGAACTGGGAAAAGTCGTAGATGTAGTTTCGCCTAGCAAGTACAACCGGCGTCATTGCTAGATCCAAAGCCGGAAGCTTTGGTTTTATCTTCGTATTAAATTCTTGCTTTAATTCGCCATCCTTAACTCTGTACTTAATTAGTAGATTATATATCCTATAATTGTATATGCGGTTGGTTAGATACTTAGACAGAAACCGACCGGCCAATCTTGGATGACTAAAAAAGGAGGCGGTACCATCTGGAGTTTTTGTAACGGCCATGTAAACAGAACCATGTGAAGGATCTTTCATTTCAGTCGGTAATCGAAAGGTCGTCTGCATCCGATATACCACATTAGGTTTAAGAACCTTTAGATCTATCATTCTTGAATCTCCTCTCTATTTGATTCCCTGATTAATAGACTGTTTCGGGTGGTAAGAAATAGAGGAATGATAACTTGGACGATGGAACTATGGTAGTTTTTAATGATGTAGATAACGCTACAATAGTGAGCTAGATAAGGAGGTAGATTGAATGGCTGTAAAAACGATCGATGTCACAAAGGGTGCAATCATGAAAATGCTGAGGACAGATGTCTTCGGATTTAAACCTGTTGACATCGAGGAACAGGCAAAAGAGGTGTTTAACCTCGTTAGCGATGGAGCACCCCAAAGAGGTGCTAAACAGGTTGATATGTATGTGCGAAACGAAAATGGGTTTATTCGCCTTACACGGGTAGCGGATAACGCTACTAAAGGTAAGAAAAAGAAAACAAAGTAGTAGAAAAGTATCGAAACGACTAATAATTAATACTTTAACTATTCTAAGGAGGATTTACAATGAGTGAAGTTAAAAAGGTATCCACAAAATTGACGGTCCAAGAGACCTTGGCCAAACTGAAAGAAAAGAATCCGTCCCCGCGTCGGATTTACAACAAATCCGAGCTAACGCTGCTGGTTCAAGCGCTGCTGAGCGACCCGGACTATGTGGCCAAGAATACCAAAATCAAAGGCGGCAAATTCATCACCGAAGACCGTCATATCATCGGTGAGTTCCGCAAATCGCTGATTGACCTCGTCAAACAGCTGGGGCTGAACGCGAAAGAAGCGGAAGCTGCAATCGCGAACTACAAGGTTCCGAAATCGATGGCGTCTGCCGTTATCGACGCTGTCAATCACGGCTCCTTCCTTTATATGAAGGAAATCGGAAAAGGTGTTTCCTTCATCGGCGAGTCCGATGTTATCCAAACGGCTTTCTTCCGCCCGACCGGACAGAAATCGCATCGTATTCCACAGCGCAAAGACGGCAAACCGCTTACACACACCAAAGTTGGTGTGGCAGAACACAGTCGGATGTCGTGGAAGTCGAGAGTCAATCCGGATTTGAAAACGCTTCTGAAATAATTCGCTTCATACATGAGACGTACAGGGAAACCTGTACGTCTTAAATTTTTCAATTAGGAGGTTTCCGCATGGAAACAAGAACGTATGAAATCACTGGGAATCCAGATCAGTTAGATGTGTTGGAAAGAGCACTAGCTGAAATTGAAACTTTGGGTGTTATTGGTGCATCACGGGCGGTTACAATACACGTCGACGGTGATGGCGCTGCACGTATAAAGGTTCGTAAAAAAGGGCAAGATAAACCATTAGATTCATCCGATATTCACTATAGCACTGGGAATCGCATAAAGAGAAATGATGAGGGTGATACAGTTGTATATTTAGAATAGGTTGATTTGGTGTAAAGAAGCCTTTTCCCAAGGGCTTCTTTACATCTGGGTGTACATTATAAATAAGAGGGGATATTTGAGATGGATATAGCTGAAATCATTAAGAGAGACGGGATTCTAACCAAGCAGGAGCAACTTATTGCAGTTAAAACCAACCCACATTGGATTAAGTTTATCCAAGATCCTGACCAAGAGACTGTATCGATTATCGCTGTACAAAAACGCCCATCCGTAATCCTGTACATCAAAAATCCCAGTAAAGATGTACAGTTAGCCGCCGTTCGGAATAGTGGATATGTAATCCGACACATTGAAAATCCCGATAAGGATGTACAGTTAGCCGCCGTTATGGAAGACGCATATGCAATCGAACACATTCAGAATCCTGATAAAGACGTTCAGCTGGCAGCTGTTCGAAATTGTAGGGATGCGATTGAACATATCAAGAATCCCGATAAAGAGGTCCAATTAGCTGCCGTTACACAAAACGGATATCTAATCCAGTACATTGAAAATCCTGATAAAGAGGTCCAATTAGCCGCTATTGGGAATGATGCTTGTGCAATTGAATGTATAAAGAATCCTGACAAAGATGTACAGTTAGCAGCTGTCAGTCGTCATGGGTCTGTAATTGAATATATCGAAAATCCGGATGAAGACGTGCAGTTAGCAGCTGTCAAACTTGACGGGACTGCGATTATAGTTATTAAAACCCCTACCAAGGATGCACAGCTTGTCGCCGTTAAACAGTGTGGGCATACAATCCAATTCATTGAAAATCCTGATAAGGATGTACAGTTAGCCGCCGTTCAGCAGGATATAGAGTCGTTGGTATGTATCAAAAATATTCATCCAGATGTAATTCAATACATTAAAGATAACTTTTAAAGAAGCCCTTTATGGGCTTCTTTTTTATTTAGGTATATATTATGGTATTGAAACCACTATAAAGGAGTGTTTTAGATTGGATACAAATAAAGATGCGCAACTAGCCGCTGTTGAAAAGGATGGAGATGCAATTCAATATATCAAGAATCCCAATAGAGAGGTCCAATTAGCTGCCGTTCAGCAGATTGGAGATGCAATCCAATTCATTCAAAGTCCTGATAAGGATATACAGTTAGCCGCTGTTAAACAAAATGGATATGCAATTCAATACATCAAGAACCCCGATAAAGATGTACAGTTAGCTGCTGTTCAGAAGACTGGACATGCAATCGGCTACATCAAGAACCCTGATAAGGATATACAGTTAGCCGCGGTTAAAGAGGATGGGCGTGCAATTGAATATATTGAAAAT